GCATCCGGCGTTCCCCATTTTTTGGGATCTGGATCCAATTTTGTAATGTCATCCGGGATACCATCCGTGTTTCTCCTAAAAATCCAAATGTCAATTCCACTTTCAGTCCACAGCATGGCATACACCCCACCATTCTCTCTATTCAAGCCCCACCCACAAGTGTTAGGCTTAGATACAGCCCAACCGCATCCTGTAAATGGACATGGTTCATTACCCTCACAACCACATGTACCAGTTGCTGGGCGATCTTGATCTGGTTGAACGGTATTACATGGAATTACGCGACCATCCGGAGCAGTTTGAGGACATTCTTCTTGAGTGTGTAACGCTACATGATTAAAACTTGTACTTTCATCAACTGAATTGACCGATTCCATTAAATCAATTTCACCACCACAGGCCCATTGTCTAGGTGGTTGTTCAGCAGCCGTAAACCAAAGTGCTGGCCAAACAGTTTGACCTTCTGGCATATGTTGAATATCAAAAATGAACAATCCATATCTGTACTGATTTCCGGTGTAAATACGAGTTGACTTGCGGAAATCCAGAAGCCCATTGCCCTGAGTGCCTCGTTTACCTTCATATCCCATGGCTTCAACACCCATTCTTAACTTATTATCAGGAAAGGCGATCAACTCATCATGTTGAAGATGACGCCAATCACCATACCAAACAAGACCATGAGTAGGATCACTGTATGGGCAAATCCACTCGTTCTGTTCATTATCCCACAATCCTTGACATGTTTCATTATACGGATTCCAAAAATACCAAGGATTATTATCTGAATCAAAGAAGTTACGTCCACTCCAATAATCAACAAGATCATAATCCCCCGTAGTGACATGTGGGTCCGGACCTGGACCAGGACCGGGACCTGGATCGGGCGTAGGATCGGAACTTGACGGTGGGTTCAAAGCAAACCATAATGCAACTGCGGATAAAGTTAGTGTAATAACACCTAGGGCTACCAGGATAATCAAGAGAATATTTGCCATGTTTTTTTAAAGATTATTTTTTTTTAGGGTTATTTATTTCTACAATGTCAACGCCTCTGGATTATCGAACTGTGCCACCGGAAGATTTCAAGCAAGTAACGACTCAGCGACCGGACCTATATGAATACGAACTCAAAAAAATTACACAATGGACTGGGGATTTTGATGTTATGTTATTGAGAGGTCGCAGAGGTCACATGCGAATTTATCCACGTTGCAACGTCACCTGGGAGCATCCAGACCAAACGTATTATACATGCAGGTTTGATTTGAAAGTTACGGGTGTGCTACAAGGTTGGGAGTTAATCGGATTCCAAGATGACGATGTTGTTGCAGTACACGTGGTAATTGGTGGAAACGTGATTTGGCGCGGACAAAGACATGAAATATTTCCCCTAGCCGCACCAATATTTCGCGCGGTTTACCACAACGCATACTTGATTGTCTTTTCTTCGTCACCCATTCCTGCAGATGTTAGGGTCAACGTGAATGTGGATTGGGAAGAATTACAAAGTTATCACGACTGGTCTGCCGAGTTTGAGCAACATGGGCGTCCAAATCAACTTGTTATTCGTCTGGGTCTGGGGGTAACCAAGAGGGTCTACTCTCCTGAAGTTCAGACGAAAGGTTATATTCCTAAGTCCATTAGCATGGTGGCTCAGGACGAGGAAGATATTAACTTAACCGGCCGTGAACTGTTGTTGAAATATCCACAGGTCTTTCTTGAAAAAAAAAGCAACCAAGAGAAAAACAAAGGCATGAAGGAGGAGTTTGAAACGAAGACAACCCAGCAAATTTTTACTTTGATATAATAAACATGCCTACTAAACGTTCCCGTAGTCCAGCCAAGAAAAAAAGTAAGCGCTCCAGCAGTCCAACCAAGAGAAAGAGTAAGCGTTCTAGCAGTCCAACCAAGAAAAAAAGTAAGCGCTCCAGCAGTCCAACCAAGAGAAAGAGTAAGCGTTCTAGCAGTCCAGCCAAGAAAAAGATTAAGCGCCCTCGTAGCCCACCTAAAAAGAAGAAACAACGTAAGGAAAAGAAGCGTTCTCTCTCTTTAATACAAAAGATTCCTACAATTGCCCAACATAATGTTATGGATATGCTATCCACGCATGATCTACGAGCGTTGGGTCTCAGTGAACGAAAAAGAAGCACACAATCAAAGCAAGATCTTTTATTTCGGAAAGCTAGGCTGCAAGGTTGTTGGAAGCCACTCTTAATGTTAATCAAACATTTGGCAGACGGGTACATACACTACATAGACGACCCGGATGATAGTCATTTTGTATCAGAAATCAGAATTAAGTGTGGTCGGTACAAAACCACTCTTGACATCTTAGCTGAAGACAATATCCGAGTTGATGGCAAAGATTGGGATTCAACACCAAAAGCTTTAGCAATACACCTGTGCAAAAAGATACTTCAACACACATGTACAACTATTCGAATTGAACCTTGTCATGATGTAGAGCGAAAAATTAATGTTAATATTCCACATGTCATGTCCGCATTGTTTTCAAAGAAAAGTTACGAAGATAACATTTTTAAGTTGTACGCAAGTCTGTACCAGTAGATGTTATGCAAGTCTGTACAAAGGGCTTGGAGGACTCCACATGTTAAATTCCACAAGCCTTTCTTGAATCTACTGGTAAAAAACAAAGGCATGAAGGAGGAGTTTGAAACGAAGACAACCCAGCAACTATGTGCGATGCGACAACAACTTTACGAACTTATACATGACTCTCCCCCACTGATGATGCTACGGATCCGGGCGCGGCTTGAACTGATTGATACTATTTTACGGGGAAGGGCAACGCAATAAGTCTTCAGGTTCACGCAAAGTAACATTTACATTGACTTGGACATTGTCAGGAATAAACATGTAAACTGGAAACCCAGGTAATGGTTCAGGGTTTGTGTTAAAGTAGAAAGGCAGTGGCACGTATAGAGCTGTTGTAGATACACTAGCAGCTGAGCCCATATTTTACTTCCTACATAAGAACATTAAAGACAATACAAAATGAACTAAAGGTTGGGAGCGTTGCTGAAACCTTCCAAGATCCGGCGCTCTATCCGTGCGCACGGTGTCGTTTATCGCTTACGCCTGAAGAGTTCCAGTTTCAAATGAACAAGATGCAGCAATCTGCTCAGCATCAACAAGAAGTCCATCAGTACACACGCAATGTTCGTACAACTCAATAAAGGGTCTGTTGTTGATATATGTTTTTTCGGGAATATCGGAATTGGTAAACAGGGGTTGGGTTATGTGACAATGTTTAAGCAGGGTTTGGGTAGAAAACTGTATTTATTGTAATTTTTAGTGCAAGTTGTAAGGTTAAATACTTCGGAACTTTAGTTGCTATAAAGCAACCCGCCTAAGCCTTGTTTAAAGCGAAGGATGTTCCAGCTGCGGGCAAACACGTACAGAGCCACCTCTTCCGAGGAAAGCTCGTCCTGCAAGTGAAGACCGAAGTCGATGTTATCAATGCGTGAAAAGTTAAGACTGCCGCTGGGTTGACAATCCTCAGGATGCAGGGCAAAGGAGTAACTGTAGATAAAGCCCCGAGGGATATTGGTGTGATGTTGCCATGGCTGAGAGAGCCTGTAGTAAGGGCCTTCACGGTCAGTTCTTTGGAGGTTGTTCAGGCGCAAGCAGACACGCACGATAGGATCGCGGTTCTGGTAGCCACTGAAGTTAAAGGTATTATTGGCCGCGGCTTGGCACTTACGCTGGACAGCCCAGATAAGCTCCAGGGTAGGATGGTTAAAGTTAAGTTGAGCTTGGAGCCGGCTACCTTTGCTGGTAGTAGAGAACTGCTGGACTTGAGTAATAAGCTGTTGGAAGGAGCCCACAGCGAATCGATCACGCTCTTGCATATCGAGGTAGATGTAAGTCGTATCGAGCAAGGCATTGATATCATTGTTGTTAACGGGTTGACCATCGGAGCACCGGATCACGTTCACATCACAGTCAGAGACTTGGATGAGACGTTCCAGGGCAGCGAAGCACACATGCACCTGCACAGAGTGAAATTGCAGAGACACTAAAGGCAGGGCATTACCAGAGTAACGGGTAAAGTAGAAGGGTAGAGGCACGTAGAGACGTCGGCTGTAAGAAGAATCTTCGACCAGAGAGGCCAGGGTAAACCTCTTACCAATCATCTCTTCGAGACGCTTACCGGGTTGACCGCTGAGCTCTTCCCACATGTGCATGTAGTAAGAATAGACGGTATCGATGATTTGACCACCGATGGAGAAGGAAGCACGCGCAACAGCAGCAAAACCAATCTCATTAACCCAATGGGCGTAAGGTCGCTGGAGACCAGTGCAATCATCAATATTATCAAAGCTATCTTCCACTTCTAATTCTAAGACTTCAGTAGAACAACCAGGCACACACTCACCTTGGGCAGGAGGATCACCACAAGGGTTGCACGGGTTAGCACAAGGGAACCGGCATCCAGTGAAGGATTGGCTTCCGGAGGGCAAGGCCTGTGCAGTAATAGCAGGAATATCAACCAAGACATACATCCAATGAATAAGATCACCTGTACGGTTCAGAGTCACAGAGACTTCAGAACCCCACGTGGGCTGGCCAGTAAAGGTCTGCAAGATGGCCTCCATGGCAAAGTTAGTGCACTTGGAGATCTGGAGACGCCAATAAGTGACAGTAGGATCGGCAGTCAAGTGAACATCAGCCGCACCCTGTGCAATCAATTGTGAAAGAGTACCACCAGAACTGGCACCTGTAAGAGTACATGCTTGAACGTTGGGAAAGCCGGACATGGTAAGTTAAAAGGTTTTAATTTGGTTCAAATAAAAAAAATATTATAAAGTCGCGCGTCGAAGGCCTAAAGAGCAAGGTTAGACTGGACTTAAGACTGAACTCCTCACGTTCTCTGGATTCCACGTTTGCGTAATTCTGCAACAACCAAAGCACGCTCTCTAGATCTGGGACCGGTTTGTGAATATAATGAATTAAGGGCAGGGATTGCAAGTTCTCTTAAACCTTCAATGTAAAATTTCACTGTTCGGGGATCTGTGTAATCCAACGGATGCGCTTTTTTAAATAAGTCAGGCGCAAAAAGAGGCCCTCTTTTGACGCGTCGTAAGTGTTTACAATATATATAACCATCTCTATCATATTGCCATTTAACATATGCTTTTAGCACCCCTTGAGACACGATCATTTTTGTTACAATACCAATACCACTGTATCCTTTTGCTTCCACATTATCCCCAAGCTTAATATCACAAGGTAAAGCGGGTGGACCACCACGTTTACCCAAATTGGTATAACATCCAGGACCGTACGGTGAATCTTCATAATAACATGGGTCCGGCTCACCACACTTCCGAGGGTTCAACCTACCATATTTACAGTCTTTGGATTTTCTCATCAGTACTGCGGGTAACATTTCCCTAAACCGTCGTTTTTGTGCTGCTGTTAGTGTAGATTTTCTAACTGACCCCACAGCCTCACCTGCTCTTGCATGTACGGGTTTAGGTTTCCGATACAACTTACGTGCAGCCAAACCTCCACCCACCAACAGTGCAGCCGCAACCGCCCAAGATGCCGGACTTTTGGCAATGCGGCGTGCCAGCGAGGCCTTAGTATCGCCAGCTTGACTGGTACCACCACCAGCCGCATTGATTTGCTTGAGTTGCGACATCGTAAAGGTATCCCGCATAACCTTAGCGCGCTTAGTGGTCTTCTTGGGACTCTTGCTGCGCTTAGTCTTCTTAGGACTTTTGCTACGCTTGGTCTTCTTGGGACTAGTTCGGCGCTTAGTTTTCTTAGGGCTCTTGCGGCGCTTGGTCTTCTTGGGACTCTTGCCACGCTTAGTCTTCTTCACTTTAGTACATCCTTTCGGACATCGCTTGGGGCTCTTAGATCTACCGCGTTTGGATTTTTTCTTAGGAGGCATGTGTATTTTTAGTTATTTACAATTTTTTTTTTTAATTTATCGTTTTCTATGTTCTCCCATGGTGCCTGATAGATCGTAACAATAATTATTTTTAAAGCAAGGTAGTCGTGTAGTGCATTTATATAAATCATATTCACCATCCTTGCACTTTTGCTCACCTCTTTTTGCCGCTGCAGCCACTAATCCTTCTCTTAATGCAGGCTTCATTTTTGGTTCTAGCTTAAGCAGGCCAGCTGGCTCCTTCCACTGTTTTTGTTGCTTGCGTGCAACCATGACCCCACCCACAAGTAAAGCCGCAGCAACAGCCCAAGATGCTGGACTTTTGGCAATGCGGCGTGCCAGCGAGGCCTTAGTATCACCAGCTTTACTAATACCACCACCGGCTGCATTAATTTGTTTGAGTTGTGACATCGTAAAGGTATCCCGCATAACCTTAGCGCGCTTGGTGGTCTTTTTGGGACTTTTGCTACGCTTAGTCTTTTTGGGACTTTTGCTGCGCTTAGTCTTTTTTGGACTAGTGCTGCGCTTGGTCTTTTTGGGGCTCTTGCGACGCTTAGTTTTCTTAGGGCTCTTCTTACGTTTGGTAACTTTGGTACATCCTTTCGGACATCGCTTAGGGCTTTTGGATCTACCGCGTTTGGATTTTTTTTTAGGAGGCATGTGTGTTTTACTTTTATATATATATTTTTTCATGTTTTACACCCTGGGTTCTTGCAACAGTGCCCTTCGGTAACACAGTTAACAACCCTAGCAAATGTTTTACTGTCACCACCTTTATCAGGATGGCCACCTTTGAAAGACCAGCGCGTATAGTCCTTACGTGTTTTAATATCAAATCCGCACAAGAAATCTCGACTCGGACAATTTTTTAAAGGTAAAGGTAGTCTCTTAAAGCGCATATATGCAACAAGCAAAGCTGCGGCAATCCCCCAAGTTTTTGGGCTTGTGGCAATGCGACGTGCCAAAGAACTCTTAGTATCTCCGGCTTTGCTTTGACCACCACCAGCTGCATTGATCTGTTTGAGTTGTGACATTGTAAACGTATCCTGTATAACCTTTACGCGCTTATTTGTTTTTCTGGGGCTCTTGCGACGCCGCTTGGTTGTCTTTTTGGGACTCTTGTGACGCTTGGTTATCTTTTTGGGACTCTTGCGACGCTTGGTTTTCTTTTTGGGAGCTCTTAGATTTTTTTTAAGTGGCATTAGTTTTATGAATAGGAAAATAATTTACTTGTAGCGTTGACTTTCACTCCTTACCCAGACAGGGCTAGTAGATGACATCCTTCCTTCTTCTTTTCTTTGCCGTCTTTTTTTCACCATATAACCTCCCAGTGCCAATAATCCAGCGGCCACCAAGGCTTGTACAGCCTTATTAGAGGCGAGACGTTTCGCCAACTCCCACTTGGTTTCGTCACTCTTGCTCTCACCACCGGTCATTTCATTAATGGCTTGCATCTGCTCTTTAGTCAATTGATCGGAGAGTTGCTCTGCGCGCTTTGTTCTCGGTGACTTACTCCGACGTTTCACAGGCTTCCGACGTTTCACAGGCTTTTGGCGTTTCACAGGCTTCCGACGTTTTACAGGCTTCCGGCGCTTTGCTTTTTTTGGAGAGTTTTTGCGTGGCATTTTTTCTTTTTTTTTTCTTATCTAAACATTTAGTATCCTGCAGTAGACATAAAGTTATCATAAGCACCAGCTTGAACTTCTCGCTGTTCTTGTTGCGTCAGCCTCTTGCGAGGACGTCCGTACACTTTTCTGTTTAAGCGCTTCATCTGTGCAGAGAACGGGTCTAGGTTGATTAACATATCTACGCTATCGGCTTCGTCAACTTCGTTCTGCCAAAACTTGCGTACAAAGTTCATAAAGGCGGCTTCGGCAATGTTCCGATAAGTAGGCCCAGCGTTAACTAGTAATGGCATCTCGATCCAAATGTCCTCGTAGATTACTGGGGGTTCATCCTGGATTAAGAACTGACAACACGCAAAGTATTCATCCGCCTTCTTCGGGTGACCCCAGAAATCAATGGGTGCAAAGGGAAAGGAATCATATTTGCGAAGTTTAACATCCGTAATCAAGAGTAACTCAGGTAAAGGCAAGTGGCTTAAGGGGTTGTGGTGTGGCGCCCGGAATTTCAACAAGATCTGTGTAGTAATAATTTGCTCCAGGATAGGTTGCATCAAGGTTGGGTCTTTACCATCGCTAGCCACGGCTAAGCGGATGTAGTCTTCATAGATTTCTTGTGCGCCATAGTGATTCACCCAACTTGAATCGCACCAATCTAATTCCTTCTCTTCATCTTGCGTAAAAGGGTACTGAGCAGGGGTAATCCGACGAATAACACCTGGTGCAACGGTTTCAATGTGTACCTTACGCTTCTTTTCATCTTCTTGGAGCCGCTTCTTGATGCGTTTAACAATGTCCTGCTTGGCTTTCTTCATCAAGACTGCGGATAAGGCCGTTAGCATGTAGTAGCTCCCAAATCGGGTTTCTCGCTGAGCTTCTGTAAAGTCTCGGAGAACAACCTTATTAGTTTGGATCTGCTCCAGGACGCCGGTCCCGACATTCCACTCCATGTTTTGTCTCATGTCATCTGTGGAATATTGTATGTAACGTTTCTGTTCAGCAATGACATCAGCCAAAGATGTCTTGGATTTCATGTCTGGCAGGTCGCCCAGGTCTTGATCCACTTGTTTCTGGAATTGCCGCACCCGGTCCATTAAGTACTTACAGCGTCCGTACCGTTTTTCCCTCCATCTATCCAAGTGTTCTTGGATTTCTCGATTTTTACGTTCCAGTAAGACGCTCTTCTCTTGACTAATAATCTGTTCCAAGCGTGCTTCACGAATATCTTCCTTTTGCCGGGAGGTCCAATGTTCCACTGTCCGTACGGAACCATCTACTTTCTTTTCGGTCTCTTTGTGCTGTTCTTTAACCTTATAACGCTGTGAATGTTTATAGGTCTCATTACGTTGTAGCTTGCGCTTCATTTTTGTTTTGTCTCTACAACAAAAAAAAATAAGTTGAAATGTTATGGTAGACAAACTTATATTATATTTAAAAACATAAAAACAATCAGTGGGGAAAACTATTAAGGTTGTAATTACAGGATGGTCCCATTTTACATCCGGAAATTCAAAATGGATAGTTCTTGATGTTGCAATTACGCCAAAACTTACATGTCCATATGATCATTGTCATGTGTCAGTAGCCCAAGAATTCAGTTAATCACTTGAAGGTAACTGAAACTTGGCTAACATCTCATCACTGTCAAGTCTTACTTGCCTTAACTGTAACTGCATCTCTTCGATATCTTTTTTCACTGCTTTCTTCTGGTTCAAGAGAAGTTTGACCCGGCTTAAAGCACCATCCAAGATGTACAACTTGTCTTGTAACAGGTTGAGTCGGTTGCGGAGGGACATAACGTACCTAATACCCCGATAACCACCATAAGCCGCGGCCCCAAGACCCAAGGCTGCACCCGTCCACTTAAGGGTTGACCAATCTCTTAACGGAGCTTCTGCAATCTTTAGTGGACCATCAATCTCCAGTATATATCTGTCAACAGACCTACCAATGTGTTCACAGATGTACGTATGCACGTATGCAATGGCATCGCCGTGTGTAAACCCTTCAACCTTGTGTTCTATGGGATTGCGATCACATGTGCCGTACAATGAAAAAAAATCTGGATTGTTCCGCCTATCCACTATAATATAAGTCTTGGCTTCGTAATGACGTTCCGGAGCCGGTTCCCAAATAAATCTTACCGGACGCAAACAAGAGCTTAGGATGTTAGGTTCGAGTGTTTTGGGTCTCCTTTCGTATGTTTGGAATGGGGTATCCATTTTGTTTTTTTTAAGTGTTTACGAGTTTATTATAAGTTTCCGAATTAATCTGGATACTAGGAATGTACTTGGCTAACATGGCGTGCCTGGTATCCTCTGGAAGTTGTTCAAAACATTCTACCGAGATCCTGGACGCACAGAGATCTTTGGCGAATTGAATCACTTCGACCAAGGTCGCCGTAATCTGAGCCCACAGTTGATCACAGAAATAAACAACAGTTTGTTCTACGTAGACATTATCCGGTAATTGAATACACTGTAGAAGCTTGCAAGACTTGGTCTTGGTAAAGAACATGTACATATGGAGTTGGATTAATTCATACGTTGGGATGTTGGTAAAGATACGCGTGGTTCGGTGCTTGATCTCGATGACTTTGCCTTGTTGCATCCCGTCAATCTGACCGGTCAACAGGCACCGCCAAGAACCATCTTCCGCAGTCAAGGGTTCTTGGAACCGCTTGGTTACTTTAGTAATGGGATCATCGTGTAAGCGGTTATACAAATCAATCAGTGTCCGCTCTCCACGGATGCCATACTTGCGGCACACAGTGGAATGCAGGAACCGATAGCACATGGAGGAACGCTGGATGTAATCCAACAATCTTTGGAACTGTGGAGTCCGTGCAGGTAACGATTTGAGTGTGTCTAAGCTCTGTCGGTGTTTGTCCGGACACCGCACCACGTTCTGCAAAACTTCCATCACACCCTCTTCTTCGATAGGTGTCGACTTAATTTGATCATCCATAAACTTGTTCCAAAATAATAACTTAAAACCAGTGTCAGTGATCCGCTGGATCTCACTCTGCCATTGACACTGGCTGACCTCGGTGTGTAGGTTAGCCCATTCCTGTTGGATTTCTAACCTTTCGATATGTTCACTCTGTGATGGACACACCGACTGCTTCAAAGAGACTTGTAAAGACGAAGTGCGCAACAACTGACAAAAGGCGTTATACTGCTTGTAAGGGCCAAACATCCCTAACAAGCCACTCAGGCCCGAAGCTGTGACTTTAAACTCCATGCCTTTCTCTTTAAATGATCAGTAATTCAATATAAATCAATAAAATAATATAAACAGATGGAATATTTTTTATTTATGAGAGTTTCAGCACTTGACCCGGCAAACCTTGCTTAACTTCTTGTGTTGTGGGCACCAGGTTTGTTTGGATCTCAAGCGCTGATAGTGGTATTCACAGATAATCGGTCGCTGACAACACGAGGACCAAGCCGCAATCAAAGAGCCACGACAACGTTGGCTGTTCTTGGCACACGGTCGTTTCCGTAACAGCATGGTTGCGGTATTCGCTCTTTTTCTTTTAGATTTCCGCAGCACAGATTTCCTCTTACGCGGCTTTTTCATGGGTTTTTTGACAGGCTTCACGACAGGCTCCCCCACAGGTTCCTCACCAGGCTCCAAGGTTTCGCCAGAGGTTGTCTTCTTCTTCGTCTTCTTCTTTTTGGGTTGGCGCAGTAGATCTAGAGTCGTCTGCATGTTGCGGATACAGGGAGCGAAGTAGCGCTTTGCGGGCAGTGTAATGGAGGAATGTATCCACTTTACAACCTCGTCCACCGTTAAGTAAGCGTTGGGGTCGGACTTCCCAATGTGTTTCTCGTATTGAAAGACTTCGCCGACTTTACGACAAGCGCAACCACGCGGATCTGCACAAGGTAAAAGGGTAAGATTGGGCCTGTAATTCATGGATTTGAGTAGGTCCACGTGTAAAGGCAGATAGTTAGGCGGCGGTTCAGTGTGCGTTTCTTTTAAGAACTGGCTACGTATCCAATTTTGCGCAGACTGATTGAACTTTGCATCGCGAACAGTTGCCCAGATATACTTTTTCAGCAAGGCATGCTCGTTATTGTTATCTCGGATGTGCAGACCATTGAAATCATTAACCAGTTGTGTATTCAAGGTACTGATGGCTGCTTGATCTTCCGGACTAAAAAAGGCTTTGTTTGTTTGAAGAATGTGCACCAGATCCGAGTGGAAGGATGTAAACTCCATAACTTCCATGGTGGCTAGAGGTATCACCAAGACCTTGAGCGTGTTCTCCTCGTAAAAAAACCCGTAGATCAGTAGCGGAATTTGTAAACGATTTCCAGCAGCCCAAGTTCCATAACCAGGACAAATGGAGTTCAGGGCGTTGAGGTTGTACTGTTTCACCAGATGCGCATTTTCTGGTACTTTGACTTCCCGGTTCTGGGCGACGGTAAAAATATCACCAGCGGACGTAGGAGCGCCACGCAAGAAGGAAGATACCGTCACTGGTGTAGGCTTTTGCAGGGGTGGGCGGTGGAGTGGAGGACCCAGTGAGGGACCTTGGGGCAGGGGACTTTGTGGGGGACCTTGGGGTGGTGGCATATTTTCCTTCATCATGGTGTTGATATCTGGTAGAGGTTCCGATTGGCTGCGTGGTCTTCCCGGTTCCAACAACAGAGAATCTCCAAAAACAAATGTGTCGTTCAGAGTGAATGGGTTGTCAAAATCAGTCATGGGCCTATAAAACAAAAAAAAGAAACATGATTCCCTTGTATGCGTGCATTTTGTTGGTTGTGGTGATTGCGGCATTCAAGCTCATCACATGGATAGGATCAAAAAAACAACACAAACAAAAGACACAGCATTTCTATACAATGAAATGGGATCAATCTCTGCCTTCCGATTGTTCATTCATCTTTGTTCCCATCAACATTTTCTACAGTAAATCTCTGGTGCCACCTGGTGTGAATGGTCAGGAAGTTTGCGGAAATTTGTCTCGGATTGTCCGGAAATTGACCAATCAATCTTATCTTAGCGTGGATGAATGGGTGGTCTACCGTCGCAATACCCGGTTATCCCCGGAACCTCTCCGAATTGCGCACCCTGGCAAATGTGTCATCTGGGCTCTCTCTAGTCCGGTGTGTATTGAACATTATTCTTTGCAAGAAAACGCCATACTAATACCTCCGGATGATATGGAACATTTAGACATCCTTGGAGATTACTTTGCTATCCTGAGCCTCCGCCAAAAATATGTTCGGAGAATATAAAAACAAAAAAAGAAAAAACAAATGGCGTCCATATTCATGAACAGCAGATCTAAATTGGAAAACCTACGGTTTCGGTTGGTTCAACAGATTCTCACGCGCCCAGGTCCATCTGGCCACCCACCGACCACGGACCCCAATGGTGGGTTTCAACACTACTTGAACATTATTCTCCGATTGAAAGAACGTATCAAACAAGTCTTGAGTGTGGAAGGTGAAGATGCCGTTCTGAATGATGATTACTGGGATGATTACCCCGACTTTGGTCCAATACCATGGTGGAAACAAGAATCTCCGTGGATGGAAGACAGCGGCGCCCGCGGAATTATTGGTGCTCTGCTGAAACAGATCCCACAACAGTATCTGGATAAACTGTCTCACAAGGATACCATGACCCCACAAGTAAATCTTTTCATGAAAGTCTTGATTCGCAATTATTACCAGAACAATACGATGCTTTGGCCCATTATGATTAACATTGATCTGACGCACCAATCCCAGCAAGTAGAATTACACAGCACGGCTACGTCTAACATCCCAGGCGTGGGTTGGCTTATTCGTAAAATGACGGAGGGTGGATTTGGGTACCTGGTGGCGGCCCTGAGTGGTTCGGGACCCTTTATTCTCAAAATGTTACAACAGTATAATAATGATAATGATCAAGACTTGGTAGCGGGGATTACCACCCAACAGTTAACCAAGAACATTTTTGATAATGTTCCAGCCTTGACAAAACGCGAACGTAAGTACATATTGGAGCACCTGAACATTGACCAGTTTTACAAAGACAATGATCTGATGCGAGAAGGTATCTCCCTGGGCTCTGCAAGTTTGGCGGACGTATACCTTACCCGAGAGCCAGGATTTAGTGATCCTGTAGTGATGAAATTCCTCAAACCGATGTATATTTATTATTTTATTTGTGAGTGCAACTTCTTCTTAAATACGATTTGGCGAGAGCTTAGACAACCCGGTACCTCTGACATCTTAGTGTGTCAAACCCGAAGACTTCTCTTGTTCTTGATTTCTACGTTTACCGAAGAGTTTGATTATCAGATGGAGGCCAGGTTTACGGTAGATGGGTATGATGTCTACGAACGCCCAGAGCTGGGTGTACACTCCATCCAACTAATAACCAGTGCTGTTAATCCAAGCCCGGTCCTAATTGTTACGGAGGCTCCAGGAAAGTCATTGAATAAGATGTTAAAATCATACGCAAACAATCCCGAGGTCCTGAAACGTATTTATTCCAGCTTAATCGCCTTTTTTGAACTGTGGTTTACGAATATTTTTTGGGGAAATGGCTTTCTTCATACGGATTTGCATGCGGGAAACATTTTTATTTCTGACCAATCCTTCGAAGTAACCGTTATTGACTATGGTTCCTCAGCATTCTTAACTGACCGGGAACGCAAACTCTTGCTCGATGTTATGTTAGTTAATGCAACCTTTGATACCACCTTTGTTGACTTAATTGATCGTAAAGATAACTTGGAAGTAATCCGGGATGATGAGGGAGATGGTAGCTTTGTATACTTTTTTCGGCAACGGAGCCCACGACAAGAGGCTAAGTTGCTTAGCTTAGCTAATAATTGGAGGTTAAGACGGAGCCACGAAGAAAATTTAAAGGCAAGTCTGAAGTTTACCAAGTTAATTTTGCAAGTTTGTGACGTTCCCACGGGTGATAATACGGGTGAGACGAAGCGGTGTGATGTCACTCTCACAGACGAAGAAGTTGAGAAATTAAGCCGTAAGATTATTAATTACTCTAATAAGGATTTCAATTTATTTGGTGTTTTATTTCTAGGCATCATTGAATATGCGCGCAACATTGGCCAGTGCACTAATAATTCCACGTTCTTGTTTGGTAAAGGGATCGCGTACATTAGCTCGGCCCTTAATGATGCCTACAAGGCTTGTGGTCCGCAAGTGTGTAAACAATTTGAGATCGCCCCTGTCATTACGGCGGCTCTGTGGGAACATAACAAGGCCAAGCTTGCGCGTTTAGTCCCAACAGTACTCGGGCAAAAAATGTTGCGCTACTCTCAAAAAGATGACCGAGATAGAACTGAATAAAGGCTTGTCCATCCTGGTTGCGGCATATCCCGCACGTCCTAACAAAGCCCAAAGAACAGCCATGTACAATTTTTTAACGTATTTTTCTCGGGTAATTCAACATGAAGACTTACCGGCCTGGTATCAACAATATACAACATCCCGGATGTCACCCAATATTGTTCGGAACCGACAATTCTTGACGCAATGGTTAATGTCTGTCAATCGTTTTAGGTTATGGTTTAATGCGATAGATCTGGTAGATGATCCAAAGTTGTGGGGACCCATTATCTGGAATTTTTTATACATCCTAGCGTCTCTATTCTTTCCGCACCGCGCCATCTTTTTTCATCGGATAATTATGCTTTTACCTGATGTTCTACCTTGTAAAGTGTGCGGTGAAAAGCTTCGGTGTTTGTTACAAGGACGACGCTGGCAGGAGAAATTGCTCAGGTGTAGAACTCAAGTCAAGTATGTAAACTTTATCACCGATCTTCGAACTTATGTAGCTACCCATCACGTGACGAAAGAAGGTCTCACAAAAAATAATCTTGGTTTCAAAAACAAAAATGTCACAACACCAACCTCGTTTCTTAAATCCACGACGAGCCCGTAACTTTAAAGTTCGCAGCAGCACTAAACCCACTAAGGTAACCCAGAAACAACGCAAGAAGTTTACTAATGGGCAGCGGCGGTTGCGCTCCGGGGCCATCCAATTCCAAGGGAAGAAGGGAGTTTGGCGCCCACGCAAGAGCGGCGGCTGTGGTTGCGGCCGTTAGTTCTCCGTAGTTTTTTACAGACCCGACCATCATGTCCATAAAGTCCACACTGTTGACATTTACTTAGCGGACAATATACTTGCGTATGATGTGCACTCCCACATTGATAACAAAAGCCGCGACAATAACGTTTACGCCTTAAGTAGCGCCGCCTGAGATTTTTTCCCGGTGTGGCCAAGATGACTGTGTGAACGCGTGGTTTCATTTTTCCCACCCTTTCTTTTTGTTTTAAGTACAAGCAAATTTTGTGACCATGTCAGTCGTAGACGTACTCTGGCGGATCTTGAGTGAAATCTTGGCCTTGGTGCTGTTAGGACTCTTTTTGTACTATATGGTTCGGCAATTTCCGGTACGACCTTACGAAGATGAACTACCACCCGAGCCCTGGGATCCGTACCTATATCGCAGCGGTGACCTAATTATTACGTTTGGTGATTATTTGGCATCTATACATCCCGGACATATGTCACTCGTAGTCCAGGTGCCCCCGTATCATCAACTTTTTGTGTGGGACTTGGATTCGCAGGAACAAACTTACATTTTAAAACCTTTAATGCCCTTTTTGGAAAAAAATTATAAAGCCAACCGTAAAGTCTTTGTGCGCCATTTAGACGGCCCATACTCTCTGGATCTGTTACCTATTCTACGCAAGTACGGAGATATTAACTATGAATACCAGGGCGTACTAGATTACTGTAATTACTTGTTACATAAGTACTTGGCCTTACCTGGTTTACCTACAGTCCTCACTAGCTCTAACGATAAACAGCATCATTTTTATTGTTCTGAAGTAGTCTTACGAGTACTAATTGATGCTGGGGCTTGTCAAGATGACATATTTTATAATATTCCAGACCTTGATCACCATAGCCTCAGTGCTCAGTTTCACCTCATCTACCCTAAATACTTTCTCCACTCTGAATTTCAAATTAACGAATTTATGGAAGTAGGATTTAATTATCAAGAGGCAAGAGCAGTTAGTTTTTAACTCGTTTAAAATAACAGCGAGTCTGCGTGGAAGCATCAGGTCGAGCCTTCTCTTTAGCTTCTCGTCGGCGTTTTTTGGTGGCTTTCTTCATTTTGGGTTGCGCAGTTACCAGCTTCGATCCTGTAGCCACTTGGAAATAGTTCGTGCGCGCTTTCTTGGTTGTCACAGGGGCGGAACGATGGGAACTGCGCTCTCTCTTGACTTTGACAGGGATGGGGGGAGTCACGACTGCTGGGGTCTCTACTTTCACAGGGATGGTCAGGTCAACAGCCGGTCGAGACGTGAAAAATGAAGAGATCGTACGCATGCTGTTGGCTTCCCGATAGGCGTGGCCCATAGCATCGCGGAAGATCTCATTAACTCGACGTTTGGTAGGGGCATCGAAGCACTTGAAAAGCTTGGTCATGGTGGTCTTGAGAGCGTCAATATACTTACCATAATCCAAGGTTTTCTCCAGGCCCTGGTCTTGTATGTACTGGGCATCCTCTACGATATCACATTTTTTCGCTTTCTCGTTGCTTGACTTGATCAGAACGTAAGCCACGCGATCTCCAGGAACCGGACCATAGCCAGGTTGGCGGCTCTCGATGAGGTCCGCAATCCTCTGAGCCACGGCGTTACATGGATCCTTGTATTCCCTGGCCAATTGGCACGTCAAGATCAATTCTTCGAACGGGACTTTATGTTCCAGCAGCTGCGTAAACTTGGCATCCAGTATCTGCAAAGACTTGTGCAGCTTGTTTTCCACCAATAAAGCATTAACCACATCCCAAAAAACATTGCGTTGAAAGATGGCAAAGCTTCGACGGACCCCAGCCACACCTTTAGCATCGATCTTGGGCTTTTCATCGGCTCCTTCATACGCGTAACCCACATAGTTCTTTTTTACCATTAAAATCACTCGCTTGTAAATCTTTTCAAACTCCAGGATAATCGTGTCGCCGACTTCTGTGCGAAAGCGCTCGGTGATGCGATCCGCGAGTCTTGTAGCCACAGCAAAGGATTCACGAAAGCCGGCTTCAGTAGCTGGTAAATTGAACAGAACAAAAATAGAGTCGGTATCCCCCGCTACCACTTTAGCATCAAGTTCCTGGAACTCTCCCTCAGCCCAGAGCTTGCTTTGATCAATCAACTGCCGTCCAATGGTGGTGGTAGAGGCAGCAATTTGCAGGCAGGACCACGAGTTCATCTTCGGTGCAGTACCCGCAAAACCATAGATACTATTGCACGTAATCTTCAAGTTGCGTTGCCGGGCATCGTAAACTGCCACCAGTCTCTTCAACCGTTTTACTTCCTGAGGGTCAGCGTCTTCCGGCAATGCTTTCAGTTGAGCTTTGTACTTTTTCAGCTGCTTTTTGGCGCGGCCACGGGCATCTAGCAAATCCGCACAGACTTTAGGCAATATCCCGGGTAGGTTTTGTACAAAGGTTTGTTCACCGATAGGGGTACATATAGTCTTGTACTCTACGTTGGGGTAACGGGGTGCATCGGGATCCACCAAAGTACAATAACACAAGTTACAGGCTCGGATAATACTGGGGTACAGAGCCTGGAAATCCAGTACGGCCAAGTTGTGGTAGTACCCCGAGAGAACGTCCAGGACTGTGGCTCCCTTGTAACCAAAGGCATCCACGAACTTGAGATTGGACATGGCAAACTGACTCTCTCGGAGCTTGATGAACAAAAGGCTAACCACCCTGAACATTTGACCACGGCTGAGAAGATCATCCATAAAGGCACCTGTAACCTTGCTCAGTTCCAGGAGATCTTCCAAGGTTAAAAAATGCTTCATCAGCTCAATAGGCAAATACGTATCCCGCATACAGTAATCCACGATCTTGGCTCGAAGTTTCAGATCACCAGAGTCGTAGTAGCGGAATTGTTGGGCCGCTGGCATATCAATCTTTTTCTTGCCCAGGGCAAACATACACACCGCATCCAAGGTATACGTGTCTAGCTTGAGACGTTGACGAAATAAAGGTAACAAGTCCAGTACAATACAGCCTGGCATCCGGGGACACTTGCTTTTGCGTGGGAAGGTGGACTTGGTGCGCGCTAGGTTATTAAAAAAGAAGAACCGGCTGGAAGGTCTCAGAGTTTCCATGCGTTCATACATGTACCAAAAATCAAAACCCTTGATGTTGTAACCCACATACATTATCACGCCACGTAAGAGGCACCAATCTCTGACAGCCTCCAACAGTTCCTGTTCCGTATCGTAACGGTAACACGTGATCGTATCATCCTGTGGCGCACCGTGATCTCCCAGGGCAAAAGAGACTTTCTCTCGTTCATCAGTCGTAGGATTCCACAAAGTCCCACACACGTAAACTACTGCGTCACCGGGATTTTCTGGCCGAGGAAATTCATGCTTGTTGGGGTCGCGCCAATGGGTTTTGTCGGAGTGACACTCAATATCAAAGCTCCAGACAGGAATTGGAAAGATAGAATCGTTCTCCAGCTTCAAGAACGGTGACTGTTGCCTTGGACTATAAGCACAACAAACTTCGAGGTCAGAGTAAGTAGCACGATTGCCTAAGCCCACGACATCATAATGATCCACCTGGACATGGCCACCGGGATGTAACCCATGAATTTGGACAAAGTGCTGCACGGCATCGATGCGGTCCTCCACCACTTCTACTTTGATAGTTTGAGCAGTACTAATGGTAAGATTCACAGGCCCACTCTTCCTTCGTTCCCAGCCTGTTTCCGGATCAGTTTCAACTTGGCTCAAGAGTTTGCGAACCGACTGAAAGTGGCCCAGACACTTAAAGGATAGTTGCAACCAAGAGAATAAGGCATACTTGGGCTCTTCTGGGTTAGAGTTGTCAATGTGGCAGCCATTAGCATCATGCATGCGCAGGTACGTGTCCACCATGTCCCCAGAGGACATTCGAAGCTGCTTGCAAATCCACTTTACCAAGTCTTTGGCAGATTGGCTCGAAGCTGGTGAAATCTTTAGCGTCAAAATATTATAGTGCGGCATAATGAGACTAATACTCTGCCCCGTTTCCAACACACCACCCACCACGGCATAGGTTTGCTTGTACCTTTGCACTGGAGAGTCAGTAAAGCAATCATTGTCCATGCAGATAGTTTTGGCATCTAGATTCGGCATAGTAAGAGGGTAACCCATACTCAGATGAAAAGTGAGCAATTGAAAACGTAATGGACCCTCGTAAGTATTCAAAAACTTGCGTTCCGGAAAGGCTGGGTTATCAAACGGCATCTTTTTTTTTTTGAGTCGTAAGTCCGATTTTTTAGGACTTAAATTAAATAAATATCCACCATGCGAACCGTACGAATCTGGTATTACAACGGATGTCAGAACTTTGGCGATCAGTTAAACCCACATATCTTGAACATATTGGGACGAAAGTTTGGCGTTAGATTTGTCTACACACCACACAAAAATAATGCACAATTAATTGGTATTGGTTCTATTCTACACTCTATGCCTTCTTCATTTCGGGGACAGGTATGGACCTCGGGTAGCCTGGGCTATCCACACAAACCTTTGCGTGCCTCCAAGATCTGGGGGGTACGGGGGCACATTACAGCTAAAAACTATCATGCCAAAGCCATTGGTGATGGGGCCTTGCTGCTACCGCTCATCTATACGAAACCCGTGACCAAAAAGTATAAGGTAGGTATTGTCCCACACTACGTTGACCGAAAGTTGGTGCGTAGTCTAGTGCGGCCTAACCCGAACATTCTAATTCTTAATGTCCAAGACCCACCGGCCAAGTTTATTCAAAAGATGCGACAATGTAGCTGTATCTTTTCATCTTCTTTGCATGGTCTCATTGCAGCCGATGCTTTCAACATTCCCAACCGCCAATTTCGGGTGTCCAGCAGCACTAAAATCCGCGGCGGCATGTACAAGTACCGAGATTATTACAGCCTCTTTGGTCTCCCTCTCCCCAAACATATTAACTTAACTGCCAGAACACCGCTTCTGACCAAATGGTACCATATCACCGTCAAGTACTACCAGCGCCCAGGTTTACTTGAAATACGCAGGCGGCTTGCGGCGATAACGGATAAGATGTTGCGGGGCTTTGCGACCCCCTAGAAAGGCTGGAAAAAATTGTTTAATCTGCCAATTGGTACACTTGCGCAAGGCTAACCGTTGCCAAGCCTTGGCTAATTGTACATAAAGAGACCGTGAAGGGTTATTGACCCGAATGACCCAGGGTTTAACATTGGCAAAGTGATAGACACGAATGGAACTTAAGGCAGCCTTTTTTGTATGGCCAGGTATGTGATTGTAAGAACTCGGAATCAACTTGACCAAAGTCTTGGGTTGTGTAATGTCATATAATGTTAATAAACTATCGTCACCTTTACGCGGCGCACCGGCTCGGAAAGCAGTTTGATACACCTGAGCCACAGTTTCTGCATAGTTAATTTGTACCAGGTTGGCATTATTGTAAAACAAAACACCGGAATTTGGACGAGGCAGTGACATTTTGGCCTGTTGGATGGTAAACACGCGGGACAACCGTGGCATATCCTTCATTAAACTCGGAAATTTGGATGGTGAATACACCCCCACAGCGCCAATATATTTACCAGCCAAGTAAGCCACGTCGCCCAAGGGCTTATTACACCACAAATCTCCATCTACAGCCACACTATACTGAAAACCGCGCATCAATAATAACTTAGGTCCCCAAAAATGATAATAACACTCGACTGGGTACTGAAACGCTTGGGTAAACTTGTGCTTCAAGTTGATTTCAATCCATTGAATTTTGTGGTACTTCATCAAGTGTTTCATCTTGGAGGAAAACTTGGTTCCTATGATGTGTAAAGGGACTCCCGGATGGTGTTGTCGAAAACTCAACAACGTCACCACACACTTTGGAACATAAGGATCATTGGCTGTGCAAAAAATAGTATATCTCATTGTTGTAAGTTTTTATTTTTTTTGTTAGTATATATATTTCCTCCTTTTTTCAGGGTTGATGAAAGATTCACAAGTTTTGGAGAGTTTAGACAGGAACAGCCAACACTTGCTTTCTATTTCTACAAACCATTAATGACACAGTTATAAGTTTCATTTCCCCCTCGTTTAAATGTGATGAGGCTTTTAAAACATCTCATCACACACAAAAAAAGAAGAGATGTTTTGGCCAAGATCATATCCTGTACGCAATGGAAACATTGTTCGAGTTTTTGCCCCACCGGCAGTCTCCAAGGTCGCCGAAGCTCCCAATGTTGCCGAAGTTCCCAAGGTCGGCGAAGTTCCCAAGGTCGCCGAAGCTCCCAAGGTCGCCGAAGCTCCCAAGGACGAAGTTCCCAAGGTCGCCGAAGCTCCCAAGGACGAAGTTCCCAAGGTCGCCGAGGCTCCCTCGGTCTCCGAGGCTCCCTCAGTCTCCGAGGCTCCCGAGGTCTCCGAGGCTCCCGAGGTCTCCGAGACTCCCAAGGTCACCCAAGCTCCCAAGGTCACCCAAGCTCCCAAGGTCACCCAAGCTCCCTCGGTCGCCGAGGCTCCCGAGGATACAGAAGCTTTAGATGTTGTTAAGCCTGAGGTCACCGAGGCTAAGGAAGCCGAAAAAATGGAAAAGTCCGACAAACCAGTCATTGATCGAGCGGCATTACTTCATTGGAGCTTCCCTCAACTAAAAAATTTTGCTAAGCAATATAATATCCCAGTTAGTCGTCGCAAGGCGGATACTCTTGCCGCTATCCAAGCCTACTTAGATGAATGAAGACAATAAAAAGTTTACTTGCAACTAAAAAAAAAATATGTTTACTTCTCTTTACGATAGTTTTATTGTTAATCCGTTACGTAGGTTATATTTGAATGGTCCTAAGCTTTTAGGATTCTGGGAAGGTCAGGGCTTATCTAGTATTTGTCATACCTTAACCAATCACCCAGAGATTTTTTGGGTGGAGCACGCAGAAGAATGCGAAAATATGGTCAATAATAAATTTACATCCTTCCTGAATACGTTTGAAGTCTTGCTTTATTTTTATTTGCTCTACCGGGGAGCCCAGAAGCTCAAGGATCTTTGTTGCGCCTTGCCAGCTCGTCTAAACCCGAAACCCACATATTATTATTTGCCAATAGCAAATGTGGAAAGAGATAATCATCCTTTGTCTCATACTTATCTTCCCGCTCCTGTGGTCCAGTCTCAAACAATACTTTGAAAGACGATCTATAAGCCAAGTGCAGACTAGTCACTTGGAACATGTTCAAGATCAACCCCAGTGGTCGTTTGTACATTCCGGTGGCAAGAACTTGCGCAGTGTGGAGCTCTGGGTTGATACCACCCGCTTGGGACTACAAGACTCCATTACTGTACAAATCTGCGAGGCACCTCCCTCCCCGGAAGATGTGATCTACCCAACCTTGTATGAATATACTGTGGATCGACGGACCCCAAGCCGATGTCGTATACTCCTAACTCCGCAACTCAAATATATTACGAAAAAGATGTACTGTTTTAATGACGTATTCTTGGTTCACACTAAAAGCAACACCACATGTGCTCTACCGATTCTGGTTAATTTTATGTTTTCCGGGTCTTTTACTACCTCAACTTAGATGTTGATGGCAACAAGGTCAAAAGCATGTCTGTAGGTGTCTTGGAGATGGAACGATCACTCTCATTATACAATTGACGAGTTGTGGCTAAGAGGCGTGGGTAATGCTTTTGTATGAGCTTGTTTGTGGCTTCGATAGCCGGGTTAACTACCAACAGTCGGTATGCACTTTGCACTAATGGTCCGTAAGGTACACAAGAAAAAATAAAATCCAGCGGAAACTTGCGCTTAATCAGAACTCCGTCACCAATGTCAAAGGTTGCATAAATAAAATACTTTTTGGATCTATCCAACAGTGCGTAGTCTTCGGCATCGATGCGATAAAACCCACCCCCACGAGCTTCCTGGTTTATCGACACTCCCTCGGGTAGCTCAAGATCTTCTTCAATCTTGGTCACCATCTTTAATTCCGGATATTCTACATATTCCTTGTGATCCCGGAGCATAAGCTTGGTCTCCAGCAGGTTGTGGTGTTGGAACACTACTTTATCCATGCGATAAGTTGTTAATAAAGGATTGGAGTACAAATCTGATAGACCTTCATCATACTGGATGTCTTGGTATAAAGACTCTCTCTGCGTCGCAAACATGGTTGGGAACCACATGGGATCCTGGACGCGCTCCATACGGATTTGTGGTAGGTCTGCCATCTTGTCCAGGTGACGCCGGATAAAATCCTTCAAGATGAACTCGGCCGTATCAGTGATAGCGCGAAACAATGAGATATCTTCCTCTTCTTGGACATGCTCCGACTCTTTAGTTTCCGGATTGTGCCTTACGATCTGCCGTCGGATTTTACGCTTCTCAATCTCCACGACTTGACGTTGACGCTTCAGGTGACCTTCCATCTTTTTAACTGTTGAGCAAAAAAAAAAAATAATGGTCACCTAAGAACAAACAATTTCCATGTCTTACCAACGACGACACAGACAAAGACACAGACAACAAAGGCGACCAGCTATGTTCTGTAAGGATATCGTCAACTCTGAATTAAGTGCGATGCATCAAGCTAATGCTCACCTACCTTTAGCTCAACGCCAGGTTCTACAAGCCGCTATCTTGAAAGATTATATGTGGCCGAACGGGACTGAGATTGGTGTCCAGTTTATGGGTGGAACCCGGGAACAACAACAAGTGGTTAGAGATACAGTGGAGGATACCTATGGTCCAGATCTCATTGGTCTCCGTTGGAACTTTGATAACCCAGTGAATCCGGCTTGCCGCATTACCTTTGACCCAAATGGGGGGGCTTGGAGTTACATAGGTACCATGGCCCTAGATATCCCACAGGGCCAAGCCACGATGAATTTGGGGTGGTTGGATGACCCTGACATTGAAGGTCCTTCCGTAGGGTGTTGTCAAGGTGTCATTAAACACGAGTTTGGACACTTCCTTGGTCTCATCCATGAACATCAAAACCCCATTGATAATCCGCTCTTAGAATGCTTAGATATGGACCAAGTAATTAAAGATCTCAGCGGTCCACCTAACAACTGGGACCAGGAAACCATTGAAAATAACATGTACAATATCTATTCACAAGATCAGGTTAACGGAACACAATTCGATCCTTACAGTATTATGAAGTACTTTATTGAAATGAATTGGCTAAAACCGGAATGTCGCAACGACAAGGAATTACAATCCCTCTCGGATGGTGCTACACAACACTTATCGGACATGGACAAGGCCCTCTTGGGTGCTATGTATCCGGCAGATGGTTCAGAGCCTGATATGGGCGCAGTGACAGACTTGGGAACTAACAGTACACCCAACACTATTGTCAGTACCGAAGTTGTAGACACTCAAACCGGTGAACCTGTGAATATGCCACTCGAGCTTACTGTTATACACACCAAAACCAACACCCTAACCGGAGAAGAACAAGTATCGGAACAAGATATGGTTCTAGACGTTGAGGGCTTAGATGATGTTGCTGATGGCGCGGGTGGATGTCGTCCAGCTGGCATTACCCTGATCGTCATAGCATCCTTAATTGCCGCAGCCTTATTGATCTGGGGACTTTATGAATTAATGAAGAAGCGCTAGTCTTCTTAACCTTACGAAAAGCACACCAACATCCCCAAATCATTCATCTACAACTACTCCTTCGCCCTGCACCCAGAAGACTGCGGTCCTTCAGGCTCGCTCAACATGTCTAGAATCGACAACGTCGATCTGCGTCTCTGCTTAGCCAACGAGCTTGCTAACGATGAAGTTCAACTCATTGTCTTTGCAAGGAGGGATTAGGTGGTTTGTTATATTCCAATTAAGCCTTGGAATGTTGACTGGATTTCTTTAGCACAAAACATAAAAAAAAAAAACATATTCAACTTCGAAAACTTTGCAAATTTTTTTAAAACCTCTGTTATAAAAAACACTCCTATGTCTAACAACAGTACCTTGGCTGAATGTAAAACTTTAACTCGTCGACGTATCGCGACTTGTCAACTTGATGCTATCAATGCAAGAATCGATAACTTGACAGTCAATACGATCAATGGTTCTGAAGAATCAGATTGTTTTATTGTAGAAGGTTCTGATACTGCTCTTGGTCCTCCTATCTACGGGACTGCAGATGTTTGTCATGGTGAACGACTTCGAATCTGGAGTCAAACCATTGACATTAATGTACAACAAGGGTCTGCTCTTGTTAACTTGGAGTATGATATCGTGAACAATTTGTGTTTACAAAAATCTCTGGCCTTTGATGCCCAAAATTGTTTAGGTTACGCTATTACTTACGGTCAAACTTTATTTGTTGCTACAACTGGTTCAGATGTGACAGGTGCCCGTGAACGCCTTGATTGTCCATTTGCTACACCTTGGGCAGCAGTTGCGGCAGCTCAACCAGGTGATACAGTCATTGTTTTTCCTGGTACTTATACCTCAGCAGCACCAGCTGCTTCTAATCAACGCTTAGTAGCTCATCTTGTCAGAACTTATTGCTACCCAGGCGTTATTATTCAGTTTACTAACTTTGCTGGACCTTTGCCGTTCTTTGACGATGGCAATCCCATGGTTGCGGAATTTCGTGGGTTTGCTACAATTTTAAGTAATGTGGTTAACTTTGGTAATAACGTCATGCTTACCAACGCCGCCTCTGATTTAATTTTAGAAGCGAATCGGTTTCAACACTTAGTTCGCTTGTTTATCAGTAACTGCCGTCGTTTTCATTACACAGTCAAAGAAGACGTCACCACGTTAATCGGACATGCAGTAGCAGTACGTTTACCTGCGAACACTGACGCAGACATCAAATACCATACAGATACCATGACTCTTGCTAATGTTCGAGCTTGGACTCCTTATGATTTCAGGAATATCGGTATCAATGGTCAGCTTGATGTCTGGGCTGGACAACTGAACTTGTTTGGTACCTCGAATGAAGGCATTGCTTATATACAAACAGTCACAGCACACAAAAAGATCCACGTCGACTCGGTGGTTCAAAACCAGAATGCAGGAGCTGATCCAACGTATCACAGGGCTATCTTGGTGATGAGAAACCCTCAAGGCAGTTTTGACATTAAGTTCCCAAGTATAGAGAATGCAGATGGTAATGGCTACCATGGCAACACTATTGTGACTCGAGGTGCAGGAGCCAGTCCAGCTACAGGGTCTATTGAACTCGCCGGTACATGGGTCATTGACTGTAGAGGTGCTGGAGGTGTCGATCCATCCAACAACCTAAACAGCTTTGATCCAGACTCGAGAATTAACGTTAAAGTTTCGGCTAATGTGTTTGGTTCTGATAATGCATTGTATAATCGCGCGTTTTTGAATTTAACCAATGCTCCGAGTTTCTTAACTCTTTCAGGTCGCATCAAATACCAAATGTTGTCAGGCACAAACCAAACTTTAAACAATTGTCTTCAATGGCAAAATAACTCGGTAAGAGCTCCTATTTTAAGAGAACTCATCGCGGTTACAGACTTTGATATTGCTCCACCAGCACAGACAGGACCGATCTCTAACACAGCACTTGGACCAGCTGCTGGTCTACCCATGTATAACGTGTTTAGCAATAGGGATCTTTCATCTATTATCACCTCGACTCCGTTTCCAGGTGAATTTCAATTTGATCCAGCAGTCGATATTTAAAAAAAAAAAAACTTTGTAAGTAAAACAAATGTCAGAACCAACTGCAACTTACGGTGAAGGTCCTCCTAAGGTATCTGGGTCTGAAGTTGACGGAGACACTTATCTTGATACTTTAACTAACGAAGGATACCAATTTTTTGATCCTGATTGGGTTCCAGTCGGGCCTATTATGGTCGATTTGCCTTCGTCTTAAAAAAAATAGAAATTCTCTAAATAAACAAAAATTTTGAATAAGTGGTAGATTTTCTTGTGACTATTATATTAAGCCTCAGCCTAAAGTAGTATCTACTTCTGAACACATTAAAGCGACGGTGAATGGTACGTTTTGCTCGGTCTGCGAATGATTCGAAAAGTGTGTGGTATAATGGAGGTGCAGATAAAGCTTGGGTAGTCGACAAAGCCGTACGTTTTAAAATCTCTAAGTCTAGAGTCTATTTACGGAGGGCGGCAGCACAAGCTGGACTTTTAGCTTTCTTATCCGCCATGACCCACGCTACAATACCCAAGATTAAACCAGCCCCAGGTACAAAGGGTAGCACTGATAAAATAATAGCAGCTAGGCCCAATCCCCAAATTGTTTTGTTTTTGCAGGCTTCCCCAACTTTTAAACCTCTAACACCCCCATAGATGCCAAGAATAAAAACGGCGATGCCAATAATAACAAAAATGGCAATTATACCACCTCCAAGAGCTGCTGCCCCACCCGCGGACATTTGTTGGGGTTGTTGATCATCTTTAGTTGCGGACATTGATGTGTGTTTTATTTAAATATTCATTTATTTGCCAACATTGACTTAATAATTTTATGCGCCATTAAAAAAACCTTAATAGATGTCGGTACAGTTCGGACCTCAAGCGCCGCCTTCTGGACGATTCTGCAAGGATGTAATTATTGCAGATGAATTAGCGCTGGTTCAGAGTAATGGACACCTCCCAGCGCCACAAAGACAAGTCCTACAAGCCGCTTGGCTCAAAGGTAAAGAGTGGCCTCAAGAAGGCGTAATCTTGATTAAATTTTTGGAAGGTACAGCAGAACAAAAAAAGTTAGTGAGAGAAGTCGTGGAAGAAAACTTTGGTCCACACATCATTAATTTAAAGTTAGAGTGGAAAGAAGAAGATTACACAGGAGATTGTCAAGTGCGCATAACTTTTAATTCCAAGAATGGCGCATGGTCATACCTTGGCACTGATGCACTTGATGTTACCGACCAAAGTCAGGCTACTATGAACTTGGGTTGGTTAGATTTACCAAGTGAGATTGACAGAAGTAAGACACGTGGATGTTGTTATGGTGTTATCAAACATGAGTTTGGCCATTGCGTTGGGGGTTGGATTCATGAGCACCAAAATCCTGACGAAAGTAATCCACTTCCCAATTGTTGGGACATGCCTGTCATCACCAAGGACTTGAGCGGACCGCCCAATAATTGGGATGATAAAACCATTAAAGCTAATATGTTTGAAGCCTATAGTGTAGATCAGGTCAATGGCACAGTATATGATCCTAAAAGTATTATGCATTATTTTTATCCCAAGGCTTGGCTCAAGTGCGGTGCAGCTTTGATGGGCAACCAGCAACTCTCGCGGTTGGACAAACAACTTTTGGCGCGCGAATATCCAGTCAAAGGTCAAATTCCCCGACCTCTAAATTCTCAAGCCCAGGGTTCACAGCCTTCTCAAGTTTCACGAGCATCGCAAGTTTCACGAGCATCGCAAGTTTCACGAGCTTCGCAAGTTTCACGAGCTTCGCAAGTTTCACGAGCTTCGCAAGTTTCATCATCCCAAACATCCATAGGGCCGCAACAAACATTAACCTTACCTGCCCCGCGAGCGAGATGTTCCTTAAAGTCTGATCCAGTAGGTTTAACTTTTCTGATCTTGGGGTTCTTGACACTTGGTGCTTTACTAGGCTACCTCCTATATCTCTTACTTACCAAATCTTCCAAGCGCTCCAGACGTTGAAAAATAAAATATTTTCTTCAAATTAAAGAAACCCAACCTATCTTATCACTCATGTCAGGTCGCAAGAAATTATCTCCCACTCCTGCTTCAGCTAAAGAATTCAAGGGTGTAGCACATGGCAAGAGATATGTGCGTGTGCCGAAGGTTACGTGGACCAAGGTGTCCAAACCTGTCGAATATGTGCAATATAAGCGCCATGTTAGTTACAACAAGGTTCCTGTGGAACAAAAGTTCCAAAAGGTTCAGTTGCCTCGTAGCACCAATGACCCAGCTCAGAGACGTCGCCGACGCCGCCGAGGTCCTATGCGCATGGCCAACGTCAATGGCAATGGTAATGTTGAATTAATTTCCCCATATAACCCCAATGGTAATGTTAATGGTATCAATATCAACGGCAACGGCAACGTGGACATCGTTGAAGGGGGTAACTATAACAACGGCAACATGTACAACAATGGCCTTAACAACGGCAACATGTACAACAATGGCCTGAACAACGGTCTTAACAACGGCAACATGTACAACAATGGCCTGAACAACGGTCTTAACAACGGCAACATGTACAACAATGGCCTTAACAACGGTCTTAACAACGGCCTGAACAACGGCAACATATACAACAATGGCCTGAACAACGGTCTTAACAATGGCCTGAACAACGGTCTTAACAATGGCTTGAACAACGGTCTTAACAACGGCTTGAACAACGGTCTTAACAATGGCCTTAACAACGGTTTCAACAATGGCCTGAACAACGGTCTTAATAACGGTTTGGATTTTGACGATGCGCCAGGTCCTGACGGTCGTATCTGGAAGTGCCGATGCCGTTATGCCAACGCCGGAGGTAACGCCGGTAACACCAACGTTGAGCTTGTGAACACCAACGGCAATGGTAATGTTGATATTGTGGACGTGAACGGCAATGGGAACATGAACGTTGTTGATGTGAACGGCAATGGGAACATGAACGTTGTGGATGTGAACGGTAACGGTAACGTTGAATATGTTAATGTTAATGCCAATGGAGAAGTTGAGCTTGTCAATGGCAACGCTCCCATGCAAGCCATGCGTGGAGGTCGACGTTGGCGACCAGGGAAACCTGGTAGACCCGGTCCAGGTTGTGGTCCTGGCAGCATGAACCGTCCTTGGGATTATGCTGGTGGCGATCATGGTTGCTCCGGAAATTGTGGTGACTCCGTGTGCAAGACCGGACCCTTCAATCCTTCCTTGGGTATTGCCTGCAGTGGTAAAGCACGGGGTTTTGCTCGTGCCAGCCCAGGTTCTTACTACAGGGCCGGAGTTCAAGCCAATAGGTGCGCCATGCGAGCAGCCGGTGCCGCTCCAGTACAATCTTACGCTGCCTTACGATAAAAAAAAAAACAACACAATTATTAGTCTTCTTGCAGAGCACTAGGACGCTCTGTGACGTTTAATAAATTCAAACTCACAATCAACACTTGTCTCAATTGTATCTGTAGATAGGGAGAGGCCGCAGTGTAAACATCGAGGTAATCTTGAAGTTTGTCGGTCTTCTTTCCCTTGCTAAAGTATTGAATATTAGTTAACTTGTAGGGATGTAGCTTTACAAGCTTGCGGATGGTTTCTGCTAGCCCCGGGATCTTAGCGTCAGTCGTCATGTAGGTGGACTTGGTGTTTTTCGTAAAGCTCCGAATAAGTCTGCAAGGTTTTCTACCGTACCAATTTTTGGAACTAATTCTGCGGCAATTCTTCTTAAATCGGAAAAGAAGTTCAAACTATTTTTGTTCAATTTTACGAAATGATACATGGCTAACTGGATAAAGTAAGCACCAAACACCAGAACGCCAAAGCCCCAGAGAAGTCCCCAGACTCCCGTAGTGCCAATCCATGCTTGTGCATTTTGCAACACAAACTCTCTGTCTTCTCTACCTTCCAAATAAGTTTGAAACCACGTGCTTACCGCAAGAACTACGATAGTCCAAACAACAAACACCAAAATAGGCCAACGAATACGTGGTGGTCCGGCTACGGAATATTGATCCATTGTTTAATTTTTTTTATTGTTTCTGCTTTATTTTTTCACCTCTTCCACCTTTGCGGAACTTGATAAAGGAACTCAGGTTGACCCCAGACGAAGATGATGATGATGATGATGATGAGGATGTGGCTTTAGATCGGCGCCTGGAGGGTTTGGGTTTGCGCTTTCTAGGCTTCTTTTGTTGTTTGGACTGTAAGTACTGCGTAAACATCCCTTGGTCAGAAACTGGAGCCGTTTGTAGATCATCCAAAAAGTTGGGTTCCTTCTGTTCATTGTTGGCGGACTCGACACAGAGTGACGTTGCCAGGAAGGGAGGTTTAACCACACGAATTTGCAGCTGGTGAAAGTTGTTGCGAAACTGTTCAATGGTTAGATCACCACCAAAACGCTGTAAGCGAATACGTGGGGGTGCAGGTTTAACGGGAGAGTGGATTTGAAACACGTTGCGTAACATGTGGTTCATATAGAGCATTCTCCGGGTAGTCAAATAGGGCTCCTGTTCGATAATATAAGTAAAGGCACAGTTCGGCGAACAGAAAACACCGTAAACACTGTACAGGTCGAGTTGTTGGTCGTAGTCAGTCACAATGGGAATAGGAGTTGAGTCAAAGGTTTCACCATCATGCCAACAAGCAATCTCACAAGATTGAGGCCACTCCATACCATTATGAAACAGAGGATGATGGAGTAAAGGTTGATGGGTCACATGCTGATTTAGCTTGCTTCTCACATAGGTTGCGCAGTTTTGAACCCGTGGCACAATTTTAAGATCACGATTTAAGTAACACTCTTGATCACTGATAAACAATGAAGTCATCATGATGATGTGTTTGTTTTTGCTGTAGAACAAATGCCAAACCAGAAGGTAAACGGTGACGACACCATGCAAACTGTGAATCTGGAAACTCCCGCCAAGCCTGAGGAACCTGAAATAAAAAACCTTGAAGGAGCCGGGGAACCTATGGAACCCACCAAAAAGGAACCCATGAAATTTGCGAAGCCCACCACCAAAAAGGAACCCATGCAAGAGGAGGAGGAGGAGGAAGAAGCAGCGCCAACAACAATGCTCAAGAAACGTAAATCTAGAGCTATTGTTATGAGTGACGATGAAGAAGATGAAACCCAGAAAATTGCAGAGATAAAGAGGAAGCAAGCGGAATCGGAGAAAGCATTGGCTGCGGAATTGGAGAAGCGTGATGTTTTTTCCGCTCAGTCTGTGAAGCCCACGAAGTCTGCGAAGTCCACGAAGTCTGCGAAGTCCACAAAGTCTGCGAAGTCTGCGAAGTCTGCGAAGCCCAAAAAACGCAAGCTGGTCGAGGAAACCAAGCCACAAAAGAAAGCAAAGGTTAAAGACGATAACCTATCCAAATTTAACCGCAGCCGGCGTCACTTGGCGTTCCAGATCGAGATCAACAACACTAATACCTTTGTCAGTACTCTGGAACCGGTGAAAGAGATCTTGGATAACATTACCTTATTTGTGCGTTCTCCAGAAGTGGACGACGAGAAGAGGCCACAGACCAATGTTATGGATGAACAAGACAACAAGCAGTTTGCGGGGCTAAGTTGGGAACGTCTGAACAGTTCGAAGACCAACTTGATCGTGGGTCGCTTCCGGGCTGATGAAGTTTACGTGGCCGCAGATGCCAAGATGGATGATCTCCAGTTCTCAGTGAACATCCAGAACTTCCTGCAGCTAGTGAAAACGGTACCCACCGGAACCACCCTGATTCTGGAGATGAAGAAAGGTGGTGACAAGATTGAGATCCGTTCTTACAGCATCGATTCCCGCCATTATCAAGTGTCGAAACTACCAACACTGCAGCTGGATAATGCTCACTTTGAAATCGACATCTTACAGTACTCTCACAAGATTGTGGTGCCTCTGTCGGCGATTATTAACTCTGCGTCCGTGATTGGGAGCAAAACCCTACATTGCATGATTTTTGAACACAAAACATCCAATATCATGTATTTTGTGGTGAAGGCTGATGGCGAAGAAGCCGGTCAAGTCGAAGATTACTTTATGAGTTATACCGACACGGAAGAAAACGAAGATGGTAAAGTCATGGTCATCCGCAACCATGAGTTGACCGATTTTGGTGATCTTCACCCGGATCATGTCAAGCGCTCCGAAGTCAAGGAAGTCATCAACTTTGTCTATCCGGTGAAGTTCTTAAAGAGCTTTATCACCAACAACCAACGTCGCGACATTGTGCTGCGCTTTGGCGACCAACAACCCTTGATGATGTTCTCACCATGTGGTGATGGCCAGTCCTTTAATTCTTTTATTCTGTCCCCCAAAGACTTGGAGGAACTGCAAAATCCGGAGATTGAGTGTTTCAAGGACGAATAAGCCCCCTTCCTCCTTTATATGTTTACACTCAATAAAAATTAATTATTTCCACTTTGAAAAACCTCACTCCCTTCTCCAACATTCATGACACGCAATGGTAATTTTTTGGATTATGTGCAGCACCACCGTAACCAGAATTTACTACAAAATCAAAAGCGAGTCCAGTTGGAGAAGGAAGTATCACAGTTAAACGAACAATTAAAACAGACAAGCACCATCCAGGAACGGGTGGCGATTAAAAAGCAGCGGCTTTTAATTCAGCGCCAGTTACAAAACATTCACAGTATCCCCTTGGCTGAATTTGATCGGAAGTTAATTCCCTTCCTAAACTCGTGTTATAACTCTCAGGCGGACGGGGATTTATTGATTGAACAGTTTGACGCCGAGTTTCATATTGCTTCACCAGAGCCCAGTTATGTCAATGCTAATCTGGAATCCTGTAGCAAGTGCAACCTTCCTTATGTGCACATTGCGTCGGAGGCTCAGCTGGTCTGTGAAGCTTGTGGGCAAACGGAGCGCTATATTGATACCAGTGTTCTTACTATGGCCTACGGTGATGAGATTGAATATTCATCCTTCTCCTATCGTCGCATTAATCACTTTCGCGAACTTCTCAATTACTTACAAGCCAAGGAGACTACCACAGTGCCCCAGAGTGCCTTGAACACGGTGATGCAATACTTGGTCGAGAAACGTTATAACAAAGTGACACGTGTGACGTTTAATGTGATACGTAAAGCTCTGCGTGACCTGGGTATGCGGAAATATTACGATCATGCGATGCAGATCTGGTGCTTAATCACAGGAGGAAAAGCCCTGAGGTTAGATCCGCGACTCGAAGAGAAGTTTACCTTAATGTTTATCGCCATCCAACAACCCTGGGAACGACATTGCCCCGATGATCGCAAGAATTTTCTAAGTTATCCCTATTGCTTTTATAAGCTCTCCCAATTACTGGGACAGAAGGACTTACTGCCATACTTTACCTTACTAAAATGTCCCAAGAAGCGCAAGGCTCAAGAAGATTTATTTGAACTGATTTGTCAAGATCTGAACTGGACGTTTGTTCCCATTTGAAGCCAAAAATAATAAAGAGATTAAAAAGAAAAAAGAGAATGAACCTGCCGGTGTCTAGTTTACCCATGCCGCCCCGGCGCCGACCACCGTCGTTGTTGTTGCTACCACCACCACAATTCAAGCCGCGACCAAGTCCACAGCAGTTGTTGGATGAGATTAAAAAACCGGTAACGCTAAGCCCAGAGTCACTTGAGGAAGTATCAAGCCTACTAACTAAATTGCTGCTAAAGAACACAGAGACCTCGACGGAAGTGTCTACAAAGGTGTCCACTGAGGTGTCCACGAAAGTTGTCGCGGAACTTGCCACGGAGGTGATCGCGGAAGTTGCTGGGGAGGTTGTCGCGGAACTTGCTGGGGAGATTTATACAAAGCTTTCTGCGGAGCTTTCTACCCTTATCTCCAAACAAATACAAGCTCTAAAAGATGAACTCAGGACAGAACTGCTTGATAACGCCCGGGTCATTAGTCAAGAAGTTATTTCGGCGATTACCACGCGTGTTGACTGGGATGTCATTAGTTAACCTTATAACAATGTTGACAAAAGGGTGTAAAAACTCCCGGACTGTCAGGCACCCATTGCACGTCCGCACTAGCAATACTGGCCTCGCAGCCTACACAATCAACGTGACTTAGATATGCTATCTCATTGTCACGAAAATAAAAATGTTTATTAGTTTCATAATTCTGACCCGTTCTGTCCAGACTAATTTCTGTCTCTTTCTCCGACACCTTGGACTCAAGACAAGCCTGGAGGCACAACCTAGCATAAGTGACCCGATCAGCGGAAGTATCAAACTTACGTTGCGTCTTCCAAGTTGTCTTGCCTTTTTTAACCATTATCTTTTTTTTCTCAGTACATACAACAAAAAGAGATTAGATGTCTGGATTGTACAACATACAACAGTTCCAACCACAAAAAGCCAAACCTTTCTCTACTTGGCTCATTGTAGGGGCCAGGGGTTCGGGTAAAAGTACGCTGCTAGAGAACCTTTTGTTTCATTTGCGGGGACACATTGAATTTCCCATGGCTATGACCCCTACGGTAAGTACAATTAGGATGCTAGAGAAACACATGCCCGGCTCTTTAATTCATCATGGATATGATTTTGAAGCCGCAGATAAATTTGTGAGTGATTGTAAGGAACTAGTGAAGAGAGGTAAAATTCGCAAAGTTGGTTTCTTTAATGATGATTGTATGTTTGATTCTAAAGTCATGAAGACCACTACCCAGAGGTACCTACATTTGAACGGGCGCCATATCCGTTGCACAGAGATTACTATCTCTCAGTACAGTATGATTGTACCACCGGTAATCCGAGGCAACATTGATTACGTGATATCGCTGAAAGAACCCAGTAAAAACAACAAGAAAAAACTGTATGAGTACTTTTTCGGTTGTTTCCCGACCTATTCTGACTTTAACCGGGTATTTACATCTTTAACCGAAAACCATGGGGCCATTGTGATGGACCGCACTGGCAATGCCACCACTGTTAATGATTGTATCTTCCACTACCGAGCACCACCCGTGACCCCACCTTTTACACTGGGCAAGCGCGTCTTCTTTGTGTTAGACCAAGCCAAGAGAGCACTTAAACGCCGGCAAAATAAGACTCAAGGACCACAGCGGGTGGTCTAAGCCGGGGCGCAAGGCTTACAGAAGACGCGGAGGGGTTGTAGGATTCTGAAGTGAGCTGTAAGAGCAAGTGCAACCAAAAATATGGAGCCACCTATAAGAAAGCTGTAATATCCTAATTTGGCGTAATTTGTATGTCCCTCCTCGTCTGAGCTCCAATGTGTAGTTTGAGCCACGATTAAGAGTATACATATACTTAAGATGGCCAAACCAATGGGAATTCCAAAAACAATCACACTATCACGAATTAGTAAAGGCAAAGTATCCATACAGAAGGTACATTTGGGAGTCGATATCCAAGATGGAATAAAAGGCATGACTTCGATAGTTTATTCATATATCATTTTATGTTGCCTGCGGATAAGCCTCTTTGAAAAAGTCTGTAGCGTTCTGCGGTGGTGAAGACGGGCCATAAGTGGCGGGCAACGGCACATGGTAAGTATGTGTTGTGCAAATCCAAGACGCTACGGCCACGGCCAGTGTGTACAACGGCAAGATGGCATAGTCGGTAGCGGCTTTATTTTGCCAGCCCCACACAGACTGAAGAACAATCCACATAGCCAAGCATAAAGCTAAAATCCAAAACCACTTTACTTTAAAGTAACACATGATCACCACAATTACGTTTAGGACCGCCCAGGCAGGCAACATCCACTCGGCTTGACGTTCTTGAGGTTCATCCAGGATGTACGTTAAGAGCATGCCGTACAGCAACACCAACAAAATAATGAGTTTAATTATATGCATAGGTAGAGTTTTGATTAAAGACAAAGATAAAAATCAATGGGTTGTTGCAACGGATGTTGTCGTTATGTGGGCTTAGGTCGCCGGTGTGTTAATTGTTCCGCGCCAACCAAACAACTTCACTGTTCACGCTGTGTTACTCTTTACCTGTCCGAATTTGCAGAGTTTGATATTATTTCCGAATGCCGCCCAAACGAAGCCTCCGCCCCGAACCAACCCGCCCTGACAAAAAACTCTGTCTCGACGACGCAGACGACAAGTGCACGATCCTGACGTGCCCCAGGTTAAGTTCGGACGTAGTCGAAGCATCTGGCTTCTTGCATGAAGTTCAACGAAAAGGCGGTCTTGGAGTATGCTTCCATTCTGATCACAAACATAAAGATGGTTGGGTAACCGTGACCAGCGTGGCTCCTGCAGTCTTGCAATCTTTAAATCTATCCTTAACTCGTGAACCTTTGACTGGAACTCTGAGTCAACTAAAATCCTACGACATGGTGCGCGCCCTACAGTACCTGGATTTGAATAAAGCCAGCACTGCCACACTTCAATCCCAGTTGGTTCAACGTTGGTCAGACACCCAGGATGTGATGGTCGCCTGGGACGTTTTTCAAGCCCTGTATGAACAACACAACGATGGTAAACAAGATACCGAAAAGAGGTTGGATCAGATCCTACATGCCAAGAACTGGACGAATCTCGATGCTTTACTTGACCTAGAACTCAAGACTCCTGTGGCCGCGGCCCAGATCTTATCATTTGCGCGACACTTTTTTGGCACTGAATACCGCGACAAGTATATTCCTGTCAGAGCCGATACTTGCTTTACTCTGAACCCTTGCCGCATTGAAGCGCTGGCTGGTGGCTTTCCTGTGCAACCATGTGCGATTTATGCGGGTGGCTCTCTATGTACCATGTTAGATCCTACCATCCCTATGTACCCCAGTGCTGATGTGGACATCTTTCTGTTAAAAGATGAAGATCCTCAACCCTATGTGGAAGCCCTAATGAAGGCTCATTTTGTAGTGGGACAGTACGGCCCAAGCGTTATCATGGCAGTTGCCCCACATGCGTATACCGTGCAAATCATCGCTTCTGATGCAAAACGACCCGTGGAAATTGTTAGCCGTTTTGACTTTGGCCATAACATGATCTTTTATCACTCCCAGACTCTGTACATGAACTTGTTGGCCTTGGAAGCCTGGAGTACCCGGACTCTCAAACCCAGCATCTCTGCGCCACTGCCACGGAACCGGTACCTCAAGGCTCACTTGAAGGGTTTTCCTGTGGACCAGAAGTTTGAGTTTTGGGAACTTCAACAAGGTAAGTATCACGGCATTCCCAAGTCGGCCACCACTGCAGATGAAATTCAATACTGGTTGCGCAAGTTATACCGTATTACAGACCCAATTCAAACTCCGGCAGACTTAAGACCACTTCGTCCGTTGATGGGACACTTGGCCGATTATCAACGCGAAACGTTTACGATGTATGAAACGCCATCATCCAAGAACAGAGTACCCATCTGGGGTTTATCCGGTCCAATTATTGATGATTTACCTCCCATGCGGGTTCCGTTTGATATGACGGGATATAGTTACGGGAATGATAAAAACAAAAAATTTAAGCTTACCTTTTCTAGTGGAGAAGCCCCTGGTAGCTTGCGGAATTACATCACCAGAGCCCTGCCGGAAATCAAGAAACACTTGTCTCAGCTGCACGATGAAGGTGGTGAATGGCCCTTCAAAGTCGTCAAACGACGCTATGGGCTTAACAACTACTGTGAATTTATGGACCTTTGGGTCAAGGCCACACCTGAAATAGTCTGGGAAGATGAAGATGGTCAAGAAATGAAGTTTCAGCCCCAGAAAGATCTTCAATCGGGTCAATGGTTTATCCCAACTCTGAGACCACTATACGTCTACCCCACCGGTATGGTCTTTAGAGCTTTGCGCATGCGTGCGTATCGAATGCCTCCATCAAGTCTTCATTAAAATCTTGATCTCACAAAAAAATTGCTTTTCCCCTTTCTTAAAAAAAATAAATGAAAGCTTACCACCGTAAGCTGCGTTCCGCTAAGACAGCTACCCAACCTCGGCAAATTGACCTACGAGCCAAACTTGCCAAAAATACTAAAACTGCAGACAGACTTAGGAGAAAGGCTGTACTTGGTATGTATCCGAAGAAGCAAGAACTTAAAAGATTCTTTCAGCACCCTAAGATCTTGGACATCCTCAGTAATGACTTCGCGGTCTTTCGGCAGTTGATAAACGGGGAGCATAAGTTGCTAGTCCAGGATCTAAGCCGTAAGTTGTGCCCCCAGGCTTTTGATGATTCTGTACAGCAAATCGAGGATCAAGAGCAGGAAAAAGAGGACGCGGAGGCTAAAAACATGGCCAAGATGCAGTACCTCATGCTGAGTAAGCGAGAGTACCCAGAGTATGAGCTTTCACACAGCCGTGGTATGAGGAACGGTACCAAAACTGGCCAGCTTATCTATGTTGAAAAAGTTAGCAGGGGCTACATTATCGCCAAATACGTAGATACTATAGTACCGGAGACTGTTCGGGTCAAGTTCGATAAGCGCTACTTTGGCGACGATGTCTTGTCCTGGGACACGGCTACACGGCAGTTCTATATTCCACTAGGTGATATAGATCACGCCAGTGCGGCATTCTATGAGACTCAGGACTATATACTACCTGAACTCAGCCTGGTGGTCGCAAATTATCTTTAAGCATAACTAACAAATAAAAACACTTTCCACTTTGTTTTCCCGGGGTCTATGTCAGTAAATCATCTTTTGGATACCACAGTAATATTTGTTAAAGTGATGCGTATCAATTCACCATTCATTTTTTCAAGTTCAAAGTAAGGTACAAGCGCAGAGGCATATTCCTTAAGCTTGATTTGTAGGTAATAAATAGCAAATTGTTCACCCAATTCAATTCCTAAATCACCGTCAGCTCTGTAATGCACTGATGCCCAATCACGACCAATGGCTATGTTGCTGGCTAGCTTGTTCAATTCACCCACTATGGTAAGGTCTCCACCAGTGTAATTGAGTAAAGTATCACCATTAATACTATATTTAGCATCCGTGGGCCACAATAAAGGTGAGTACTTAGCATCGTGGGTTTTAATAAATGCTTTGATTACTGTGATAGCAGCTCCTGCTACAACTGCGTGACCCGCGGGAAAACTAGGGTGTGTTGGTGATCCTTCCGGGTACATGGATGATAATAAGTATGTACCATTCCCATTTTTGGCTAAAACCGCGCTCAGGGTAGCACTAGCAACCGCCAAATGATCCTTGATGTCCCCCGCCGGAAACTGATCTTTCAGGATGTGATCAATTCGCCAGGCCATTGCTTCGGGTCGAAGTTTCATAAATTTGTTAAATTTTTGATTCCATGCCACTCGCAACGCTCCCAGCGTTACATCAGCTAAGCTACCAAGCCCATCGGGTGCCCCACCACTCGTCCAGGCTGTAGTTACTTCATTGCCGGTATGTTGAAATTCAAAACCAGCTTGATAACAAATCAACGCAGCTGAGAAATAGGCTTGAAACATCGCGTCGTTATGCACATAGCTGCCGAGAACCCTCCCAGAAAAAGCATACTTCTTAGTTCCAGAATAATTGGGTGATCCAGCAACCCGCCCTCTCTGTATGTTAATAAAGTTTATAGGATCAACAGTGGCGACTACATCATCCTCCATAGGATACTTTTGATCAATGTTGACACCATTGTAGGAGTATGGTAAGACCAGGAACTGGCTGGTATAGGGTCCGCGCGTTTCATCTTGTCCAATTCCGCGAAACAGCTCTTGGCCAGTAACTTGCCCACTTTCACTGTTGACAGGACCCTTGTATGCGCCCGCATCATTGTATGCATTCATTACATCCAGCGCCCGCTTAACATCGGGGTGCGACCCTTGTTGAATTTCCCACAGGGACAGATCTCGCAACAATGATTGCTCATATACTTCAACCATCTCCGCTATTCCTGATAAGCTGTGGGCAGGGATAAAACCCTTCATCTGCAAGGCTTGCGGGTCTTTACCCTTAATAATAAAGGCATCAGCTGTTTGTATACCCTCTAATTTACGGACACGACCTGGGTCCATGGCCGCGTGTGGGTCACCAACAAGTAGCGCATCAACATCCTCTTTACGTGCTAGACCAGTGGCCTGATCATGTTTGAGCGTTTTTGAAAATAGCCAAGGGTAGTATAAGATCCCATCAATCGACCATATCTCAGTATCATACTCGGTTTTTTGCTCAAAGTTGGCATAGTATTTTTCACCAGCAACTTGAGTAGCTATAGCAAACGCTTGTAGACTGCGTGTTGTTAGCAACTCTAGTGTGGGTGTGGATGTTATCAACTCTGGTGTGGGTATGACACGCGCCTCTAAACCGGACACCCGGGTATCAAGTTCATCAAACCTAACATTAATGTTTTTAAAGTGACCAACATCACTCACGATGCGGTTAGCACGAAGATTAGTGCAAGCACTGTCGATTCTAGACATTGAAGATAATAGGAGGTTTATTTAAACATATATATAAAAATGAAAAACACTTCCACTTTGTTTTCCTGGCATGTCTATGTCTCTTGAACCTTACTTACCGCAGACGTGGCCCTTGGTTCTGGTACACCTGGTAAACAGTTACTATCGTGATTACGAAAGCTGCGTAGATGCTAAAAAACATACAACATTTATTTATAATGCTGCGCATACAATTCGCACACACTTGGGCTTAAGTGTTTCATCTCGAGCTCTCCTGCTTTCTTTTTTACGGTTACGAGCCATGGTGGAGCGCCACAGACCCAAAAGTGATGATCATGTACAACTCATGAGCCACGTTGCTGTTGTTAAAACTATCAATGAATTACTACCCTTAATATATAGTCGCCTGGAATATGCACGACACGCAGACGCGTATTTAGCCTTGCTCCAGCCCCTGGAGATGCAGGTGGCCCGTGACTTTAAAACTTTATCCATAGTTTTAGACTTTCCTCGAGCGAAAGGATCAACATCTACATCTATGCGTATGCGCAGCTTTGTAACATTCAAGGAACTCATGGCGGCACAATGTGATCCTTACGTTGTCTTGATCGGTTGGTGTTGGACCGAGCAACGCAACATAGACCTCCAGTTGCTACAAGACCCACTGTGGTACCAGCCATTGTTAAGCTCGGCGATTACACTAAGTCAGTTCAAGGGTATTGGCCCAAAGAATAAGTACTGCCGTCACACTCTGATGACTGCACCAAAACTAAGACCACAAGCGATACGTAGGCACGTTTGGAATGAAATTCAACGCGTTCGTCGAAAAAACAGTCGGTCGCCAAGAAAAAGGAAATTTAATTGTGTTTAATTTTGGCAAAAAAGAAAAACAAAGCCATTAACACCAAAAATGAGTACAACAACAAACCAAAAGTCTGAGGCCCCGGTTCCAACGTCTGAGGTCACACCTGCCCCTAATGCTGAAACTACACCTGAAACCACGCCGGTATCTACCCCGGAAGCTGTGCCAGAAGCTACACCCGAAGCTACCCCTGAAGCTACCCCTGAAGCTACCCCTGAAGCTACCCCTGACGCTGCGCCTGAAACAGATCCTGTAACCGTGACTGCACAAGTAATGAACCCATTGATTGCCAAGATGGAAGTGTCCCCACCCCGTCGCCACAAAACCATAGCAGCTAACCGACGTTCACGCAGACCAAAGCGTAAATGTGCAAATCTGGGGCGCAACCGCACACGTTATACTGCTTAAGACAGACTTATGATAATTGTACTAAATTCCACGTAACATTGTGTGCGTTAAAAATCATGCTCGTCGTCCCCGAACCATTCGTGAACCGTAATCGCAGGTCAATAACTCCACTGGCTAGTAAGTTAACAAGTTTGACCAAACTGACAGATCCATCATCATTGTTTTGTTGATAATGTCTCGATATGGACGTGGCGGGAATGATGGCTCCATTTTGAAATAAAGCACCCTCTACATCTACATTATTTTCGGAACTGCTGCCATCCAAACTAATGCTGGCTAAGTACACTCCGGCATTTGTGACTGTGATACTACCACTTACTGCATTGACGGTCGTGGCTGAACTAGGGCCAGCGCTTAGACCGTTATTCCACACGATAAAAGTATTCTGGGGTGTTATCACTAAACTACCAGTGGTCGTATATAATTCTCCATAACTATTAACTCCACCTGTACCCGTGGCCCCGGTGGCCCCTGTGGCTGTGGCTGTCCCTGGTAGACCCGTAGGACCCAGAGGACCAGTGGGACCAGTGGGACCCGTCGGCCCTGTCGCACCCGTGCTTGTAGCGGAACCCGGCAGACCCGTCGCACCAGTTGGTCCAGTTACCCCTTCTAGATTTAGTAATACACTCCCTTCGCTTAAATCTAAGTTTATGGACTCACTCCACACACGTAAAGTATCAGTAGGACAAATTGAGATTGGTCCAGACGAAGGTGCACCAGTGGGACCGGTGGCCGTTTCAATATGAAAACAAGGAAACGGATTACCATTACAGTCTTCCATGGATCTGCAAACTTGCAAATCTGTAATTCTAGCACATGATGCAATTAGTGCCCCAGTCTGTATACTTCGGCGTGTAAAAGTTTTACAATCTAAAGCTTGTTGTTGCATTGTGTTTTAAATTTATGTATTTATTTTTTTTACATAACTTCGAGAGCATTGTCAATGGCTGAGGCAGCTTCATCCACAGTAACCTCAGGAGCACGCTGAATCCAACCTTCATCCACGTCTCCCAACCATTGAAACTCAGGTAAGTGCTTGAGGCGGGCTGGAACGACGAGATCTTGAGTTAGGCGGAGGGTGGGCTCATAAGAATTAATTGGCTGAGCTTCCATCTCCACGTACCTTCGCGCGGCTTGTTTTAGATCCAGCTGGATATCCTTGTGGTCCTCCGGTGGGAATAAATGGGGTAGGTACCACAGCGGCGCTTCAAAGCTGGCTAGTTGACCACTAGGCAGGATAACGGATTGGCTTGCCCAGTGACACAACTCAGAGTCACGAGGGGCTTGGCGCGTCCATTCCCGCGGATATCCATCAAAGGCTTGAGTCCATTGAATGCTCCCAAGACCAGAAGGTCCGACATCTTGAAGTTGATCGAAACGCAGACCAGCCAAATTTTCAGGGTGTAGGCTGGCGTTATATATGACATACATTGACAAAACCAAGGTCTCCAAGTGGTCGTAACGGCCTTGCTCAAACCATTCCACGAGCCGGAGACGATTATCAAGGCAAGGCTCATACTCGGGATACAAACGATTAATGTCCGCACCCGAGTAACCCAGGTACGGTCCATCTGTCGAAAACTGGTAAGGTTCCTGATGCTTGCGATAATCCAAAATCTCTTGGGGCGAAGGCATCCCGGCCATGACGCGCTGAAAGATGTGTTGACTTTTGATCTCGTTGCTGGCATCACGCGCGTGCATACCAAAGCCTTGCATCATTGCCTTAACAGCGCGGGCTTTGTCATCATATTCAGCTGCATAGTGAGTTAAAATGTATTCTTCAGGATACTTTTTCGCATCCAACAACGGCAAGTACCGCTTACCAAAGTGTTGCGTGCGGTCGTCTTTGGTTTCGGCTTCTTCTTTTTTCCTCTCCAAGATACTGCGACCAATGTATTCGCAGTAGTTACGATAAGCTCGGCTCAAATGTGGATAAGCTTGAGCCACTTGGAGACTGCGGCTGTGCAAGTCTGGTAGACCTTGAGGTAGGGGCCCCAAACTCTCCCGCAACTCGGTCCAATCACGGTGATAAGCGGTTAACGCCTGATCCACCGGCAAGTCCAGGTACTTGTAGAACCCGACTTTAGGTAAGGTTTGCATGTACCGGCGACGACCACGCACCTCCAAGCGGAAGTTTCGCCGCGCTTGGTCGGAATCAAATTCCCGCAAGATCACAGTAGTTCGAACTTCCAAGTGCCGAGTCAAGCAATGCTCCCACTTGCGCTTGACTTCTTCTTCGAACGTGTCCTGAACTGCCTTGGACCGTTCGATCTCCTTGATACGCCGGGTTCCATCCTTCTCCTCAACAATATCACGCTGCACTTCCTTTTCAGTAGTTGTGTGAATACGCCTGCGGGTCTGAGTTACTTCCTCAGAAACTTTCATGGTAGTACTAGCCACCCGGGACGCAGAAGCAGAGATAGAATGGCTAGACTTATAAGACCGTGACTTGACTGGAAGGGCTTGGATAGCTTGTTCTTCGCACCGAATATCAATTTCCAGTTCACGCCGAGCCGCAGGATCCGTAGTCTTGGCTAGTTGTTTCTTGAGACGTTGGATGCGGCGTTGGATTGATCGTTTTTGTCGAGGCATCTTTTTTTTAAAAACTTTCAGCTTTGATAAAAAAGTGCGCCTAAAAACACAACCTTTATTGTGCTACCATTAGAACAAAAAAACATGATGACTGAAGACGGAGAAATGAATGAAGAACCCGATACTCGACCTAGAAAGGGGGCTATACACACCGATCACGGTGATGATTTAGTCATCTTTCGTCATCCGCTACTTAAGCAACACTCTTTTTGGTGCAAGGATAAACAACTCGGCACACATATCCGCAGAGATGGCTGCTTGGTGCTGACCTACGTGGATCAAAAAGACCCAGAGCACCAGGCTACGGAACAACTTCTCAACCTGGAAAATGAGATCTTGCATCGTGACAAGGATAAGGTGGCAGTTAAATTAGATATAGATCGGCTGGTGCAACAGCTGGGCAGTAACCACGAGGACGACCCAGAAGTTTTGCATGAACTTCATGAAGATTTATCCCGGTATTTGGCGGTCCAAAGAAATCATAACCAACGCTTACAAGCGCTACGGCAAGTTTACAAAGTGGATGTCCTGTGCCAACCCGTACGTATCACCCAAATTTTAGAACCCCACATGCTGACCAGGTTTTCTTTAACGAAGGAGTTGATCTTCTGGTGTCCCAACTGTAACAAGCATCAATGTCCTATGCAGCGGATCAACGATCCCGTACCCGTCAACATTCAAGAAACGAAGCTACCTGAACAACACCAGACCTTTTATGCTTCAACCTTAAATTCAGATCATAAGGACTTTTACTTAAGCTTGGAGAGCCAATACCAAGACTTTGCGCCGGTGACAAATGAAAACACGACTTGCATCAAGCATTATATGGAATATAAAGATCCCTACTTAAAGGGTGTCTGTTACTTGAATGGCAATCTTGGGGCTTGCCCCAACCCTAGGCGTGCCTTGGAACTTTTTGAACAATCTGAACATCCAGATGCTTACTTTCAGCGCCACTTGGCGTCCGGCAACCTAGAATTACTTCAAGAAGCTGCGTGGCGCGGCCATGGTGAAGCAGCCTACAGATGGCATAAAGTCTGGCCATTATCCAGCACCAGCAGGCTACGGTGGCTGAAGAGAGCCGCAGAGGTGGGCAGTAGCCCAGATGCTTCTTATGATTATGGCCTACTCACCAATGAGTTCAAGTTTTTCTTACAGGGCCTAGCATACAAACACATAGGATGTATGTATCAAGTTGGACAATATTATCTCCAACAAGGCAAGTACCAGGATGGCATCCAAATGTTAGAAAATGCCAGGTTAAACGGTTCAGCTGAAGCTTGTCTCTTGTTGGGTAAGGCTTACCTGAATGATGAAGTTAATCGTGCCAGTGCCCGGGACTGTTTAATGGAAGCGTCGACCAAGTATGGCTGTGCCGAAGCTACATTTCTCTGGGGTCAACTGGATAGCAACCTCGAGTTGTTGAAACTAAGCCTAGAACAAGGTCACAAAGAGGCTATGCCTTCCATTCTCAGAAAACTTCCCATTGCTGAAGTTCCACAATGGTTGGAGGAATACAAAGAATTGAAGGATCCTATGGTAACAACATTACACGGTATCTGTAGCCTGTTGGATGGTGATACCCGGTCTGCACTTCATGCCTTCCAGACCAGTGGTTCTATTGAAGCCAGATATCACTTGGCAGGCATGTATAGGATTGGTATTGGTCTACCATTTCCTGACACCAAGCGGGCGACCCAACTTTTAGAATCCTTGACGGAACTTGGTGATGCCCAATTTCAACTGGCCCAACAACAGGTACAACAAGGAAATTATGGGCTGGCCAAGAATTATTTGTTGGCGTGTGTGGCGGACCATGTGACTTGGCTAAACCGGGACTTTGATAATCCCTCCTATCTCCCGCCATTGGAATATATTTCCGTATCTCGCCAGTCCGAGGCATGGTTTACGTTGGGTCGAAGCATTTTAATCGGCTTAATGGAGCCCACCATGGAATATTCCGCACGTTCATGCTTGGATAAAGCTGTTAAGGCAGGGTACCTCCCAGCTATTTTGCAACTTGCTGAATGTTATGAGACGGGTTGGGGCCTAAACCAAAGCAAAGATGAGGCTATGAACCTGTACTGGATTGCCGCGGAGATGGGAGACAAGACCGCACACCTGTCCATGACACGTTTAGTGGCTGATACCAATCCCAGTTCTGAGGCTGAGACCAGTTCTGATTAATATTCTAATAAAGAAAACATTAAAAAGGAAATATGTCAGGGTCTGCGTTTTCGCGTAGGTTACGCAGGGCATTGTCCCAACGTATTTATGTATTGGATAGACAGGATAATAAGCTTAAAATTATGGGCGCCAGTGGTACATCCTATACTGTTCAACCCGCCCAATTACAATGCACGTGTCCAGATTTTCGTACGCGGCATCAATTTTGTAAACATTTGATCTTTACCTTTATTCGCGTTTTTAAATTTTCGGAAGCAGAGACACAATCCATCGCGGAAGTGGGTCTACACGAAGACCAAGAGCTTCCAATAATCCCGATTAGCCCTAGCCCCAGCCCGAGCCCGTGCTCGATTGAAACAAGCAAAGAATGTGACCCCGAGGATGATTGTTGTATCTGTATGGAAGTGTTTGATCAAGTAGAGACAACCCAGGCGTGTCAAGCCTGTGGCAACTTTTTCCATACAGATTGTGTCTACAGGTGGTTGCAGGCTAGCGAGCATGAAAATTGTCCTCTGTGCCGTGCGGATTGGTTTGATAATTAGAATTTCCACTTTCGAATGGAGACCATCCCCTTGACTATCAAGACCCTAAGTCCCAGTGGCCAGTACGTGATACACGTCGACCTCGATGGCACTGTAGAACAGTTAAAGACGTTGATCAGCCTGAAGATCTCTATACCCGTCCACGAACAAAAGCTGCTGTTTGCTGGTCGTATATTGCATGACTTACACCAAAGTTTGAGGTCTTGCGGGATCCTGGATGCGACATGTGTTTATTTGATTCGTGAAAAAGCTGCCCAAAAACATTCTTCCTCACAATAAAAACAAAAAAACACCAAGACTAAATATGCAAGGAGCGCAACGAGCCGACATTGACGAAAAAGCCCTTATCACAGATTTAAAGGCTACTTTTCGAAATCCAAATGTCTCCAGTGTGATTGACATGACCATTCAACTTATGGAGATAGCCGCACACTGGACTACAGTCTCTGGATTTGAAAAACGTTCTTGGGTCATCCGAATTATTCAGGAAGCTTGTACAGTAGATCAGTTAGATCAATGGGTACCCCACTTAATTGATATTTTGTGTGAAACTTCAGAAGGTAAGTTTACATTCAAGGTTCCACAGTCCTGGGTTTCTTGTTTGACAAGCTGTTAGAATGTTGCCTTTATCATCACTATTACTGCACCATTACCACCTTTACCACCTTGCATCCCATCCATCCATACATTTGATGATCCCCACTTAGCCGCACCACCCCCACCACCACCACCTCCAGCTCCCGTCCCTTCTCGACCCACAGCTCCTTGATCTCCACCTTGCCCACCATTTGGACCACCCCCACCACCACCACCTCCCCCTCCCGAATTACCAGAACCACCAGCTACATCATCACTCCCTGCACCGCCATGGTACCCTGCCCCGGCTTGTCCTCCAGGCTCTCCGCCTTGACCAGGATCACCAGTCTCTCGGTATAACCATCCAGCACCACCCCCACCACCACCACCACCTTGACCAGCTCCACCATCACCACCCGTAATATCAACCAAGCGCGGCTTGCCTGCCAATTTTCCACCTTCACCTCCCACTGCAACAATATCTATGTTGGTCCCAGTAACACTTGAATCACCACCATCATTACCATCAGTTTCACTTCGCCCACCAGCACCACCTTCCCCCACTTCAATGGTAAGGATCTCTCCCTCCATAACTGGGATATTTTCTGTAATAACTTCCTGACCAGCTCCCCCTCCCCCACCACCAGCGCCTCCCACAGCGTCACTTTCCATCGCAAATACCCCTTGTCCTCCACCACCTCCACCCCCACCAGCCCCAGTACAACTAATGTTTAAACTCGTCACACCCGATGGAACTTGGTATGTACCAGATGTAGTAAATATCACCTCCTTATCCACAGCTGTAACACGCAACTGCCAGTCTAAGACTTGTACAGTGCCATCCGTATTTAGATTGGTTACGATGGCAGTATAAGGCGCTGCTTCAGGATCTAATAATGTTAATTCAAAAGTTTGAGATTGTGCCACTAACCGTCGTTGAAATATGAGGTCGCCGGATACAGTCTCCACTTCTAGATCTACATTACCCGCACTGACATTTAGAGTGATATCCACATTATACAATTGATCCACGTCTGCATCGATTAAGAATTCGTAACTTTTAGATTCGCCCGGTCCAAGAGCCTCGGATGTATCTGTACCTTTAGGCCAAAAAATGACTGCCAAGGCAACACCCAACCCAACCACGATTAAAGAAATTATAATAATGAAGCCAATCTGAGCTTTACTGAGCGCCATTCTTTTTTTTTGACATACAATTTTATTTTGGCAGCACTACACACGTGACAATAATTAATATGTTTCGGATAAACACCAGTTCCTTCACACGCCAAACATTTATTGCCCATTTTCGGACTTCTCGGACTTTTTTTTATTTCTTGGCATAATTTTTAAAAAAAACAATGGAGAAGTTTATTGATCATGCCATCGTGGCCGTATTTACTTTTAATCGTGAGAATCCTTACATGCATCAGCCTCACGTGTATGACTTACAATCCCAGCTCGTCAAAGACTTAGTGACCTTGCGCAATAGTTTAAGGAAACTGCCAGAACAGGAACATCGAGAGTATGTGTCTAAACGCTTGAATTCTTTCATGATTACATATACGATGTGTCCTTATTCAGATTTTGTGTACTCTTTAGTCCTGGGCTTACCAACATGAAGTTTAAGTGGCACAAGCGCAAAAGCATGGCGGAAAAACTTGCCGGTCGCCAGGCTGCGGAAAAACGGCGGCGCTGGAAAGAACCGACGCGCGCTGAAGTCCGGGCTTTGGGACCAAAAAAGTTCAACTTATCAGCTCATGCAACCCAGCGGATTCGACAACTCGTTCGCAGTGACACCAAATACGGTCAAATTGACTACCGTGATCACCGCCGACTTAAGCCCCAAGATCGAGTGCCCCGTAGCCTGGAACTACCAGCCACACCACCTGGCTTCTGGGATATTGAAGACCCACGTCCTCCAACAGTGAAAAGCAGTGAAGATTCCGGAAACCTTACTTTCAACATCCCACAATAGACGACGTCCGGCGGATTATTAGAAGTCTGAGATAGCACTAAGGTTAAAATGTCAAAATAAATTCCTAAAACTTTTATAGGCAACAAACACTTTTATTGAACTTGATTTGGACAATACACACTGTAAGCCAAGTTGCAAAACTGAGATTCCTTTGTCATCAGCTCTTCCATAGTGTCTGCAGAGGCCAGGACTTCTCCACCAAAGATAAAGCAGTACTTGTCGCGGAATTCCTCCGGTACCATCGGGCCTTGATGTTGTTGATACGACGCCATGGCATCGACTTGTGCTTGAACCAGATCAATCTTTTCATCGTTTAAGTCCAGGGGAATCACGTGCTTCAGATCAGATGTCATGAGTAACCATTGACCATTAACCATGGCGCAGTGAGTAAAGCGATCGCCAGACATGTTGAAAAAAAATATATTAAATAGTCCGAAAGTCCGATTTAACTTTTTCAAAATGTCCGATGTGATTTTCTTGATTCCGGGGATTAGGAAGATTGTTCAAGCTTATGCTTGGGAGTTTAAGGGTGCGTTATTCTCGGAGTTACCACATAGACCAGAAGTACCATACTGTGGTTCTATACTGTGGCTGGAGGCTTGGCATCCATTGTGTTCTTGGTTTTTCACGTTAACGCCATACAATTTGCAATTTCGAAAGGTTCAGAACCCTACAAGAGGGTTTGACCTTATCTCACCTTGTGGTTCCTCACCAAGCATTATGCCCAAAAAGATGCAATTACATCAAGACGGTTACTTGATTCTCACTTACGCCCATTGGATTTGCATCCTTCGGTGCACCCAGGTCAAGAACCAAGAATGGCGAACACAGACTGAAAATATTCCAGGCTTGGCTATGGAATGGTATTCTGATCAAGGATACTCGCTAGCTCGCGATGATCAGGATGGACATCTGCGCATTGGAACCTATGATAATTATGGTACACTGCAGGAGCCTGAAATCAAGCTGGATAAGGTAAGTATGCCGAATATCTGCCATATTACTAGAATTCACCAAAACCTTTGGGCCCTAGCAAGTAAGCAAAAAATCTGCACCTTTAATCGAAATGGAACCTTGCAGCATTCTCTGGAAACAGACGACAATCAAATAAAAAACATATGTGCCGGACCAGATGGTCGCCTTTATATTCAGTTTCCCGAGGCTGTGTACAGTACATCTGCCGATTTATGCAGTACCCCCACTCACACATTACAATCCGGTGAAATGTGGTGGCTGCCCGGACCTCAATTAGCCATTGACAACCGTTTATATAAGTAAAACCTGGCGATCACCGTGCTCTTTTGCTTCTTCTAGACTTCCTTCTTGGCTTCTTTTCCTGTTGCTTATCTTGAACTTCTTCCACACGCTGGATATGCTTACTCGGAAACATGTGAAACTGTCCATTTTGCGCATCGTAAATTCCAAAATCCTCCTCGTGCCCTGTAAGTCTTTCTGCTGTACTTAATTGTAGGTAATTCACAAACCACTCATAGGATGCAAAAATCCCAGTAAAAACTTGTCCGTCATGTAGAGTCATCATAGCAACTTTACCCTTGAGCCGCATCTGCGCAACAAATAATTCCTCGTCAAACATATTTCACTTGGGGTCTTTCGTACTTTTTTAAGTAGAAATGTTATAACTAAATACAGCAAAAACGCGCATAGAATATGACATGCATAAATAAGGTGTAAACTGGTACAGCAGGGCCAATATTTTCTTTCAATACACAACTCTTGAAAACATTTTTATTTTTTGTTTTACTGGTGATTTAAACTTGACAATTGCCGGAGCTCCCCGATGAACCACCTGGGCGACCTCCAAGAGCCCCACCCAAGGCGGCAAACCCTGGCCCAATACACGCTGTGAATAAAGGTGCTCCCGCTGCAATGGCCGGTGCTGGTCCACCAAAGGGTCTAAATCTGCACGCGCTATAAATACAGCTGGTTCCCGCAGTGTGAGTTAATCCACCGTTGCACATACACCCTGTGTACACACAGTCATTGCCTGCAGTGTGGATAATATCAAAAGAAATCCGACAGCCGCTATAAGAACAGCGATTTCCGGATGTTGTAAGACTTCCTAACATAAGTAAATTGCTGAATATGGAGCTGTCACCAGTGTGCGTAAAATTACGACATTTGATCGTGTCAAACTGACAATTTGCTGCTGTATTTATCACATCTGCGATATTGCCACTGCGAATACTGTAGAATGTATTAAATTGTCCTGCATTATTGATCATAACGGCACCACCATCTGTATCAGAGTAGTAACTGCCAAATTGATTAATGGTTGAGTTAACATCAACAATTAATTCTCGGAGGAACCCTCCTGAAATGCAACTTTTTGTAATGTTAGTAGTAGTTAGCACATTGTAATTATTGCCTGTGCTCGAAAAAAATTCCAAATCTTCTAGGTCAACATTTACAAAATCACAACCGGTCACCACAAGCCCGGATTGTTCTTGGATCCCATTGCTTTGAAAACGAGAAGTATTTGTAGCCGGTTCATCTCTAAAAATACATCCTGTGTACATGTCGTTAAAGCCACCACTGTGATCGAGCCTAATTGCATTAACGTTGTTGATTCGTGTGTCAGTTCCAAGAAAATGACGCATCTCACCTGAGATCAGTAAACTATCAAACGCATTTTGATAAAATAGAGCATCTCCACCGGATGTGGGATTATTGCCATTATTGTAGCCAGGGTCTCCTTGCTCAAACTCTAACATGTAAACTTCAGCACACTCAGAATCGGAGAACGTATTACCACCCATGATTTGCGCAGGAAAGCCCGGGTTGTTGTTGGTCGCCAAAATGCCTGTGAGAGCTTGGCGACCAAGTCTAACAATGTTACCCACTTTGCACTTTTCCACAGCCACACCAAACAAACCACGCCAATCAGCATTTACAGCTCCAGGACTGTATCCCACAATTAGATCATTTGTGACAACCATATTCGTGAGAATAGAGGAATCTCCACCATTGATGGAACCTCGATAGTTTGGGCTGACTAGGCCAAGATTAAACCGTCCTCCAACGACTTGAACATTATCAGTAGTACAGCCAGTGATGATGGTTTGCTTGGCTACCACGATCAATGATGTAGCTCCCTGCATTACACAGTTGCTAACCACACTTGGCGCTACCGGGTCTGCCACAACCACGTTAAACCCTCCAAGGAAGCGCCATAGCACATTGTTGTTCTTAGAAATACAGTTACTGAAGCGGGTATTTGCTCCGCGGTCGTATAGTGACTCGACTCGACAATTGCTGAAGCTGATGTTCGTACAAGTGGACAGGGTGTCACCGGCTCCCGAAATATCGGCAGTAATGGAAACTTGAGTTGTAAAACTGCAATTCTCAAACTGGACATTTGCCACTTCATCGAGCACCAGATTAATCGCCAGAACATCTGTTAACCTCGTCTCCCCCTCATCCGCATTGTTGGGTCCAGTGATAGTTAATAGGCCACACTCCGATGAGGATAGACAAGCGGATATGTTGGTGAGCGTAATATCACTGCTTGTGTTTAAGTGAAGATTGTTAAGATCAATTAGACAAAATGGAGAGCTGGCGTTGCTCGTGGAATTAATTCCTATCACCGTGCAATTACCAGTGTTGAGAGTAAACCGATCCACCTGGGTCTTGTAGGTATTCAAAGTATTAAAATCCGATGCTGGCGTTAAGGGACCAGTGAGATAGTTCACTTCCAATTCATCCAGGGCGGTGCCGGTAAAGGTGGAGTATGTACAGCGGTCGAGAGCGGATTGATTGATGTTAATTCGGCAAGTATTAGTGCCTGGGTATTGGAAATTGGTGGCAATCATGTTAGAAGACGGATACGTCGTCACTGCATCTTCGTTTCCAAAGATCGTTGTCCAGGTGGAGGGTGTGGTGGCATTGGTGATCGTAAAGTCGGTAAAGGTGTTGTTATTGCCTCGAAAGACTGGGCCTCTTGGGGTGCCAAAGTTGCCAAAATCACCCAGGATCCTGAACGTGGCAAATTGACACGAGGTTACCGAACTTGGTGTAAAGTAAAAGTATGCATCCCCTGATGTGGTGGTGATTTGGAAGTTACTGAATTCCGAGTTTGTAACTGTCCGACCAGCTCCTTCCGGGAAAAATATACCCTCTCCGTCTTCATCAGTGATTGCAAAATTAGACAACCGATTATTGCTAGAGTCGCCCTCAAATTCCATCAAGCCTGTGGTAACATTGGTGAACGTACTGCCTGTAACATCGCGGAGTTTCAAGTCTCTGACATGAACCTCGTTGACTTGATTCCCAGCGTCCTGAATCCGAACATTCAAAGTTTCCGCACCCGAGTTCATGTCGTACAGCCCTTGAATCAAACAATTGAACTGGGCAATGCTGGTGGCATCCACGTCCATCTTCAAGTTGGTGACGGTTGAAGTGACATCCTCCACAACGATAGATTGTGTTGTAAACGCTCCTGTGATGTTTAAGTTGTAAATTTCAAGGCGTTTAACCGGGGAACCGGGCGCGTCATGACTAATACAAGGATTGGTGGCTGTGACCCCAGCAGCAATGGTGATTTGAACATCAGTGATTGTGGTCACGTTCGTCGAGATACCGCTCAAGACAGTCCCAGACGGATTATCCAACGTAATCTGCAACTTTTCCATGGTCAAATTCTTCAGGTCTTTTGAGAATAATTCCACAGGAGTGGATGCCCGGATATCCAGATACTTACACATCACCGTGCTCCCGGCACCGAGTATTTGCCCTGTTATACTCAGTGCACTGGAGCTTTGATTTTCATTGCCAAAAATCACCAAGTTGAATCCATTGGCTTCTAAATCCCCAGGAAGGGTATATGTAACACCAGGATCAATGTAAAGTAAGACATTGGCAGTCAGGGTTAGGGCTGCACCCTCGGAAATACTGTCCGTGACTCTGATAAATCGGCAGTTTGTGAAGGGTCCGGTATTTTGCGACAACGCCTCAGCAACCGTTTGATAATTTGCGCCTGGGGCGACCCCATCACCTGGAATACCTACGGTTACTTCAGTAATCCCAGGGCTGCGGTAAATACCCCAAGCGCCGCGGATGTATTGATGGATGGAACCACAAAATCCGGGGCACATATCCACACAATTAGTAAAGCACAAAGGATAATTTGTACAGACCTCAACATTACTATCACCATTGACGATTAAATTGTTTGTCACAACAGTATTAGCAGATATACGCTCACCACATATACGTTGAAATCTAACATTTTTACATTCTTCGAAGTTGTTCATTTTTTTTAAATAATAATATTTATTTTTTACATAATTGATAATTTAAATAGATTGAAGCTAAGGAAGGTATTAAAAGAGACATTGTGCAGAAGCTTACACTTGCAGAACAAACAACAGCCACGATCAAGCAGCAAATTAGTGCACTTCACGCACAATTGCAATAAGAACTCCAAACGGTTACAAGTCTGGAACAGATTTGGCGTTTTTTTTTGAATTTCAGTGATAGTAACATAAATTATCGTACTTATGATGTATTAAGTAAGCGATATGCGTTTTGTGTCTTCTAGCACCACTCGTTCACCTTGTCGGGCTAATTTAGTGGCTTGATCCATTGAACCCAGAAGAACAAACTTACGCTAATGTTGCGTTTTGGTGAATAAAGTTTCCACTTTTACTTTTTTTTGTCTGCCCCCCCCTCAATGTCTAGATTAATCGAGCTTAGAGGTGTGGCTGGTTGTGGACGAAGCACTCTGCGCCAGGGTATCAAAAGATGGTCGCGCCGTGACACGCGTTTTATGGATCAGCATGTGTTTTTGTTCCCAAGCCGCTCGTTGAAACCGCTACATTCCATTGTATATGAACCCAACTGGGCCGGAGAAGAACATGCCAATGGTTACTTTGCCTGGACCCTACGCAACTTACTACAACTCGAGGAGAATCCAGAACCTTTGCTTTACATTCACGCCGCACAATGTCGCGCTTTTTGCAACCAACTCTTTGGCCATCATGCATTGGCTCTAGATTGGTACTTACGGACCCCCACGGGATTAAGCTCCCAAGAACTGATAGAGCTCTGGCTAAATCCCCAGGCCGATTACTATGCTACAACGTTTGTCAAGACGCCAGAAGAACAGATTAGAGACATCATGTCGATGGACTAAAAAAATATTGACCCATGATTAAAAAACTACACACACAAACATGAATGTAACACAACGTGCCGAATTAATTTTTAATACTTTGACTTTTGCTAGAATGAAGTTACTTTGGCAAGGTGCCGGTTTTTGCGTGCGCACAGATGAGACAAAACGTGGTCTTGCCAATAAAATGGCTCAAAGCAATGACTGCCTCAAGTACTTGGGGACATTATACCTTTAGAACAGCACTCTTCGCCGTTTGTGAGGGCAAGGTCCACAGTTAGGGCATACTTGCCTTGATAAAATGGGTAGTAATTTCTCGTCTTCATCAGCATCCTCGAGTCTCCAATCAAATGGTTCCCGTAGCGTAATCCCATACAAAAAACGCCCAGTAAACGACTGACCCTCCCATAGACCTTGACCTTTCTTGATTTCCAGCCCTTCGGCTTTAAACACTTTCATTAGTTGCTCAATGGTGTATGAATGGCTGAGCTTTTTGCAGGCCATCCATTCCGTTAAATGAGCCCGAAAGCGGAACAACGGCATTTTGGCACCCTCAAACCGCACCATGCGCGGACTATTACAAATAAAGTCCAAGATTGGGTTCACTGCTGTTTGATGATTTTGATATTCATCTTGCAGCCTGTTAAAAAACCTCCTACAGTCATAAGCATCCAAGCAAACATATAACTTGGAACACTCTCGGACTCCCGCATGTTGATGGAATAAGAGCTCGTAGAGTATCATCTGGCCACTTCTATACAACGCCAAACAATCGATAATCCTCTTCTTTGACGCCAACGTGTACCGACAGAAAATATGCTCAATGTAGCTCTTACAATGGTTTCCCAAGTTTTCGTACGGGTCAGACTTCTCAGGTTCCTCAGGTTCCACAACTTGAGCGGCCTCCATCACTGGTCCAATAATAAGGGTTTTTAAATTGGTATTGTCATTCGTTCATGGGTAAATAAATTTTACTTTAGCTAAACAAACAACGAGACCTCCCCTCACCATGTCACGTCTTCAAGCCCGACGCAACGCTCTATCCGATCCTTATGAGATCCAGTTAATCAAGTATTACTTTTCCTCAAGACCTACACTGGCTCAAAGTCTTGAAGATAACTTGAACCGGCAACTTAATCGGCCCGCGAACATTCTCGTAACACCCCGCAGTTTGAGCCAACAACAAGGCGCCAGCCAAGGCACCAAATATGTGCCACAAAGAGTGCATTAACCAATATGGATCCAGAGTATAGAAAATAAAGGCCGCAATGACACAGACCAGCGCCGCGGTCCATGTCACATTGCGCCGCCAAGATATATTTTTACGTACACTGATCCAGAACATGAACACCAGGACCGTTACAACAATAAGGGGTAAGCCAGACACAAGTTCATTACCTGACTCTAAGAACATACCCATCCATAATAAAGAGATCACAATATACAAGTGTCTAAAGTTTTGTTTGAGTGGAATAACGTTAACAAGGACGATTAACAATGCAAACATAGCAAACAAGTGGTCATAAGACTTGGATAATTGGTACGTAATTTCTTGATTAGATGGAGGTATATGCTTTATCCAGGATACTGTATTGTCTGGACATGCAGCACATGGATCTAAGTCTGCATCACCTTGTACATCCATCTGCTCGGGATCAACATCTTCCCTGATAGCGAGGTCGCCTCGGCACATGTGATAAGAAGATGATGTAAAAATGGCCACAAAGACAAAGACCGTCACCAGTTCGGCCGCAATAAATTTGTTCATCCTTTGACCGTGTTTCTTCAGGGCCTGATACAAGACTACTCCTGCAGGAATTAAGTAGGCAATATTCGACAAGACTAAAATCCACTTGTTACCTTCGGCTCCAGTGCTGACCATTTATTATGTAAGAAAACAAATGATCTTGGAAGTGGGTGGTTTTAAGTTAGATATGACACGGAGTCACGTCTATATAATTACTGGAAGACCACAGTTATGGGAGAGTCTGGACTTGAGGAATCTGGAGATTGTGGATAAAGATGCTAACTTGACATACTCTACATATCCTTATTTACTCTGCCCGGATTACCTAGTCGGGTATCCGCTAGACTTGCCAAAAGGTATACTTCCTCCAGATCTCTGGATGCTAGTACAAAGCTACCTACTTTGGGATACAATCTATGGTAACATTCAAGTATACATCGATCGCTGGGGGCCTATCTTGTACGTCCGTAATTATTACCCAGAACTTCGATATTTATTGTATGATCACTGGGTCCAGGATGAAGAAAAGCTAAACTTGCTGAAACAGTGTAGACGTAAAAAAATTAGGTTTATACCCATAAGAAGTCTCTTTAATGATGTAGAAATGGTCCCATTATTGAATCCCAAGATCTCCAAATAAAGAAGGTTGTGCGCACTCTTTAGTTATGACCAATCGAAAAATAGGCACTCTTCGTAACATACTGAGTAGTTGCTCCATCCCAGACCTCAATATTGGCCGCATAATCTGTGCCAGCTGTCAATAAATCCTGGATGCATTGAACTGTGTGGTCATTAACTCGACTACCCGAATCAAAAGCTAACTGAAATTTGCGTCCCACATCACCCTTTCCTGATAGATGGGATGGAAAACAAACCCAAGTATTCAAGGAGTCTGTGTATCTCTGGAAAAACACCATAATACCTTGATCCACATGTTGTTTTTGATCATCACTTAACCTAACCTTAAAGGCTACCACTTGACGCCCTAAGCACTCTCCTTTGATAAAGTCATGACCTGCCGGAAAGTCACAGTCCTTAACAAGATCCACATAATCTGTCGACCCGTTCTTGAACTGGGCCACTGGCATGTTGTCTAATCTCACTTGCCCGAAAACTTTGGCCAACATTTATGCAGAGGATTCGAGTTAAGTAATAGTGCGCCAAGTAAACACACTTACCAAGATCTCCAAATAATTGTTTGCACTTGAACAAAAAAACACATTTACTAAACAAAAACACAAATGTCCAATTTACGGTTTACGTATTTATGTTAACGGAGCAAGAGTTGCTTCTGCCCAAGATGTGACTGGGCAGGTGAATACCGAAGGTTTTACGGTAAACGCTCAGTTACGCCTGGCTGTTGGAGATACCGTTCAGTTTAGGGCCTTATTAGGGGGCCCATCTTGGACGGCTCAACTCTACCAACCTTTGTCTGCGAGTATACATTTATTAAAATTATAACTTATCCACGTCTTGTTCAGGTGCATGAACAATACAGAATCCATCTTGACCTTTCTCCAGTGGATTCCGACAAAAGCGTTGTTTTTTCCGTAATCTCGCCCGGCATCTCAGGTTTAAGATAGCGCGGCACATCGGACACTTACCAGATTCTCGGTGCCAATTCTGTATGCACTCCAAATGAAAGGCATGATTACATCGCAAAGTAATCACTTCACCACCACTCTTAAAGGAATCATAACAGATAACACAATCCACAATATCTTCAACAACTTCGTGGTTCATAAGTAACAGCAAAGTCTAATTTCTTGATTAGCAGTAAAGAAAATATGCCTCGCGTCTTACTAACACGTAAAGGTTCTGGACCAATCCGATTAGACGACCACACGTATGACCTGGTACGTATAGTGGAATTATTACCGGAACACGGGGCTATGTGGGGCCTAAGAGTATGTGGCCACTACATACCTTTATCAAGTGAGGAGTTATGTGCCGAAGCTATACCTATAGCCAGCTTATGTTTGAGTGACACCTTCCTAGAAGTACGTGGCGTAAGGCCAGACACCAAGGTTCAGGTCGCAGCAGAAATGACATACAGTACACAAAGACAAACCTTACTAAATCAACCTCAACGCTTCATGGGTTTTATTGCGAATATGGGTACCGCCCAGTTTCGTCCGTAATAAATGTCAAACATTGTTTTTAGAATAAAAGGGCTGTGTCAAACACAAAATATGCCACCATGTGATCTCTGTGGGCAGTTTTTCAGGAACAAGTACTTGCTAAACTATCACTTGAAAGAACGTCATTGGGGTGATCGTTACACGTACAAGCCGGAAACTCCAATCTTAAACTCTTATTTGCTGGCAACCTTAAGCCCAACTGTCCTTGATTACCTTTACTATCGTCCAGATGACTTAATGCACTCCCACTGGCGTGAAAACTTTTTGGAATTAGTCGATCAAATCAAAATCGCATCAAATCACCAAGCCTACTCAAACTACGATAGTATTTTATGTTACCCACTACAACAATTATCTCAATGTGCCTTTTTTCGAGGTGCGTATACCCTAAGTTTCTACTCTTCTGATGGGTGGATCACGGGATCGGCCCAGGGAATCCATGAACATCTATGGTTACATGACCTCCTCAAGGCAATTTATACTTTTCAACAGGATATGTGCCGTACGTCGTCTTATTCACGCCAGGTATCACGTCAATTGCGCCTTAATCTCGACACCTGGCGAACATTCGTTAAACCGCACTTTCACCAAAACAATGGTCACTCAAAGACAACAACATGATCTTAGCCTTGGGTCACAAGCAACGGGTGGGTAAGGACACATGTGCGGATTATCTGGTAAGGCAGCACGGTGCTTACAAGTTCAGTTTTGCGGATGCACTTAAAGAGCAAGCCAAAGTTCTCTACCCACACTTGACCCACAACCAACTCTACGGAGAGGCCAAGGACCAACCGGATCCTTTACTAGAAGGTAAAACGCCACGTCAAATCTTGGTTTTACTGGGAAGCGCGACACGGCAAGCACTGGGGCCGAATATCTACTTGCAGCGGCTGCGACATTTGGTGCAGGAGGGTAAACACTCACTTATTGTTGTAAGTGACTTACGGACACAGATTGAATTTAAGTACATCGAATCTTTACCTACTGGCTTTAATATACGCATCCAGCGTCCTTCCGTGGCTCAAAGCAGCGCTAGGATTGAGAATGAACTTAATAACGCGGACTGGGATTACGAAATCGAGAATACAGGAGGTTTTAGATATTTATTTGAACAAGTTAACATGGCATACCAAGTGTTTCATAATCACATCACGCAATAAAGTATACATTGCCATTATCAGTGCCTACTGCAAGCCGACCATCAGGTAAGGCTACAATCGTCATCTGAAGTTCACGAGTCGTTTCACAGATCTGCAATTTTTGCGGATCCAATTTTTTCCAATCCCACAGGTACAAGTGGCGCCAGGACATAATGGCTACCCGATCATCGCCCATAGGAACGCATAGCATAAGAGGGTATACATCATATAAAATCGTCTGCGGTGCAATATTATGCTGGAAAGGAACATCGGCGATGACATTTTGGCCACGTATAGCATACCGGACAACACCGTTCCGACACGGGCTCCCTCTGTTCACTGGATCTTCAAATTGTGCATCATTCTTGGATTTGATAATGCAGTGATCCTTCCACGAATAAGTGTAATGATGAGTCATGGTGGAAATGTAGAGTTTTTGTCCCCTGACGCACAACTTTTGAATACAGCCATTAACCCTGCAGACCAATGTTTTGATGCCTCGCAACTTCTCGGCACCGCGATAGGCATCCACCAGATTACACAAGTTTAGAGGTAAGTATGCGAGGCATGGTGAAGCTTCCTGTGCCCTACGACGTTTTCGACCGCGTGTCTGCATATTGTGTACAATATAGGTACGTTAATGTTGGACTTCTGGCACCCAAAATAACGACCGCCCACTTACACGGGTTTCTTGAACTCGGTGACCGTCAGGGTCTCGCGACTTGCGATAGACTTTATGTACCGGATGTGGACAATCCGTATAGTACCGATACACGTCATGCACAGCATTGGCAAGGCTCACACGTTGATCGTAACTCAAGTCTACCAAGCGATGGTCTCCATGTAAACCTGCCACATACAGGATCTCTGAGCGTAAATAATTCCCAATCCCTGCCAAGAACTTTTGATTCATCAGTAAGGTACTAATCTTGCTGCGACGATTACTGCTGAAAAGCTTTAACAGAGCCTGTCTTTCCAGGGTGTATATATCTGGTCCCCATTTACGTTCCACCACAATACCTTGAGGATCGGTTCGACCAGGATACAGGTTAACCTTACCAATGCGATCTGCCAGTATAAAGGTTAAGACATTGCCACAACTGAAGGTGAATGAGATATAAGACGTGTAATGATGTTCCATCACTGGGCCCATGGTCCAGGTCCCCGTCATACCAGCATGGACTTCCAAAAGACCATGTATAAAAATTAAGAACAGCGTCTTTCCATGCACCTGAACACCGTCTTCACTACCCTGGAACCTAACTTTACCATCCATGTGTAAGTGGGCAAAGCCGCATTCCACGTCCGCCACAAGATCTGATCTTTGCGCCAAAAAGGTGCGAATGGCTTGCGCAGTCTTCCGAATATTAGGTCCCTCTGGCATTATTATGGTTGTCTAATTATAAACAAAAGTGGAAATAACATGCCTCCCAAAAAACAACGTACGGGTCGCAAAACTAAGGCTAAGCGGAAAAAGCCGTCCCGCGGAACACCCCGCAAAGAACATCGTTGCTTACAACAAGTCCAAGGGTTCTTAGAGCAACAGGTCGCGCGACAATATCCTCCAGGTGCCCAGGTCATCACCCGCTTTCAATTACAATGTGGGTCCGTCACCACTCAACTAGAGGTAAACTCTGCGGGTACACTAACATTCAATGGTACAGTGTGGACGGATAGCCTTAAAGCTTTAGCTAAAGTCCTCTGTAAAACATTAGTACGGAATTGTAAGCACATGAATGTTATGTATAGTCAACAAATCCAAAGACCTGTTCAAATGATGTTGTGCCAATAAAAACTTAATAATAAAAAAACCCTCCATGCGTGCCAAGTGGAAAAAAAAGAGAGTGCGCCGACTCAAGCGCAAGAGAAGATTACGAAAAAAGAGAAGTTCGTAAAATTTTTTTGTTTAATAGAACCATGAAGAAGATGTCGAAACAACTTGACTAACGTTCATATCTCCATCATCTCCAATCACGATGTGAGAACCACCGATGCTAATATTGTCACCGCGCTTGACTTCGATTTCTTGACCGTTAATCCGAATGGTCTGTTTCTCACTAGGTGGCGGTTGTTCATAGGGTTCACCATTCACAAAAATCCCTCTTCCTGCTCTCAGACGACAAGATCTGGGAGGTTCTTGTTCAAAGTGAAGCTCCCCACGAGCCGTAATATTACACTTGCGACCACAGGAACCCACGTAAACATTAGATCCTCCTTCCAGGTTGCAACCGTTTCCCAACGATCCCAGCCGTACCACACCGTTCACATCAATGTTGCAACCGTTACCCACGTGGCCACATACGAATTCCCCCGAGACATCAATGTTACACCCATTACCAACAGATCCACAGTTACAATTTCGGTTAATATTTATGTTACATCCATTACCCACACTGCTGACCTTGACATTCTTACTCGACACGTCCAGGTTGCGACCGTTGCCAATATGACCGTAATTCCTGGTGTCACCTTCATCTGTGTACTTCAATTCTGATCGGGAACCGCGCGAACTAACCGAAATACTTGATCCATTTGTTTCAATCGTAACTCCATTGATGGAAATCATTTATATCCTGCCTTGACAAAACCATGTCCACCTTGCAAATAAACACACCCCTCCCAAATTTCGGATTATATCGGTCATTGCCCGGTCAGTGTAGATGGTGTCGCCAAATGTCGCCAAATGTCGCCGGCGACAATCGGCGACATTGGTCAGTTGTCGAAAAGGTCGATTTTAGGGCAGCAATTTAGGGTGGCTCAGAGCCCTAAAATCCTAGATGGCATTACCAAGATATATCGGTCATTGCCCGGTCAGTGTAGATGGTGTCGCCAAATGTCGCCAAATGTCGCCGGCGACAATCGGCGACATTGGTCAGTTGTCGAAAAGGTCGATTTTAGGGCAGCGGTTTAGGGCGGCCCAGAGACCTAAAATCCTAAATCTCAAAGTTGACATTACCTTGGTATATCGGCCATTACCCGGTCAGTGTAGATGGTGTCGCCAAATGTCGCCAAATGTCGCCGGCGACAATCGGCGACATTGGTCAGTTGTCGAAAAGGTCGATTTTAGGGCACGACCTAAATTTCTAAATCTAGGCCAAAATCAGCGCCAGAAACAAAATTCCAGCACTAGATTTTTGACCCTAACCGCCACAAGCCCTAAGGTATATCTAGGCTTAGGAGCATCAATATGGTACAGGGTGGAATAAGTCTCCAGGAGATGGCTGCATTGTTCATCAGCGGCGGCACGACTAACCAGAGCAAGGCTATGACGCCCAGTGTCATCGGTTTCAATGATAGTATCGGTAACAATAAGACTGTAATAAAACCTAGCACATAACCAAGGCGACACACTCCCTGCGTCCACAAGGTTCCGGATTTGTGCACTAACCATTGATCCGGCATCTGTTCATATAACTTGAGGCCTAGAATCATCATGAAGATAGCTAGGCCCAACCACACATCCTTGTACTTCATGTTTTTTGTAAGTGGTTCCATGTTTTTTTTATTAAGCACTGGCATCCCCAAACAACATAGTACAAGTAATCAAGTACAAGGGTATGGATGACATCGGGTAACCTAGGCAACACGAGACGCTCTACTTTATGCTCGTAAGGTTTAGTAGGATGCTTAATACGAATGTGTTTAGCTAGCCCTCGTTGGGTCTTGTACTTTTTGAGACATTGAGAACATTGCATTCTTTTTTTTTTTTGGTTAATCAAACAAGTCATTTTTATTTTTTTTAGTTGCCTAGAACGTGTTGAATCGCTGCCTCCATAATGTCACGATCGTCTTCAAAGTATGAATTCACCAAGATCTCGCGCCCTTGATAAATACTGCGACGCTTCATGGGATTGTCCCCGGGACCTTTGCCATGCTTTTGTCTCCAAAGTCGGACCATAAGCTTGCCAATGCGTGATTCTTGTCCTTTGGCGCGCAAGCCCAACTGGGCACAAACCAAAGGAATACTAATGGTTTCTCTTGGTCTCTCAGGCATATCAGGTGCCTTTTCACCTTCCGGATCCGTACCCAACATTTGAGTTAACTTGCGCTTGTTTGAAATGCGCACCACATCCTTGAGCCAAGCTTGGTCGCGCTCATCCAGGTTCCAAGTTTCAAAAGTTTCTTTGACATCCTCCAAGATTGCCTTCTCCATCTCAGATTTTTTCTGGTAAACCGCAACCCTTCGTTCTTCAGCCTCCGCCATTTTCAACTTGCTTTCCGCCATCTTCAAGTTGTTCTGAGCCCGCATGGCTTCAATTTCCATGGCTTGCCTCTCTAGAGCCAATTCACGCTCCCGCAATGCCAACTTGCGCTCATGATCGTCTCCCAAGGCTGGTCCTTGATCTGCATTTTGTAAGAAGAAGGTCTTGGCATCTTGACTAGTTTCCAAATAACGCTTTTCAATTTCTTGAGCCAGTCTTAAGTCTCCACCCAAGATTCGGCACACCCAGTGCGCGCTTTGACGTCGAAAACGCTTAGCAGCCTTACCAGGAAGCTCCCAAATGATCTCCACCAATGTAGGGGCATCAGCGACTGGAGTTAACCTACCCTTTCCGTTGATTCTGAGTTGGGTACATCCAGCACCCAAGTCTGCACCCAACCTCCTAAATGTATTTTGAGAATTGCTTGATGTTTGTCCGGTCACCCACTTAATTACATCAATTACGGACGCCTTCTGGGTCTTCGTGTCCACTCTAATCTTGGCTTGCTTGAGCCCTGGGTTCTCCGCCAACAGGGCATCGATCTGTTTGATGTCCATGATAAAGTGGAAATGTGGTCAACAAAGTTCCCACTAAATTTGTTTTATTAAATCTGCATAATCAAAGTCACTTTCGAGGCAAAACCACTCGCCTCGGACATGCCGCTTGCGTAGCGCGCGGTGAATGCTTCTTTCAAGTTCGCGATAATTGGGCGTACGGACGAGGTTATCCAGCTCCAGTAGACCAGGATTGGATACTTGAAGCGTGGAAATTCGTTTTTTAATGTCTTGAGTTGTGTAGCCAACCTTGACCATTTTAGTTCCTTCAATACGGACAAAATACACGCAACCATACTCCGGAGCAGTTGCGGAGCTGGAGAAATCAGTTGGAAACACTTGTTCCGCAATTTGGAGTGCTTCTTCTTGACTGGGATTTAGATGATTCAAATAATCCCAAGCACGCACCACCTCGCCATTCTCCAGAACTTCAGCACGTGCCAAAGACAGCCGAAGTTTCTTTTTGTTATCTCGAGACATGTTAACTTCTGCACAACCAGTTGAAAGCAGGGTTAGAAAGCTGCGCTTAAGCATGTGACGTTCATTGCAAAATCGAGCTTGAATCTCAGCTGCTCGCTTCCCAGGCAACGCGGATATTATCTGCAGCATTGTAGGAGCATCAGCTACCCAGGTTGAATGACCCTTTCCGTTAATTCGAATGTGTTCACATCTAGCACACATATCGTGGCCAAGTCGAGCTATAGTCCTTGATGCATTTTTCGATTCTTGACCAGTAACCAAACATACTATATCAATGACCGAAGCCTTCTGAGTCTTTTTATCGACTCTAATCTTTACATTTTTGATGGCAGGATTCTCCGATAAGAGAGCTTCGACATAATCGTGGGTGACTTGTACGGACATGATTCTTTCAAAAAGTGGAAAGTTTATGGTAAGTGGAAAGTGTATGTAGCAACGCGTATACAAATTAAGCTCAAACTTGTTTTATTAACGCAGCTCTTGAATTTTTCGAGTTGGCTTAGACATTACCCTCACCAAAGATCCGCGCGCCAATTGTGGGATGGCCAAATATTGATTCGCGTTGAGAGATGCGTAAAGCGGTGGATCGTAAGACTCATACAGCTGCGGCGATGTCCAGGTAGGCTTGGGTACAGGTCGCAATAACTCACAGTTACTACTTGGTTGCCTTTTGCTGATCCAAGCGACATCATACTCTATACGCTGCGGCATATTTTTTTTACTTAGATTGGAACTTCTTTTTCAGTACATTCATATCTATCTTCACTTTTCGATAGAGCTTAGGGCGACTTTTGTTCATTACAGCAAGCCAGTTTAATCTTCTCATGATAGTAGCGTAACCATCCTGCCGCACGCCACGACTCAAGGCTGCCAATCGCTTCTCGGCATTGGCGCTTAAACTATAACCATACTTACGTAACTGACCGGGCTTGGCTGGGGGCAGTCTCACAACTGCGGCTCTAACTGTAGTTGGTTTAACACGACATGCTCTAACTCTTACACCGTCTTTGCGTGTATAGGCCTTACGGCTATGACCTTTTCTTGAATGACTCTTACGTTTGCGTGGAGATGACATTGGAAGAGGGAGGGTTTTAATTTTATTTATAGAAAAATGGAGTGTCCCATCTGTTGTGATGATGGTGTGGACTTGGTTACCCCGTGCCATCACGTATTTCATGCCAAATGTTTCTTTGACTGGCATGCCAGAAATCCATCTTGCCCAATTTGTCGACACATTATTTTACCTACATGCTTTGGTATCACCAAAAAAGGTCGGCGGTGTGCCAACAAGTGGAATCCGGATTATCAGGGTTACTGTTGGCGACACAAAGATTATGCCATACAAGATCAACAGTTTTTTACTGAGCCCGAACGTCATGTTGCTGATCCAGAACCTCCTATTATTGAGCCAGATTCTCCCAAAAAAAGATCATGTATCCTTCTTTGAAACATTTTTGCGCCATCTACGTTGGCCATGATAGCCCACGATGCTTAGATCTTCACCCAGTCGGATGACATCATGGATTAAAAGCGCATACTTGGTTTCATGATGTTGCTGAATAATATAGTAGCAAACCTTATACACGCTTTGTTGAATTTGCTCACAAGAAAATTCACACACTATCGTGCCACTACGATTTGTTATGTTGGCCCAGGGTTTAAAGAACTGATCACAAATCTCCTCGCGCCCTCGACAATCAAAGTTAATCAAAGGGTCATCTAGAGCATGGTAGGTTAGATACGCATCACGATTAAAGAATTGAGCCACTAACTCGGTTACCGGCAATTTACTGTCCCAACAAGCTTGATAGTAACGTGTAATTGCATTAAAACTGGTCGCCATGTTTTAAGTTTATTCTGAAAAAAATTGACGCCTTATTAAGACAAACAAACTTCCATGTCAGAACAATGTCCAGAGTGCAAGAAAAACGTCGTGGATATTATCGATTGTTGCCTCTGCTGCTACTATTGTAAAAAATCCATGCTAACCATGGAAGACTACAGGTTAAACAGTGGTGCACACTACGTGTGTAAAGTGGCGGCGGGTATACCACCTGACCTTATCTTTAGTAATTAATTTGAGTATTCTTATCGCTATGGTTGGTAAAAAGGACAAGCTTGTAATAAGGGCTGTCGATTAAATGGAGGCGGGAGTTTTGGTATTTTAGCAATGATTTGTGAAGTGTTTAGCCGGCTGGTTAAACGTAAAGCACGCATTCCACGACCGACGGCAGAGAAATGATCTAGAAACTTAAAAGATCCAATTAACGCTTTGGAACTAGGTATAATGAACCAAGCATTAGGAATACGATAAGCATCAGCTACCACTAAACCGTGGAGAGAACTGGATACAATATATCTACACGATAAAACTTGTCGAATAAATCTTAACTTATGTACCCCAGTTTGAAATATATCAATCACTAGCACTCCAGGTCTCTTTTTAAACCGTTGAATGGTCGCGTGTTCCCGGTGTTTATAATGGGCTATAACACCCAAAGCATAAACTTTCTTTACCCGTGGCTGGTAAAACATGGGAAACAACAACGCTGGATCACCATATACCTCAGGACATGCAATACCCATGCTTAGCAGTTTTTTTCGTGTCAATTTTCCACGCACAGCACAAACCTTGGCGGGCTTGGTAAACACTTTGTTGTGCAATGCGGGGGACCTGTCCCAGCTACGTACACCAATAGGCTCCGTGTTAAAAAGAAACCCCGTTCCCCATACAATACTGTTGTTGTCCGCAAACCTCAAAATACTACCAATAGTTAAATAATTCGGATGTTGACCCTGTCCAAAACAACTTAACTGGCGGCACGTGCCACGTTTGGACAACTTTTTAAACATAAATACGCTAATGTTATCGCCCCAGTTTTGACCAGGTGGCATACATTTTAGTTCAGGAGGTGGTTGTTGACGGACGGGTGTGTGTGACACAGTTTTGACAGGGGCTGGTGTAGGTGGTTGTTGGCGGACGGGTGTGCGTGGTACAGGTTTGACAGGGGCTGGTGTAGGTGGTTGTTGGTGGATGGGTTTGACAGGAGTTGGTAATCTTGGGGGATGTCTGGGTTTTGGGGGGATCGGTTTCATTTTTTTAACGTTTTTTAAGGTCCTACCCACTCGACAACAATAATGTCTGTTATAATCTCGCCTATTCGGATCCCTATTGTTATTCCAGATCCAATGCAATATGTAAAACAGGTGTTTACGTTGATGATAAAAAAATATAAAGAAACTATTATCGTCATAATGTCTGCGCCCGCCGGTTGCCCAGAATTTTTTAGGTACATCTTTATTCATAGCTCGCCGTGTTAACATATCTTGGAAAAACTTTTGGCTTTCACTGGTAGTTCTTGCCGCAATGTAGCCACTGTTAGGCCGGTTGGTAATACCCATGGCTGCAAAGATATGCTTGTTAGGTTGAGCTTCAAGATATTTAGTCACTGGTGGACATCGCCTCTGTGTCAGTAGATCAGCATCATTAAGAATAACCGCATCCCAACAACCCTCCCTCAACGCTTCTAACAGGGAATGGATTTTAAACCAATGGGGAGGCATTGTTTTATGCAAAGGATTACTAGTCAATAATCGATAAGTGTACCCGTAACGTTTGCAATATGCGCGATGGCTCTCAATACAATGCTTCCATGTCTTTTCATAACCATTTGTTGCTATGCATAAAACAAGGATTTTCATGAATGCTTGTTGTCTTTGTTGTTATTATTTTTATTATTATAGAACTTGAGTAGGTTATGGATTTAATTGAATAGTTGTAATGATGCCGGAATTGGTTGTAGTTCCGGCGGTGTTAAAACGAACACTCAATACCTGTCCGGCAGATGCGTAGATACTACGAAATGGAAATAATGAGAACACACCTCCAGTCTGCATGGCGCCCAATCCGGATGCCAAGGCTCCGTCTTGTTTATACTGGATCTCATCGAACGCAGTCCCGGATGAATTAGTGGCCAATATGCCAGAGTTATCATTAAGGGCTCGCCCATTATCATAACCTATAGGGAAGGGGCCAATGTTTACGGCAGGTACATAAAAGGTTACATCAGTGTTTGGAGTCGGTTCCAACACTCCAATGGTTCGCACCGGCGACGGAAGCTTTCCGTCCAATTCCAGGTAACTGATTCTATAGTAATACGTGTTGTTGGCATTGGTATTGGTGATGGTGAGCTCACGATTTGCAAGGATAGAAACGTTAGGGTCCGTTGTTAAAATAAAGGTTACGTTAGTCGCACCAAGGACTCGATACCCTGCAGTGACAGGTGCTTGATTACTCATTAAAATAGTACCATCGAGGTACCAACGAACACCCGCATCCTTAAAATCAGACACAAAGTTTAAATCTGAAAAAATCTGTGCTTCAAGTATTACATAATGGTTGGTTGGATGGGGGCTTAGCGCCACTTGAGAGCTACTAGGGCCTATAGATCCCACAGTTGACCTAAATTTGTGCCCCTTAAACGTGACTAAATCCCAACCTGGGGATTGTTCAATGTTTAAGTTGGCAGATCCAGGGGTAACCTCTAGGTCCAAGGTTTGTGACCACACCCGAAGAGTTTCTTCCGGACAAACCTCAACTGGACCAGACTCCGGAGGGCCAGTGGGCGCAGATGCGGTTTCGACATCAAAGCATCCTAAAGGGTTACCATCACAATCTGTTAAACTATCACAGACCTGTAAATGATTCGTGCGTATGCAACCAGCGCGAACTCTACCAAAGTTTTGAGTTTTACATTCAGTTGACATTTCTTTTGGTGCTGTATTTTTTTTATATAAAGCACCAAAAAAAAAAATATATCTTCGCGTTTAAATGATGGTGGTGGTAAAACGTCTTGTTGACAAACAATAAAACCTACTATGTTTCTGGTTCAATTAGATAATAAGTTAGCACAGGTTCCACATCGAGCAAGCCCTGGCAGTATTGGTTATGATGTTCGTGCTTGTGAATCCGGGGAGATTCCACCACGCCAGCGCCAATGTATTTCAACGGGCTTAAAGTTCCAAATACCAACCACCCATTATATCAGGATTGGACCTCGGAGTGGTTTGGCTTTTCGGCACGGCATTGATGTCTTAGGTGGAATCGTTGACAGCGACTATCGTGGAGAGGTCAAGGTTATCCTGATGAATAATTCAGATAATGTGTGGGCGTACCACTGTGGTGATCGCATAGCACAACTGATCTTTGAAAGAGCGGATTGCCCGGATTTACAAGTTGTGGACCAACTTATGGATACTAGTAGAGGTACAGGTGGTCTAGGATCTACCGGCACCAGATAAAAACTTACCCTAAACAATAAAAACTGAAATCAATGCATCATTTAACTTGGATCCGCATCTTGCTGTTACTGGCTGCTCTAGGTGTTCTCGTGACTTTGATAGTGCTACAGACCACAAAGAGAGAAGATGAACAAGAAGATTGGAATATGTATATGTGGATCTGTGTCTTAGTTTTAGCTATCATTGTTTGTGTTTTTGTCGGATTAAGCCTTATACCACCTAAACCAGAGTGGTGTCCACCCTGGGCAGAGTGTATATATGATCAACAAGGCAGAATAGTGAAACAATATGATCCTATTACGCGTGATATGCAGGCACAAGCTGAGGCCACAAGGCGTGCGAATTTACAGAAACGTTGGGACGCCGAAGCCGCGCTTCAGGAATCTTTGCGTCTAAGACGGCGCCCCTTACCAGCACTACCAACAGCCGCTACACGTCCCAGGCCTCCGCCACCCTCCAGTCGTCCCAGGCCTCCTCCACCCTCCAGTCGTCCCAGGCCTCCTCCACCACCGTCCCCCACCGTAATCCCACAAGCCCCACCTTCCACAATTCCCAAACCTGAACCTCAACGCTTACCGCGCGCTTAAAGGAATGCAGCATTTACGTCAATTGATAGCACAGTGTGGTGAGTTACCTTCAAATTACTTGGACCTTGATGGACCTTTGAAGGCACCACCACTCGCAGAATTTGATAATGTCCGACACATGTTAGAAGGCTTTAAGCGGTTGCAGTTGAGTCAACTGTTTAATGAAAAGACAGATGAAACCTTTGGTCATATGGTTCCCGTGATGCACTGGGGCACTGGGAAAGAGCACACTTACCAACTCTTGGATGATGTACTGGACATGGATACGAGCTTTGTTGCGCGACTTATTTTCCCGTTCTTGTGCGACGGTGATTATGGCTACTTTCCGGAACGCCACGGCTTCATCTTGCATGTAACCCCAAGGCGCCGCGTTCTTCAATGTTGGGACATGATTCGGATTCGTGAACGTTTGGCCCAAGCTGCACTTGATTTATGCCAGTTAACCCTGTGCGTGAAATGTTTGTCCCAAGCCCAACGCCGTTGTGCGAGATGCAAGAAATTTTATTACTGCAATGAGAAGTGTCAATCTGTTCACTGGATCTTCTTGCATAAGGAAGAATGTTTACACTACGAGCCCACACCAAAATTAAAATCTTCACCTAATAATTAAAATATTCATGCCTTCTTATCAATATCAAAGTCAACCTTGTTGTAATCTTGGGCGCTATAATTGGTATAGTGCGCCCTTGTGTGTTGGTCGTGAACAGCGCCCTACTGAAGCTTTGTGTCAACCCCAAAATCCCTTTGGTTACCGTGTAATCGGACAAGTTAGGCCCCGCGGCAATTAAGAATTTATTGATACACACGTATACATTGTTGAATAGTCTGTCTACAGATAGGACATTGAGTCAATTGTTTAGCACAAGTCTGACAGGTTTGTAAATGTCCGCACTGAAATACTGTGTTCTTTTGATATACCATGCACACACAGCAAGTATTGGCATCATTTTCCGCAATCTCATCCTCGTAGATATCCTCAATCTCATCCTCGTAGATAGGTGGTGGCGCAATGGAGTCTTTTTTTTCATTGGGTTGAGAGACAGGGGCAGTATAACTCTGCATCATGTCAAGAACGCTGTGGAGGGCCGGAGACTGGGGTAACATTTGTGGGGCCATACATAAAACATTATTCAAGGTTTCATTAAACAGATCTTCACCGACTTCACCAGCTAGTTGATTAAACGTGTGATGTACAATATTAGTCCAACTTGGAGGCACGTTTATCTTGCGCTCCATAATATATATTTAAATAGAATATAAGCAGATAAAAATGTGGCTTGATTTTGTACGCGTTAACAGTGTGATCTGGGGTTTAACCTGGATTTCTGTGAAGTGTATTGCGTGTCCTTGGGTGCAGAACATGTTTATAAGTGTTTGTCTTTTGTTGTTCATGGAAACTTCGAGCAAACCACAGATCCAAAACACGCGGAAAAAGCGCATTGATTGGACAAAAGGTCTCCTGGGCTTGGTGACTACTTCTAGTCTGAAAACTTGGGCGCACCTATATATACAGAGCCAATTATGGAGCCATGGAGAGTCATTGATTTTACCCTTGGACTATATGGTATTTGTGCTGTGGTCTGGCTTGGTGGAAATTATTTTTGATGGTGTGCATTATTGGGTGCATCGAGCGTTCCACACTCGTTACTTGTGGTGGATTCACCGCATACATCACAAATTTTCATGGCCCACGAGCCTCAGCACCTTTTATATGCACCCCCTCGATGTGATGTTAGCCTATAATCTACCACTGCTGGTGGCCTTAAAACTGTGTGGGGGTCGTTTCTGGCATTTTCAATTGTTGTGCACTTACTTGACGTATCAAGAAATTGGTGGTCACGCGGGAAAAAAGTTGTTCCCAACGTCATCCTTTGCCCAATGTATCTGGCTCCCGAGATTTTTCGGCATTCAATTGCACACAGAGGACCATGATCTTCACCACACTGAACATAAAGTTAATTTTAGTAAGCGGTTTTCCCTCTATGACCGCATGTTTGGGACTTACAAATGTGGCGTGATTTTAGAAACACAAGTTTCAAGACCTAGAAACGCGTAGTTTTGATAATCTAGTAACACTTAACATTGTAATTTTTCTGTAAATACAAAGAAAGACAACACATGGACTATGTATACTGGCTGATGGGATGGGAATTTTCGAAGGTCAATGAATCTAAACCAAGGTGCAAGAAGACTGGAGAAAAAATTACTGACGCAGAGTTGAAGACGTTACGGGAGGCCAAAGCTGAGCAACCCACAAAGCCCGTGGACCCAGCAGAAAATAAGAAATCGTCGGAGGCTAAGGAGTCGGTAGAAAATAAGAAAGAGGCTTCTTCTGATTTGATTATTATGTTGCCTTCCGATCCGGAAACTTCTGTCCCGTCTCCCATGATCAGTCCTGAGATGGCTCCAAAAAAGAAAAAGCGTAAGCGGCGAAAGCGCAAAAAACGCCGGCGTCAAACTCCACAAACCTTATAAATATTCCAAATGGAGATGGATCTTGTTCTGAGGTTGGGAATGTCAATTGGTTTTATTGGTGGTGCATTGTTGGCGTTACCTGAACGACGTCGACGAGCACACGAAGTTTACGAAAAGGCCACAAACGCAATTAACACTCCTACTGATGAAACTCCGAGCCCCGTTGTGTATGAACCCTTGCTAATGAATGATCCAGTGGTCCATAACGCGGTCAGTGGTGCTGGTTTGGGTTTACTTGGAGCTTTGACTATATCAACCCTATGGATGGTGGGTCAGTGCACACTGCGACGCTTCCGAAGCTGATTATCCAGGACACAAAAAAAAAAGATTCTGCAATAATTAAAACAAAACCTCCTCCTTAAAAATGTCTACTTTTTTGAGTGTACTGACTGTATGCCTCTTAGTTTATTCTTTGATTGCTGTTATCGTCACTTACAAATACAATAAACGCTTAGGTATTGCCAGTGCAGTTATGTTGGCCCTGGCTGGTGTTGGAATTATCTTGAGTCTCTTGTCTGGCGAATTTTACAAGAATGATTCTCAAGGTGAAGCTAAGTTTAAGGATACTGTGGGAGGGTTGACTGCTACTGTGGCTGTCATCACGGCCGCCTTACAAACTGCTGCTCTGGTTCAAGTTTACGGAGACAAGCCTAGGAAAGTGAATGGTGGTTAAAGTTGCTTGTGTTTAAATATTGTGTGAGGGGCAATAAAAACAAGCATGACCGATAATTATTTGGATCAAGAAATCCGCAAGCAGATTGACATCATTGTCATGAAGGCTCTACAGTTACCTTTAGCTCGGTGGCTGGAAGAATCTCGCGCTGCAGGTTATAAAGGGATCTTTTGGTTTAAATGGCAGGGCGTGCGTCCCGGAGACTTGAGAGCGATCTTTCCTTCTTTAGTGGATGAATACATTGATGATGGTTATGAACTCAAAATCCATAATAATCACAATGTTACAGTTACGCAGAAGGGGTCCGGGCCGCAGGAAATATTTCCGTTGCTGCGGGCAGTTCTCCATCCTTATGATTGATTGTGTTTGAAACGCAGCGAACTATCAATAAAAGACTATACGAAAGCAAAAACTTGTTGATGGCTTTTGAGGAGAGAGATAAAAAACTTATGATGCAAATTCTAGAAAGCGAAATTAAGGAACAAACTGCAAAATGCAAGGATCTAAAGCCTGTATTTAATCGGATGGTTACATGGTTACATAGGTATACTCAATGTGAGAAGTTCTTGAGTCTGTTTGATCCAGAATCTTTGGAACATGTGGCGGAAGCCGCGTACTGGAGTGTACAGCTCGGCTTAGAACCTCATATTACCTGCCTAGAGTACCGGGATATTAGGACGTTCCAACCTTTAGAGGAGATGATGGATAAGGATAGTCCCCGGGCTGAAATTTTACAGCAAGTAAGCAAGAAGTTAAAACATCCTTATACTACTACTTCGTATGCTTTACAGCAAGCCGCATGGATCTTATTCATTAAACATTATGGTTTCTCCCAAGTCGAAGCCTGGAACCAAGCTTATGAACCTAATGAACCTAATCTGTAAAACTCAAGAAGGCGTTTGTGGTGTGTGATCCTGTATATTTAGTAGCTTGACCATTGTCAAACAAATAAAAAGCTGGGAAGTCAATTACATTATATGTATCCAAGGTGCGCGCTGGTTCTCCAGTGTAAGGTAACAGGAAATAAGGTATTTGACTTTGTTCTGCCGCGGCCATATACTCAGGATAGGCACGCATGCTACGAGCACAATCCTCAGAGTACATCATGACAAAACTTTTCGGATAAGCCGCAATAGCACTATTAAATGTATTATCATTTAAAATTTGAGTGTATGCTGGGCTTGTGTTGCCCGTGTTGGTGGTTCCCTTATTAGTAGTAGTTCCCGTGTTGGTGGTGGTTCCCTTATTAGCAGTTCCCTTATTAGTATCATCGGTGTTGGAAAATACACCGGCGGCCCAAAGTGCTAGAACTATAAGGCCACCCGTACCAAGTACGATACCTACAATAATCCAAATAGTTCTTGGTGGCATTGTTTTGTTTATTTTATCAATTATTTTTAAACATAAATCACGTCTTGATGGTAAAGGATGGTTCATCGCAACCTACCATCCGTTCCAAGTTTCCCAGCATCTTTGATTTTTTGCCACATCCTTCTTCAAAGAGTGTTGCATTTGTCATATTCCACAATTTTTACATTCCCAGGAACGCGGCTGGACTTGGTGTAGCTGGGAGCATTTGGAAATAAATACGCTTTGTTACCATCGGTTGAGTGTCGAGGAGTGCTGGGAGGCGTCTCTAGGTCTTGCGTAGGGACTGGACGATACTCGGAGAAGAAGCGACATAATGTATTGCCCATTTCTGCACACAGTAACAAAAAAAGTTCGAGTTTTTTAGATTTAGGATTTTTAGGTCACTGCGCCGCCCTAAATCGCTGCCCTAAAATCGACCTTTTCGACAATTGACCAATGTCGCCGATTGTCGCCGGCGACATTTGGCGACATTTGGCGACACCATCTACACTGACCGGGTAATGACCGATATATCTTGGTAATGTCAACTTTGAGATTTAGGATTTTTAGGTCACTGCGCCGCCCTAAATCACTGCCCTAAAATCGACCTTTTCGACAATTGACCAATGTCGCCGATTGTCGCCGGCGACATTTGGCGACATTTGGCGACACCATCTGCACTGACCGGGTAATGACCGATATATCTTGGTAATGTCAACTTTGAGATTTAGGATTTTTAGGGCCTCTCGCCGCCCTAAATCGCTGCCCTAAAATCGACCTTTTCGACAACTGACCAATGTCGCCGATTGTCGCCGGCGACATTTGGCGACATTTGGCGACACCATCTCCACTGACCGGGCAATGACAGGTGTATGTTGGTAATGCCAATGCTTCTAAATTGGAAATTCTATATGTTTTGCCCTTGTTGATGGGGAAATTTTGTCAAGGTGAACAACAAAAAAAAATGGGTTGGCCGTTGGTACAAAAGATCTTAGACTTTTGGTTTCCAGTTGACCTCTCTTTGTTAATTCTCAGCTACATTTACACACGCTGGCCTTTAGAAGAGTACCGCAAAATCGCAACCCGTGTATTTTACGCATTCTTCGAAAGTGCAAGGGGATATTTACAAGTACCGTTGCAATTATTACCCCAGATGTTTACGGAATTACCCAAAGAAGTGAGTGAGTGTCGATGCAATCGGCCACCTAAGGGCAAATCTCGCATGTTGTACGCTCGGGGAAAGGATTGTGAATGCCCTGAGAAATTTATAGATTATCATTTGAAGCACTTTGATCCTCATGCACGTTTGATAGTTTTGCAATTTAGGGAACTCTGGCTGCAACTGTTGCGGTATCGTACAGTGCGTGCGAAGTTGGGTGGTGCCAAGATTCAACTGATTCACCTGTGGTTAGGGGTAACAGAGATGCCTTACGTGTATTGGGATGGTCACAGAGTTATTGAAACCAAGTATATAGTTGGGTATATCTGAATTTGCGTGTCCATTTCCAAAAAAGGCGCGGTTAAAAGTTCCACTTTGAACTTTTGCGAATCAAACAAGTAAACATGTATGTTATCAAACGTGACGGACGAAGGGCCCCAGTCCAATTTGATAAAATCACGGCGCGCATTACTAAACTGGCGTATCAGCTGGATGGTATGGTGGATCCAGTGGCGGTGGCACAGAAGACAGCAGCGGGAGTTTACAGTGGAGTGCAGACCAGTGACTTGGATAAATTGGCAGCCGAGACCGCGGCTCATATGGCCCTGGTTCACCCTGATTATGCTGTCCTGGCTGGTCGTCTCGAGGTGTCGAATTTGCACAAGAACACGACCAAGACCTTTAGTGCCGTGGTGGAATCTTTGTATCAGTACGAAGATACAAAGGCCCAACGCAGAGTTAGTAGTATCTCAGAAGCGGCCTACCTGTTCATTCAGGCTAACAAAGATCTACTGGATTCTTGCATTGTTTACGACCGCGACTTTCGTCTCGACTTTTTTGGTTTCAAGACCTTGGAGAAATCATATCTTTTACGGATTAACGGTCGTATTGTGGAACGTCCTCAGCACCTGTACATGCGCGTGGCGTGCCAACTCAATCTTGGAGACGCTGAACGCGCTGTTGAAACCTATAATTATTTGTCTGAGGGTTACTTTGTCCACGCTACCCCAACTTTGTTTAACTCGGCCACACCACACCCCCAGCTGGCTTCCTGCTTTTTGATGACTATGAAGGAAGATTCTATCAAGGGGATCTATGATACGGTGTCACAGTGTGCCCAGGTGAGCAAGTACGCCGGTGGCATTGGTCTCAGCATCTCCAGCATTCGCTCCACGGGAAGTTTTATTGCCGGGACTAATGGCTATTCTAATGGCATTATCCCCATGTGTCGTGTCTTCAATGCTACGGCGCGCTACGTGGACCAAGGTGGAGGTAAGCGCCGAGGATCCATTGCAATGTACCTAGAGCCGCACCATCCCAATATTATGGAGTTCTTGGACCTGCGGAAGAACAATGGGGCGGAAGAACTTCGGTGCCGCGATCTCTTTTTGGGCCTGTGGATATCGGACCTTTTCATGGAACGGGTTGAAGCCGATGGTCAGTGGTCCTTATTTTGTCCCCACGAGTGTCCGGGGCTGCAGGACGTGTACGGAGAGTTGTATAAAAAGTTATACCGGGAGTATGAAGAAGCGGGCCGGGCCAAGCAAACACTAAGAGCGCGCCAAGTCTGGCAAGCTATCCTAACCTCTCAAGTAGAGACTGGGACACCGTATATGATGTTCAAGAACGCGTGTAACAGCAAGAGCAACCAGCAACACCTGGGAACAATCCGATCCAGTAACCTGTGTACCGAGATTGTAGAATACACATCTCCAGATGAAGTCGCTGTTTGTAACTTGGCGTCGATTGCCTTGCCAAGGTTTGTTGATGAAAAGAAGGGGGACTTTGATTTTAAGAAGTTGGAAGAAGTGGTGGCGCATGTGGTTATCAACCTAAACCGGGTGATTGACTTAAACTTTTACCCTATCCCGGAAGCAAAGCGTTCTAATCTGCGGCACCGACCCATTGGCATTGGGATTCAAGGTCTCGCGACAACCTTCTTTAAGTTGCGGCTACCCTATGAGTCCAAGCCCGCGCAACAATTGAATAAGCGCATCCTGGAAACTATGTACCATGCTGCGGTCCAGGCTTCTGTAGAGTTGGCCAAGCGGGATGGTCCCTATGAGACTTTTGCCTGTTCTCCCAGCTCTCAAGGCAAGCTTCAATTTGATCTCTGGGATCATGTTCCGGAGAGTGGGCGTTATGATTGGGATCAACTAAAAGCAGAGGTCAAGGAACATGGGATGCGTAACAGCCAACTCTTATGCATGATGCCCACGGCCAGTACGTCTCAGATGTTGGGGAATACCCCTAGCTGGGAACCGCAGATGAGCAACATGTTTACCAGGCGCACTCTGAGTGGTGACTTTGTGGTGAGTAATCGTTACTTGGTGAGTGACCTCCTAAGGCTGGGCCTGTGGAATGAGGATATGAAGCATGAGATTATGCGGCACCATGGCTCCATTCAAAAGATCCAGAATATTCCTCAAGAACTTAAGGACCTCTACAAAACCGCGTACGAGATCTCGGGTAAGACGCAAATCTTGATGTCACGGGACCGCGGCAGATATATTTGCCAGTCTGAGTCTTTCAATGCCTTCATGACGGATACGTCGAAGCTTACGTCGCGGCATTTCTATGCGTGGAAAACTGGCCTGAAGACTGGGATGTACTACCTGCGCACTGTAGCCGCGTCTGATCCTACTCAATTTACGGTGCCCGTCAAGAAGCGCCAGAAAGTTTCGGAGGTGGACCCAGAATCATTGCTGGATACGCCCGTGGATCCTCTGGCTTCTGCTGAATGTGCCATTGACTGTTTATCTTGTGGCAGTTAAGTAAATCGACACTCCAAATGCGATAATAAATGTGTCGTTGAAATATTTGGTGTGTATTCAGGTTCAATAAGCTGACCATTCCATATTTTTAGTGTTTTAATAACTCTCTCTCTAATAGTAGACTGAATTCCTTGTTTCCAATCAGTCCCATGGACTACAAAATGTGGACGCAGAGCTTCTAAATTTGCAACATAATCCAAGGTTTCTTGTGGAATCACTTGACTTACACCCTTAATGTTTTCAATGACTATTTTGCGCTCATTGTACCCAAAATAAGGAATACGTTTATAATGGGTGATTGCATCATCTGTCAATAACCCCACAATAACTCTTCCATATTTTTGCGCTTCTTGTAATAATCTAATGTGACCATGGTGTATAATATCACACGCCATAGCTACATAAACGATTTTTTCCATTTTTTATAATAAAAAAGATGAAAATTGGGTTTATTGGTTTGGGCCGCATGGGACAACCAATTGCGCATAGAATTTCGCATAAATTTCCTGTTCAAAAATGGTCTAGACGAGATGGTAAGTGTATCACTCATTTAAGTCAAGATTGTGATACTATTATAACTTGTTTACCCACATCATTGGAAGTTAAGTCTGTGGTACATGACTTGCTTGTTGTAACACCTCGTTTTCAGACGCTGATTGATTGTACTAGCGGATATGTGGAATCAACGCGAGATATAGGACATTTACTAAAAGAACAATTTAACATTGACATGCTTGATGCTCCAGTAAGTGGTGGGCCACGAAAAGCACATGACGGTACTTTATGTGCTATGGTAGGAGGTGATAAAAAGACCTACGAAAAGCACTTGCCATTATTACAATCGTTTTCATCTCCACAGTATGTTGGAAGTTTAGGGAGTGGGTGTGCAATAAAATCTATAAATAATATGTTAAACGTGTCTCAGTTATGTTTAGTTTCTGCAGGCATGTATAAACTGCAAGAGCTCGGTATAGATATTACATGTGCATTAAATACCATTAATCATTCATCTGGAAGAAGTTTGATTACAGAAGAACGGTTTCCTCATAATATTTTAAACAACACATATGATTATGGTTTTAGCAATGCTCTTATGAAAAAAGATCTTGATCAAGCAATTCGAATGTTCGGATCAGACGCGACGATTACTCCTGTATTACACCATATACAAAACATCATTGCATTATCCAATGATGCACAAGATTATACAACAATTAGTAAATTGTTTACAAAGCAATAAATTATGTCGGCATGGAAGATTGTATTGATTGTGATTGGGTGCTTTATTGGACTTTGTTTAGTGTGTATTATTCCATTAAAGTACGGAGTTTTTGATCTTAAATTTAATGAGAAAAAACGTGAATTGCAACATGCACACACTTCCAATGATATTCAGCAATCATTGCATAAGTTATGGGATGTAGCAGGTCAAAATATATTTAAAAATATTACCCCATTTGCCCGCGCAGGCACATTATTGGGACTTACCCGAGATCAACAATTAATACCATGGGATGAAGATATCGACGTATGGTTTTGGTCGCGTGATTATGATAAAGTAAAAACATTAGTCTTACAAACATTCAACCGGGACGATTATGTCATCTTCATCAAAAAAATTAGCGTTTTTCCATGTTACCCCAGTATTTATATCCTTGATAATGCAACGGGAGTTCATTTAGATATACATTTCCGTGAAATTAATAAGAAGAGAACAAAGGTTGTATATGCATGTCATCCATTTTATTTACGTGTACTGCAGATAAAAAGATATCATGACTACCAAATTAATGATGTATTACCACCTGAGCGAATACTTTACAGAGGCAGTCCAATATTTCTTCCCGCAGGTAAAAGAAAGATATTAAAAGATTGGTATGGGGATTGGACCACTCCAAAAAAATATTAGAGTATTCGGTTCAACGGGCTGGCAAAGTAATTTTGTCAAAGTAAGGATCCTGTAGGATGGCCATGATAGTGTCTTGCGGGTTCTTGAGTTCGTTCCGCATGACCATCTTGAGAATGGATGGGGAGAAACCACTGAGCATTTGTACGTTCTCCGAGCCGGCTGTCACTGGAAAATTGACCCGGGTGTCCCCACGTAGGTTCCAGTAGACAATGCGCGGCACAGGGTAATTATGGGCGGCAAAGAGCTTGCGGATAGCCTGGTCGTTGGTGTCCGAAGATCCCACCGAATCAAACTGCATATCAGAGAAAACGATGAGAGTCGGCAACTCCGGGACTTTATGCTCCAGGGCGGTACGGAGCAACAATCGGATGGCCTTATTAAAGTCGGTATTCATATGCCATGGTGCGCGCTTGAGAAGTTCAACTTGTTGCTGCAGCGTCATTTCAGGAGAGACCACATGGTAGGCTGGTTCGCGGGTAAACGTCATGACTTGGTTGCGGTAAGGGCCTTCACAGAGGGCGGCACACATGAGCCCTAAGGAAACAGCGACAGTCAAACAGTTGGTCTGACTTTTGTTGGATATGGCGCAATCCATAGACCCGGAGACATCCACCAGAGGCAACATGTTCTTGAAAGTTCCTTTGGCTTTATATTCCTCCACGAGGCCCCGCCATTGTTCTTCACATAACCGGTCCGGTAATGCGGCCACAATCTGGTGCGGCATCAAGGTTGCCACATGCATCTTGACCTCCGGATCCTTTTCTTTGGGTGTCTCGGTTCGGGCCTTCTTCACTGCTTCCAAGTACGCTGGAAAGTTAGGGTGGCGTTCGGTGCGCTTCAAGGATTTGCGGTAATACGTCATTGCTTGGCTGGGCATCGCTGAATAATCCTTGATCTCCAAAGGTACACCAGAGCAAAGCTTGGTTTCCAAGAGTGGGCCACGCAAGCTTACCAAGAGCTTCCGGTATCCTTTAGCATTGAGCTTAAGCTCTTCCCGGATAGCCTTGGCCATTTTGAGCTTCTTGTCGTAGTGGTGACCTTCATTGGGTGCCCACTTGGCCGCAAGGCTAATGGTGCCAGGTGTGTGCGACTTTTGATCGGCCAACAACTGTTGGGCAAAGAGTTGAACAACCCGGGGTTTCAGGCTTGGCAAACGTACCGCAAGTTCCAGGAGATCCTTCCAAGTCCCATAAAACGGTACGTGTTCAAGGTTGTGCAGGACGACTGGAAGTGGCAACTGCGTGCAAAAAATGTAAAACAGTTCCCTTTCTTGTTTCCCGGTGCCTTGACTCTGCCCTTTGCGCATAATGGCCCTGGTCTGGAATGCCATTTTGACGGTCAAGTGTGGGTGGAGAGTCCAGGCTGCGGCAATCAAAGGTTGCAGCTTGCTCAAGGGTGCACCACGGACTAGCTGATAAAAAAGATCCACCAAGGTAGATTCTGTAGATTTGTGGGCTAGAGCTTTGTTTTCCGTCAAGGTAAAGTTAAGAGCTTGAGCCAAGATGGATAAACCCTTTACGGCTTCGTGCAGTTCACTCAGTTCACTGACAACAGATTCCATGGCTGAAGAAAAAAAGTGGAACTTTCTTGTGTTTTGAGCCTTTATTATAATATTTGTGCGCGGAAATTTCCCCGCGATGCTAAAAATCCTTAACTACCAGCGATTTAATCATATGCGCGTCCACCTTGATTTATTCTTCAAATTGAACGTTGTTATAAATTTTAGTTATCTTGAATGTGGAAGGTTTTAAGGTAGTGGCACCCATACATGAATTTGGCTTGGACTTCGGACCATTGTTGTAAATTAGACGACCACCATAAAGATCCTTCAGTGCCGGCAACCCATCGAGCAAATGCGGAGCTATAGGTTATACTTGTAACATCACCCACATCAGTTGTTGAAGTAAAGGCAATTCCATTATTTGATGCAAATATGTACATGCCAGCGGCAACGATGGTATTAGCAGCCTCTGAGCAGCCCAATACATCTTCATCAATACCGGTGGTATCAGTGGCCCATTCAACTTCCCGTGCAAACAAGCTACCATCAATATAATCCATGTTAGGTAATGTATACAATCGATGAAAAGCTTGTGAATAATAAAGTTGCTCAACTTCCGAAGGTGGAGTTGGAGCAAAGACGTCCCATGACTTTCCGTTATCCTTAGTTAAGTAGATAGCACCATCACATACAGCCCACACATACTTATAAAAGGAATCCCAAATTAATGAGGTACAATTATCCGTATCCGGTGGCCCCACCTCCTTTGTGAAGGCACTGCTTTTGTCTGCCTGTAATATACAAGTGTGATTATCGCTTGTGCGTTGACCACCAAGAAACCAAGTGTTAGTTGAAGATGAAAAGGTGATGGTGTTCCCTGAGACCAAGTTATGATAAACTTGTTTTTGCCACGTGAGACCATAATCTGTGCTACGTAAAGTAATGGCATGATAAGCACCCCCGTCACCTTCTAATTCCGTACCCGCAATTATGAATGTGTGATTGGTGGGGTTGTAATCGATATCAAATAAACCAGACTTAGGATCTGTGTGATCGTAGTTAAAGCTTGGGATAGTGGCGCGCCGAAAAGTTTCGCCACCATCAATACTATACATAACACTCTGTGTTGGTAAGTCTGACCGTCCGAGAGCAACAATCATCTCGGATACACACAAACCATCGATACAAACTTGTTGCTCTCTGCAACCACACCGAACTCCACATTCATTTAACATGCCACAATGTAAGGAGTCACATGCACACTTTGCAATCATGTTTAAAACAACCAAGACCAATATGGTGAGTAGTGCTGTCAAGACTATGGCATGAAGAACAACAACAACCAATGAGGGTTTCATAAAAAGCATGAATGTTAAGATAATAAAGGCTACAAACAATCCTCCTAAGGTAATTGAATAGTACCATGGTATAGGCTTGCCTATCATTGTTCTTCTGTTTTTTATCTTAAGTTACTTAAAAAAGACATCATGGCATTTGCACTGTTTGGACAGTTTATGTTTGGTTGTATGATAGTCGGTAGTTTAGCAGGTGGGGCAGTTGGTGCAAATAGTGCTTCGAAAAACTACTGTGGTTTAGTAGATCAGCTAGGTAAATTGCAAGAACTATATGATGATACTAACCAACAATGGAACAACATTATATATGGTGAAGCTAGCCTTGAACAAGAAATTGAAGGAGCACTTAATGCTAATTACACTCAAATTCTACACAACCAAACGCTTCTCCAAGCTATACACCAATCATATATACGTAATATGATGTTATCAGAAATGGCGATTGGATTTATTTTTATTATTCTCATATTTGCGTTTATTATTAAGTATGAGACCGCTTTACGTTTGCATAAAAAGAAGCAATAAACTCATGCAAGTCGTAGCCATTGGATACGTAAAAAATAAATTAACATGATGAATATACTGGTTACGGCAAACCCAAGGGCGACACTCTCATAACCCAATGCCTCCTGTAAGACTTCATTGTTCAGGGCCATAATAGACGATGTTAATTCTTGTTGCTGTTTGATTTGTGTTTCTAACTTGGTTAGGACAGTCAAAGTTTGTGTGGCAAAAGCCAGTGTTTGTTGGTTCATGAGGGCTTGATATTTAGCCTGGAGATCTTGAATGTCTTGTTGAACCTTTTGAGTCCTGTCAAAATATTTGCTTGTCCAACTCAAGCCAAAGAGTCCAAGTACAGATGAACCAAATGTTTCTAATCCTGCTGCTGTTTTTCCTGGGCACGACATATAGTTTGTGTTTTAAATAGTTGTATATTAAATTAAAAAAAAAATACAATCCATATGGCTGAAATAGAACCTGTAGAACTTGATGACCTTGTTGAGAACGAGGAATTCAAAGCACGTTCAGAAGCTGTGAGTGCGGCTAGAGCTGAAATTGAAGCTGTGTCCGCATCGGACGTAGTGCGTGACGTGGCAGAAGAAAAAATTGAAGAGCAAGTAGACAAAATTGAAGATGAGCGTGCCTCACAAGTTGACATATCATTGGATTATAGTGATATTGGTCGCGAATTTAAAAGTCAATTCGGTGAAGGTGAGACACAAGAAATCATGAAAAAAGCTCTAGAGTTGATTAGGGAAAAATTTGGCGAATGGAAGGAGGAAAACAAAACCCCGGACGGCAAGTATAAACATCCTAGTATTAACGAGGTCACAGCTATAATGGATGATATTGTATTAGAATTAAATTTGAAATTTGAAAACGTTGGTGAGGGTACAATAGACAACATTACAAATCTTGCCCGCAGCGGTTTGGATATTCTTGCGGATTCTCCCAAGGTTGAAGATATATCTGAAACCAACCCAAGCTTATGGCAAAAATTTCTGGATCTTTTTAGAGGGGATGATCCAGCGAAAGAACCCGAAGATGTTAATGTCGATATGCAGGAACTCCGTGATTTAATCGATGAGTTAAAAGCAGACAATGAAAGGAGGGGTGGTAATGAAGAATCACTGAAACGAATGCTTGGTAAAGGTTTAATTAAGTTATTCTTAGGTATCCTTGGGGCTGGTGCTCTGCTCGGATCTGCTTATTTACTGATTATGGAGATATTTAAAGAATATTTTGATGGTTGTTACTTAAGGACAAAGAAAGGTGATAGTCACATACAGGACGGATGTGATAGCTTTTATAAAAATCATCAGTCATATTGTTTATGCCCAACCTCAGATCGAGGTTTGGACGGTTTAGAAAACCCGGACCTACCCGATGCTTGTCGTCAGGCCTATAATAATGGTCATCGTGATATATATGCATACCCGCCATGTAACAATCGAAACATTAGTACGGGAATACCTAGTGGCGCTAACCCCAAACCCACATGTTATAGTCAACATCCAAGTTGTGATAAAGACCGAACGGAGCGTATATATGCATATAAACATTATACGTTTGCCGACGCACTTGTTGAGATCGGAGAAGATGCTGCCAAACTCTTAAGCGGTGTGTGGGATAAAATCTGGGCCTGGCTTAAGTGGGTATTGATTGGTCTTGGAATCGTCGGAGCTATTGTACTTATTGTGTGGGCCATCAAGACATTTGCGCCTCATCGTGATAAAAGTAGGGTAATTATAATTAAAAAATAATTGTTGAGTAAAGGATAAAAAATTAAATGTCTTCAGAATTTACTATTGTGGAGGCTCCTAGAGCTACTAATATTAAGCCATTTGTTATTAGCGCAGTCGTGTTTCTCATTGTTTGCTTGGCTTGCATTGGTCTCGTAGTATACTTTTTTAGTGTGGATCGGGTACCGACTGGGTATTTATATGTTGGAGCAATTGGCACTGCTGTGGCCGTACTTGTTTTATACCTTATTTATGCTGGCTTCCTCATACTCTTCAAAGCTGGTATATGGAACTACGCCACCATATCGTTGGGTATATTTACTCTAGCGATAATAGTATTATCATTTATTTTAGTAGGTGAAGCTTCCAATCAATGTGGATTTGGAGAATATTATGATGCCGTAACCAATACCTGTGTAAGTGCCGATGCGCCCATGTGTCAAGGTTGTTTGCCGGGAGAATATTGTATCTCGGGTCGATGTTGTCCACCATCTATGGCATGTAATTTTAATGTGAATAACCAACCTCAAGCGTGTTGTGATAGCTTGGGCGAAAAGTGTGTAGCAAATACATGTTGTCCCGAGGATGGCATTTGTGGGGATAGCTGCTGTGGCACTAATGAAGAGTGTCACACAGTAGGTGGAATTGATACATGTTGTGATCTGTGCGGAACAGACGAAAATAATAAGATATGTTGTTCTGGTGGTACAATCTGTGGGCCTAATAATACTTGTGTGGCACCGTGTGGTTATGATAATGATGGTAAGCCTATTTTATGTGCAGAAGACGAAGAATGTGTAATAGTTACGAATTTGAATGAGCCTACAAAACAGCAAATTATTGATATGGGCGGTACAGTGGGACCAAATCCCGCCAATCCGAATGAAGAGGTTGCCTTTATATGTATGAGTAAGACAGCCAGCGATTGTGAATTTAAATCCACTATAACATCGTATCCGGATACCGCCACCGGAACGTATGAATTATACCCATGCTTCCGTAGCTCTAAGTACAACCCAGATGCCGGACTCCAAGTCTGTATACCACAAAGTACAGATGCAAACGACAGTCAATGGCGCGCGTGTGGTGCTCACAATGACTGTAAATCCTGTGCTACGGACACCAATTGTAGATGTGTCGATTTATTGCAATTGGCCAGTGAAGGTGATAATGCGGAAACACGCAAGATATTTAGCAAAGCAACGATGGAAGGTTCATCGGGTTATTATTGTGATAACGATCCAGGGACTCATGGGTATTCACGCATTATTGTTGCAAATCCTCCAACCGGTAAGCCATCATCATGTACCTGGGAAGATTGTTATGCACGGTACAGTGGTCAGAATGTAACAGATTTACGATTTAATGAAGCTACCGGTGCCTGTGCAGCACTTCAAAGTTGTCAAGGTGCCGCCCATAAAGAAGTTCAAGCGCGAGTGCTAACTACTCAAGTGCAACCAGATGGTAGCATTGTGGCTAATGATTCTCAGGTTATTGAAAACACGACTTGGCCTGATCAAGAATCTACCTTACAAACATGTGATAATATGACCGAATGGTGTGATGAACTGCGAGCCACCACCGGACAAGTGTGTAATGATGGACGTATCGAGGCTGCCGATACGTCGGGGTATAGTTGTCGTCTTGATTCCGATGGCAATCCTACCGGAATATGCGACTATGTTACCCACAATGCTGTGTTTAAAGGTGAAAATGCACAGGCTGCATGTGAATCTGGTAAAGATGCACATGGACAATATTTTTGCCCATGTCCAGCGGGATTTAGCAAGGACAGTGCTACTGGTCGTAAGTGTGTGCGAGTCCCGCCGGACGACTGGGGTGAGAAAGATAATACGGCATATGATCGGTGTAACACTGCAGAGACATGCAAGCATAGGTCAGATTCAGCCAAGCGTCTCGGGAAATATTGGGAAATTGCCCCTGATGTTGGGTCAGATGGAGGATGTGGTGGTAAATGCAGTATCCCGTTCGGAATTCAGAAAGGTACCTGTACATGTTATGCGCAAAGTACGGTTCCCAAAGATTACTACTATTGTGTTAATGCCGATGGTGGTACTATGAAAAAATGCACATCTAAAGAGTGTAACACTGGTCATTGGCAAATTGCGTCTACATATGAAAGCAGTGCACAATCAGCATATAATAATTGCTTAAGACAAACCCCACCTAGTTAGTTAAAAGTAAAAAAAAAAGTAACAGGCAGCACATATGATTGTACGGGCTCTAACCAAACTGAGCTACGCGGGACATGCCCACGACGGGATTTGAACCCGTGACCACGTGCTTAAAATGCATAATCTGTATCAATTATGCTGTGGCTGCCTTGGAGTATAAAAGAATAGTATTTGAATATAAGATCGACTCTAAGGATGAACGAATTAGACGACATTTCACCAGAAGAAGTACGACAGATCTTGTCCGGGGATTATTCTGTGCCCCTTAGTCGATATCCACCTTACATGTGCCACCCCAAGCCTCAGAGTGCGTGGGATCATTGGGAAAATGAACGTCACGCAGAATATGTTCAACACCAGAATAAGTACTGGCAACGTATTGTTTGTCGGGTTTTGCGCGCGCAAAAATTAGAAAAGATGCGTCAGAAGAATGCTTTTTATTGTAACAAGTGCACACGTAAGCGTTCACGAAGTTGACAGAGCCTTAATCTTTTTCGTGTGTTTGAGGTCGGAACCACAGTAATAAAAAAACTAAAACGTAAAAATGTTCTTTTCTGACTTATATACGTGGTGGTATGGTTTAGAAACCGAGGTCAAACCTACCTTACCCGGTCCTGGTAGAAACTTTCGTTGCGAAGCTTTAGTCGAAGCCAAGTTAAAGCTCCGTTCACCTGAAATTGTGGAGAGTTTAAGAAATGCTTCACAAGTGAGCGAGGCATTGCTAGCGCGTCGTCGGCTTAGACATGTGGTTGTAACACCAAGACCAACAACTTTTCCCACCCGAAACCCTGTACTGCGGGAACTTTTGAATAAGGTTCCCAAAACCTAAAAAAATAAATAAAAAAACAGGCAACGCTGATTTATAATTGTGCTCTCCCATATTGAGCTAGATGGCCACTGCCAACCCAGGACTTGAACCCGGAACCGCAATTGTATGTTGCGAATTGCTGAGGTTGCCTTACCAGTACGCCACGGGGGCGCCACTGCAGAGATTGTAAAAATATTTATAGATTTATTAAAAAATGTCCTGGAAAGTTGGTTTTATTATTTTAAGTGTAGCCTTTGCTGGATTGTTGGCTTATGTGATCTATACATTGTTGAAACCACAGGAGGGTTGCCCCACATCTCCAGACACTCAGTTCTTAATGATGAAACCTCCAGAATATGTTGCTTTATCTGAAGACTACAAATGCTTTGATTGGCCTAACCAACAAATTAATTTTACGTCTCCGGAAGCTGCCCAAACATGGTATGCTGTCCCTTACGCGATGTATGATGATACGTTTATGATAGACACGAACAATGCTTTGAAGTACACGTATGATCCGGATAGTCACGAGCTACTGCCTGAAGATAGCGATGTTCCAAAACTTTTTGTGGAATTCGGTGAGGATGGTGAGAGTGACAGATTGCGGATGGGTGATAGAGTAACAAACTGGGGAACCATCTACGCTGGTTATTATGGCGAGAAGGGCTATAATTTCCACGGTAAGGACGATCAATTGAATGATCCTAGCTTTCTACTGTTCCCAGAGTCGTGCTTGAGCTCTTAAAAGTTAAGTGTATTTTTTACACCTAACTATTTAGGTCACCAACCCTAGAATTACGGCGTGCTGCGCCCTAAAAAGTTAAGTGTATTTTGTACACCTAACTATTTAGGTCCATCAACCCTAGAATTACGGCGTGCTGCGCCCTAAAAAGTTAAGTGTATTTTTTACACCTAACTATTTAGGTCACCAACCCTAGAATTACGGCGTGCTGCGCCCTAAAAAGTTAAGTGTATTTTTTACACCTAACTATTTAGGTCCATCAACCCTAGAATTACGGCCCCTAAATAGTTAATTAAGTGTATTTTTTACACCTAACTTTCAAACTACTTTCTCACGTGCAGTTTAATCACAGTATACGAAAGAAGTAGAACGTTTTATTGAGATTGATTAAAAACGCGGATCAGTGAGTCAGTCATGGCATCAAGGTCGACATCGAGGTCATTAACAACCTGCACCATGCGCATCAGTTCTCGCTTGGCTTCGATGGCTTTGGCACCAGACAAGGCTGCGAAGTATGCGTAAACAAACTTGAAGTGTTGGGCGTGGCAGATATAAAGGAGCTGCTTGCCAGGCTTGTATATTCCATTCTTGCCCGTGGTTTTCATAATATCAGTGGAATTTATCAGCTCTGGACGACGCCGTCCACGCTTTTCGTCATCCACAATGTCACCAAGTCTGTAAACAAGCAGGCCAGCGTTCTTGATCATTTTTCCCTCTTGGAGATTCTTTAAAATTTTTGTCTTGGTTTTTTTGCTCACCCATGCATCAGCGAAGGGGCTAACCAGACACCAATTCTTGGATCCCTTAATCTGGTAACGTTGGGTGGTACGTAGTTGGTGGCGGATATGTGCAGACATCTTGTTACGCCTGTCGGCGTCAGACGCACGGACCAGCGCAGTAGCATCTCGGCACATCTCCACCATCGCTTGGGTCGTCTTTTGATCGCTGATCTTGGCAGCCTTAACCTCAGACTTAATAACTTTAACTTCACGCTTGGTGGCTTCGTGGTCCTTGAGCTCTTTCTTGTGCTTCTTGCGCAAGTTTGTGGTTTTCTGCACATTGGATGCCAAGCGACGCTTCAGGTTCTTGGCCTCCGCTTGGCTTTTTTTCTTGTCTTGGTTGAGATGGCGGATGGTGCGGTCCTGAGCCTTAATTTCTTGCTGGTACTGAGATTGTACCAACTCGAGCTCTTCCTGGGCTTGGTCCCGCTCCAGCTCCACGTCTTTGAGCTCTTCGCTCAGCTTGGTGGTCTGTTCCAAAGCCTGGTCGCGCTGCAGAGCCACCTTTTTGATCTCCTCCTGCAGTTGACCAACTTTTAGATGAACCAAGGCAAGCTGAACAGTGGCAGACTTGACCTCATCCTGAATCTTCGCCTGAGCCTCGCGTTCTTTGGTCAGCTGCTTGCGCACAGAAGCTAGCTCGGCGTCGCGCTCCAGCTGAGTCCTGCGGATCTCCAAGAGTTCGGCCCGCGCCTTAGCCAGCTCCTCACCCAGCTGCTGGGCTTTGCTTTTCTCGTCGGGCATCTTCTCCTCCAGCTTCTTGACCCTGGCCTGAAGCTCAACTGAACCAAGCTCAGCAGCATCCAGACGCGATTGAAGGTCGCCAATGACTTGCTCCAGATCAGTTTGAATGCGACTAATAACAATTTTGTTCCGGTCGCGTCCCACCAAGTACGTCAAGGCCTGTGGTTCCCAAGGATGATGAACTTGGGATCCCACGGGTCCGTATAAGTCTTCCATGACTTGCTTAGCCGCGCATCCAAGCTTGAACTCAGTGCCATCCTTGTGCGGATGATCGGTCGGTAGTTTGTCAGGATGAAACTTTAACTGAAACTCACGAACGCGAGCTTTCCAGTTTTTAAAGGAGTAATTCCACGGATTAATCAACGCTGGCAAGCCCCATTGGTTTGAGCCTTCCTCCGGACGGCCAAACCTAGGGATACTCTGCAATCTTCTGTTGAATGTCCAGTTGTCGTCATGACTCCACTCCGGAAAATCTTCTGAAAAAAGGCGAAAGGCATGGTAAAGGTGAACTGAAAAAGCATCCCACCCACGGGAATGGAAGTAGCCATCTTCAGTAAACCATTCTTGATACTTTTGAGCAGTGTTGGGCGGCAGTTGCTTGAACACGGACATAGTCAATCAACGAAACAAAAAAAGTGACGAAATAATTAGGACTTTCGGATTTGCCAATCGACCAATCAATAAGGACTTTCAGATTTGGTAATTGACCAATCAATAACTGGATATAAAGTTATATGTTCAGCTTGACTCAGCATATATATTTATATACATATCTGGACATTACCTGCACAGTGGCCTCTGTGCCTTTTTTTGCGCACTTACTTTTTAATTGTTGACGATGGCTGATAGCAAGGTCATGTACGCGGACTCTGACGCGGAGTCTCTCCCCTCTGTGTTTTGGCTTCCAACTGCGCCACAGAAGGTGAAGTTAGTTGAGATTAAGCGCCCGGAAAACATCACCATCTCTTGGGATGACATGTGGACTGAATCTGATACTATGGTCATGTCATTTGTGTTTAAGAAGTCGAGCCGGCAGCAACCTAACAAGCAACCTAATATCTTGCTTCCTAAGCCGTGGTACAAGATTGTTGGAGACAAGATCCTGGCAACGTCAAATGCTGCCAAGCTGATGTTTAAACTTCCTCGACCTACTCTTTCGCATGGTGTAGACTCACGAATGGTCGTGAAGTGGGCTGCAAAATTTACTCCCATCGACTTCAGTGACATGTTGGTGTCTACTCAGTTTAAGTTCGGGCATCTGAATCCCAAATGCATTGAGTATCGTCACAAGTTGGCTATTGAACTTGACGCTACTGATGACGATGAGCCTGAGGCACCCGAGGCAAAAGAGGATGAAAAGAAGGATGAAGGTCAACTTGTGCGTTTGCGGGCCTTTAATGAACTTATCTCGAAGCGGTTCAATGCGCATCAAGATTCATTTATGCCTCTGGAAGAACTTCCCAAGTTACTTGACGTAATGTTTTACGATGTGAGCGCCAAGATGAAGCAGACGTCTGGTATAATTGACCATGATGGGTTGTACATGTTTCGATCTGCTCTGGCTTTTCTTGCCAGTTACTATGCCCCGGGTAGCCCTGCTACGTACAAAAAGCAATTGGCATCCTCATGCGTGTCTCGCAGCGCGTTTGGTGGTCGTGGCATTTCATCCCACCAACACAATGTGGTGCAGCACGTGAATGACGCCAAAGACGAAGTCACTCAACACGTCCACCAAATCACTCAACACGTGGGCCGAGTTGAAGCCAGGTTGGAAGCTTACCAGAAGGAATCTGTGGCCCAGCTGTACGACAAGGGGGAAAAGCTTGCCGAGGCCAAGACCTCGTTGAAATACGAGGTGCAGAACAAGACTAGCGTTATGAATGACTATAAACAACTACAACAGAAAGCCTGTGAGTTGCGCCGAGTTAATACCACCTTGAACAACACCAGTGTCGCGCTTCAAGAACGCATCAAGGCTATGCAAAGCTTGCAAGAAGCAAAGACGGAAGAAATCAAGGTCTTGCGAGAGGAAGTCAAGGCTTTGCGCGACGCTGAGGCTGCTGCACGTGCTGAAGTAGCAAGCAAGAATGTTGAGATTGCTAAACTTCAGGTGCAGCTTGAGGCGGCAAAGGCATGGGAGAGTAAGTGTGAAGCCAAGGATGTTGAGATTAATGACCTTAATACAAAGATGCGCGATCTGCAGGTTCCGCGTGACAAACGGCAGATTACTGTTCAAGTGCAATCACCCAACAACAAGCGCGCTCGCGATGTACCGCCAGAGTATCAAGATTCACAGCATAACTGGCGCCGCAACAATTACTGGGACCGGACCCACCGATATGGACCTTCCCACTGCCGCCGTCGTCGTCGTCGTCGCTGATTTGTCCTTAATAAATTCTCTTGTCCTTAATTTTATTTATTTATTTATTTGTTAGTAGTAGTAGTATCAACCATTCTTTTCAAGCTCAATAATTTGTTCGTGAATAATACGAGCCAAGGGAGTACTTAGACGCGGAATGGATCGCGGATCTATAATAAACTTTTGACACATCTCACAATCACAAATAAATCTAAGTTCCTGTGGAGAGGAGGCTGGTTCATGTACTGTAACCCCAGCCTCACTTGCTTTTTGCATGTCTGTTAAGGTAGTCTGTAAGTGGTAAGGGATAGATTCTCCAACGCGCACGAGGTCGAGAATATCTTGGAGATCTCGCGCGCGCGAATCACATAATAATGTATACCTGAGGGCCCTTAACATAAGTTTAGCATCTACGATCTGCGGGTGCTCGGGATGGTGGCTAAGAACTTCGCGGGCGTTTTCCAGTGCGTACTTGGTAAACGTGATACATGCTTGGTGAATTTCCATATTGCGTGTGTATATTTTGCTTATTAATATTTCCACTTTTTTATTGATCATGAGCTTTTGGGCACAGGGTCATCAAGATGTTAAGGGCACCCATATTATCCTTGTGGATGCCAGTGGTTCCGTTAGGTGGGGAAGAATATGGGATCGCATGTTAGAGGTCTGTAAGCAAGAGGTTAAGACTCCTCGAATGCATGTTCTGTTCTGGAATTCTGACAACAAGCGACAGAACTCCAACTTTGTCAATGGCGTCTGGCTTATTCCGCACTTTGTGGATCAAAAGGGTCTAGCTGCGGTATTTGCGCTAGCTAAGAGTAAGATTGATAATTCTTGCCTCACTTACCCCCATCTGGCCTTTCAAGGCATACCCTCCCAGTGGTTAAATGGACAGATCTATATTGACTACGTGACGGATGGACAGATTGGCTATGATGGCATGTCACTGCATGCGCGACTTGGGTTGGAGACCCGGTTGGCCGCCGAGGTCAAGCAACTCTGTACCCGTAACCCTTTAGCTACCCTAAACATCTTTACGGTGGAACGTACAGACTTGGATTTCAAGGGTCAAGAACAGATCAACCGGGCCGCAGGGACGGATGTCTACAAGTTGATCCAGAACCAAGGCCTCAGTAAGTACATCAGCAGGTTCGTGACCTATGGACCTCAGAGTCATCATGTGCATATTAACAAGATGCGGTCGATCCCTGGCTATTATAGTTATGGAGATCGCCGTTTTCGAAAAGAGCGGATGTACGACTTTATGCAATTTATTCAAGCGGATATCACGGAGAACAAAGAGAACTTGGATCCCTTGCTTCACATTGCTCAGAGCTTATCGGTGACGTTGCAACAACACTTGGTTGATAAACCCATGAGCCTCAAGGACCAGGTCGTGGCGGAAGTGGCGGAGTACTTCCGGGGTTCTTCGGTTGATCCCACGCTGGTGCGGTTTATTTTGAGTGAAGCCATTGATAAGGAGGGCTTTGGGTCGGCGGATATCTTTGCCGCTTACCGTCAGAAATTGAAGCAGCTCTACAAAGCAGCTAATGAGTTACTACAGAAGGATACCAAGATGGCGATTAACTTGTCTCGCGGGTTTTTCACTTGCCCGCTGGGGGATGTTATCTTGACGGGTTTGAGCCCGCATATGGTTCAACATGCTTACCGAACCCAACGCTCCAACCATCCCAATGCGGCGATTGAGGTGGATGGACGTTTGGTACCGGCTTTCCCCTGGGAACGTAAGGGGGATCTCTATTCGGATCAATGCCTGAGGCAATGGTGTCGAGCAGCCTTAAGTACTGAGTACCCCGTACAAGTGTTTTCGGATGCAGTGATGTACTTGGTCTTGGCGTTTGTGTGTCGGGCTCGGTATACTCCCGATATGCCACCTCATATCCTGGCGGGTCTGTGTCAGTTAGCACATGTGATGTTTGACAAAAAGCGCCGCAACTCGGATCAAACTGAGATGGAGTTCTTAAAGGCCGGTAATCAACCCATGGGTAATAATGGTCACTCGGATTCCTTCCCCAGTTTTATGCGCTTGGTGTGTACGGCTCTGAAGGTTAATTACCCACCAGCTGAGATGTGGTACTACTTGTGTGGGGCTCTGCAAGACGCCGACTTACTGGAGAGTCAGCGACCTTTCTTTCCTGAGGAACTACCGGCAACTCCAATAACCATTACCCCTTACACGGTCTACACCTTGGGTGGTGACTATCAATGTGTGGTAACCCTGGAAGATACGTCCAGTACTGGTGGTTTTACGATCAACCCTCATGGTGAATGTGCCCCACCGTATGTCCTAGCAGCTGCAGCGATGGAACAGTACCGTAAGCAACCGGAGTTTTGTATGTGTCCCATCTGTTACAAGAGGCTCCAACCCGATACGGACTTTACCCAGGTGGCAGCCCTGACAGAGCTAAAGCTGCCGCCCTTACCACCGCGCAGCAGCCAGGAAGCCAAAAAGGAAACTAAAAAGACACAGAAGAAGACCTACCTTGAGGCCTGTATCTTTTTACAAGGTACGGTTGGGTGTGGCAAGAGCACGTTTGCCGCTGGTCTAGCAGAGGCCTTGGGCCCTGGTACTTTTGTCGCCAGCGTGGACCGTCACTGTGTAGATTCTGGTCTCTCGATGCCCAATGCGATTGAGGCAGTGAAGCAAGAACTACTACAGATGGATGCCAAGATTCTGATTGTGGACACCTGTGGTGAACGCACGTCTACTAAGAATGTCTTTGGCCTAAATATTAGCGCTGGGTCTGTGATCCGTCACCGAGTCAATTACCTGGATCGGAAGCAAACCCGGGGTTACATTTGTTGGACTTTACGTAACGTGCTAAAACGTGGTAACTCTACGCCTGGCTGTGGTTACTTCTTGAACCCTGTTAGTGCTAGTCTCGCTACCTGTCTTAGAGTTCACAAGAAAAAGATGGTGGGTGTGTTTGGTAAAAAAGTGGTGCGGCAGTACTATCCAGAGCTGGATTCTTTCATGTCCAAAGAACGTGTCTTATCTAGTATTGAAGACTCAGCCAATGAGTATGCTGGTAATATCGGCTCGGTGGCTGACAATGTCCAATCATTTCTTTCCGCACATTCGGACTTACAATCATCATGACAACACCTTTTCGCATGTGGTCTTCACATCCCAAGCAAGTGGTGGGCATGAACTTGTACTTACAATTCCTGAAAGAAGCCTACCTACACCCAGAAGAAGACCGATGTCGATTATATCAGCAAATTTATTTAAAACCCGTGACTATGTTCCTGCATCCGCCGCCTCGTCCCCGACCTGGATGGTCACGAGGTACTCGCGATTCGTTGGCCAAAACCATTCCTACAAAAACCCCCGTCGCCAATATTTCACGCTCTGGATTGTCTCGCTCTGCCCTTCGTCAACGTGTTATCCCTTGCGACAATCGCGTTCCTCTGACTGTGCTTCAATGTAAATTATAACCATGTACTGCAATTATTAAAAGCAAGCCTCCTATTAATGCAATGTGCATTAGCATGCGTGGTACATTGAGAGGGTTTAGGTAGTACGCTATCATGGTGAAGAGGGTAAAGGCCGCCAAGATGATGGTTGGTACCAGGACCATGAGAAAATCATCACTAGTACTAGGGTTGGGGATCAGGATGAGGATAGGTAGCAGCAATTCCATAATGATAATCAGAGTTAAGATAATGTAGGCCGTGGACAGTCCCAAGAACTTAAACTTTTGACGTAAGCCTCGGGATGTACTCTTAAAATTTAAGGCTTTCATGACACTGCTCACCAAGAATGGGGACAAGATTAATACTTCACAGCCTCTAATCAACCAATCACTTAGCAACATTTTGAGAGCTTCTTTTTTTTTTGTTTATAAAGACAAGATATTTCATCCCCTGAGGGCTCCCATGAGGCACCTATCGGCTACCAGGACAGGAGCTAAAGGCATACCTGTTAAAGTAGTAGTCAAAGTATAGGATCTAGGCGCTAAGAGCCTAGCCATGGTTCTAGGTCCACGTAAGGGTCGAAAGGGTCCACGGCAACATTGAGTGTTATTTCGAGGTCTGTACATTGGTTTAAATATAGTGTTGTGATTTTTATGTTCAAGGCAAGAAAAAGTTTTTCGATGGCTTCCGAAAAACAAAAGAGTCATAGCCGAAGTCCCAGTAAGAGTCATAGCCGAAACCGGGACCCGGTACCTTTACATATCACTATGTCTCCAGTACCTGAAGGTCGTGTACGCAAACATCATCATAGCCCGGCTAAGCTGAGTAAAGAATATGAACCTAGTGAGGTTAGCCAAATATCGGAGCTCGCCAGCCTTAGAGTAGTAGAACGTAAGATTGAAGAAGAAAAGAAGGCTCATGAATTTGAACGTGATACTATGTGGAAATCTTGTTGTGGCCTTGAGTTTGATCGACGTGTTGGAGGTTTCACTATGAAGTCTTTTATGTCTATTGTGGGTACATTTTTTGCCATGTACATGATTATTACGGCTGAGGATGGAGATTGTGTTTGTGATCAACAACCAGACGATGTTACAATGTTTTGGGGTCTTTTGACTGGAATTATTGGTGCGTATGTTGGTCCCACGATCGAAAAAGCCAATAAATAATAAATTATGGAACACTTTACGTTGTTAAAATTACTGTGGGAGACAGAGTGTAAGTCTCGTAAGTGGGAAGTAAAATTTGTGTATAAAGGTCACCGGCGTGGTCAGTTAGACTTGGATGATATCCTAGATAAACCTGAAGAGTACTTGAAGTGCTTTGAATACGATGATATCCCGAGCCTAATTGTGGGCTTTAAGGCCATTACCGACTATGATGACTGGCGTCTGCGTTGGTATGTTAAAGATAACTTAAAACAGATGACGTACTTGGAGCCAAACCCTGAAACATACTATGTTTATGTACAAGTCGAAGCCTATCCTATAGAAGATGTAGTTGAAAGAAAAGATTGTACATTTTAATGAGTTATTATGCCAGAGAAAAGTCTGCGCAAGATAGTGTTTAAAGGGCGGCGCCATGTCGCGGTTTGATCAGGACTGCGGCGTTCTGGGTCCACTGTTTCCCACATGTCGGAGAGTCCATAGTCGCCATCGGAGAGTGCATAGTCCACATGGGGTAAGGTTCTTTTGCTCTTACCGGCCGCCGCCAAGCATAAAGCATCCACATCAATATCTTCTTGGCAAGTTAGATCCATGTCCATCGGTGGTCCCAAGTCCAAGGGCGGTATGTGCATCATCATAGCGCTCTGAGGGTTGAGTTGGGGTGACGAAACCATCCATCTGCGTAATCTTTTGGAAGAAGTCGATGCCGAAGTTGTCGACTTACGTTTTTTATTCATCGGTGATGGTTTGCGATACGACACACTGCCCAGTTTCTTTTTGCGGCTTCGGTTTAAATCTTGAGAACTAAATGTAAAGTGGACAGGCTTCATGGACACAACACAACGTAAAGAAAATGTTTTCGGACTTTCGGACATTTTAGTGAGTAACGGCTGTGATGTAGGGGATTGGGTTCGAGGGGGACAAAAACAACATTGTGAACAACCCATAGGTATTTATATGTTGCACATGGATTAAAAGAAGATTATGGGTCAAGCATGTTGCACAGAGGTACCTCATGATGATGAAGAGGAGGAGGTCGGGATGCTGAAAACACAAATAAATTTGGAATATGAACAACGAGTTCAAGTTGAAAACCGATATAAACAATTGGAAAGTCACTGCCAGTTATTGGAGAGGCAATCCCAGTTCTGGGAAGGGTGTTATCAGCTTGAAAAGCGGCGGCGTTGTGAGGAGACAGAGAATATCCACAAGTTTTTGGCGGCATCGGATGTTTTGGCCGATCAGATTTTGGCCAGTGATCTAAATAAGCGATGGCTGGACGATAGTGTAGAACGGGAGTACATTAAGCAGATTGTTGCGCATGTACAGGCCGAGTTAACAAACCTACAAAACGCTCGGCAAATACTTGAGGCTCAAAATATTGACGAACCCAATGCTGCCCTGCCTTGCCTTGATTCGCCACCCTTGAGACTCCAGCCTTAACCCAGGGCTCCAAGGCTGCGCGCAACGCCAAAATATCTATCTTGTCACAACCCGTGGGTGTTGGTAGATGGATAATAGGTGGTTTAGGTATACTTGCCGCTGTCCAGAGCTGGTCCGGGATCATTTGTGTCGAACATAAGACCAATATCCCTTGGGCCATGGCCTCCAGGGAACTTACTCCGAGGCCTCCCACCGTACTAAACTGGTCAATATAAATATCACAGTCGGCCCGACGCTTAGCCAATTCTGCATGCGGCAAGGACTTACCTTGTTGCAGAGGGCCGCCCAGTTGTCGGTATTCTACGTCCAGGGCCCTGACGGCTTTTTCAATTAGCCCGCTACCCTTCAAGTAATAGTTCGTGGGAGAATGCCCCACCACCAAGCGCCTCTCTGCGTGTCTTAGTTGTGGCGCAAAAGGTATAGGTTTACCAAATAAAATCTGAGCCTCAGGTAGTGCCAGGCGCCAGAGATCAGGAGATACCAGTTGCCGGATACCCTGGGATTGGTCGTAATCATTAAAGTACCCAGCGTAAGTTCGGTAGCTGTTACCAGCGTGAAAAATGAACTTGTGTGGAATCCTCTCCCATTGCTGAAAGCTCAAAGTATCTCGGAATAACCTAGAGGTATGGTAGAGGTCATAGTACGTCCGTGGGTTAGCCTCATTAGCCCAGACCACGATATCCACACCTTGTTCTACCCAAGCTTTGAGGTCATCTTTTTGTTTCGTCGTCGCATGATCGTAATCCAGGTCATGTTTATTAGCGTATACAAAAGGGTGTGGGTGGCAACTACACACCTTAGCCTCCCAACCGTCTATGTGTTCATTTAAGGCCGCGCAGATATCAGTGCTCACGTTAGCATAATCTTGAAAAGTTAAGAAGAGAACCCGCATGTTTTTTTGTTGTTCAGCCTTTTACTATCTTGTTTCTCGCGTCAGTGAACACTCTTCAAGTTTGGCATCTGGTGGGATTACAACATAACTCCAGCGTGTTGTGTCCGGTAAGAATAACGTCACTTGTGTGGTTAAACCCTGCAAGTTGCGCCAACGAACCAATACGTAATCGTTAGATCCGGGGGCTAGAGCATTGCTCAAGGGCGGTAACTTATCAATAGAGTCAACATAATGCTGCATTTGGTGTGTGAATGTGTTTAATTGTTTAAAGTTGTTTTTATTTCTTGGCGTCGCTGCCCCTGCATAACATTTTTGAACTGTTGCCTAAGAGCGGGTGTAAACTTTGGATCATGCATTATCAAGAAGTTCGTAATTATTCCAAAACCCTTATAATTCACGACTTCTGGTGCCGTGTAGAGCAATGCTTCATAAAGATTTTGTTCCATGCCATGGAATAATGGCTCCAGCTTGGAATCTGACTTGACAACCTCATAAAGCTCAGAGGCTACATTTTGTGGGGTTCTTTCGGTCATATCTCTCTCTCTCTTGGTTTTTTTGTTATATTGCCTAAAAACTATTGGTGAGAAATAAACGCTAAAGATGCTTGACGGGATCCAGAAAGTTGACTATGTAATTACCAGCTGGAGCGGCTTGTAGTTCTATGGTTTGTTGTTTGGGGAAAGCAGTATCATTAGGGTAGCCTACAGAGTCTGGAGAATCACCATTGGCTTCAGTGCAAGTTACTGTTTGACTTGGAAGACTACCACCAGTCGGGGGAATGATTTGAATTCCTACATTGTAGCCATAACTTTGCTGGGTCGTGAACCCAGATTGACGTGAAAGCTCTGAGCAATCGGAGTGTGGCCCATCATTACACCTAGTCCCAATGCCTGGAGGTACTGTAGATATATCAAATGTGTCACGCAAAGGTGGAGTGGCTCCGCTCCACAACTGATTAAAGCCAAACTCAGCTAAAGTAGCACCCGATACCGGATGGGAACCTTGAGGAAAAGCTGTAAAGTTCCCATTCCAGCCTAGTGTAGTGGGAATATTCCAAGTGGTAGTACCACTTCCTGGACTTAGCGTGCCGATGAGGCTAGGGCCGCTAGCTTGTGGGTATCCTACTGTTAGGTACACATCTAAGGTGGTTGAGGTTGTGTGATTATTAATAGTTACAGTGCGGCCACCCGGAATAGGTGGGATGGGGGCCCCCGATTGAATTTGGGTATATAGATTGCTTAATAGAAAGTTATGGTGATTGTTGAGCTTGGCAGCCTCTTGAATGTTGTGGAATTGAAGGCCATTGTCCGACCTTGCTGTATCCAGGGTATCATTGTTAAGGTCCCCAATAATTGCTTCGGGAGTCACGATGCGACCACGATTAACAAGCACCCCACCGACTGTAAGGTTATTAAAGTTTTGATCAGGCATTGTTTATTTTTTATGTATTCTTTTTTTTCCCATGATTATTTTTAAAATGCCTGGAGTCCAAGAAATCCCTTGCATTCATCTTGATAGGGAACGTAAAGTTCTCCAGCTGGATCCCCACCATGCTTTGGATCGTGTATTAAGTACTAATGCCTTCATTGGAGCAGGTACAGAACTAGAGGCGGAGATTGAAGAATTTTTGGGTACAAATTTTAAATGTGTCGCGGTGGGTAATGGTACGGACGCTCTGGAGATTGTGTATCGCCTGAGCAAGTTACGACGTTCTTCTTCTTCGGTCATTTATGTGCCGGCTTTTACGTTTGAAGCTACCTCTGGTGCTGCCAAAGCTTTGGGCCTAACAGTAAAATATATGGATATTAGCCCCGTGGATGGAGAATACATTATTACGCCGGAGACGGTACAAGCTGCACTTGGTGGGGAATCTGCCACAAACGTCGTAGCGATAGTTGGAGTCTCCTTGTATGGTCAAGTTCCGGATTGGGAAGGGATACGTAAGGTTCTACCTGATGACGTGCTCTTGATCGAAGACGGAGCTCAAAGTTTTGGTTCGGCGCGATCCTTGCAGGGTGGGGTAGTGGATTACGCGATTACAAGCTTCTACCCTTCCAAGAACTTGGGATGTTATGGAGATGGTGGTGCGGTCTTTTGTCCAGAAACGGAGGTTAAGAAGGTAAGAGCCCTAGCTAATCATGGTAGAGGCTCACGGACAATTACTTGGGGCAAGAACAGCCGGTTGGATCGCTTCCAAGCCGAAATCCTGCGGCAAAAACTAGCGGGCTTCAATCGAACCCGGGCATCTAAGGCAGATACAGTTCACTATTACGAACAAAACTTGAGGGCCTTAAATCCATGGTTTACTTTGCCTCTACACAGTCAAGACTCGTGTTTCTCGGTGTACACTATTCAAGTAAAAGGTGAACAGAGACACCTGCTTCAGCATTTTTTGGCAACTCACGGGGTCCAAACCCGAATTTATTACGAGAAACCACTGTGTTCGACGTTTCCGAATGCTGAGATGAAGAGTAAGCAGGTGTTAGCCATCCCTTGTTTTGCCTTTATAACGAATCCGGAACGGCAGAGGATCGTAGCTCTGTTACAGAGTTTTTTTCTGTAAAGGTTCGGAGTTTGTAACCCAATTCTTTGACTGGAAAAAATAAGCAGTGAAGACAAGCACGGTAATAAAGTTTAAAAGATTCACAATGTGGACATTGTTTGTGTGTGTTCATTGGTTTTGTGAAGGGGAGCTTATTTTTTTTTTTATTATGTACATAAACATTGACATGGAGCATCTTCCTTTACCCGTAGAAATCATAGACCATATCCAAGAATTTGCCCAACCTTTGGATGGTTACTTGTATGAACATGGTAGTATGAGTAGTATTCAAGCTGGAGTATATTTGAATTGGTTGTTACGAATACTTGCAGATTATTCTCCCCTCAGCCCGAATCAATTGTTTGAGTTTGTGTTAGTTTTATTACAGTGGCAGGAAGCCTTGGTTCGTCAACATGCTGACATTTTAACGTGTAATATTTATGGAGTGTTTTTGTTAGTAGTTTTACATGGCCACTATCCCTTTCGCACTCGCTTGCAGCGTAACGGTGTCGGGTACACGGTTGGGATCTTTGGGTTACCACCCTTTCAGATCCATCATGTTTATGATCTACACTTGGTAAATCAATTAGTCTTTGAGACCTGGACTATGCGCAGGTTCCATAGGATTCTAACGCCGCGGCTCAGGTCGTGCATCAATCGTGATGATTTCATGTACTTGTTGCGCATTATTCACCGGCATTATTGGTACCAGGATTTGCATTATTTAATGGTGATGTTTGCACTATATCTTTCCAGTAAGTACCACATCCGTTTAGACATCCTCAACTTATTTTACCCTTATCGTTCTTATGTGCAGCGGCAAAGAACCTACTATCCTCTCGTCCTCTGTAAAGGCATTCGTCGTCCTACAGCCGAGCGGTTACAATGTAGATACATACATGAGTTATGGAAGTTAAAGGATAAACCGAAACCACCTCGGATTCCTTGGACTTTATGGAATAAGATTAACGCTTTTATTAGTTAAAGACTCGACCAGCTCTTCTTGCTGATTCTAGGTATTCGGGACCGTAGTCTGCCAGCAATTCCTGGTCGTAACGGATGTCCTTGATGGTTTTCACCAGGATGTTGCGCCCGTGAGTAATAAATTCTACATTCGGATCATCTGAGTGATTAATGAACCGAGTCCAGTTGGACTTGGTAGGATCTTCGGCATCAATAACAAACAAAGCCCTTTTGGGTCCACGTCGACTATAAGCCGTCATAGCATATTCTCGGAAATCATCATCTGAGTACTTGGCGTCATACTGCTCTGGTGTGTAGCGTTTGCCTTTATAAGTTCCCAGTATAGTATCTTTTCGTATATCGCGCGCAGCAAAAACCCCTTGACCAGCACCTTCAATGTCACTTGGCTTGATGGTCACCGTAGCTGGTGTTTTAAAAGCGCGTGGGTTTAGGATTTGGCCAATAAATAGGGCTTCGGCTTTTTTGTCTGGTTCTTTTAATGCTTTTCTGAGCGCGTCCGGGATCTTGAGCTTCGATTCCAGGAGTCTGCGATGTTTTTTCAGGACCTTGTTCGCCCGCACCCAAAGATCCAGATAGACGTCTGAAGCTTGGTTGTCTGATCGCAGGGTGGTAGAGTTCAAGTAGACCTGAAGCCGACGTGATTGGTCTAAATTAGAACATTGAGCCGCCAAATAAAGAAAGAAAGGCACATAGTCCACACATTTCACAAAGTTTCCCGGGCGGATCATTTCCAAAACTGGGTAGTCGTCATAGCGGTAGTCCAAGGGTAAGGGAGCCTGCTGGGCGGCCGTATCATAGTATTCAATCCAGTTCTGTCTAAACACATAGGCCACTAGCCGAAATTCAGATTTGTTGTTTTCTCTCGTTTGGGTAACAACATTAGGGTATTGGTTAGGTGGTGGACACACCAGGGCGTCTTGTAACCGGATATGTTGCCAGTAGGTGAAGGGGGTTTGTTGACCACATAAGATATAGATCATAACCTGAGACATTAACTCCCAACGCAAGGTGGTTTCAGGACAATGATAAACTCTGGGCCTGCTGGAGAGAGGATAGGCCCCAAAGAACTGAGGGAGACACTGTCGCATGCGTACAGTATGTAAAGGTAAGGGTTCCCCCTTACGTTGCTCCAACCGGGCTAGTTGAAGGTGTTGTTGTAACCACTCAGGTTCAAAGAAGCTAAGCACATGCTGGTAAGTGCTTGGACCATAAATGGTAAAGATAGGATCGAACTTCTCGATGTCTACCTCTTTGCGGTCATTACTCGCGTCGAGGTCCTGGTGTGGATTCTGAAGTTCCAAGTCTTCTAATTTGGCCGTGGGGCTGTGCAGGTTAAAGTTCCTCAAGTAATTGAGCCACATCAGACCATAAGGTTCCCGTAGCCAACGTTTCTGATACTTAGCAACCGGAGCACCCAGTTGCAGGTCAAAATCCTCGGGCTCTAGTGTGGTATCCCACATAAAGCGGTAGTACAAGGGTCGGGGTTTTTGTCGATCTAGGTATTGTATTATATTCTGCGCCTCGTCTAGGTTGTCGTAATTAAACTCAACACTGACCTGCCAGGGTATATACGCAAGCTTGGGTAATAAATCCACCAGTTTCAATTCTTTGTCTCTGTTATCCCCAAGGACAAGTTCTGCCGCCAAGCTTAGGTTCGTTTCCATATTATATATTTCCTCACCTAACCAGGCCCATTGGTTACGGCCGAACCGCTGTAAGATATAAAAATCCAGTTTATCACGGTCCGCGCGTAAGAAACCTTTATCGACAAGAAAGACATTGATGTTAAAGGCGGCCACAACAAAGCAGAGGTATCCATAATCATTGGCGACCTCCGGATCAAAGTCACCGCCACCATATAATTCATAGGCAAGTTCGAGGTTGGGTTGGGTTGTGCTCATAATATCTAGCGCAAACAAGGTCCGGCAAACCCTCAGTGCATCTTGTACAGTCAGGTTCGGTACTTCAGCTTGTTGGACGGGTTGGATTCTGCAATCCTCGCGGATTTTAAAATCCTTTGCAAGTCCATGTATAATTTTATTGAGGCTCTGGACAGGTGAAGGCTTCCATATCGACATCATAGGGCCAAATTGACTTTTTTCTTGTAGATGAAACATTTAATCGGTGGTGCCTTAGACAGCTCGATGCGTTTACGCTTGAGGCCTTTGCGTTTGTTGTCTAGTTTTTCCCGGGCACATTCCGCCAGGCGCTGGTTCATGTCGGTTTCGATAATCTTCAAGTGATCCAGTGCATATTTGAGGATGGCGTTCTGTTCCATCCAACAAATAAAGTTGAGTTGGGCTACAGTAGTGGAGTATACATATCCGTTGGCATCAAAGTAAATCCTGGGACCGCGCCGAAAGGTATCGAACAAGTACCGCTTGTAGTACTTGAGCCACGACAAGTAACTGTTGTAGATGTTTAACAGGTGACCGTTGGTGTTCCGGATGGTTAGCTTGGCTCTTTTGGCGTAGGTAATGACCAAGTAATTCAATAACCGGAGAGAAACAATCGAAGAGATAGAGATGATGGGGATAATTATTTTTTTTAGCCGTTCTTCCGTAAGGTAGGGAAGGAGAACATGCAGCTGGGTCATCATCTTGAGGTGTGGTAGAGGTTTTTCCCAATAAAAGATCCCCATTTGAAACTTTTTCTCAATGGTCTCCGGGATCTTTTCCCGCGTCATGCGCTTTTGTTCTCGTGCGGGATTGAGTGGTTTACCGTTGCGTAAATCCAACATGGTCACACTTTTTTTGATGCAAGTGCGTTTCTCCCAGATTTTGAATTTAAACGCAGTATTGACGTAGTGGGATAACACACGGGCTCCAGTTACACACAAAGTTATGGTAACCGTTAACTGGATACTGAGTCTTAGGTTGAACTGGAAATGAATCAGTCGTAAAGTCGCGCGTGGGAAACAGTCGAGATTGATTGACGGGCCAGATGGGGAAGGGTTGCATATCAACCTTGCGATCACTATACGTGTTGGTACAATCCGTTCTACCAAGGCGATAACCCACATTGTCAAACGGTACATTCACTTGGTTAGTCAAGTTCATCACCGCGGCCACATTAGTGCAGCCAGGGACACTACCTTGGTAACGATAATCATAGGGTGACGCTGGCCCGGGAGTATAAGCAAAAGGTTGTGCGCAATACTTATTTGCAGAAAAAGCCATTTGTTTTATCCTTTCCACAACATTATTTTTTTCCAGAGTTTGTAAGTGTGTTTGGTTGACGTTCCACTTTTCTGTGGACCTTGTACTTAAAAACCAAGCATGTCTGACAACGAAGTCCCCAGCTCGGTCGCTCAACCAGATTCCAACGATGATCAAGCCGTAGCCAAGAAGACTTCTACTAAGCGGAAGCGAGGGCGCACTTCCACCTCTAATCCGGTGGAGAAACACGATGAAAAGCACACGCCACTTAACATGAAGAAAAAAATTCTCAAGAACAATATTCCCAAGTTTAGCATCCCGCGTGATGTTCGTGGCTTGTTGAAGAAGATCACCAGCCACCAGTATCAGCTATCGGAAGAAGATGGTGCCTTAATTGGTCCTTGCTTCCAGAAGGTTATGGACTTTGAAGCCGTAGATTTTATGTCTAACTGTCTCTTGTACTACGAACGTGCCCACAACCTTGTCTTCCGTAATAAGGATGCCAAAGTTATTGAACGCGGTCACCGGAACCCCAAGTCTGTCAAGTACCCAGCGATGCGCAAGATCTATGATCACTACCTCTGTGGGATGGAAGAAAAGCACCGGTACTACGTACAATCCCAGGATCCTAGCTTGGTGAAGCCACCCAAAAGGGTGTCGACGGCAGGCCGCAAACGTACCCCAACGGTGGCCCCCTATAACTTGTACATTCAGGAGCAATGGAAAAAGCGCCGGGAAGAATTTCAAAAGATTGTTTCGGAACAAGGTATCCCGAACGTCATGAAGTTGCTGAGCAAGGAATGGAAGGCTAATCCGGCTTTGAAGGAAGAATTTCAGAAACAAGCCGCAGCTTTAAATGCTCAGGCAGCTCAGCCTGTGCAGGAGTCGGCACTCTAAGCCTTTGCTCTAAGCCTTTGGCGGTTCATATCTTGCAAGTTCCGGTAATATACTTGGCGTCGTTGGTTGGTGTTAAGTGGTGGTAGTCTCTTGGGGCGGCTTAATCTCTTAATTAATAAACCCAGCAGGATCAGTCCCAACAAGGATACGGGAATAATCCATATTAGGTGTAAAGTATTGAAGCCCTGATCATCATCATTGTCACCAGCCATTAAAAGTTTTGTTGTTTTTATTAGTTTAGATCCTAAAATTTAACCCTCCTAAGTCTATCACTCTAAAGTTTAAGTATGTTATGACAGTTTGTGTCATGGTTTTGTGACCTAAGTAATCGGCGGCAATCCGTGGTAAAGAACAATGTCTATCATTAAAATAATGAAAGCAAGCTAGAACATAAAACTTACGGAATTGATGTAATTTGCCAATCACGGGACAATACTTTTTTACCGCTCGGGACAGAGGCTTCGCATACTTGCGGTTAACTTCCTGGACACTCTGGGCCGGCATTTTTTGTCTGACGTACGCGATTGCCGCGTTAATCTTGTCCCGCGTCTGTAAGAGTGGTACCTCTCGACGTGTGTCTGTGGTATCTCCCTTGCGTCGTTTCAAGATACCGGTGGTCGAGGCCCAATACTTCTCATTCGTGGCATGGACTTCTTCAGGCAAAGTAAACCTGATAGAGTATAGGATCTCGGCCATCCGACGTCCGGTGAGACAGGCTAAACCAATCATGACTAGGTGTGGATTTTCATGATCCAAGAAGGCCCGGCAGTCAGTGATTACTGCATCGCCGGGGATTTCATGCAGGTCAATAGCACCTTCATGTACCGTCTTAGCCTTCGCTCGTATTAGTTGGTTAACCTGTTCTCGATTTAAACCTAAGTGCTGCAAGAATTCCTCCGGTGCACCCAAGTCACGTAAACGTGTCTTATACAGGGAGATAACAGTCTGAGCTGTACTCAGGGCCGTGGTTTTGCGGGTCCTTCCAGCTTTGGTATCTCTCTCATGTTTGGCCTCAAAGTACTGGATGATATGTTTAGACAATAACTTGGCGCAATCTTTGCTGTGTACTTTCTTTGGTACTTTTTTACGTAACATCTCATACTTCTGAACCATCTTATCCAAAAAAGGCGGCATACTCTCGTTGTCTTTTTTTTATGTCATAGATTTTGTCCTTAGTAATACTTGAAGGTAAGCTTCATCTTGCAAGTAATACGAGGGTGGATATTGGCGGTCTTGGCAAAGTTTGTTGGCACGATGACACAAGCCATGAAGATCGGCTAGAAGTAGATGGTTGGCCTTACGAGCCCCCGTCCACAACTTAATATTTTCTCGCAGCGTATTGTAAATACTTTCACCCGAGACTAACGGATCATTGGATAACCGACAGGCATGTTGTAAGATATATGTCATATCCTGTACCAATTGAACCTTTGTAGTCTTGGTGGCCCACAACAGCCACGCTATATGGTATAAGATATCATCAGCTACATTAGCAACTTCTTGACTCTGCCAGCCAAAGGTCCTCAAGGTTACCTGAGGATTATTCTGGATCCAAAAGTATTGCTCCATTTTTTTTTTTGCTTAAACATCTCATAAAAAAACACTACAACTGGGTCTAAACGCGGAGGAAAAGTATATATATTATTAGAGATAAAAAAAAACACAAACACAATGGTCGACAATGATGATGATGTTACACCATGGTGGTTAGATTCCGAAGAAGATGACGAACCAGTCAGTCCTCCAGCCCCGAAAAGTCCGAGACCAAGTCCTCCTAGCAGCCCACGACCTCGCCCTCAACAATTCTTAACCTCCAAGTTACCTGTGCAACCATCGTCCCCCCAAAAATCCATGATAGCTACCAGTGACGCGATCATTACAGGCCTAGTGGGTTATGCTTTTATGGGAGCCTTTCTAGCATATAAAACCAGCAATTACCGACAAGCGCTTAAGCTATGCCAAGATGCTTGTGATGCAAAGCAAGAAGATGATGATTAATACAAAAAAAATAATAGAATGGATCGTGGAGAATTAAAGTATAAATTGTTTTATTCATTGCAACAGTTGAAAAATTCAGAGAGTCCTTCGCCGGAACTAATAGGGTTAGTAAGTTTTTATGCTAGGTCTCTTAATAATCATCCCTTCGATAAGGATGGTAAGATCTCCTTCTTTCACGGGAGTCCTCCCTTTGCGATCGATAACGACGATTCGGAGAGGCTCTCCGACGATAATCCTCTCGGGAACGATTTCTGGAGCGCTCGTAGGAACTTTGACGGTCGCGGCGGCTGGCGTAATGACATTCTCGACAACGACGACCCATGCAAGTGTTATACTGGCACTCGGGACAAAGGTGCGCGGTTCTTTGGGGACGCTGACGCACCCGATTTTCGTGACAAGAGGCACATTGACGACCAAGACAAAGGTTTGGGCAGCCGTCATTGGGACAAGGATGTAGACGACTTGAAGGATTCACACCTTCTACGTGTTCAAAATTGCACTGATCTCCTTTATAGCAGCCGTTCGGCGTATTAAAGAAGGCGCAAGGCTTACGGCGGTGCACGAATGAGCACTCTTGGCCGAGCTTACAACCTCTGGACGTAGTATAGTAACGGCATATTTTTTCACGGATTTCACCTTCTTCGTAGGGGGCTGCGTCAGGATTGAGCCTGGTAGGGGGTTCCGGCGCTTCATCTGAATCGCTATCGGCTTGATCTGCCCAAGGATTAGTTTTGGCCTGGTCCTCAGCCTGCACCAACACGTCAGCGGAGTCCTTGACAGGGTCTACGGAGTCCTCGATAGGGTCCACGGAGTCCTCGACAGGGTTCACGGAGTCCTCGACAGGGTTCACGGAGTCCTCAATATTGTTGGTTTGGTCTTCATCCACTGGTACCATATCATAATCCACAGCTGCTAAGACGTCGTCCATCTGAGAGAAAAAATGGGGATGAGTTTTAAATAAGAGGTGTAAGGTTTTTCATATCGCCAACATTTAAACACATGTCCGCCCATTTGCCGACGTGGCATAACGCACCCATTGTGTTTAACTTGTTAGAGTGTGGTGGTGGTGGTGATTGCTTGTTTCACGTCCTAGCCGCAGCACTAAATTTACTAGAAGGTACCCGGCTCTCGATGGTTCAGGTTCGCGAATGGTTGGCCAATTGTGTCAAAGTGGAAACTTTATCAGCCTTTTGCGATATGATTCTTGATGAACAGCGGAGTGGCCGGGCCCGAGGAAGTGCCAACATGGAAAGGGTAATCAAAAATGCTACCCCTAAGCTTTTAGAGACCTTACAGGCATTAATCAAAAAACCAGGTCGTTTGTTTCAAGGCACAGATGGTTGCTTGCGCTGGCTCTTGGAACATCACCCACAATTTGTTCATTACGGTTTTGTGATATTTAGTTCTTGGGGGTATCATCATACACAGGTGATTGAAACACCCAAGTCCAGAATCTACATCTTAATCTTTAATAATGCCCACACACAACATTGGCAACTTGTGGCAATGAGTGAATTTATTGCCGTGGAGAAACATTTGGTGGAAGTAATTCTCTCTGCTTAAGATTAAAGAAATGATTCGTATGCAACCTGAAATTCCCATGCGAGACCAACGGTATAAGGAGGGTTGTTACCAAAACCAGATCTACCAACCTTGGACTCAACAAATTTTACCCAACCCTACCTCGCGAAATATCTTTAATATGCGTTGCTTTACAGAGTATCAAGTGTTTACCCAACGTGAGATGCGTCCGATTTTAGTATTTCTTCACCGTGAGGGTGATCCGGAAGCACAACGCTTGTTACGAGAAGTCCTAATCCCGTGTTTTTACGGAACTCAAACCCGGCTCTTGGTAGTCAATGTGGATCGCATCCCTGATGTGTGGTATAACTATCGAAACACTGTTCGTAGGTTGCCGGCGTTGGTTTGGACATTCCGCGGTAAAGTGAGCCGGATTCTTGATGACTTTAGTCGCCGCAGCCGCATCGTCAGTTTTGCCCTGTCCACGAATGGCGAAAAACGTTGGCGCAACAAAGGGTTTTATCGCACTATGGGAGAGTGATCATCGCACAATAGTCGACGGGCAGTAATGCCACGCAACCATAGCAAAGAAAAAAGCAATCAAAGTATCAATAAAATAATGATTACGTGCCGACGTGATCAAGACCATGACTAAAAAACAATACGCAACGCCCAAACTTAAGGGAATCAGGCGTAGGTGAACTAGGGCTAGGACTGATAAAGTTAAGAGGATAGTGTGTCCAGAGTACATGTAATCGTTACAGTTGCCCAGGCAAATAAAAGGCCGGTCACAACTGGGATCGATAGACGGAAAAATCGTGGCATGCACTAGAACACACCGAAATAACATTAACAAGCAATACAAGTGCAGCACTCTTAGAGCCATACTCCATTGGCGAGTGCTGAGTACAAATAGAATTGGCAAAGCCAATAAAACTTCGACTAAATGTTTAGAGGTAGGTTCAAACAGATCATGTACAGTATCTACTATGCGCTGATTATTTACAGCCTTAGCCCGCTGTGCAGCCAACCAGTTTGAGTAAAAACAAGCCGCAACCGTGACCAAAGCTAAGATAATAGTGTAAAACATACGCTTTTATTCTTTATGATGAAGAATTACGTTTGAGTGGACCGGATAGACGCTGGTGGGGCCTGAGTGGACCGGATGGACCGGATGGACGCTGGTGGGGCCTGATTAGACCGGATGGACGCTGGTGGGGCCTGAGTGGACCGGATGGAGGGTTGGGTAGAGGCCTGCTGTACCCCCAAGACTGAATCTATGTGGTTAACAATGGTATCTTTATCGAGTTGTAGTAAAGCATTAACTTGGTCATGCAGTTCCGGGTTCATATTTTCCGCAACAATGTAATCCATGATGCGTTGGCGTTGTTTGAGCCAGCTGTAGACACCTTTGAGTGTTCGCCGCTTAGTATCTTTGGCATCTAAGCCGCGGCTGTGGGCAATGACTGCTTGCGTCAAGATGCACATAATTAATTCATTGTAGTTTACTTGGGCTGCTGTCGATACTTGTTGCTGCAACTGTTCTTGCGCAGCCTTTGCTTCCTCCTGAACCTGTTTCAACTGAGCCTGCAGCTGGTTGACTTGTTCTTCAAGTTCGTCCACTGTCTTGGCGCTGATCTCTTCTAAAGAATTAAAGTTGGTCTGTGTCTCTGCCAGAGTACTCTGAACTTTTTTCAAGGATTGTTGGGATTGTTTGGCATCCATGATATCCACGAACCCACCTTCGTCATTATCTTCAGGAACCTGAGACACAAGGTGGCTCCAAGGGTAGACTTTTTTGCTGGGCATTCTGTTGGTTTTGCTTTTAAGGTGTCGGTTTTTCTAACGTGTATTTGAACGCACAATCCAGCAGCCGAAAATATTCTGCAGTATGATGGATGTATTCTACATCACTCAGACCCTCGGGTCGCGGGCCCAGAATAGCCATTAATTTAAGACCCAGAAAGCTTTGTTCGGTCAGAGCATTCACGTGCTGTTTGGGTACATCTCGAATAATCTCATGATACTTGTGTTCTAAGATGCCGAGGTCGCGCGGCCGTACAAACTTCAAATCATTTTCAAGTTGTTGAAGTAATTTAGTCTTGTAATCTGATATAAAATCCATTTTTTTTTTATTTGTTCAATGATGTATTTCTTAACGGGGTGAACCATCCGAACGAAAGAATAATCCCGGCTCTCTGTACCGGTGTTGCAGTAACCAAGCCCGCCGTTGTCGTACTGTTAGGCCTGTGGGAAGTTTATTGGGCCAGTCCGGTAAAGGTGCTTGTGGGGTATCTTGTAGCAAGAGGGCAAACCTTGAGAATTCTTGCTCTAACGTATTTACTTTGAAGATTTGTGTTAACATTTCGCGGGCTCGAGATTCTAAATCAGAGAAAGACCGTATCATACCATTGTTATGAAACACAACTTGAGGCAACAAGTGGCCCCCAGTAAATCTAAACATAACACTACTGAGGTCCTCTGGTGTCTCAGCTTCTTGGATAAGTTCCAGGTACTGGCTTAGTAAAGCCTGCATTGTTTTTTTTTATTCTTGTTACTCCAAAAAATGGGCAACTCTGCGTCCTCGTCTCAAATGTGTCCTATTGAATACTTGGATCTCAATATTTGGGTAAATCTGAAAGGTGGCATAGTACCAATTTATTTGACAGGGAACTATGATCATATCATGGGCCTCCAGATTAATTTACAAAACTTGGGTCAAACTCAACTTAATCGTTATGTTTTATTGAACCTGATAGATCGGGCGGTGCGTAAGCACACGGCAACAGACCCTCTAGATATTCGACCTTACATTAAAAGTATTAAGGTTTGTCGTTCCGCACCAGTTGAGTTTACTTCGAAATTTCAGACTGAGCGATATACATGCTGGGCCACAGTTGTGGCAGTCTTACCTAGCATGGAAATGGTCGATAGCTTTTTTAAGGCGGCTGGTAAGCGTCCACGAGAGTACCTGGAATGGGCGGGTCGAACTTTAAGGAGTGATATAAACTTTACCAGTGAAAGTGAACTCTTAACGCCCAGCCGTGAAAGGCCAGGGAAACGCCAAGATCTGGTACCTAATTATAAAGATATTGTCTCCAAAATTTCACAGTCTCCAGTGGCCACCCAGATTCTAAGCCAAGCCATCACTCGTGGCAAAGATTGGCTTACCGGAATGTCCCAGCCTGCGGATTAGTGTAAGTGTAATCACCGTGCATGTACTGTACGGGTAACGTGGCAAAATGACCACTAGAAGAGACCAAGTTAGGGATAGGCATGAAGCCGGCATTATAAGCAGTTTGGTAGTACGCGTAAGAATCCGTAGGGTACTGTTCAGGTTCGATGCGTAGAGGATTAATCCGAGTATTCCAAGGGACCCATGAATCTTGATAAAAGTTCACGCGCTTACCGTCGGGTGTAAAAGGTCCACCATAGGCTCTGAGCATAGGATTAAATCCAGCACATTCACAAGGCACACCCGGAGCCCCTGGGGTTTCAAATGCACTGACTGGGATCGAGTAACCTTGGTTGACTAAAGACTTCAAGTGCTTACGTTGACAACTCATTGGAGGTTTGTTGTTTTTTATCTTTTACTCAACAGAATTATTTTTTTCCCGTATATCAGCATCTGGGGTCTCATTTTTCAAGTTGGCTAACATTTCTTTCACCGGGTTAGGTGCAAGAACTGGTTGAGCTGGCTCGTAGACCACTGGCTTACTACGGGGCGCATAAATAAACATTAAGGCAGCACCACAAGATGCGACCATGAGTAAAAGTTGCCACCAGTCCATTTTTTTAATGCAGACCTACCTTTTTTTATATTTTAGCTACTTGAACGCGATGTTAGATGTACAATGATGTAAATAGTGAGAGCCAACACAATCAAGACGCTGAGGGGCATAAGCCAAGGATAGAGAGGTCGACCGGTGGAACGTGTCATTGGGGCTTGAGCTTGTGTGGGAGGCCTGTATTCTTCTAGAACCTCAGCGTATTCTTTACGCGGCTTTTTACTTCTTTCATTAACTTGATTATGTGCCTCTACCACCCATTCCGACAAAGCTTGGCGAGAATCTAAACGTATCGGAAAATCTCGGAGTAACTGGGCCCAATGACTGCGGCATTTTACGCAAGGTAAGACGTGGGCTAAGCTTTCATAGAAGGTACGGTACCAGTGCTTATCCTCGGCACTGGGTTGTTTAGGATAAGTAAATGAGATTGTATGTAAGGTTTTCCAGAGTGCAGGACCCCATACCCTAATGTCGAGACCGCTTAGTGCGTTTGGCATGATGAGGTGATCGTTTTTTCTTTAAGGTTTTTGTTTTTATCTTGACTATCTTACATGGCTTACCCTTGCGCACTTTAGCTCTACGCTTATCCGCCCAAAGAGTAGGTAATTTTAGCCTTAAGATTTTGCCAGTTTGTAAGATGTAGAACCGAGTTACCTTAAGCCGTTGTAGCTGCTGGGCATACCTTTTCTCTTCCGCTGGACTAAAAAGATCAGACCAACGGTTACCAATATTAATATTAATTTTCCGCTTGACAGGTGATTTCCGATTAATATAGTTCCGACGCTTAGCCTTAAAGGCACCGAGGTCATATTCAGTGGCTGGCCTGAGGAATAAGCCGTGGTAGGATCCCATATTAAACCTGGCCAGGTCTTGGATCGTATACCGGACGTTAACATCCGAGGATTCGCGAGCGGTGATAAAGTAAATCCTAGCTTTGGGCATAGAGCGAAAGTGGAGGTAAAGATTGAAGAGAGGTTTAATCAGTTTCTGGGGCTCCCCCTCGATAACGGTGTCATCGATATCGAAGACTACGGTGGGTGGTGAATAAGAGGGTATTAGCCGTAATAACTCGGCAATGGCTTGTTCCGGGTAGTGACATTCTAAGATTTTCATTTGTTCAAAAGTCCGAACCTTTATTATTGTAGGTGATCAAAAATGGCTCGTCGTACCTTGACTCCACCATCCTCCTTGTTACTCAAGTTTATTCGGGATAATAGTTTCCATCATCAGAGTTCTTCCCGTAACACCTGGACCCATGGCTCGATGGATGGTTCTCTGGGTGGCGTCTTCTACGTCGATGATGAGCAAGGCTTTCACTCCAAGTTTGCCAGTGATTGCATGAATCGTATCCCAATGTTTATTACGGAGATCAAGTCCTCCCCCAACTTCCGGTTCTTTGTGGATTTGGACTTTAAGTTCAAGCCACCTAAACGGTGCTGGACTGACAAGGAACGCTCCTTGATTTGCAGTATTATTGGGCGCACGGTACAAGAATTCTACCCAGCAGAAGGCAAGGCTAGAAGATTTATGATGATGGTGTGCGATATATCCCAGTGGTTAGCAGAACAAGAAGAAGCCGCTAAGCAACAAGCTTTACCAGAGATTGATATTAGCGAGCTGTTGTTGGGTCAGTCGGAACCTGAGAAGAAAGACAAAGAAGAACAAGAAAAAGAAGAAGAAGAAGAAGCAGTTCCTGAGACAAAGGAACCTGCATATTACAAGGATGGTAACCTGCACATTACGTTTCCACATTGTATTGTCAATGCGCAACAATGGATTATCATTACTCAAGCTATTCGCTCCAAACTTGCACCCTTATTCCAACGCCTTAAAAAGAAACAGGTATTGGTGAACACTGTGACTGACATTGTGGACTTCTCCGTGTTAACTGGAAGCTTGCGCATGGTGGGTTCTCACAAGTCCGGGGAGTGTAAGCTATGTCACAAGAGAGGTTGTGGGGAATGTTCCTATGTGGGCAAGGTAGACCAAGGGAGAGTTTACAATCTGCGAGAAATGTTGATACCAGATGAACGCACTCAACGGTTTGTGGTGGATCAAAATTACTCCCGCAAGATGAAGCAACCGCGCAACTTTGGCGCAGTTGTCCAATTCTGCAGCATCCGCGCCGATCCAGGCACGCCATTGTTAGAAGGTTTCGCTCCTTACCCCGGTTGTCCCAGTATTAGCCCCGAATTGGTGGATTCTTTGACCAAAAAACACCTGGACTTGTTGACCGCCAAAATTACTCCCGGTCGAAAGTATGCGCGCCTTGGCAAAACCAAACAAATCACGCTCTTGTCAGAGGAAGAAAAGGCTACGCTGAGGCGCAAGTGTACACGCTTAGATCCACAAGGTAAAGTTGCTATATTGTTGCGAAATAAGCTGCGGGAAATGCACCCGAGATACAAAGCCCTAACGATCTCACAGCTATCTCTCAACTCGGCCAAAACCAAGTACACAATCTTTGTGCGTGGGGACTTTTCAACCTTTTGTCAAAACTTGAAGAACCCACCTTATACCCACAACTCTCGTTTGATTTGGTTTCAAGCGCGTTACCGCGGTCTGGTTCAAAAGTGCTCCTGCAAGTGTGACACGTTACAAAACCGGCGATCTGGTCTGTGTAAAGACTTTGAGAGCGCATGCAGCCCGTTTACCGACGATCAACGTGCAAAGCTCTTTCCGGTAAAATATAATCAATCCTACCGTGTTCACCCCTTGGCATGCAGGACGCGCCCTATTGGAGACGCTAAAGAAAAGGATACCGCACGCCTGCTGGGTAGCCTACGCTTCAAGGCTTGGGTTCAACCTCAACTTAACTCTCAACCCTCGGACAATTGAAAGATGGTTTTCGCAGATGATTAAATAGCTTGTTGCGCGAACTAAAATCTTCAAAGCAAGCCCAGCACTGATTAGAATATGCATACATAATCACAATTTTCCAAAGGTCAGGAATTAATGGTTTTGGTTTAAGTCTGTAAAGTCTTGATAAATAATATTTGGCATCGTCCATACTCACAGTCTGTAAAGTCTTAATATTTGTCCATAATATATAAAAAAAAATGCAAGTTGAGATCTTACAAGGTCGTGGTACATTTGTTGACATCTTGGTAGATTGTTTTATTATCTTGTATGGTTACTGGGATGTTAGCACCGAAGGGTTGTTATACTTAGGATTAAACCGTTTACCACCACCTAAATGGCGCCGGGCTCGAATCCAATACTTGAGAAGCCGCCTGGCAGAATTTCAGGATGATAAAGCAGTACAGAGACGCCTCTTGTCAGTGTTACCCTTAAACCGGCCCTTTAAGTTACCTCTCAGTAAGTTACAAGTCCAATTAAAAATCACATAAATCATCACTTAATTCCTGTCTCTCTTGTTCCGAGCGTAGTGTAGATCTTACGGCAGGGATGTAGAGCATCCGACTCTCTGGTAATTGTTCAGGGCCCAGAGGCTTAATAACATCTTCTTTAGTATACCTAACTCTACGTTGTAAAGGTTGTACAATACGCGCCGTGCTACCCCCGACGCCCGTCGGAAGCATGGAAGCTCCGGGTAGGTAGGCCAGTGGGAGACACCCACGATGTTGGGTGGTTGAAGTTGCACCGGGTCCGGTGTTATCTCCCATGCGCCCAGCGTCTACGGGTGGTACGAATTCTCTGTCTGTGTCCACCGTCCGCCAGGTATGTCGGAGGTTCTTGTCGACCAGGACATAACCCGCATCATCACCTTCCGCATTGGTCACTGGGAAGGTCTCCTGCATTGTCTCTTTGAGTGTGGGTTTCAGGGTGGTTAAGGACGCGATAACACTACCAGCTTCCATGGATGGGTTACCCGCAAGACGGAAGGGATTCTCGGCTGCTGCCGTTTTGAGAGAATACCTAACGGTTTTGTCAGTCACAATAATACCGGCACGAATGTTGGGTTCAATGGGTGCGGTCCGATAGGTCTGAGGGTTCTTGGTGGTAGTTCTTAACCGCACTCCTTCCATGACCTGACCATTAGCAAAGTCTCGAGCTGCGGCGGCTGGTGTTCTAGCATATGATTGACCTTTATACGTGGTCCTTAACTGTTGGTTGCTAGCCTGGGTCGAATGTTGGGGTGCACCTTCGGCGGGTCCCACAGGGAGTGTAGCCTCGGATTTTAACGTTTGCCGGATGTTGTGCTGAGAGACCAAGGTATCCCCAGCGTTTTGAGATCCACTCACGGGACCCACATAGCCACGCTCGAGACCTTCATGAAACACGTGATCGGTTTCTAATGGGATCTCCGAGATTGCTTCCACTCCATTAACTAGACCCGGTAAGGGTGTACGCGTAGCGAGGAGAGGATCTCGCCGCGCATAGAATTTACCGGTCCATTGTTCTCGTTGACGTTGATCCGGGTTCAAGTTATCGGCCACCGGCATGTATCCTTCCTTGCTGAGCTCGTTGGTTGGTGGTAAGTAAGGAACCGTCCTTAACCGGGGCACTAAACCAAAGTAACCCTGGGGACGTTCACCGTACAACGAAGGTTCACAGGGTAAGTTACCATCCTGATTATTAAACACATCCCGTAGTGCGATTTGTTCTTCTTGAGACCGGATATCATCGGCAAATGTCGAGGATCCAAAGGGTGGTGCACCACCTCGGGCACTCACCGGGTTAAAGACGTAACCCGGCTGTTCCGTCTTGGCTGGTGGCGGTTGATGATGATTATAACCGCCCATAGCCCAGATCAAGCGTGGGTTGGCTTGCTTCAACTGATACTCGGGGATTTGGTTGGTAGTTGAGGTTGGGGGTTGTACCTGATTCTCAAAACATTCATAATTTTCACCGGTATAAGCATTTTTCAGGATCCCAGTCGAGATCATATTCTGAGTACTATTGTATGGAGTTGAATACAAGCTGTTCGTGTATTTCACAGATCGGGAAGGGTAAGGCTTCACGTACACATTAGCCACTCGTTGTTCACCCCAGTATCGATCATCGGTAACCCAACGATGACTCTTGACCTCTTGTTCACCGGGAAAGATCTTATTCAAGACACACATCCGAGAATTAATGGCCGCACTACTATCTGTGGGCGCTTCTTCTACGTCTTCAAAAGGATACCCATACTCTCGGTTGGCAAATCGCAGCTCGGTAGATGAACTATCCGGTGTAGTATCTGCCACGGGGATTTGGGGAGCCTTGATGGGATCTTCTTGATAAGATTGGCGGTGGTGGTCGTGTCGTGGCACATTAGGATCCCCACCCGCCAGGGGTACATGTGGTAAGGTTGCTTGACCTTGATTCCAAAATTGCCGCGGGCAAAAACTCTCATCCGGCTTAGGTCGGTAGACATGTCCGGTAACCGGGTCCATTACAGTCTTATAGGTGTTATGGCCCGGAAAGAATTCTCGCGTGTTGGCTTGCGTGGTACCCGGTGGGAAACAGACATTGGGTGGAACCTCGTAACCGTAAGGATTCTGGACCGGGTAAGTACAAAACGAACCACACCCGGCACCACGATAATCCATACTCAAGGGTCTGACCACGTACTGATCTGTGCTGACATAAGGGATACAGGGTGGTCCCAGAGGTTTGCGTCGAGCCTGAGCATCAAAAACATCCGGAATATATGCTGAATCACAAGCAGGTTCAGCAGCAGTAGTAGTAGTTAAAGCATCTTCTACTTGTCTACGCAACTTTTTCATACGTTTTGATTCAGATAAAATATTTTTTTTTAACTAAACAAACATTAAAAGGGATGTCCAACATATGTAAACCCAAAAGTCAACGGCAAATGTTGAGAGCTTTATGGGGTGTTGCCAAAAAGACCAAAACACTCAAGGCTTTTAAGGACAAGTTAAGGGTGGCCCTGGGAGGTAGAGATCCACCACGTATCCGTTGTTCCGGCCAATGGAACCGCAATCCGATGGAAGATAATGAATCTTACTTGAGCTGCCTGGTTACTCTGGCATGCGGCGGTACGTGTTGTGGCAATACACGCGTTGACCCGGATCCAGAGTTACAAGACGCGTTGAGAAAGCTAACCCAAGTAGGAGTTTCCAAAGATGTGATTCAACAGGTTATTCGTCGAGGAAGGCGCGCCTTACCTACCGCTGGGGGTCGGTTAAACTCTTTTCAAGCCTTGGTTTTGCGCTTAACTCCAGTGGGTAGGGCAGAAACCAAGGATTTGCTTCAGTACGTGAAAGAATACGGGAATGCTCAACAAGGTAAGCGTGCCGAAGGCTTGCGCAAAGATGAATTACAAGGTTTAGTGTTTAGCATCCAACAAAACCAAAGCCCACAGGATTTGTACAATGCAGCCTTAGCGTTCTCCGGTGGTTCCGAGGTCCGCCCGGACATTCTTCAGGCTGTCGAGGTGGCCATACGGCGAAATGAGTTACAATTAAGCCGGTTAGAACAAATCTCAGACAGTGCCTACGAAAAACTTATCGTGCTTCAAAAGAATCCGTCTCTGAGCGATTCCGACAAAGAAGAATTACAAAAATGTATTAATATGTATGCAGCCAGCCGGAAACGCCCAAGCTTTACGAAGCGATTGGCTACAGGCGCTGCTCTGGGTGCCGCCGGAGCTCTCGGTGCCGTTGGTATCAGCTACATGATCCCAACACAACGCAAGGCCCTTAAACGTCGCCTGAGTAGATTCCCGAGCGCTTGCTGGCTCTCGGTGCTGGGCTTAACAGGTTTGCTCCCTGAAGGTGAACTGAGGAACAAACTGGAGAACGTGACGGATGCGAGATGTGTAGCCGAACTTGCCACAATGACAGACTTGTCTAACATCCTTAAAAATGAACAAAGGGAGGCTCACCAGATGTTAGAGCAAAAGATGACCCGCGATTATAAAGAAGTGCGGGAGTTCTCGGATATTGCTCCAGTGGACGATGAAGTAATTGATCTTTTGGTGGATGTGATCGCGAGGGCAGAAGAGGAGAAACAACCCGGGTTGGTTGGATGGAGAGAACAACATGTGAAACGCAAGGGTTGGTGGACTTGGGGTGAAGCCGAACCAGAATCTAGTGAAAGCTCGGTAAAGGAACCTATCGGGAGCCCTGTGAAGGAGGAACCATCCGCGGCAGACTAATTCTTGTACCAACAAATAAAACAAACTCCAAAAAAAATGATTTGTCAAGATGAAAAATTACGTATTTTTTTGCACGCGGATTTTTGTTATTATGATGAACTTCTGGGTACTACCAAGCAGCTCTTTAATCCTTACTTGGAAGATACCGAGCTACTCTACGCGTGGCTTAAGTATCGGTACATTTACCCACAAACGTTATGGGATCATCAATATTTGGCAGAGCTAAGCGCTGAGGATATGAGGACTCATGGTAATAATCCAGCCTTGATGGATTTTTCGGATTTCGATCCTTACAAAGTGACACGAAACTTTCTGGTGGCTTGGCTCTCTTGGCATGGCGTTACTTCTACCGAAGATAAACCCCAGAAATGGTGGGCTGACCTAGCGAGTAAGATCTTAGAGAAACGTCGACAAACCAAGATGCCACGAACTACCTTGAAAAAATTTGAAAAATTGATGGGTCTGGAATCTCAGAGTCAGATCCATACCGCTAGGTTTGAGTGCATTGGTGATGCCCTGGCTGTGGTGCCCAGGAGAGTTTTCTTGAAAGCCATGGAACCAGAGGTCCGCAAAGAAAATACACGCCAGATTTTACGCAAGCAGATCTTGGCCAAGTTGCTGGGAGCCAGTGCGATAGCCGTGCCTCTGATGTATAATGTCTACATGGCTTCTGACCGCTTTGTGACACCTGCAGAGTTTCAGGAACGCCTGTTAAGCCAAGAAACTAAGAAGATGTTGGGGAACCTAGCCGCGCCCTTGGTGCTGATGTACGGGGCCAACAAGTTAGACAAGGATACCATCACTCCAGAGATGCGGGGCGCACTCATGGATGATATAGCCAAGAATCGGCCCATTCCTGAAGCTACTCTGAAACAATTGGTGGGGAAAAGCAGCACGTGGGCACAACTCTTTAGTATTGTGTTCCTCCCGGTGTTTGTGAAGTCCATCTTGCGTAGCGATTAAAAAGAACAATATGGAGCTTACCTTACTGGTAATGGGTATGGTTGCATACGAGCTTTACTTTGATGTGAACTGTCACTTTTATGATGATCCCATCAAGCTCACCGTACCTTTATTGGTTATTTTTGCCTGTGAATACTTGGGAATAACTAGCATTTGTGTGGTCCTGTGGTTCATTTACATTTTTCTCACATTGTTGTATGTGCTTATCTGGATCCACAAAAAATCGCGCTAAACAATCTAAAAAGAAGTCATGAAGCTTAATGTGCACACTATTGTTCTTTATTGTTTGTTTGCTTTGTTATTTTTAGCTATGGGTTTTGTGCTGTACAAACTCTTTAGCACCAACTCAAAGCTTAAGCGTGTCTTGAGTTTTTTGAATGGTGAAGTCTTCTCAGATCAGTTTCAGCAAGTTCTACGCACTTATTTCTCTAATAATGATAACATCACACCCATCATTGACCAATTATTTCCCACTTTTCTAGCTTTTACCGTACCCAATCAACATGTCATCCCTGGAACGACAACGCCGTCGCCGTCAAGCCCTGAGAGAAACAGAGATGCGTTATCAACTGATGGAGAAAAGGAGAACTATGAACAAGAAACGCCCCAAGAGAGTCGAAGCCGCGCCAAAAAGACGTCGGAGAAGACGCCGGACCTCTGAAGATGATGATGATGCCGATCCCATGTTTGGGAAACGCCGAACCAAAACAAAAGTTAAGCCTCCGGTGAAACCTTCCGTGAAACCCGCTGTGAAACCTTCCGTGAAACCCGCTGTGAAACCTCCCGTGAAACCCGCTGTGGAACCTCCCGTGAAACCCGCTGTGGAACCTCCCGTGAAACCCGCTGTGGAACCTTCCGTGGAAACTCCAAAAAAATTGTCTCTGAGTCCGGTTCCCTTTTCGCAATCCGGTTATCAACCTGGGATCCGTGAAATTATTGGACAAAAAGAAGCGGTCAAGAAGTTGATACAGTGGCTCAACACTTTTAATGGCGAAGCCCCACCACGCCACCCTTTGGCTATCATGTACGGGAAGCCTGGGGTTGGTAAAACTACCACAGCTCTGGCCTTGGGCAAGAGTCTAGGCCTGGAAGTAATTGAGGTCAATGCTTCCATGTCTAGAAAAGAATATATCCGAGATCGGAAGACTCAGACGACGCAAAAGACTTGGATTATAGAAAATTACTTGTATGAATGTGCGGCTTCCAGTTCTGTACCGGGGTTCCGGGTTCAAGGAGAGAAGAAAAAGCCGCGCCGCAAGTCCTTGTTATTACTAGATGAGATCGATGGGATGAAACCCGAAGAGGTGGCCATCATGGTCAAGTTCTTTACACGTTATCGCAAGTTGAGCAAGCGCAATCCCATCTTGTGTACATGCAACCACCGGTCAATCAAAACTCTCAAGCCTCTTCAACCCTTTGCGCTCCCGGTCCTCTTTCACAAGGTTTATGTTAAAGATCTAGTCGAGTATGGGAAGCGGCATTATAAGAGGTATAGTCAGAACACGCTGTACCGCCTGGCACGTCAAGCAGATGGAGATATTCGGCAAATGATGTACCTGTGTGAGCAACACAGTGCTGGATCTGACAATCGTGGTAGTATCTTTGATGTGACCAAGGCTTTATTCGAAGGTAAACGGGATCAGGTCATGCACTACCGCTTTACCTCAGAGTTGTACATGGGTACCCGGCTCTTTCATGATAACTATGTGGACTTGGCGCCCGATATCGATAGTCTCTCTGAGTTAGCCGATTCATTATGTAACATGGATCAACATGTACAGTACGGCTACCGTGTCCCACAGGAACGTGGAAGTATGAATCACTGGGGGACCTCGATCTTGCTGCAGACGATGAAATGTACCCAGTTCAGGAAGCCCAGAGGGATGTTAAAGTTAGAACCTTATCGACCACCCTTCAAGACCTTGGAAGCACAAGTCCTGGAAGATGGCTTTTTAAGTACGGCTAACTCAGAGTTTGATCGACGACAGTGTGTTCATTTATCCTGACTCAACTATTTCAAACCTCAGATAAATAAAAACATTTATGCCTCATAACAAGACCCCAACACCGCGAGGTATGGAATTACCACCAGGTCTTAGCTTTGGTGGACAAGCTCCCGCACCTGTCATTAAACCTAAACCCATGGATGCTGTGAAAAAATACGGCAAGTTTGTGCTTTTAGGTGTAGTTGTGTTAGTGGTGGGTTATCTTTATTACAAGCGTCGTAAGGCTAAGAAGGCTGGGGGTGGTGGAGGTGGGGGTCTAGCTAAAATTCTGGGCGCCGGGGGACAGCATTCCAGCGTTCCACCTGCGGCTCCAGTTCCAGCTCCAGCCCCACATCAACCAGAACAAACTAGGGTGACGGCACCTCCGGCTAGACCAGCACAAGCATCAGCAGCTCCTAGAGCCGCACCCGCACCAACTGGGGATCCTAACTTTACGCCTTTATAAGAACAAATTTAGCTTTTTACTCTAGACGATGCCGAGGTGAGGGCTGTAATAACATTGTTACGTTGCGATGGACTTAAGCTTTTAAGCATTTCAGTTCCTCGGGGCGAACTAAGGAATTTGAGAGATTGTTCTATTTCGCTTGATACTGAAGAATTCTGTGCTTTAGACAAACCTTCTAATTTCCTAATTCGGTCGGCGTGCCAAGCTTCATTCCAACTCTTATATTTAATAACTAAAGCAAAAATAAACAAAAACGTTGCAAAGGCTATGAGAGTTGCATTCAAACCAATGGCAAAATACAACCAACTGGTATATTGTCCTTTAAATTTGTCTGCAATAACAACGACATTTAAGATGGCCATGGCCATTAATAAAATAAACGTGATAGCAGCAACAAACTTCACGCTGTCGTATCTTACAAACACAAAAAATGTAACAAAAGGGATGATCATGTTGGCTAACATCATTAGCACCACATGAGTTTTGTCTTCTCCTCTCACAGCTTCGCATGAATTATAATAGCTTACAATAGTGAGTACGGAGGTAATAACCGCAAAAAAGAAGTACGCGAAAATGGTTGTGAATACCCAATTTAAGTTCATAATGTTTTTTATAAATATAATTTATATTTTTTTATGTAATCTTCAGCGTGATGCTAGTCTTGGCTCGTCTCTTGTTATCTTCTTTCATGTACTTGATGAGGTCAGGAATATCCAGGTCTACTTCAAACTCTGATTCGTAGCCTGTTAACATTTGTTGAACGGACTTGTAACTAAGTCCCGGAATTTTGTCCTTGCGCTCTAGTGTAAAAGTCTTGCCATGGGCAGTCACCGATGTCTGTCCGGTTTTCTGCATATGCTCGATGAGGGCGCGCTTTTGCATCGTAGACTTTTGTCGCAGTGGTGTCAGTCTGTCCAAGACCTTTGCCAGCTCCGTAGCCTTTTGTTGGCCTTGTGACATCCCGGTTTTGTTGTCCTGTAGGGCATTATAATTTTGTGTAAATAAACACAAACGATGGACTATCGATTAAGTAAGTCTCTTGAAGAACGCCAAGCTGAAAGTGCCAAAATTTTAAAGGCTCATCCGGGTAGATGCCCGTTTATTCTCGAATCCAACAGTCCGGACCTCAAGTGGAGCCGGAAAAAGATGTTGGTCCCCAAAGATTTGGCATGGGGTGAATTTTTGTTTAGTATAAGACGTCGACTTAAGCTACCACCTGAAGGGTCCTTGTTGATATTAATCAGTAACAAATTGCCAGCTGGGAATTCTTTAGTTGGAGAAGTTTATGAAAATTACAAAGATAATGATGATTTTTGTTACGGTATTATGATGGAAGAAAATACTTTCGGTTACGGCAGAGGCCCACCACTGCTCCATGTCGTATAATCGATATGGATGTTGATGACTGACCATATGTAGGTTCAGAATATTTTTTAATTTTTTTTCCTGGTTTATATAAACTTTCAAGTTTTACTGTAAATGGCTAAAGTATCCCATAGTACTTGTGTTGCTGAGTTTTTTCCTGGAATTAATCCTAAAAAGGTTCGTATGGCACCTTTACAGAACTCGTTAAGTGGACCGGTTTGTGTCGTTCCCATACCTCCCGAGTACTATCAACTTATCGAACCTTTTTGTGAAGTTGTGGAACAAGGACGGCAAGCTTTGTTGTGTAGATCTAGGCCTGGTTACAAGTTACGGCTGCGTTTAGGCCAAGTTAAGAAGCGCCCGCGATCCGCAGGTCATGTGTGTTGGATGCACACTAGCCACAGCCCACACCGTTGGTCCGCGTACACAGATGAAGGACAATTACTGGCTATGTGGGAAACTGTGCCGCGTTTCAAGGTAACTTTTGATATCAGTGACCACAGCACAGACCATCCCAGCCCATTTAAAGCACGAGTACCAAGGGTCCCTCGTGGACCGTTTGATTATGCGCGTCGTGTATGGTGGGAAGATCAAGTAACTCCAAGCGTCGCGTACTTTCGCAGCCCTGAAGGCTCGGTTGCATTAAAGAATTTGGTTGAAGCCCTAAAAGCTTTAAATAAACCTTAACAATAAAAAAAAAAGATGCTAGGTCGGTTGAGTGATTTTCATTACCGAAAGTTTCGTAGAGAAGCTATAGAACAGTTAGTCAGCCGGTATCCGGAAAAACATGGTTTAGTGGTTAACCACACTATGGGTACAGGTAAGACCAAGACTGCGCTTTTGTTTTTAGCCAATTTCCCCAAGTTTCCGAAGCTTATCATAGCTCCCGTCAGTGCGCACTCCGAGTGGGTTCAGGGTTTAGCTGAACTCAAACTAACTCAGTACCGCTTGGCTGTACCTGAAGAGCTGGACGATGTCAAGATTACCAAGAAGACGGTAGTTGTTGTTGACGAGTGCCACCTGTTGATTCCGTTACTTACCAGTCAACGTGTCTGGAATCTAACCCAGCGGGAACAAGTACTACGCAGTTTACAAAGGTCCTTCAAGGTGTTGCTCTTGACCGGAACTCCAGTTAAAACCCACGTTTCGGATCTGCGGCTCTTAATCAATATTGCCGCCGGTAGAGATGTAATACCCAGCACCCGCAAAGCTTTTCAGGCGCGGTATTACCGGATTAATAAGACCAGAGCCGCCACGGAGGGTTACTTGAGCCCCTTGCTTCTGAAGCCTACCTATAAATTTTTCCAGAACTTGATTACCATGACTATACTGTATGCACTTTTTAGTCGTATTGTTAGCCACATTATTGCATACTTTCGGTTTAAAAGTTATTCGGAGGCTCAGTTAAGACAGAAGTATCCCGAATACGCGGAAGTTAAGGGAGACTTTAACATCTTGCGCGGTCAGGGCATTATGTCGTACTTGACGAACTTTTCAGACTTTTATGGTCAAGGATTCTTAGTAGATATGTTTAGGTTTATGGGAGAAAACACAGACTTAACCCCGCAACAACAGGTATTCCGTCAGTTTTACCGACAACAGCAACAAATGTCCGAACCGGCATTTGCCAGCACAGTAATCATGGTTAATACTCAGATGTTGTTGCAGCAGTTGTGCCGAGTGGAAGGATCAGGTTGCCAGGGCCAGTATGATGACTTGGAACCTGTACTTCGTCAACTTCCGGAATCTGAGAGGGCACGGATCCCCAAGGACCTTTTTACCCTCGAAGGAAAGGATGCCCAGAAGTTGCGGTGGACGATTCCGCTGTGGAAATTTTTGCTGGCGGTACTGAAGCCCATGAACTTTTTGGTGAAGCAATTAAGTTATCTGGATGTGAGTCTGTTAAGTATGTTAGGTATGGCCATTATTGGAGCCGCGTACCAATATTATCGGAAGCTGGGTACTATCATGGAGTTAGATACGGTCAAGTTGGGTAAAGATCTACAACCTTACATTGTAACCTATAATCCTTTCCTACAAAAAGACCGGGTTATGTTACGCCACTTTCCACAAGTTAAGTACGTCACCCAAACCTATGACCTAAGCCAGGAACAAGTAACAGTCCTTCAAAAAATTATGTTGCAAATGCTATCAGAACAAGAACTTTTGGCTCTTGGCTTTATCCCGGATGAACTCAAGATTGAAGTCTTTGAGGAAGAAACCAATAATCCTTACCTAGCCTACGGCAGGATGGTCAGCAACCTCAGGCCCAGTCGTAAGTTTGAAAACATCTTAGACATGTACCAGCGTCGGCCTCAACCCACCTTGATCTGGAGTAACTTTGAGAAGGGTCTGAGTAACTTTGCCATTGAAGCCCGAGCAAGGGGTCTGAGTACGGTTAGACTTAACAGAGAAGATAAACCTGAACAACTGAAAGCCGCCCTGGAAGGTCGGGTCGATTTTCTTCTCTTACCCCCACCCATGGTGGAAGGCATAAGTTTACCGGGCATAGAGGTTATGCATATCTTGGAACCACCCCAGGATGTTATCACAGATCAACAACTCAAGTTTCGAGTCATCCGTTACAGTGATGAACCGGGGAAGGTGACTATCTTTACGTGGATTGGTGAGATGCCGAGCCAAAGGACGCGTTTCATGGCCTTACTTCGACTGTGGAAACAGGTTGGTCTCGGTGAAGAACCGCTTACTTTTTCGCGCCGGCTAAAATATGATAGTTCACCGGACAGCATGGTCTTTAGTACTTTAAGCCAAGCCACCAAGGATTATGAAAAATTATACAAGAGCTTCTTAACTTTACAACGTAAGCGTCGCCAGGCATCCGAGGTTTGTGTGCCAGTCCAACCACGGAAACGTGCGACGTGTCCCAAGTACTTTGAAAAAAAGTTGTGACTATAGAATAAAAAAAAATGACCGCTCAAGTCTTTGAGAAATTATTGGAGAGTCAGAGGAATGTTAACAGTGCCTTGATGGGAGTTTATTCACTGCGTCGCCTGATGGAATCTTGTACCCCAATTCAGGTGCATGACTACATCCATAAAGTCTACCCAGTCCCAGATTCCGCGCTGCTGTACGGGATTCCGATCGCTGAACATCCCATCTTTCGACGTGGAAGTGCAGTGGGCGGCAACGATCTTTATGCCATGTTGCGAGATCAGAGACCCGAGGATCGTGCCTTAATGATGCACATGGTGGAACGCTATAAAGGGAAGCAATTTGCTGAGACTACCAGCAAGTGGTTGGACCTTGGAGTGGCCCTGGCTCCGGTTATTGGTGGTGTAGGGGCTACCTTGTTTGGCCTAGCCACCAGTACACCCTATACTGCTGGCATGGCTCAAGTAGAACTTGACAAATGTCGTAAAGCTGTTGAGAAGTCTGAAGAGGAAAGAAGTAAATTTATGGCCGCCATTCAAGATATTTTTGATATCTCACCGGGGCAAAAAATCACAATCCCACAGGAAGAGGCAGCGATCAAAATCTTAACATGTGCCAAGGGCTTTATTCCTGATGGTGGGTCGGCGAAAGAAGCGTGTCAGCAGCTGAAGGACTACCAGCAGTTGTTAGGTACTCACATCAAACCCCCAGAACTTCTCTTAGAGCTTTCCAACTATATCTATCGTGTCCTGGGTAACGGGTACGTGGACAAGGTTATGAAACAAGTGCAAAACACTACAGAAATAACTGAACGAAAGAGATTAATCGACAAAGAAACCACCAAAATGATGGATCTGATGGCTCTTTATATTTTTGCAGCAAGTACATTGGGTGATGAGAAGGACCCTTCTCGAGAAGAAAAGAAGGCTGCAGAGCTAATTCAGAAAAGGTTGGACCCTCAGACTTGGAAACTTTTTAAGGATCATGTACATACAGCCGCGCAAGAAATGAAAGTCAACGACCCGGCATATAACAGTAACCTAGCGACCATGGTCTGGGAAATAGCCGGGCAAATGACTGAAGCCGGTGTCCAAGCATTCCATAAAAAGCAAGCAGACATCCAGGACGCCTTGTCCAAGCGTAAATCGGCGACCGACGAAGCCGCAGCTAAATTTAAAGATTGGCAACAAAAAGAACAACAAAAGCTCCAAAAACAGAGGGTCGAATTAACAAGAGTGAGGAGAGAAAACAATGCGAAACTTCAGGCGGCTGAGCTACAATTAACTGCAGCAAAAGAACAAACTGCAACAATAGAGCGACAACAAAAGGAGTTACGCGAAAAATTTGGAGAGGCCGATCACTGGCGCGGACAATACCAGAATTTAAAAACTGAAGGAATTCAGAGACTAGGGAATCTACAGAACCAACTGGAACAGACCAGCCAAACCCTAAAGAATTGCGCTGAAACTAATAGCAGGCTCCGAAATGAAAGGAATGAATACAAACGCCAACTTGAAAAAGCGGAAACCAAGACGAGGCGGGATAATCGACAACTTCAACAATTTGCACAAACACAAAAACAACTTGGACAAGCGCAACAACAACTTCAACAAGCGCAAGCCAACACGAGGCAGGTGAATCAACAACTTCAACAAGCGCAAGCCAGCGAGACGCAACAGGCACAACAAATTAGCCGTCTTCAAGATCGGTTAGCGAGAGAAATTACACGAGAAAAGGAATGTGAGAAGTTGGCAGGGGTACTAGGTGAACATGTGGACCGGGCTAAGGAATTAAATTTATCGATTTTGAATTCTACAAAACGGAAAGTTAGTGAAGCTTATGAATCCACCGAACAAGCCGAAGCACAGTTAACAAAATTATTGAGAGATAAATGGCCTGGAGCCGTCTGTACTCCTGCAGGAGTCGCGTGGGCCACGAATTTTTTGGACGCCCTTCAAAATTGGGGAGGGCGCCTGGATGATGATAAACTACAAGCAGACTTATATGAACGTTTGGGTTATACTACGGCATTTATTCAAGTTTTTATCTTTGATAATTTAAGATTTGTCACATATGATGTAGTTACAGACTTTATTGAAGCTACTGCTGATATTTCTGTGAGTCTACGGGAGCAAATTGAAGATTGGAACAGGGAAGGATTAGATCTACAATCCCAATTACCATATCTACAACAGTTATATCCTCTTGCTGAACAACAATACAAGCAATCTAATGATGATGAGGTAAAGCAACAACTTAAAAATTATTGGTTGAAACCAGTGGCAGAAGGTAAACTTTCACGAAAACAACAGCTAGATAATGGTTCGGCTATACTCCAAAGACTAGCACAGAACATCAATACTGCCACCAGCCTAGTACAACCGATAGAACAGCTGGAGACGCGAACTCGGGACAATTTACTGCAACTACGATCACTTGTACTACAACAACAAAATCTTGGTGGTGCCGTTGGAGCTTTAAATGATTTACGGGATAAATGGAAAGATGCGCTTGATAATTATTTAACCCCGTTGGCAACATCCACGGGGACCTTAGATTTTGAGCAGCTAAATGAAGCTTACAAAGGTTTGGGAGGGTTATACTTAATTCAAGATGGTTTGCCAGGTATGATAGTTCCCGGAGAGACTGTCTCAGTGGCAACGTATCAACCGGTTAGACGGGTGACACCGGTTAAACAGAAAGAAGTACCAAAACCGTGGCAACAAATGTGGCAACAACTACAAGAACAACCGGGGATGGATGTGGGATGGGGACAATAATCTGTATTATAAGCATATATCGTCCGGTCTTATCTCACAGTCTTGTTCCCTTATCGACGCTAAGTTCACCACTATGGGTAAGTCTCTTGCTAGCTCTGTTAACTTTTGCCGTTTGGGTGGGCGGGCATCTTTTTCTTCTTCTACCCTCGGGCCACGTCTCAACACCTTCTTTGCATCTTGAACCACTTGATGTGGTGCCGGAAGGTTAATTTTACAGCGTTGGGCACGTCTAAACCTTCCAAGACGCGGCTTAATGAGTCTGGTAGCAATCTGACGTACAATAAAACAGATAGCCTCTGTGCCACGTTCTTTGGCTTCTTCTTCTTGTTCTTCCTTGAAATTATCCTTACCTGCATTAATCTCGTCCAGTCCGGCATTGACCTCTTGTTCTTCAACCTGGGCTGCCGTTTCCCGCAGTGTAACCCCTTTCACAAACCGTCCCTTGAACTTCTGCCCTTCCCAATCTCCTTCGTCCTTCACAATTTTTAGGTCCTCTTGCTGAAACACATCCAGCAGCTGTTCAATGGTATAGCTAATGTTCATCTTCTTTGCGGTCAAAAATTCTGTGAGATACGACCTAAAGCGGAACAGGGGCATCTTAAGGTCTGGGCCGCGGATGATGCGGGGGGAGTTATGGATAAAGTCCTTGATGGGGTTGGTAGAGATGGCAATCTTGGTCTGTACTTTCTTGAAGTAAGAGGGGACCTTCTCCCAGATCCCAGCCACGCCACATTTACCCACGTAGCTAACGTAGGCTTGTTGTAACTTGTAAATCAAGGTCGGCAGCTCAGCCTCGAGCTTGGCATCCAACTCTGTATCGACTTGCTGTACCCGGCGCGACATCTCAATAACGAGCAGCCGCCGGACAATACTGCCAGAGGAATCAATCCAGGGGCCTAACTCATTGCCAAACAAGAGACCTGGGACGTTCCATTTCACGGTCCTGGCCACCTTGTGCTTCCCACGGATGGAGACGTCTTCACCGGAGATGATAGACTGAAAATCCGCGCGCGGCAAGTTCCAGTTCTTCGTAACCTCCAAGCAGACGTACAGTAGCTTGTCCACCAAGGCGTCTAGACCAAACCCAGCCTCAATGCTACTGGCCAGAATCCCAACATCTTCACGCTGAAAAAACTTGAGGGCAGTCTTCCCGAGCGTGGATTTCCCACTGCGCGCCACTCCCATAAAGAATAAGACCACTTCCCAGTTATCCAGCTGTCCCAGTTCATACAGGACGCGCCCAATCTGGGTATAAAGCTGACTACAGACTTTGGGAGAGAAATTCTGGTAGTCAAAGATGGCCTGCACACTCGGGGTAAAGATGTTGGCCCAGTGATAGTGATTGAATATAGTGTTATCAAACTCTTGATTGTAAAACTTGCACGCTACCAGGTCGCTGGGAATGCGCCGGAATTGAAAGAAGGAATACCACAGGGGCTGTTCACGTTCGGTAAAGTGTAACATACCATTGCGGAAAGATCGAGCCAAGCGATGCCTCCGAAACTCTGGGAATTCTGGGTCGTGGCAGTGGGCAAGGTACTGGGCTACAGAGGAAGCCGAGCATTTGGTGAGATCCACCCAGCGGTTAAAGTGGGTCCCCTTCTGACAGAAACGGTACACCATGTCTATTAACTCGCACTTGTCTCCAGCGGGTTCCCAGGCTGAGGTGGGATAGCGACCCTTCACCGTGTAGCTCGGATCGTCCTCTGGGAATTCGCTTTGGCGAAAGTAGGTATGGTTATGATCCGCATCAACTACGTGGAACACAACAATTTGTTGGTAACACAAGCTTCGATAACGTTTAAATTCATGTTGATGGAACTCTTTGAGGACTTCGAGGACCACCCGTTGGAAGGCCGAGAGCTCCTTCAGGTCCACAGTATTAAACTCAAAGAGGTTAATGTCTTGACCGTGACACCCACGTTCACCGTTCTGTAGAACATTGCGCCGTAGTTCAGAGGTCAAGAAGTGATTCCCATACTTGACCATACGAACAGTATGAATCATCCGGGACTTAACCTGCTGTGCTTCCACGGTTTGATCCCCCAATAACTCACGATGTACCAAGGCCTGGGACATGGTAGCGAGGGCAAACATATACTTACACAGTTGTTGTTCCACCGTGGCACGATTAAATTCATTCTCGGTATCGATCTGAAAAAAGGCACATGAAGTTTCCAGTTGATTATCCAACAGGCCCTCTGCCTTTTCGTGTACCGCATCGAGTAAAGACTGTAAATCTTCATTGGAGAGGACTTCAGTGGTCCGGTGCGTCAAGTGATTGCTGATAAAGATTTGACAAAAGGCATCCCAGGGTCCCATTTCATCTAAATCAATCTCTGGTTCATTGCCACTTTCTTCATCCGGCTCATCGTCCAGGTTAAACACAGAAGCCAACTCGGCCTGAAACTCACCGTCCAAAACTGGATCATCTTCAGGTACTTGAAGCATATCTGTCTGGTTTTGTTCTTGGTGGGAAAATTATTAGCCGTTGGATAAGCAAGACGAAGAGCGGAAAGTACACAATTGGCTAAGTCCGAAAGTCCGAAAATGGATAACTTTGAAAACTTCAAGATTGCACTCTACCGACAGGTGCCACAGGTCGCAGCGGCCGCGGAACACTTGGTACAACTATTTAATCGGGTTAGTCGTCAAACGCAAGAACTGAAAGGGAATTTGGAAATAGAAAGCTTTTTTGGGCGGTCCAAGGATGGTAAATTCTCGAATCACGTAGAAGAAGACGTAATTCAGGTCGTACAAAAAATGTTATTGGAGTGTTCCACGTGGACCTGCACAGAAGATTGGCACATTATGTATGATTATTATCTGGATGATCATCAAACTCGAGTTCGAGTTTCATACAAAGATGAAAAACAACAGGTGAATATGATTCGTAAGCATCGCTTAGGTCACGTGGATCTTTCCTACGGTCAAATGCGCAAATCCGAGTGGAAATTGACGGATTACCTAACTCGAGTAACGTTGAAATTTGAAGAACCCTTGACGTCACCCCAGAATACTCTTCTACACTTTAAATCGGTCAAGATGTCCATGCGCAAATCTTTTATCGTGCCTTCCCATAACTGCTCAGCCGTGAGGTGGCGGTTTGAGCTAGTCCAGTTTTGGGTCAGTGACTCCATGGAAAGCTTGGAGCACAGCATACAAACAGAGGCACCTCAATACTCTATGGAATGCGAGTTGTTGGACCTACCCGATGCACTTTCTGAAACCGACAAGTACATTATGTTTGCATCTTTGCTTATGAAGATGGAAGATTTCTACACCTTCCCACTATGCCGCTTGATCGCCATCAATGAAGGTCAACAACAGAGTCAACTCCCAACCTTCCTCGTGCAATCTTAGGGTTATTCGCACGCCAGAAAAAAAAAGTCTACATTAAAAAAAAGAATACTAACTAGAAAAAAATGTCTCCTGCAGTGCAAGCGTTTCTCTGGGGTCTGATAACTTTTATTTTGGTCTTCTTCTTCTTTTATTTACTGCGTAGAGCCAAGTTGAAGGATAAAGATACCTTGAGTGACGATAGTTTCTGGGCTAAGAGCTGGTGGCCCTTAGATTATATGGATTGGATCTTTTTTGGCGTGGCCATTGTTACTGGCTTAGCTTTGACGGTATACTTCTTGTTGAAGAACCGACCCATGTCAAGTAAAGTTCCTATCTGGAGTAGTGGTATGCCGGTCGAGGGAGCACCTTTGCTATCCCCTAACCTTCAATCGCCGCCTAGGGTCCCTCCATTGAGTTCTGAACGGCCTGTCTTTTCTTCGCCCTCTCTGGGCCAGATTCCATCTCCAGCGGCACCGGTGACTCCTGCGGTTCCGGTGACTCCTGCGGCCCCTGCGGTTCCGGTGACTCCTGCGGGGGAACCGAACTGGGGGGCAAACTTGTAAAAAAGCTGGGCTTAAAGAGTACTGCATAGAGGGCCAAGAGAAATGAATCGGCTAAATCATCCTGTTTATTGCCCCCTGGACGTTCCACTAACTCTTGAACCTTATGATCCCGGAGCAAGTTCTGGCACAGGGCAACGCTGAGGGCCTTGCGATTCCGGTACTTTTTTTGCTTAGTAAAGTTGTATTGGTCAAGCCACGTTTTACAGTACTTACTTTGCGCGGGTTGGATCCGTACACTGATCAACTTTTCATCGGTTCCCAAGTTCTTGAACCAGTTATAAAAATAACGATAGATCAAGTGTGAGAAAAGTCCAAGTTTCTGAGACCCACCTCTCTGACCATAAGGTTGTTGCTCGATAACAATGTGATGGTACGGACATCCAGACCTAGGGAACAACGATGGGATTACCAGGTCCGTGAGAGCGTGCATCTCCATAACATTCATTTGTTCAAACTTTTGGTAGTCTGTATGATCCGTCACCAGATCCAAGTTCTGCCAGGCATCAATAAATAAGCCATCCTGACTCTTTCGCAACACACAATAACTGAGGTTACGCACACCAATATCAATCCCCAACCACAGTTCTTCTGTGAGCATTCTTAATTTTTTTTTATATAATCGAATTCGAAAAAATATTTATCCTTTGACAAAAAACAAAAGATGTTTGCACTAGGGCAAATGCCACTTCTGGAGAATGCTTCGTCAGTTCTCCAGGTTGAACAGTTGGGACCTCTGTATAATCGCAGTGGTAACCGGATTACACCTACATCACAAGCCTTCTGGAATCCGCACAATATTCGCTGTTTGGTACACCGCATTGAAAAGGAAGTTGAAGCTCAAGTAAATATGCCAGTTCAGGCAGTCTTAGATTCTTTCTTTTTTGCCAAGACCAGTGAAATTGTCAATGGTACGGAAGATAATCTTAACATTCAAGCTATTAATGATACTATCGCACGGCTTATGGTTGACAGATACGTCTCGGATATTTTGCGCCGCAAACTTTATTACAAGTTTTACATCTTTGAAGATCGACCTCGGATTATTACTCGTCCCCAGGATACCTATGGTCGGCACCGTATCGTGCGCCCAAGTTCGTTTAATTACTTTGCCCAAGATCCTGATCAAAGATACTGGGATGCCTTCCGAGCCTCTCAGGAATGTGCGGCTCGGCGTATCAAGCGACCATCCTTATTTGACGTATACTTTCAAAATACCATGCCGCCACCCACGGTCCCACACTAAAGGTGCGCGCTCTGCGCAAAAAAAATGTGGTCACAATTGATTCAGGGTGGGGGTCACTTAGAATTGCTGGATGAATGGCAACAAATCTTGATACCGGTACCTTTTAGCAGCAACGTGGTTTACAAGTCTTTTAAGTCCAAGACTTGGATTAAACAACCGGTAGGCAGAAAACGGCGGCGCCAAAGGGTCAACGATCCCCGGTATGCCAGGCTGCGCCAATGTCAACGGTTGATAGGATCAACACGGTGCCAGGTGTACAAACCTATGGAGGTCGCCAACATGCAAGTTGCCATCCTGAACGCTCTCACCTCCAGGTTGCCACTGGATGCCTGTTGTATGATCTTTGGAGTTCAAGTCCCAATCGTTCTTGCCGGTGTCATTTATCGGCATGGTAAGTTGGTTTGGTTAATGATTAATCGCATGAACAATGAATTATACCTGAGCTCTCATTTTATTGCGGACACCCATCATCTCTTCGAGGCTCTGCGCCCCCACTTACCCCTACGCCACCGGAAAAAGAAATTCAACCGACAATCTTTTAATAATGCCACATTCTACGGGAGCAAACCCGGGACGACGTTGAGTAAGTTGGGTCCCGCCATCACGGAATTTAACCCCTCCGACTACGACCTACTCCAAGTTCAGAAGTTTATCGACATGTTGGATCATGATAAGAACTTCTTGCGTCACTGCCCACCCAAGATCAACCCACACCTAACCCATGATATTGTCAAAGAATTACGCGGTTGGAAGACTTTCGGACCTACGGTACCCCTTAGTGGTAAGTGTACTGGGGGCAAACGCCGCAAGTGTGCTTGTGGTCCTTACCAGAAACAAATCATCAAGGCGGCCACCGAGAGCACTATCATGAACTCCATCCTGATGCATGTGCCCAGCACTGTAACCTCGGAAGTAGTTCGCGAACGTTTTGCTCCGTTAATGGATTATGTTCGTGACAATCCAAACCGCACCTTCTAAAGACTCATGTGTGATAAATGTGCCCCCACTCCCAAGCCTGGTCTTACGTTTTGTTGTATGTGTTATATGTTTCGTTGTAAAGCTTGTGGCTTAAATCAATTATGCCCGGCCGTGGATCTGTTGAAAGGTTTCCCGATCTCATGGCTACTTCCAGAACTACAACAAATCGTGGCTGCCTATGCACACCCTACATGCTTTGAAAACATCGAAACTTTATTACATATATCCGCAGCTGATATTGATGAACTTAGTGTAAAGATAACGCCCTGGAATAAATACGATTGATTCGCGTCCAATGACCTTTGACATAAAGTGTTGTTTATTTGAAGGTTGCTGACTGTAATAAATGCCTCTCAAGAAAAAAAAACATGGTTCAGATCTTTTTTTGTTCATTTGGTACTGACGCCCAACAATGTGAAGAATTAAAAGTGAGCGCTGAGAGATGTAACATTCCTTTAACTTGGTATGGTCTTGGTCAACCATGGTTGGGGTATCATCAAAAGCTGAGGGCAATGCATCGGTTTGTGCTGGATGTAGAATCCCAAGAAGGTCCTGAGAACATTGTCTGCTTTTTAGACGGTTATGACGTGCTCTTGGCGGATAGCGCCGAGAACATTGCCCGTAAATTCCTAAGTTTTAACCGCCCCTTAGTAATTAGTGCTGAAAAGTTTATGAAGCCAGATGAATCTCCGGCAATCCAACGCCTCTACGGCAATCAATCTCCAAGTATTTATCAGTATGTTAATTCCGGCACCTATGTGGGCACCGTCACTGCGGTGAAGTACATGTTACAATGGTGTCGCAAGTATAAGTACAATGTTCCGCGCGCAGATGGGATCCTGATGCGTTCTCCCAATGATCAGAGGGCTCTCACTACGTTTTACTTAAAGCACCGCCACCTGTGTGCCTTAGACCATGAACAACAAATCTTTGCTTGCTTGGCTGGACACAACCCTTTAACATCCTTACGATACCAACCATTACCCTTACATCATAACATTACAGGATCCCAACCCTCGATAATTCACCTCAATGGTAGAAGTAAGCGGTACAAGAAACAAGTCCTGCAAGAATTAATTAATGTGGATAGTCCGGTTAATACATTGACGTAACCTTCGTGGGACATGGTAGTCATACTGGGTAATGATGATCACACGATAACACGTTGGTTCCAGCAGTAACTTGGCAAATTCTTCACTGTTGAGAACTTCGATGTCTGGTTCATCAAAGACCCAGTATTGCGGGCGTGCGTCCGGGTTAATTTTAGTATCAACGTTCAAGTCTTTGTACTCCGCTGGAAAACGGGTCACCACTTGGGTATTATCTGATTCGTAGAAAGTTTTGGCTATCGTGGTTTTGCCTGTGCGAGAGGGTCCCCATATATGGATACTGTGTACATGACTTGACGATACCACAGTGCCCATGGATGAAAGTGGAAGTTTTATATCTACACCTACCCCTGCCGTTAAATAACAATCCATACACTCTGGTCTCGCACAATGTCCACAAAACGGAAACATTTTATATTTGTTTTTTTTTGCTACAAGCTTCCCACCTGTATACACGCCTTATTCTTTTGTCCTGCAAAGTGCCCGTGACTTCGAACAGCGCCCCACAACGTAGTAAATAAAGACAAATCTCTGCAATATTCAATGCATCATCAATCCCAGAATGATGTCTACCACGGAGCGGGAGACCCAAATTCTCCAACATAGCCTTCATGCCTCCAGCTCTGCGGCGGTTAAGAACTTGACAGTAGATTTTCTTGACATTGCACCAGCTGGTAAAGATTGGTGGTACTGGGATACCAGAAAAGTTGCATTGTTTGGGGAAACACGTCCGGAAATCCCAATCTCCACACGTAACGACCAAGTAAGAATGACCCGAGGGTATACTCGTTCGTAACCATTTCATGAAAGCTTCCAGAACAATGGGAAACGGTTGACCGGCATCCACTTGTTCTTGAGTGATCCCTGTCAATTCTGTAGCAAAAGGGTCTAACCGTTTCTTAATCTTACAATACTGCTGAAAGGTGTTCTTGCGATCAATCGTCTGGTGGGCTACATCAATGATAACTCCAGGAAACTCTGTAATCTCTTGCGGATAGATGACTCCGTGGCGTTGGGCATTGGCCTCAAAATCAATAACCACCAGATAGTCCACCATAATACCAAACCAAAAAAAAAAAAAGTGGAAATTACGTGGTTGTAAATTGTTGTTCCAGGCGTTGCAGGCACAGTCCCATTAAGCCCACCCTGGGATCCGCAAATTCACTGAGCAAATCTTCACGAATACCTTCACTATAGATTACCTCAGAGGTTTGTAATAGGAACTTGGAGTAATTTCGAATAAACGCGGTAAGGCTCTTAGCCCTAATATTGACCCATTGCTTAAAGAGATGTGGGATACTCTCAGGAATTTGATCCGGGAAAGATAACCTAGTTTGCGCGTACAAGAACGTCCAAGGTTGACAGAAGCCACGCGGATCCAAACCTTCAACCTGCTTGCGCTCGGCCATCTGTTGCAACTGTAAGCCAAACTTATCAAAGGCGTCCAGATTGGGTGGACTGATTAATTCTTGGAACTGGGGATCAATGCGTGCGTAGATACGCTGCAATTCTAAATCTAAACGTTCCTGGTCAATGTTCTCCGTGTATACTTCATAAGGATCAAACCTTTCTAGGATATGGGTATCCTGATCGTATAAAAGAATATTCGCATGTAAGGCTGGTCCAGGTGAGTGTAAGGTTAATAAGGTCAGCATAAAACGTTGGGAACACGACCGCGCCTGTTGTACGTAAGCTTCTTCGTTAAAGCGCCGCATCTCAAAACTGCGACCCGGCTCTTCGCTAACCCAATACAGACCAGCCAGCTCCCAAGGAATGTAAATCATATCTAACGACTGAGCCTTCGAGTTTAGTAATAGACCTACTAGTTCTGTGAGCCTAGGAAACAAGGCACAAGCATTGCGGTTACGCTGCAACAGGTAAAGCAAGCCATAGATCCCAGCTTCTGCAAAACCTGTATACTGAATTAAAGGTTTGAGATCGGACCTGGCCTTAAATTCCAGGATATCCTCTAGATAACTATGCATCTGGGCAGACACTGGAATATAATCTACGCTCTCCGGCTTCTTGGTAATTAATCTGATACAGGTATATTTGTCTTTCCAGAGATTATGAAAGGGATAGATCCAGCCACTGTAGGGGACTTTGCAGCTCTTAGCGAGTGCCTTGATCTTGGCTGATGATTTGTACGTGCGTTTGGTACTTTGACAATATCGTTCAATTAAATGGGGCTTACACTCCATTCTAGGGATTTATTATTTAGGTGGGCATTTTAGGGGTGGGAACTTGTTTCTCCCGAGCGGCCATAAAATCAGACAGCTGCGTTTCTGTAATGGAGGGAGGCTTCTCGGGAATATTAACCTTGGGAGTTTCTGGTATACTAAACAGATCACCGGGATCAGAAGGTCTAGGAGCTTGATGTTGTTGATGCTGCTGCTGGTGCTGTTGTTGTTCATTTTGCGCGCGCTGCATCAGATAGGTTTGTAAGAATACAATCGCATCGTTGCCACGGTATATAATCTTGAGGTTTTTGTCCGCCAAAATTGGAGTCCCATTCAGCCACATCGGTTTCTTCCGAAGCAACGTAACATCCTGAACCCAGATATTGTCGGTACTTACTGGAAAAGAGTGTAACAGCTGAATAATAATGTTTGTGCCTTTGCAACGATCTGGGCGAACATACAGCACAAAATCAATCTTTGGCGGCTTTACTGAGGCTTGTGGATCTTGAGGTTGCGGCTCTATTTGTTGTGCAGCCTGAGCTTGCCGGATGCGCATTTGATCCTCGAGGGTAGCCATCGGTTTGTTTGTTTCCTGACAAGGTAAAAAACCCTACACAGCTATTTAAAACGAACGGCATCCCTCGATGATTCCAGCACCCTTGGAGAACTGTTTTGTAATTTCCATCCGTCAAAAGCGTTTGGAAGATTTTTTCCAACAAGATCTGGGGCCACTCCGGGAACATTTTTCGGTAGTTACTGGGGTAAATGGAAGCCAGTTGGATCGTAACGCCCTGGCTGCTGTCTATAAACCTATAAATCAATGGAATGTTTTGACTCGAGGCGAAATCGGGTGCTTTCTAAGCCACTTGGGTATCTGGAAGCAGATGTGTGAATTGAAGCTACCTTATGCCTTTATTGTAGAAGATGATTGTCAAGTTCCACCCTTGGCTGATCTGCAACGTGCTCTGCAAGAAGTTAACAGTGTGGATCCTACCTGGAAGGTATTTTTATTGGGCCGAAACCCCAGGTTTAAACAAGATGCCAAAAGAGTCACAGCTCATTTGAGCATACCTCGCAGGTCCTGGGGACTCTTTTGTTACTTTATTACGCTGGAGGGTGCAAGGCACTTGGTGGCCAAGGGTCATCCCATCCGCGCTGCTGTAGATGTGTTTGTATCTTCTTGTAAAATGCGCGGTAAGTATGCTTTAATACGGGATCTAGCCCATGTGCGTTCTGTAAAATCTGATACTGTAAATATTCGTTAAGTGAAAAAAAAACAATGGATGCCCCACTGGTGAAACTCTTGCAAGTGAAAAATGAACAAATCTTAAGCACCATAGAGGGTTTACCAACAAAACATAAACGTAAAATGTTTGCCTTATTGAGGCAACACTATCCGTTTGAAGACTTTAACTATCTTTATTCAAACTTTGGTGTAACCTTGGGTGAATTTTGTGTAGCCCACGTAATCCACAATGATCAGAAGCGTAAATCCCGACAAACTAAACAAACACCCGATTCGTAGCATCATCCATCGAAGCTTGAACGGCCTCGATAGGATGCATACCAGGAACTTCTGTCACCCCTTGAACCGGACTTCCTGGATTGTCGGGGACTTGTGGTGAAGCCGTTGGAACTTGAATTGGGCTTCCTGGGACTTGAGGAACTTGAACCGGGCTTCCTGGGACCTGGGGTGGGACTTGAACCGGGCTTCCTGGGACTTGGGACGGGACTTGAACCGGGCTTCCTGGGACCTGGGGTGGGACTTGAACCGGGCTTCCTGGGACCTGGGGTGGGACTTGAACCGGGCTTCCTGCAACTGGGGGAACTTGGACGGGGTTTTCAGGTGCTGGGAGAGGTTCTCCAGGTACAGGGCTCTGTTGTGGACTACCAGGTTGCTGTGGTGGCTCCTGCGACTGCTGTTGTATATTCCACTGAGCTAAAGTTTGCTCTGTTAATTTAGGCTTAAGTTGTGGGATGGTTACATATTCCACAAATTCGGTAAAAGTTGCACGCAGCACAATGGAGCAAAGAAAAAGTAACCGATCAATATCGTAGCATGTACATAACAAAGGATTGCGGAACGTGGGATCCTGAGAACATTTACAATAAAAGTGAAACACAAAGTCATCAAAGGCTGGGATGGTATACTGATCACTAGTGGCCAACAAACGTGTTTTTAAGATTTCTTTGATAAACTGACAGTAGGTATACTTGTAATAGTAATTAATGTAAGGATACTTGTTTACTAACACGTCAATCTCTTCCATGCGTTTGGGTGGATCCCAGTTGGCGATGGTACCAACACATTTATGGTACAGGTCTTCAAATCGTGGGTGTTGAGTCTCGTACTTGTGCTGGACTCGATTATAAATATCCCTAACCAACTGCATAACCTCCATGGTTAGCATTTGTAGGAATTGAAACGGGATCTCTTCATGGAAAACCCCCGCAAATACAAACTTATTCATGGCTTTTTCTCTGTTTTTTTTTATTTTTTGTCTTAACATTTCTTTTTACCAATAACTAACGGAAGAAAGTAAACGAGGGCCGCGCCAACTAGACTACATATAAAGATCAACATGTAATTAATCTGTGGTAATTCTAGACCATCTTTACTTTTCTTAAATATGAACTTGGGTTGAAGGACCAAGAAGAGTATGAAGAACAGGATAAAGGAGATCAAGGCCAACCCTAAACGAGACAAGCAAAACGATTTCAACTTATTAGTAACACTAGTATTAACCTGTTTCTCTGAGGCTGGAGCTTCATCGATCAGATTTTGCACAGCGTCACGAGGAACAGGGGCTAAACGTTCAGATGTGGCACTCATTGTTGGAAAGGTGGTTTAACATTACTCATCATAAAATTTAATCTCGATCTTGTTCCCGTTCGTACGCAGTGCTTTATGGATCATGGCATGAATCATGCTTAACATGGGCCCCAAAGCTCGGGTAACCCAGACTTCACATCGTTCTACGCACTCACCTGGTGCGTTACTGAGCCTACCTAAGAACTCTGGAAAATACTGAAAGTAATAAAGAGCCTGCGCGTCTCGAGTGTCAATGATAATGACAAATTGCTGTTTGAGCGTGGGAATATAATCAATAAGTTTGTACAAATCTTGAGTATTCTTGGAGTCTGGCACAACGTCAGTTAATTGGATGCAAAGGTAATTATGTCCGTCCGTGCCCGGGTAAACTTTACTGCGCGCGAGAACACCTTGATTCATCTTTTTTTTATTTACACCTACATTTCCGACACCTTTGAGCAAAAAAAACGCATAATTTAAAGATTAAGGAAATAGGTCAAAATCACTCCCAGGCCCAAATAGGTCAAAATCACTCCCAGGCCCAAATGGGTCAGGAACAAACCGAAATAATGGGTCGTCGTCGTCAGAAAACAGGTCAGCGAGGTCGTCGTCGTCAGCAAAGGTAATCCCAGGGTCAGCTGAGTGCTTAGATAAAGCTTGAGTAAACAAGCCTAATCCATCTTCCAATGCGGAGTCCCAAGATGTTATGGACATGCGGAAGTCCCACCTATCTAGCAGTTTAATCAATCTCTCCATGTATGCTTCAATACTCGGTACATCGCGCACGGTGCCATTCGTCGTGTCAAAGTATAGCTTATCTGTTTCAACCTTAACTAGATCTTTGGTGGTTTGGTCAATTACCTCTAGGGTCTTATATGCATACAAAATCCAGATACCCCACTTTGTAAATATAATGCTAGCATTTATAGGTCTTTTCAACACCTTTAACACATCTTGTTCACTAGGATACCCTTTTTCGCCTTCAGGATGTGTGTGATAAATCACGTAAGAGTACCTAGACTGTTCACATTCGTGATGGGTTGCATGCTGTGTTAAATCGATTAATTGCAGCTTTCCTGCCAAGTTATACTCCACAGATCCACAGGCTTCATTAGGTTCCTTTAACCATCCTTGGGCAAGCCTTATCTGATCCGGCTCAAGAATGGTTATTGGCAATACTGGAAGGGGCAGGTCCGGGACTTTGGGAAGCCTTATCTGATCCGGCTCAAGAATGGTTATTGGCAATACTGGAAGGGGCAGGTCCGGGACTTTGGGTTGCTGCTTCTTTTCTGACGGTTGCTTTTGCTTCTGCTTCTGCTTTTGCTTTTGCTTCTGCTTCCGCGATATCCTTCGTTTTTGTGGGCTCCTAGTTGTAGCCAATGAACCATAAAATTTTTGTACCTTAGTTAAAAGCCCATCGCTAACCGTAATGTATGGTACAGTGTCAGGGGTCCGTCTTGTACCCAGGAGAATCAATTGATCCAAATCGTTTAGTGCTTGATCCATATGTTTTATCTTTTGACCGAGGTTTTTTTAACAGGAACTATACATACTCAACAATTCTTATGAAACAATGTTTTTTATTTTTTTTTCATCTTTCTCTTTTTTCATACTCCTGTGGTTTGTCGCCGTTTCTTCGGGGGTGGGCAACAAGCATAGGACCATAGGATTGCAATAAAGCAGAACACGCCAATACAGATTAAAACTTCAAAGATAATGGCATCACCAGTACTGACAGACGGCGAATAACAGTAGATTGCTTCCGTTAATGGGCAGACCACATAAGAATCAGTCGGATTGAAGCAAGATTGAGTACAGTCCAGACTTGAATCAAACCCTATATACCGGGAACAGTTGGCCAAGCGACACGCTTCTTGGAGTGTGGTCGTTACGTTGCACCCAGGGCTCCAGTTACACGGCATTTGGAAATTGTAAATTTGAAGGCAATAAATGTAGAATAATACCAGCTAATAAACAGAAACCTATCCCTTGCGCCCAGACAAGGAGCGTGGTCCAACATGAAATGTCTGGGTTTACTAACAGTGCCGTACTTACCACCAAACCAAAACCCACCAGCCCTGCTAGCAGAGCATACGTAACCATCACCGTCCATTTTGTACGTACGGCAACGGCCAAAGCTGCCGCAAGCAAGGACAACGCAACACCAAACAAGATCCACGGTACAGTGGCGCGGTACCGAAGCCACCAAAACCAAATCAACAATTGCGATCCAACCAGCACCAATGATGCAATAAACCACCTCAAAAGTCCAAGGGCACTAGATGTACTATCTCCCATAAAGTTTAGAGTTATTCTCATAGTTTATTCCAAAGTCGCAGAAAATGTCAAGCTAATAGAATCCATGGTAAGATTTCCATCTTGGTTCCGAAAGTAATCAATGTGTCTCTGCACAGGGCACCTCTGTGATTCATCTGCCATTAGTTAAAAGTGGAAAAACTATAATATGTATGCTTCCTGGAGTCTCCGTGATCACCCGAACTTTCATGTGTCTGCCTTTAGTGCCGCACAGAACGAGTGGAATTGGGGCTTTTACCCATTGGATCAGCCCTTCACGATCACCACAACTTCGACGCCAGAATTATTCCCCATGCAAATCAATTCTCAACAAGCACTCATTGTCCGTATCCAAGAAGCAAACCTGTTGTCCGAGTATCGCACACACCTTGTTGAAAAGTGCCAACTGACGACTATTGATCATAATTGTTACGTCCCTCATGTTACTTTGGATTACAATTATACTGGTGACGTTGCTCCAGTTTACATTGAACCAATGCACTTTACAGTTACGGGTTTAGTGATTGAACCTCTTACCATAAAAACGCCATGATAATATTGCACAAGTCCGGCACCCGGATATTATCAGCCAATTGCATGCGGGTACCCTCAAAGTGCTTCTTGATGATCCATGGTCCAGTTCTATACATCATCGCAGCAGGAAAGTTCAGATTCCACGGAGGCTCGGGGTACTTATTAAAAAAGGCTTCTAACTCCAACAAGTGGTCCAAGTAATTGTTTTTGAGGTTGCTTGGATTTGAGGATTGAGTTACTGTTAGGTGCTGGCCTGTATCCACTAGGTCCATACGTCGGTTATTTTCACGATTATATAGCTGTACGTGGTTGTGAGGCGTGCCATGACTATAGTGAAGGATCATAATTAATTTTTACACTCATTTGATTTTTTTTTATTAAGTGTTAATCATTCGAACTTCTTGGGTTTTTTAAAAAATATGTGCAATGTAGAAAATGTTACCTATTTTAGTGCTAGATTATGATGATACAATAAGTCCACCAAGTCACCATGCAGCTGCAACTCGTTTGGTTCAGCAGTACCCACATGTGGCTTTAGTAACAGCAGGTAGCTACATTCCACGTTCCCAAATTTGGTTACCACGTGGCTTTAGGCAACGGGTACCGTTAGAATTGTGGTTTAATCGAATGCGCATGAGAGCTATGTTTGGGTCAGCGGATGTTTCCACACTCAAAGTAAAAGCTCTACAATGGATTGCCAGATTTATGAGAGTGCCACATCATTTAATTCATTTTTATGATGATGATCCAAATAATGTTATGCATGCCAAATTGCATGGTTTCCGGACCCGCCTAGTTTCCACTGCCGCAGACTTAACCCCCATGTACGTTCAGAATGATAGTGTGTGCACTTGTTCCTTACATTAAAAGATGAATCCACGCCCTGACTTTTATCGCAAGTATTCCAGTTTTGAAATCTTGGACTTAAACTTAGATCATATACACACCAAGCTTCAAGACTCCTTTTTTGCGCCCGATATTAAGGCCGAACGTCAGGGTAACTTTACCTATGCTATCTTGGCTGAACACAAAACTCGCGGTTTTGTATTTGTTTATTTGAATATCTATGATAGTCCCAAGATAATGTTGGAGTGGTGTCGTTTGCGTGGTTGTAGTTTAGCCTCTGTCGATTTTTACCATCAACTCCGTCACGTGTTTGGCTTAACCGGACGTGGTCTTCGGCCTGCACCATCTTTGCCGGTACCAATTGCACCTGCACTCTCTTTGCCGGTATCAAGCAATCCTGCTTATCAACACTTTTATCAAAAATTAAGAGATGACCCCAGGTACCTACCCGACACTCTAAAAGCCTTATGTCAACACCCTGAACAATCTACGCTGGACTTGCCTGCGCTGGTTGACCGCACTTTAACAACATCTACAGATCTCATAGCTCATATCTGGGCAGTCAGATTAGCTAGGCGGATCAACTACTCCGTGGACCATACAATTCAGCTTGATGTTGGTGATATTTTTGTGATTTTGGCCAACCGCTTCTTACACGAAGGGTAAAGGCACTACCGTAACCCCTCCGCTCGGAACCAAGGCCGTGGCATTATAATTTACCACACCACCCAAGTTTAGGTTTTGAACCCCACCTACATCTGATGTAAAGGCTCCAGCAGCTTGACGAATAAAGCCATTAACTAAAGTCACATCTTCTCCACCAGCTACAGTAAAATTTACAGCGGGAGCTGTGCTTGATGTTAGACGCAAGTCCTGACCTCTGAATCCGCACGTAGTGGAATTTTGGAAAATTGAACCCTGAAGGCTACAGTTAACGATCAGATTCCCATCTGGTGTGACTAAAGTACTGTTATTCCAAAACTCTCCGAATAAATTTGAATCCGCGGTGGCGATTAAGGCGGAATTTAAATTAGCATTTAGTAAGCGACCCCCACCCAAATTTTCTTACGCGGCCATTGTCTACGCGGGCCACACCATTAGTAGGACAATTTAATTCTAAGGTAGCCTGGGTAATGTTGGTGTTGCTGTTACGCAATTCAACCCCAAGAGTAACAAACGCGGGTACAGTCACGCCACCTACGGCTTGGGTGTCCGTATTAACAATTACTGCACTTTGAGCTCCACCATCCACGGTTAAATATCGCAGGTAAAGGGGAAAATTAACAGTCACAGTTCCTTGAATCAAGGTTTCTGCCAATCGACTCTCGTTGGTATTGCTGTGACCACTTATAACAATTTGTGTGGGACCACTGATTAAGAGGTTTTCAGGATACGTACCGGGTGCCACCATAATACAAACTTTATTAAGGTTCGAAGTTTCGGCAGCATCAATGGCGGCTTGAATAGTGGAAAATGGTGGATTACAGATGTTTGTAGCTCCAACAGGGCCCTGGGTTGGCAAAGGGGAACGATTATCCACATAGTAACAGGCACCATATATTAAGCAAGGGTCGAGTCAGACATTTTGAACAAAAATGTTCTCAGTATTAATTACATTTGTATTGGCATTTTCGGCTTGTAGGTCCTCGGTACATACTCGGTTGGCGCAAATCTTGGGAGTCAACACTGGTCGGCAATCTTTGTACTGAGTATCCATGATGTGGGGGATTTACTTTGAGACCAATATTTTGTTGTCTCCATTCCCTAGTACGTTTCTTTTCTTGTGGCAGCTTCGGACTTGGAAAGGGAGTTGCCGGTAAGTTTAAGGTTTTGGGTGAAGGTAAAACTTCTGGCAGCAGTGAAGTCGGGAATTGAAGAATGCCGGAGGAGTGCGCCATGTGTTCTATACAGTAATAAAGGTTTTTTACGTGTCCCCACAATACAGGTACGCGCGCACCAAACAAAAACAAATTAATAATGCCAAAGCGACGACAAGTGGAAACAGTGTTAAACACACGCAACAAACGCCGACAATGGTTGTGTCAATTCACGGGAGAGCCTAAACCGCGATGGGTTTCTCAGCGTACAGCGCGCAAGTATCAGACTCCAGAAACCAGCTTTGTATTAAGCTCTACGGGTCCCCGACTACGATTTCCCAAAGACGACCCTCGTGTCCTGCAATTCAATGGCAACCGAGAATTTCGCATGGTAACGTTCAAGGGCTTCCCCGGACGCGAAGCTATTCCATGTGCACTTATTCGGGATGTGTTACCGGAGGCCGCGGAAGATCCGGAGGTTCTCCGCTGCAGTTCTCTTTTACCGCTCCAAAATGACCACCTTGACTCTGACTCGCATCCACGGGCAACGTGCTTTGAATGCTCCGATCCACGTAATGTTCAAACTGTCCCAATAAAGGGTTGATGGTATCACCCAAGCGATCATAATGTTTTAGTACAAACTCTGCGCGAAAAAAGAATCTTGGTCGCGGCTTTAATGTAGGATTGTGTCCGGCTTCATGGATTTGTAAGCCTGAAATCATGCATAACTCTTGGATAGGTCCCGCGAACTGTGAAGTAATCATTTCAGTAAAAGACCCCGGCCCTTCAAACCAGTTGATATTATAATTGGGTGGGGGATTATAAGCTTCATCTGTAAACCATGTGGGCATATCCGATGTATAAAGAAAGCTGTGATCATTAGGCAACTTGGTTACGTAACGTTGGCCTTGAAATCCATCCACATGAAGTCCACCATTACGTTGTTTCTCTCCCGGTGGTACGATTCTAGTATCCACAGTTATGTAACACCAGTACCGATCATACAATTGAGGTAAATACTTGCGCTTTAAGGCTAGTTCGATGGCCAAGACATCCTTCACAAGATCTTTAATAGGATGTAGGCACCGAGGTAACATAACTGGAGACCCTGGGTATTTGATCGGCATATTAAGAACACCGGCTGTGCAGATGTTTTGTGAGCTAGTAGGGATAACTTGACTAGGCTTAAAATCCCAATCTGTAGATACGACTTGTTGGGGTGGTCCCAAGGTAACAGGGCGACGCCCAGGAATCTTAAAGTCTTCAGGGTCCCAAACCCTACTAATGTCGCGCAAGTATAATTGAAAGGTTGGGTCAGTATTACAGGGTAAACGCGCGATCCAGTATTTTACCCTGGCTTCTAGAGCTTCAGGTTGCAATGATGTATCTACGGGACCCAACGATGGAAGAAACGTATTGCCTGGAATCATGATAATGTTTCAAAGCAGAAACACTTTATAAAGGCCGAGGTTTATATTTACTCGAGTCCTTATACACGAAAAAAATTACCAGACGTATCACGCATCGCAAACGAGGCGGCTTCCTTAGGTGTGGCCCGGCGTAATTCTGATTTGGGAATCCCGTGAGGGATGGCCCGGTGTTTCATCGGTACATACTCGACTTCTGGCGTTGGACATTCCAAGTGAGTGTGCTCTTTAGAGCCACAATTGGGACACTCGTACCAGTCGGGTATTTGTCGATGGTACACCGAAGGGTGATGTCTGGGTCTTTTACGGCGAGACTTTGTGGCATCCATTACGGCTGGTGGAATGTAGTCATGTAAATAGCTGGGAGTTGGAAACCTTCGTAAAACCAGCAAATGGTTAGGGTTTAAGACAGCATCCTCGGCCAGTAGGTCGGCGGGTTTTTCTCTGGTGCCGGGCGGACAACTGGAGGCAACAAAATAAGAGGACGCACGCCTCTGTTTATGCATGTGGTGTCTCGTTTCAAGGTAATATCGCACCACAGGCCATGACGTTGAATCTACATCAATGCTTCGAACTTCATCATTGTTCCCCCAGCAAAAACTGAAAATATAATAAAAAGTAGGCATTTCGTTTGTAAATAGATGGATATATCCAGTATATTTAGTTGGGCTAGCCCAAACTATTTACCTTTACTATAAGGACCCGCAACCTTTGTCACAATTTGATTTGAAATGTCTGTCGAGCGCCAAGCTAAACGAACCAAAATGGAGGAAGATGCCATGCAAGCTGATGAAACACGGCACATCTTTGTGTGTGGACACAATACTGACGCCTTGCAAGCTTATGTGAGTGAACTAATTTCCGAAGTGAAGAATTACCAAGTTCACGCTTCAAATCCACGCTTTAATAAGTTCAGAGTTGATCAGAAGAATTGGAACTCCTACAACCTGCGAAACTTTGGACCTCTTCGATTGACTCTACAGGATCTATTACTGGACCTTCCTGGTGTGCGCGAAGCGTGGATTGAGCGTTTTGGCAACAAGTTCATGATCCCTGAGATTAATACGTTCGCGCTTGGTAAGAACAAGAAGTTATCGCCACTTATCGCCGAGTTGAAGCGCCGAGATTTGGATCAAGTTGCTGCTGAGTTACAAAGCTTTCAGGACTTTATTGAATGGGTCAAGGGTCACCAAGACGAGATTAAGTCCCAGGCGGATTGGATTCGAATTTTGACGACGCGTGGTGGCATTCGCCATGATTGGCAAAACTTCTTGTTGTTTGACAACGTCCTCAAAGTCTTTGGTCTGACGGATCAAAAGGTGATTGATGACATCCGCACGACGGTGACGCCTGGCGACGATGAGAAGCGCAATTTGGAAAAGTACTCCATAGCATGGATCTCCAAGCTCTTGGATCTCTGGACGCTTCCTTGTAGCATGGCTGATGTTGGCAATCTATTCGCTGCCATGTTAGGTCTGTCTGCACCACTGCATGAAAAAAAGTACCCTGACGTGCCTGACATTCTGCCGTTGTATGAACGTGTACGTGAGCTCTGGATTCACAGCCCCGATGATCTGATATCTATGGACGATATGCTAACTGACATTGAATTTGATGATGACTGGTCTGAAGTGGTCAATCAAGCCTTGCGCGTGTGGCAAGGGCGTGAACCATGTCGAATGCACTTCCAGCTGCCGACTGATGGAATCCCAGGCCCCAAGTCCAAAATGGATGCCAATTATGAACATGTTGATTATTCCGCAGTGGCGAAGCTGCATTCGCAACGTGGCACTGTCTTTCGTGATTATGAGAGCCACAACGGCAAAGCAATTCTCAACAAACACCGGGACCTCGTGGTTACCCGCAAGCGCCAGCTTGAAGCCTAAGAGCCTGACCGAGGAGGCTGCATCTGCTTATATCTTGAATAAATTACGTGTTGTTTAACTTTTACCTGGCTTGTAGATAGGAGGAGAGAGAGAGAGAGAGAGTGAATGCGTTAAGACACGATAAGAGCTACTTTTTTGATTTAAAGCTTAGTAAAAAAACAGATGAAGCCTAAGTTTAGTATTGTAACCTTAACCCGCAATGAATCGCAGAGGATTCTTAAAATTGCAGCCACCTTGGAAGAGTTCTTAAAGTCGGGGGGTGATTGGGTTGTAGCCGATTCAGCCTCCACAGATGGTACAACTGAGATGGCTGAGATGTTAGGGGCCACGGTCTGTCAGTTAGGGGAAACGTACCGTAAGGTGATCACTCCAGAGATGGCTCTCGAGATCACTACTCAACTGGATATCCCGCACGAAGAGCGTCAAATCTACTTTCATTTTTCCGGGGCCCGCAATGCAGCGGCACGTAAAGCCCTCCACGATCACATTTTAGTACTAGATGCAGGGGACCTGGTAGAAGCCATGAACATTGCCAAGATTAATCAGACTCTGTCGGATGGTGGTCTTTTCCCGATTGTACATTACTTGGGTTACGGCAACAAGCACAGCAGTGTTCGATTTTATGACCGTCGACGTTGGCACTACATGAACCGGGCCCATGAATACTTAGCCCTAAAACCTGATCGCAAGCAGGGTCCCCGAGTCTCGATCGCTGAAGAAGATCTGAAAGTCGTGTACATCCGACAACAAACTAAACCCCGAACTTACTTGGCGCCCATGTACTTTGATCTCAAAGAAAACCCACAATCTCACCGTTGTCATTTCTACTTGGCTCGTCGTCTATACTACAATAAGTGCTGGGCTGCAGCCATCAAAGTGTTTGAGAAGGGTCTAAGCACTACCCAGGGTTGGTATCCAGAAATGAGTCAAGCCGCAGTGTACTGTGGCATGTGCTACGTCCACCTAAAAAAATTAGAAGATGCGAAATCTTGCTATATTAAGGCTGTAGAATATGATGCTAGTCGTAGAGAACCTTGGTTGCGCTTAGGATATATTGCCCAGGCTAAGGGTCAATGGGCTTTATTAAGAGGGTATATGGCAGCGATGCTAGTAACACCACAGAACATTTCACTCTATGAGAACGGTGCTAACTATGGGATCTTACCTCACAACTTGATGTATGTAGCCTGTGTGAAGCTTGGAGATTACAAGGGAGGCTACGACCACTGGAAGCTTTGTCTCCGGGCACAACCAGGTAATTCGGTTTATCAAGCAGACGCCAAATATTTTACGGCTCAATTGCAAGAAGACGCCGATGCACCCACACCACCTACCACCACCGAAAAGACAAAAGAAGACACCAAACAAGGGCCCCGAAAAAAGAAGAAGAAGAGGCGAAGACGTCGGGGAAGAAAACGCTAGAGTCATGTACATTGGAGTGGACTTAGAGACCACCGGCTTCTCTTACCGCAAGAATCATATTATTGAAATTGGCGCTGCGGCGGATGATGGTTCTGAATTCTCGGTCCTGGTGCAATGTCCACACAAGTTGTCTAACAAGATTGTGAACTTAACACATATCACCGATCAGATGTTAGCCCAGCAAGGCTTTACACCTCTGGTAGCGGCCCTGCGCTTTTTACAATGGCTCAGGACGCGGGAAGCAGATCACATTATTCTGGTTGGACATAACTTTCACAAGTTTGATCTCGCCTTTATTTGGCATATGTTGATTCGCTTGGGCATCTCGGAAATGTTACAGTTTCAAGGCGCTATCGACACTTTGGTGGTACTGAAACGCGACAAGGGGCTCAAGAAACGAAAGTTGGGTATTGTATACCGTCTGGCTTTGGGGCGTGATTTCCCTAATGCCCATCGGGCCTCGGCGGATGCGAAGGCGACCTTAGAACTGTACAATTCGTCCTGGTTTCAACATCGTTTCAACCGTCAGCAAGATATTCTTAGTTGTTCAGCTACATTGCAAGACTACTGGTCTCGGACCATGCGCTTATCCGGCTCACGAGAAGAAGTGGTATCTCTTGGACCTTACCAACAATGTGTTATATGTCAAGCCATTGTGTCACCTTATTTTAAACATTTACATGAATAAAAAAAAATGGCTACAAGTACTTTACTAATTGTTCTTTATGTAACTTTGGGTCTCGCGGCAGCAACGGGGGTGGCGGCCTTAGTTGTATACTTTACCACCAAACCTGACCCCGACCCTGACCCCGACCCTGACCCAGAATGTCCACCCGACACGTACGGTCCGGATTGTTTACCCTGTGCGACAGATCCTTGCACAGAAGATGCCAGTTGTTGTCAAGAAGGGATTCTGTGTTCCGATGAAGGAACCTGTGTAGCTTGTTTGAGTGAGACTAATTCCGGGTGTTCCGATCTGCGCCCATGTTGCCCCGGTCTAAAATGTTTTGATGGTACCTGCCTTGAGTGTTTAGATGAAGGTGGTTCCGGGTGCCAGCATCCTGATGATTGTTGTAATGACTTGATCTGCTCGGCAGCCGGAACATGCGTTAATGGTTTACCGGAGGGTGATCCTTGTAATCAGGAAAATTGTGCTAAAGGTTTGCGCTGTTTAGATGGGGTCTGTACACCTTGTGCGTTTATGTCAGGAAGTCCCTGTAGCATCCCCCAAGATTGTTGTCCAGATATGACCTGTCATGTTGGACAATGTTGGGTTCCCCTGGGTAGTCGGTGTTCAGAGCAGCAAGGCTGTATGGAACCATCGACTTGTGGTCCCGATAATATCTGTTGTTATGAGGCAGGTCTACCCTGTGAAGAAAGTAAGGAGTGTTGTGGTAACTTAGCATGTGAAGGTAACAAATGTTGCAATACTCTGGACGGACCCTGCACCAGAGACACAGATTGTTGTGACGGTGGGTCTTGCCACGGAGACCTGCAAGTCTGTAAGGAACCACTCAAGTACGGTTCCCAAGTTTACTTAACCTCTGAAGATGATTCGGAAATTATGTATGTCTCCAGCAATGGCACATTGACTTGGGTTCCGTCAGACTCGGGGTTGTCAACGCCCATAAGCCTATTATACTCTTTAAACGAAGACGAAACCGGAGTGGTCATGATAGATGGGAAAGCCCATAATATTGACGTGCGCTTGTTCGTTAACATAAATAGTGGATATCGGTACTACATCAGATACAATGTAGCCACAGGTGAAGTATATCGATCTGCCATAGGTGCGGATTCTGAACGGCGCTGGCAAATAGAACCTAAGGCAGGTCAATACATCTTTGATGGGAGCCTGGTAGCCATTTATAATTCCGCTAGTAACGTTTATCTGGATCCCAGTGTTGATCCTTTCTATGTAAGCCCTGAACCGCGGTACTTTCGACTCCAAGTAACTTAAATCAGGCCCCATTAAGTAAACAAGCATGTGGCAATACGTTAGCAGTATTTTTCACCGGCCCTCTGAGCCACACCCAAAAACTAGATCTGCCGCCGAGTTCTTGGGACAAGTAAAACGTCCGCGGCCCAAGAGCCCTCCAAAAAAGAACAAACGTAGGAAAGCTTACATCAACAAGCGATTAAAAAAGAGTGTCTGGGTTCAGTACATGGGTCGTAATTTTGAAGGGCCCTGTTATGCGTGCAATCGCAAGATTATTGATGTCTTTGATTGTCATTATGGCCATGTCATTGCCGAACACAAAGGAGGGGCGCTCAATGTACAAAACTTACGTCCTATATGCGCGCTGTGTAACCAAGCTTCCAGTGTACGCCACATGCGAGAGTTTGCCATGAGTAATGGTTTTTATGATGCGGCCATTGTCCAAGAAGCACAGTATCAATCTTATGCCTCTAAGCGCCCACGCCTTTGTAGTTCATCGTCAAAAATATCTTGAACCACACCAGTTACAGCCGATAGGGCACCCTCTCCTAGTTTCCCCACCTTGTGGCCCATTTTACGTAACCGTTGGGTAATCATAGAAATTCCAGTTATTAAGCCAATTGTTAAGCCTAACAAGCACAACAAAATCAACAACAAGAGAACTTCTGTAGTGTTCATGGTTTATTTACACAAACAAAGAAAAAGTGAAAAGGAGTGTCGCTTATATCTTCGGGATTGGTTATTTGCATTTATTTGGCGACGTTACGGATTCCCACGCGCGCGATTGTGAAACTTAAAGAACAGCGTTGATGTCGTAGACTTGTGTACGTGGCAAGGCTATGCGTGGCGCCTCAGACTCAAAACCACGCAAGACTTTCTCGTGATATTCTTCAATTAAAGCCTTCAAGGCCATAAAATCCATTTTGCAATTGCGTGTAATCTCCTGCGCGGAACTAAGACTCTCAATAGTGTCTAGCTTACTAAGAGCGGTATTGATGTGAAGCAAGGCCATGAGGATGTTGGTGTCTTGCTTGGCCGCAGTGTGTAAATTCTGAACATTCTTCATGATTCGGTCGTAATTATGAAAGTCCATCTTGTTCTGCATGTTGCGGCTAGGTATAACTCGCGAAAGCACGATAAGAACACTCAAGACCACCATAATAATTAAAGCAAATTTAGAATCTGGCTCCATCCTTTTTTTTCCTTTGAGTATTTTTTTTATTTATTTTTTTGGAACGTTTCACCAATATTCACCTGTGCAAACGCAGTCTCTCTGACCGGTCACTGTAGAACGCCCACAGTAAAGGTTAAAAGGGTCACAATCGTAATCAGCCGAAATAAATTGTGGTCGGTACGCTGGATAAGCTAAAGTTGGAGACACATAACTGTAGCCATACAAAGGACTCATATAGCCACCATATCGTCCGTACCCGTAACCCCCGAACCCACCCCAACCCAGGAGCCGGCCCGGATAACTTCGGCGATGATACCCTCTATGATAGCCTCCATGTCTTCGATGGCCTCGGTGATGACCCCGGTGGCCACCATGTCCCCCTCTCTTATGTCCGCCTTTCTTGACCATTGTTTGTTGTTTTTATATACAAACTTTTTTTTTGGCCATCAATACTGTTGCAGGTTGCGGTAAGCCATATAATGTAAAGGATGTTGTGGGTAATTGCCAATAAAATTAAGATATGATGGTCGTCCAGTCCAGTACCGCATACCCAGAGGATCATTAAGATTGGGCGTTGGTAAAATTGGAACTTCGTAAGAAGTATCCTGCGGCACTACGTAAGCTAACGGTACGCTAACCCCATACTTTCGTGGTGGACAAGCATAGTATGGAGGGTTACAAGCAGTGTTTCCTAACGGAGCTGTGGTTCTACGTCGATGTGGCATATTGCTTTTCGGTTTTTGTCTTTTTTGTCAAGGTTTTTATTTTTTTCCACTTTTTTGCGGCTTCTGCGTTTACATTTCAACTTTATACTTTTTCCACAACCAACAACCAAAAAAACCAAGGATGCCCAGCAGCACAGCCAAGAAGTCTTCTGATTCCTCGATCTTGTTATCTAAGAAGATTGATGCTTTGACCAAGGCTCAAGAGAACTTTGGGAAAGCCGTGGAAGGTTGTCAAAGTTTGATTACCGAAACCCTCACCGATATTGAATTGCAAATCAACAGCAAGAAGAGGGAGAGGGATGCCATCGAGACAGAGTTTGAACAGAAAAAGAAAGATCTCAAGATTTCCATGGATCAAGAACTCAAGGCCCATGGATATGAACAAGCACGTAAAATATTATTGGAGCGCAAGGAGGAACCCGTCACTACTGTGGAGCTCCAAGATCTGCGCTCTCAATTAACGACCCTGAAGACTGAACATCAACAAGCACTTCAAAAGCTGACCTCGGAACTCAACAAGCAGCATCAAATGAAGCTTCACCAAACTCAACAAACCCAAGAGCTAAAGCACAAGGCGGCCGTGGCAGAGCTTAAGGCCCAGCTGGATCAAAAGGCTGGCGAAATTCGCGTCCTCGAGCGCACTATCTCTGACCTGAAGGCGGATCTGGCGGAGCAACGTGCCTTAACCAAGAGCGTCGCCGAGGCCGCATCCGCGCGTCCTATGTCTTTTACGGTTCCCGGTAGATCGTAAATTAAATTTCATGGTCTGTGTGATGAGAGTTGTCAGTCAGTTTTTGATTAATTTCCGCCAGCGAGGACACGCATAAAGAACAATAAGTTTTAAGGTCCAGATGGTCATCATCCGACCCAGACACGATCTCTCTAGGGCCGCCAATATCTTGGGACCCTCTATTCGACATGCTTGATATTGTATAACACGACGTAACTGAGGCACACTTAACATCTCCAAGGCCCACTTCGGTAATTGTTGGTATCTTGTGAAATCCAACTTTTTGATCAATTTACTTAAGCCGGGCATCCCATAGAAACCCCGAGGGAAAGGTTGTGTTGCAGTGTATGGAAATAATTCACGAAAAACCCTCCATTCCTGTGTGCTAGCTTTTTTAGTTGCTGTAACCCATCGGAGTAGTTTCAAATACAAAGCTCGCCGTAGCTCTTTGTTAAACTTGGGCCACTTGGGTGGTGGCACATATAATATAACCTTGAGAGTTTCCGTTAATTTTTCATCCTCGGTGTCACAATATAGATGCTGTAGCTCTAAGAGCTTTAGGGCTACTTCGATTCTGGGTTTACGTTTCCACAAATCCTGAATCAGTGACCGTACATTCACGCCGCGCTGGACATAGTACAATATAAAATCTTCGAGCTTAGCCGCTGTTTGGATTTTTGTTTGTTCTGAACGGGCTCTCACCATGAGGTTACCCAACTTCTTTAAATTTTTAGTTTCCCTTGTCCTATTATTCGGAGCCCAAGTATGATGTTCAATAGTCGCTCTGTCTCGTAACGGAAACTGATCTATGTAAGGCAGTAACATCTGATAATTACTTAAAGTAAAATCTTCCTCTGAGCTTGACTTATTGTCCCACCACACAAACTTGTGTCTTCTAGCATAAAATATATGGTTCCACCTACCTTGACCCCAAATATGTACTTTATAATGCCAGACATTATCATTATCATACTTAAAGGCCTCCACCATCCTTGAAACCTTTGTTTTACAACGCCTATATTTCAACCCGCTGGAATTCCAACAGGTTGGATTTGTACCCTTACTATTATACCATAAATTCCCGCCACTTTTCAAATTTGACAATGTTGACAACCTCCGGAGCCGCAAACAACCAAGCCTTTGGTCAATTCCTGACTCGCGTCTTCAATGGACACGAGATTAAGCAACGCGCAACAGATGGATTTATTCACGCTACATATCTTTCAAAAGTTAACCCCCGAAAGAGAGTCCGTGATTATTTCCAAAATAAATCAACACGCGCTTACATTCGAGCATTGTGTAACCACTTGCACGTGACTGAAGATGAGGTAAATTTTTCATTTTTCTGTACAGAATTCTCGCGTGTGTAATATCCAATGATATAAATTTTATTTTCAACATGCGAGAATTCTCGCATGTGTAATATCTAATAATACAAACGTTATTTCTCACATGCGAGAATTCTCGCATGTGTAATATCCAATAATACAAACGTTATTTCTCACATGCGAGAATTCTCGCATGTGTAATATCCAATAATACAAACGTTATTTCTCACATGCGAGAATTCTCGCATGTTATTATTTGCTGTTAGGTCAAAGAGATTGGTGATGTCACCAGAAAACCAACTTGGATTCACCCCAGATTATGTTTACATTTTGCTACCTGGGCCAGTCCTGAGCTTGCGGTGATAATCCTTGATTGGGTTTACCGATACATTGTTGGTGACCCGACCCTGATTCAAGATGTCGTCCAGCGCGTGGATGAAGTCCATGATACCAAGTCCATGTTGACGCATACCATGGTACCTCGTGACGAGCATGATGCGGAACTGGCCCAGGCCCATGCAGCTGCGGCTCAATTCCAGGCGGAGACCACAACCCTACAAGCTCGTCTCAAAGATGCGGAGGAGACGCAGAAGCAGGCTCGCGCCCAGATCGCTGACGGTGAGGCAACAATTGAGCGCTTGACCAAAGAGTTGGAGTCCAAGCAAGCCGACTATGCCGATATGATGAGGGCTTCTGTGCACTACGACAACAAGAAAAAGCTGGAGATTAAGAAGTTACACCAGCAACTATCCAATGCCGAAGATATCCATGCGCGCAATCAGGCAATCTTGGAAGCCAAGGAAGCCGCGGCGCAGGATATGCGTGCCAAGCTTGACATCCTGGGAGTTACGCCAGACATGGATGTCAAGTTGCTCCAACAACGGCAGAACAAGCGTAAAAGGTACGCCCTAAGCTTGGCTAATGCTTACGACGCAGCACTTGATCTGGAGGCTGACATTATGCAACAAGATGACAGCAGCTCTATGCCTACTCGATACTTGGCTCTCCGCAACGCCAATGCTGCCAGCAATGGTGGGGATAACAAGCTCATCAAACAGTTAAACAAGGATACTTTTTACGCTATGGGTGAAAACCTGTCTCAATATGTCCGGATTCATGGTATGTCTCGGCGTCAATTACTGCGTGTCATTGGTCGCATTATCGATGATGAACCCGAAGACATTCCAGGATGCACAATCAAGAACAACATTGGTATCTTTGGTTTGATCTGTGGCAACGTCAAGCGCGTTTTGGGTTTGCCCTATGCCACCCACGCCTCTTTGGGCCACGTTTATCAGTATTGTGCTGACTACAACCACTGGGTTAAACGTCGTGAATTACCCGAGCGTTATCGCCTTATTCAACAATTTGACCTCGCTCGCAAGTTGGGTATCAACGGTTCTGAGATTCCACGCTTGCCGCGATTTGCGCGCTCTGACATTCGTCAATACTTCCAGATACCTTAATTAAAAATTTTCAATTATCCGTCCACTGAGTGAAAAAAAATATTCTCTAGATTAAAAGATAAAAAATACACACTACTATGAGTTGTTCGTACTATGGATTGCCTCAGGCTTATGCTCAGTACCCTCAAGCCAATCAAATGTTTTATCAACCACCTCCATGTGATCCTTACAACAACCTGACTAACCAGTCAGTCCAACAGTCCATGCAATTGAATTTAAATAGTTTAATGCCCCAATCTTGGAATAACCAAGCCGTGGCGCAGGCAGCTTCGAGTTGTCCAGGTAATAAGAATGATTGGGCTCGTTACTCCGTGACGCCCGAAGGTGCTGCCAGGTACGTCATGAGCTCTGGCGGCATGAATTATGGCATCATCAGTCGATCATCCAATGCCCGTTTAGTTGGTATGCCCAACCTCTTGCGCTCTACTCCCAACACTGCTCTCCAGATGGGTCAACAACCTTGGTTTAATCGCAGTTCTCTCAGCGAACCTTTGGTTACTCCCGGTATGCAACCTTGGATTGGATGTGGCTAATAAGAATAATACTGTAGCACAATACCAGCCGGATCATAGGTTAACAGCGGTATTAAAATTTCATGATCCAAGTAATAATAATTCAACATCACTGGTAACCTGACGTTTTTGGTAGTTCCCAGATGACCGCCGCGGCGAATTTTGTGCGTGTATACGAAACCCTTATCATCTTTCTTGAGCACCAATTCCACTTTCCATCGCTTGGCTACATGCAACAGGATTCGAATATCTGGTAGTCTGTAGAAATCCACCAAGCGTACAATGTAATGATCCGTTGTATGCAACAAGATATTTAGATCCAGTTCTTGCACTGGAGTCCTGCGCACAAATTGAGTTAGCCGTGTGTTACCACCTGCTAAGTTATCTTGAATAAACTTACGTTCCAAATCACTTCCACTCAGTACCCGAGCCATACGCTGGGCCAACGTGACATCACTTAGTAAATGCAACAAAAAACGTTTACTCAGTTTTTTTCGTCGTAGACCAAACTTTCGACGCACTCGTTTGACCTTCTTAACCCTTCCTCGACCTCGGAGGCGTTTTAAGGGCATAACACAATAAAGGTTTTGGGGTTTAGTACTAAAGGTTAAATTTCCACTTTTTTTTTCGCTAGGACAGATGTCAAGGTCTCGCTCGATGTCACCTGTACAAGCAGAAGATGAGGAGGATGAAGACCAGCGAATTCGGTCGAGATCTCCGTCGCCAGATATTCAACGCACTCTGGATGACTTGGTCCACACCAATAACTGCCTGGTTCGTTCTAACGCGAAACTGGTTGAAACTAACCAAATGTTGGTGGAACGATTACTGGCTACCAAGCAGAATTTTCCAGAGCCTGTGGTTACGTATGCTTCACCAAGTCTGAGCTCACGCCCTTCCAAGAAGAGGAAAAAGAAGCGATCTTCTTCCGGGTTTGATATTGGACCTGATGATCGCGAAGATGTCTTGCGTATTATGCAAATGTTGTTTTGGTTTGATACAAAGCAAGCCATCCTACCCATGTGGCCTGTCAATGGCCAAAGGGTGGCGGTCTTCCCACACATTCTCTCAATGTTTCATCGCCACGTCTACGAGGAATCTCTGCAGATTAAACATATTCAGCAGATGCTCAAGGCTTACTTTGACGCCAAACGGTGCTTCGCAGACGAGAAAACGTTGGAACCCCATCTACCTGTCGTGGGACGGGGTGTGATGCTGTTCTTGCCGGCCAAGATGTTGATTAAAATGTCCAAGTTTTACGCCCAACATCCAACTGATGTAACCTGCGCGCAAAAAGAACCACTGGAAGCCCACCAAGCCTTAGTCAAACGTATTCAAGCCGATACAAAAGCTGCAGCAGAGAAGGCGGCGAAGGATGACAGCAACCGCGTCAGAGTCGTCAAGATCTACACTGGAACCACGGATGCAAAGAAGATTAGCTTGGCCGCTCCTGTGACTACAGAACAATTGGCGGGTGCTTGGGAAGATTTTGATGCTATTGTGGAATTGCGCAAAGATAGCACCGCCCTCGATCATCAACATCACGTAGCCTGGGATGTGGCTAAACATTGCTTCTGTGACCAAAAGACCGCCTTATAAACTCTTCTTTCTTCCGAACCAAATAAAATAAAAAAATTATAACATTTCCACATTTTCTCTTACTTTCTTTTTTTTTACCATGAGTCTTACGGAGGCTCTTGATCGTTCAATCCATGATCCTAACTTTTGGAATGATCAAGGTGGTCAACGCTATACGCCATTGGCCAAGATTAAAAATGTACAGTTAACGCTATTAAGCGCAGAACAGATTCGCAAAATGAGTGTTTGTCGTGTTACTAAGACGACTCTTTATGAGAAGTCCTTGCCGCGGGCAGGAAGTATTAATGATATCAGGATGGGTACTACGGATCGTAAGCTCATGTGTGGAACTTGTTACAACAACATGATTAATTGTAACGGGCATCCAGGACATATGGAACTTGCGGCTCCGGTCTACCATGTAGGCTACATCTCCTACCTGCTGAAACTCTTGCGCTGCCTCTGCCCTCATTGTTATAGGTGCATTGAAGAATCACCACAAACTGAGGCTATCTACAAACGCTTTGCAGAGGACCCCAAGCAACGCTTTCTAGCCATTACTTCACACTTAAAGAATAAGAAACAATGCCAACACCGTGATTGCAAGAAGTACTTACCCAAGTACTCTCAGAGTTCTTTGGTCCTGAAGCGAGAGTGGATAGGTAAGAGCAAACAATACCTACCCCAACCTGTCCTAACGCCACAGTTAGTCCTGGATCAATTAGATCTCGTGGATGATGACGTCTATGAAAAACTGGGGATCCATGGACATCCACGTAACTTTATTATTACTACTTTGTTGGTCCCTCCACCCATTATGAGGCCCAGCATCATGTTCTCGGAAAGTTCCAGGACGCGCGGCCAAGATGATCTTACGCTCAAGTTGCAGGAAATCTTAAAACTCTCTAATAAGCTGGATGACAACTCGGCCGACAAGTCCCTTTTGGAAAAGTTGCAGTGGGAAGTCGCTACTTACATGAACCATGATGGGAACGGGATCAAGGCGCCTACCAAAAAGCACTCGGGGTTGCCAGAAAAATGCATCATGCAACGCTTCAAAGGCAAAGGTGGTCGTGTCAGGGGTAACCTCATGGGCAAAAGAGTTAACTTCTCTTCCAGAACCGTCATCTCGCCAGGGTGTCACATTGACGTGGATGAGATCGGCGTCCCACTCTTCGTGGCCATGAAATTAACCGTAACCGAAGTGGTTCAAGGCCATAACCTCACCCGGCTAACCCGGCGTGTGGAAACAGGTCATGATGATATCATGGGCGCCAAGAGTATTACAGATAACAAAGGGGTAACCACCAGACTGGAGTTTTGCAAAAAATGGCCGCAAGTTAGGTTACAGATTGGGTGGAAGGTTGAAAGGTACCTACAGGAAGGTGATTATGTCCTGTTTAACCGCCAACCCAGCCTGCGCAAAAAGTCCCTGATGGCTCACCGCGTCAAGATTTGGTCGGGTCGCACCTTCCTGCTCAACCTAGCATGTACCGGCACCTATAATGGTAAGTTTTTTTCGAACGCTGTTGTTTTTTTTAATTATTGTTGTTTTTAGGTGACTTTGACGGGGATAAACTCATCTTGTCCTCAACAGTCGACCGCCTACATGTGTTACTGAACATACCATGTAGGGTAAAACGGTGTAAGTTCAGTCCGAGATATAATCGGCTAGTCGGCTTTGCCGGCGAGGTACCTCAATTGCGGGAACGCCCTGAGAGTCTTTGAGTACCGCCAATCCTCTGGAAACGGAGGTGCGGCACCGTGCGTAACGGCGCGGGTATGGTAAAAACCTCAAAGAATTGGGTAATCCGCAGCCAAGTTCCTCGATTGACAAGTTGTGAGTGTCTTTCAGGATAATGGTTCAGAGACTAAGGTCGGTTGAGAAGGTGATGAAGTTTCCTCATTTGCCAGCTTGTCCAATGTAGCGTTTGTTGTTCACAGTATTCGTCAACATGTAGATTTCACCCCATGTGCATGGTTCTGTTGGCATGTTTGCTTTATACACACAAAAATTGCTGGCAAAAAATGGAAACTTCACCAATTCTTCGATGATACCTGATCTGAAATACGGGTACCGGCCTGAGGGGTGCTCACAACACCCTGATGAGTGGCTCAAGGTATAGTCCATTTCTTGGCAAACGCCTTAGAAACATAAGGAGATGAATATACACGCGCTTCAAAGCCTCGATGGACGTACCGAAGCCGCAGAGCTGATGTCTGTTAAGGAACAAATCCTCAACGCGCAGAACAACAAGCCCGTGCTCGGTAAATCTCTGCTTTACCTGTAATAATCGTCATAGCCATGTATTGCATCCATACAATCATCACATAGCCAACCTGAGCATTCATCACACATCATACCCCGACAACAATCACATCGCGTACTTGTACCATCATGTTCACAAAGAGGACACAGCTCCGGTGATGTCCAATGTAAGATTTGTGAGCATGTATTACAATAATACTCGGTTTGGACACAATCAGAACACCAAATTTCATCTACATGTTCTTGGCATATAAAGACTTTATTAAGCTGACATGTGCGATAACATCCACTACATGTTAATCCATACGCTAAACATATAGATACTAACTCTGGAAGTAGAGACATTCGATTTTTTTTTTTGGTGTATAGGTATTGTTCAAGATGCTTTACTGGGCGCATTTTTGATCACATCGCCCAACGTGTTTGTGGATAGAGAAGAATTGATGAACTTGGTGATGGTCCTAAGATACCCGTTGTTCAATATCACAGAATTGCCACAGCCAGCAATCTTAAAACCGCGGCCACGGTGGGCAGGCAAGCAAGTCTTCTCTCTCCTGTTGCCACCCATTACGTATCGTCGTGGGGAAGTTCGTATCGTTAAAGGTGAATTACTCGAAGGTCGCATGACCAAAACCATCCTAGGATCTTCTTCTGGTGGTCTGATCCATGTTCTCTGCAAGTTGTACGGAAACCAAATTGCGCTAAACTTTATGAGTGACTGCCAGTTACTGATGAACCTATGGATGGAAGGGGTTGGATTCAGTATTGGAATGGATGATTACATGCTGGACCAAGATACCAGTGCCCGGATTCAACTGGCCATCGATCAAACCGTGGATCACGCTAACCGTGTAAATCACTTGGGTAAGAAGCTGGGTATCAAACATGCGAAAAGAGAGAGGCATGTCTCCGGTATCCTTAGCAAGCTCTTGGATACGACCGGTGGCATGGCTCAGAGTACCCTCAGCGCGGAGACGAACTCGCTGGTCGCGATTATTGCCGCTGGTTCTAAGGGCAACAAGATTAACATTGCCCAGATCATGACGTGTGTGGGCCAACAATCCGTTGAAGGACACCGAGTCTTTGACGTAACTAATCCAGAAGCTCGGAACCTGGCGGCGTTTGGACCAGATGAAGATTCTGTGCACAGCCGCGGGTTTATCTCTCATTCTTACGTGCAAGGTCTTAGTCCGACCGAGATGTTCTTCCACACCATGGCTGGGCGTGAAGGGATCGTGGATACTTCGGTTAAAACTGCGGACACAGGGTACATTCAGCGCAAGATTACCAAGGCTCTGGAGACCTTCAACATCGCTTATGATGGAACGGTCCGAGATGCTTCACAGAACGTCGTGGACTTTGTTTATGGGGGTGATAATTGTGACGCACAATATTTAGAAAAGGTGCGCCTGGAATGTCTTAACATGTCTCTGGACGCTCTGGAAGCTCAGCTAGAGCCTGAAGAATACAAAATGATGGTGCGCTTAAGACGACAGTGCTTGGAAACAAAACTTAGCATCTTTGTACGCACCTTGAATGATGTAGCTTACTTACCCGTCAACGTACCGCTCTTGCTACAGCAATGTTCAGCGGGCACCTGTCCGCTCAACAAGGAAGAGTTGTGGGAGGAGGTTACAGGGGTCCTTCACTGGCTCGAAGAGATGCAAGGTGTTCAAACTCTGTACTTGCGAACCAGCATCCTATACCATCTAAGATATTCTGCAGTCAAGGATACCGATCTGAATCGAGATTTTTTCAAAGATCTGAGACGCCGCTATCATCAAGCCCTTATACAGCCCGGAGAATCCGTGGGAGTCCTCGCTGCGGAATCTGTGGGCCATCCTTGCACGCAGCTAACTCTGAACACCTTCCACTCGGTCCGTTCCTTTTTTTTTGTTTTGTTGTTGTTTTGCTCTTTTTTACCGGTGTTTGTGTGTTTTTAGTGTGGGATTGCAGAAAAGAATGTTACGCTGGGTGTTCCACGTATCAAGGAACTGATTGATGCTAGCAAGAATATCCGAGGCCCATGTACTACTATTCGGCTCAAACGAGTGGTACGTGGTAATCGTAACTTTGTCAAGGTCCTGAAAGAGCGCCTAGTGGAATGTAAGCTAGTGGATGTTATCGAAAGCAGTGATGTAGTGCCTGCCAATGGACTAGAGGACGAATTTCTTCAATCTTTCCCCTGCACTCTACCAGAAGCTTCTTCCTGGGTTATTCGCGCAGTTCTTGACAAATCGGCATTGTTGAAGCGCGAAATGACTATTGAGAATGTTAGGGATATCATTCAGGATTATTTGGATACCCTACAGTGCGCCACTGAACTCAGGGTGGCCGAAGTTAACATGCCTGAGTGGTGCTTGCGAATTCGGATGGGTGGCCTGCAAGACATGAAGTCTAACCTGGAGGCCAAGATCCAGAATGGTAAAAACTTTATCTCCGAGTTTGAAAAGACCATGGCACACTTGTTCTTGGAACATTTAAGTGAGACCATAAACTTATCGGGGATCAAGGGCCTCTCAGGTTCGGTGTTTGACAAAGAAATCCGGCAAGAGTGGAATGCAGAAACCGAGACTATGGAAGAAGTACAAGAGTATATTATCTATGCCAGTGGACTTAATCTGCGGGATGTTTGGGCCAATCCGATGGTGGATTGGAAAACTACACATTCCAATGACTTGTACGAGATCTACAATACGTTGGGCATCGAGGCTGCCAGCATGTTATTGTTCCATGAAATCCGGACGGTTCTATCGTTCGATGGTGGTTACGTAAATGATCGACATATCATGACTATCGTGGAAGCCATGACCAATCAAGGTTTCTTGAATGGTCTTAACCGTCACGGCATGGCCAAGATGAAGATTGGGCCGTTGAACAAGTGCACATTTGAGAGGACCACCGATATTATTTTGGAGGGAGCTATGTTTGGGGAACATAACCCACTGAATAGTGTCTCTGACAATATTATGTTGGGACAACGCATTCCTGTAGGCACGGGTAAACCTCATATTCTTCTGGATCCCCAGGCTATACCCAAACCACGGCAAGCCAAACCCCGGATTAGCCTGACACGAACTTATTTTTGTCGAGATTGGGAAGAAGGTCCTATTAGACGCAGGAAAAGGTTGCGACCACCGAGCCCAAAGACCCCACCACGTAAACGTGCCAAACTCAATCCAACCTTGAACAGTCCAACATTTCAATGGGGCAGCAACAGCCCAACCTACCAGCCTACGAGTCCAGCCTACCAGCCAACCAGTCCAGCCTACCAGCCTACGAGCCCAACCTACAATCCTGCTAGTCCAAGTTACTGCCCGACAAGTCCAACTTATAACCCCGCAAGCCCGACCTACCAGCCTACGAGCCCAACCTACAATCCTGCGAGTCCAAGTTACTGCCCGACGAGTCCAACTTATAACCCCACAAGCCCGACCTACAATCCTACGAGTCCAATTTATAACCCCACAAGCCCAACCTACAATCCTGCGAGTCCAACTTATAACCCCACAAGCCCGACCTACCAGCCTACGAGTCCAATTTATAACCCCACAAGCCCGACCTACAATCCTGCGAGTCCAACTTATAACCCCACAAGCCCGACCTACAATCCTGCGAGCCCAAGTTACTGCCCGACAAGTCCCACTTATAAGGAAGAATATGATCCTACCAATCCATCCTATCAAGCCGAAGAGTATGATCCTGCCAATCCGTCGTACCAAAATGAAGAGTATGATCCGGAATATCCAACCTATGAACCGTTACCCAAGGCTGTGATGGACTCCCGTTTCTACACGTTGATGGACCTAGGAGATGATGATGTGGGACCCGCGTTTGAACAGAAACATGAGGCTCCAACGTTTACTGGACCATTTTTTGATTCGCTTACGTCGTTGACGTCCGCTTTCTCGGAACCTTATTCTCGTATCAATGAATTTGCGTTTCGGAATGATATTGGGCTGTCATCAGAGCGTTACCGCCCTTCCAGCCCTCAACTCCAAAACTTGGGGCTCGGTTATGTCCCTTCAAGCCCGAGATTGTCCATTACTAAAAAGAAAACATGAGCTTGAAGAAGTTTTTGACCTTGTCAGGCGGTGGTATCAATGGTATTCTACAGCTGGGTGCCCTAAAGTACTTACAAATGTATTCTCAGTTACTGGGTCGACCCTTTAGGTTTGAAGGCGTAGCTGGTACATCCATTGGCTCCTTAATTGCTTTATTACTAGCGTGTGGCTATACGGTGGATGAAATGTTACGCATTTTTATGCAACACTACAAATTTATTTCTACCATTAATATGTCTGTGCAAGTCTTTTCTAGCAAGCATGCACTTCAAGAAGCTCGGGATCTGGAGATTATTGTGGAAGGTTTAATCGCGCAAAAGTTTCAATGTTTGGATTTGACGTTTGCCGAACTGTACGCTCGGACTGGAACAGACTTGGTGGTATGTGCCGTCAATCTAAATACGTGCCAAACTCGGTTATTTAGTCATGCTCGGACGCCGCATACCTCGGTGCTCCAAGCTACAATGGCATCCATGGCCATACCATTTGTTTTTCCGGCGGTGGAGATTGACGGTCACATGTATGTGGATGGAGGTTGTATGATGAATTATCCCTGGCCAGCCTTCCCAGTAAAGGATACCCTAGGCCTGTGTATCCTGCAGAAACGACAGCAAGCACAGCATATGGACCTCAAACACTTGATGAAACAAACTCTTCAGGCAGTGTTCTTTGCCCAGGATGAAGTATTGCTGCAGCGTGACGATCTCAATTTGATAATCTTGCCTGCTACGTGCCCAGTCATCCCTTTAAATCCGGAAGAGTATGATGTGGCCGTTAATGCGTGTATCGGTGGTCTCTGTGCTAGTCGTCAATGGCACTTTGATCCCCTGATTTTTGCGTGGTTCGTGTTTTACTTGGCTAACTTGAACGTGGAAAAAACCGCAACTAACGCCGCAAGACATCATAAGCACTCTCCCAGCGTCGGACATTCACGTCACTCGCCTTGATCTGATCTGCCAGCGTGGCAATGTTCTTCATGTAAGCTCGATTAAACAATAAATTCAAGACAAACAACACTAACATAAAAATAAATAATACAACCACACCCACAAAAATCATAATGAGCCACTTTTCAGTAGATTTACTCTGGTCATTGTTTAGTGCTTCCATGGTGTTCATTTTTTTTTGTAAGTAAGCCTCTGAGTCGGCCACAATCTCTTGTACAGCACCAATAATTTGAGCGCTGGCACTGGGTTTCTTGGGTGCGGAAGCAGAAGCAGGGGGATGTTGCGGTTGATGGGATACTTGCATATCCCGCTGTTGTTGCATCTGCTGTACCGGATCCGAAATAGGGAATTGATAATCACCCGCACTTAACGTTTGCCATGCTTCTTGAATGTTTGTAGACATGGGTTTTTTTTACTTAATGTAACACTTTTTTTTAGGATCCACTGCCTGAACCTCGGGCAAACAGGTTCAAGAGGGAGTTCAGGTTAAAGCCACCCTTGGGTTTAGCTTGTTGGAAGGAGAACCTTTGAGCGCCACCTGGGGGTGGAGCAATATCATCGGCAGCAGGGTTGGATGAAGGTCGTGGCGCCCCACCCAGGTACTTGCATTGCACGTGGTACATTACCATGGAACCTATTAACAACCATCCAAACTCCATGAGGGGGTCCATCTTACTACGCCTAAAGTAGCGGCGGTATAAGGCTAAGATACAACGATCAAACTTCTTCATATCTGCCGTAATAAACTCTGCCCAACCATCTAACTCTAGGACCGGACCAAAACGACGGTTAGCATACTCTATACCAACAAAAATCATCTTAAGTACATCCTTGATAAATACAATCTGTTCTTGTTCGATCTGAAACTCTTCCCGCCGTTTTAACTCATATTTAAGTTCAAACAAAGGCATTTGCATGGTCCATTGACCCTTAGATTCTTCGGGAAATAATTTTAGCAACTGAAACAGGATTTCTTGCTTTTCTCGACGAATACGAGGGTCTTTATTCTCAGCCTCGACATCTACGTCAGCAAAATCTTCCTGATTATACTGGGTGTCACCAAAGGTATCCTGCCACCTGCGTGGGCTATCCGCGTTAGCTTCGGAAGAAGGTGACTCTGGGGATTTGCTATCCGGTTCTTTAGCTGCCGGAGAACTCATGGGGCTGGCATCTAAAGAACCCATGGGTGAGCTGGGTCCGGGATCATCTCCCAAGGGAGAACCACTGGGGCCCAGCTCAGCCCCGATAAGCTTTTCTAATTCTCGCAAGCTAGACTCTCCATCTTCGCGTCGAGATAAACTATTAAAAAGTTTGACATCTGTCGCTGAAATCCTCGACTCTGTATCGAAGGGCATGTTCTTTTTTCAAGTTGACACGATTAAAACTAAGGGGAAGGTAAACACACATGAGTTTAGTCGTCGATGTGGTGTACACTTGGGTGACCGACACTTTAGCGCACCGTCAAAAACGCAGAACGTACCTGGGAACTAAGAAGGCTCCCAAGGACAATGGAATCAATCGTTACAGTGACCATTCGGAACTAAAGTATAGTATCCGGTCCATCTACAAGTTTGCACCGTGGGTCCACGCGATTTACATTGTCTGTGATGATGATCAACGTCCAGCCTGGTTACACCGGCGGAGTGAAGAGTGTAATATACCTATCTACGTCATTAAGCACAGTACTATCATACCTATAGATCACTTACCTACGTTCAACTCTCAGGCCATAGAGGCCCACTTGCATCGGATTCCTGGCTTAAGCGAACATTTTATTTACTTTAATGATGACATGTTCTTGGGGAATGCCTGTACCACGGATGATTTCTTCACATCTGAAGGACGCCCACGTTATTACTTACATGGATCCACAGCCTCCAGGATTGTACCCAACATGAGCAAACATGCTTATGCTTGGTTTAATAATAACCGGCTCTTGGATCACTTGTTTGGTAAGCGTGCCAAGCGTCCCTATCCCACACATCAAGCTGTTGCGATGCTGAAGAGTAGTTTTGAGGCCGTCTGGAATCATGACGTGATAAGACCGCACCTAGAGAGAACATCCAGTTCTAGATTTAGAGAAACCCACAACGTGTATCTGATTGGGTTCCTGGTTTATTGGAATATTCAACACCGTCTAGCTGGCCAGGGTCGCCACCGAGGTATGTATCTCAACTATAGTGATGCCTTAAACTACCATTACGCCCTCTTGCGTATCGAACTTAGCAAGCCAGTTCTGTTTTGTATCAATGACAACCTTTGCCTGCGACGTAAGATTGGAGAAATGCACTTGGCTCGGTTCTTTCGTCGTTTCTTTAACTGGACAACGATTGCAGAGCTTTAGGGTAGAGGGGGGAAGGTTATACAAGCTTGACGTGTACTCCATGAATGTACAGATCATTAGGTTGGTTCCACTTGCGGCTGAGAACATCGTAACCAGGCGGTGGTAAAGTAAACTGGGCTTGTCGGACTTGGGCTTCTGTAATCTTATACACTTGACGGGCTTCAAACGCAGCAGGCCCTTTGAACACGGTTTGAGCAAAGGCTTGTAGTACATCCTGGGGCACCAGATCCAAGTAAGGCTCCAGTTGACTAATAGGAATATAACCTTGACCACACACTTTTTGAATAGCCTGCCGTAACTTGCGATGGTGAGGGCCCACCATCAACGGTGATTGACAATAAAGTGCATGTAAGATTGCATAATTTACTCGAAGACACAAGTCAGGGATGTCCAAGTATCGCCGCGCCAAGATTTCATACAACCAGTCTCGGTAAATAAGGTAATACTGAGAGATGACGTAACGTGGTGAATACTGCTTATTTAATTTTTTTTCGAGTCTGGATGCACGCTCCCATGGTAAACTCATGTTTTATCCTTTTAGGACTTTTTTTTACGTGAACGTCGCGTGGTAGCCACTCTTCGACGCGTGGGTCTCTTAACCGCAACCTCTGTAACCTCTGTAACCTCTGTAACATCCGGATCTGTCGAAACAAGTTCATTCTCTGATGGTGGCTCTACATGCTCGGCGGGCTCCGCAGGCTCCGCAGGCTCCGTGGGCTCCGCGGGTTCCACAGGCTCCGTAGGCTTCGCGGGTTCCACAGGGTCCGTGGGTTCCGCAAGCTTCGCGGGTTCCACAGGCTCCGTGGGTTCGACAGCCTTCTCTGGTGGCCTGTGAATAGGTCGATTTACACGCAATGGTGGACGCGCGTCAGGAATTTCTTCTACAATGGTGGCGGAAGAATTGTGATGTCTCTGGGGCAGAGGCAACATGGGGATAATGATATGTTGGGGATTTAAGGGCAAGCGTGTCATTCGAGGTTCTGGTGGTCTGACAGGTAACTGGCGTTCTAACTTTTGTAAGAACGTAATACACTTGGTCCCTTGGTATAAATAATTGCGTTGTCTGTCCAAGAGGCTTGGGTAGCCATTAAGCCAGCCAGGCACAGGATCTAGCTTGCGCACATCCAGGATGTAAATAGGTTCCTTAATGTTGGCACAAATCTTCATCGCTGCCAAGCACGCACGGTTAGTGGGTTCTACATACAAGAGAAACCTAAAACTCATAGATTCCCGTCTCTTCATTTTTTTACTCTGTTTTGTGGGAATATAATATTCATTTCCAAAACGAACACGCAGTTTACGCGCGTTTACTTTCCACTTTTCAAAACTCTTCTAGACAAAAAGCAAAAAGAGATGTCTGCTGTCCACTGGTCCCGCTTCGATTTCAAGACTATGATGCACTTCCCCAAGGTCATCAAGACCAAGAAAACTGGTTCTCCCATGGTTAATATTCAATCCAGCCCAACCAATGAAGCCGCACCCAAAATTCAACTGAATTTACCAGCACCACAAGAACCGTGCGTTAAGTTTCCTTTTGGCATCAGCGTCTTTGGTGACGATAAGACGGTTCCCAAGAGAAGTCTGAACGTGCAATTTGCCTCCGATGCGGACGGGGTCAAGGATTTTTGGCGCCGCTTCAATGAGTTCATGATCGATGTGGCTTACGAGAATCGCGAGGATTGGTTTCCCGACCTCGATGATCCCAGTCGCGAGTTTTTGTCGCAGATTTATTACCCTCTGTATGGCGTAGCCAAGAAACACAAGGATAAGTACGAACCTAGCCTACGCAGCAAATGTGTAGTGTACGAGAACAACCCGCGCAAGTCCGTTCAAGTGTTTCGCATGAACCCGGAAACCAAGGTCCTAACGGCAGCCCATCCCGATGAAGTGAAGCCCCAGACAGGTGGTATGGCCAACGTAAGCCCGAAGCAAGTGTGGCTGAAACCAACTCAGTGGGGTGTAACCGCATATATTACCGAGGCTGTACTTTATCCCGTCGATGAACCTGTCGAGGTTACCGAAGCCTTTTCGTGGGGTTCGGAAGCCGCACCCACTGTCAGCGACACCAAGAAGCGTCCCAGGGATAGTTCTACATCTTCATCGTCGTCATTGTCTGAAAAGCAGCCAGATAGCCCTTCGTTTCACCAGCCTTCTATCCTGCTCCAAGGCGCGGCTAAACGAGCCCGTGCAGAATCTGATTAAAACTATTCACCTAATCCACTTTGCTGATCTTCCACAAATATAAGTCACTATCATCATTTTTTAAAACCAGATTTAGTCCGGATAAATCTGTACGACTCGTGTCTTCATAAGAGCACCCATTGCTGTTCTGTAACCTTTCTACATTAATACCAATATTACTACCAATAAAAGGTTTCATTAACCCCCATTGACACCAGCGAACCCCCTCTACCAAACCACTATCAAAACTACGGGGAAAGGTGTAGAGTCGAGAATCACTGACCGCTGCGGGTGCCTGGGCTCTAATCTCAACCACGTCATTGTTCGACAGGGTAAAGCCTGTACGAGTTCGATGTAAAGTAAATAATTGGTTTTCGTCTTCAGCATTCTCAAGGGTAACTTGGGCATAAGGTTGGTTATTGAAACTCCCACGCGCAGTTCCTGACACAATGGCTGTATGTGGATGGTAACGGTTCACAATCAACAGAGGTTGTAGAGGATTGACAATATCGCGCGACCAAGGATTTCTTGTGTCAACAAATCGCCAGTAACAACTGCTACCCTGTCGACATGCAGTATGTACTGTAAGTTGAACGCTGCTCTCCTCCACTTGAAGTAACCATCCTTTTAGATTTTCAATCGTCACCCAATCCCCATAACGAACAGAATTATCTTCACAACGATCAGTCTCCGGATTACAAGTCATCCAATCTCCACAACAGTCACCTGTATCTTGACAATAAGAACCTTCAATCTGACAACAGGCACCATCCCAGTAACCTCCGGGTGCACAACAATCGTTAGGGTCTTCTACCACTTTACCAGGGTCGTAACATGCACAAATATTCCCATCGCAGATCAAACCATCACTACATTGATCATCTTCACTATCACAAAAATCACCCAAATTCAATTGCCGCCGGCAAATACCCTCTTCTGCGGCATACCCAGGACAACAAGGTTCAACCTCACCTTTACGTCCACAGGGCTCACAAACTCCGCCAACACACTGATGTCCAATTTCACAATCGCCATGCCCTAGACAAGATCTCTTACATTCGCCCCCGAGACAAGGCCCACTACAGCATTCACCGTCATTTTCACATGAGTCACCAATAAAGGCACAGTCAGAACATTGCCCTTCAAAACAGTGCTTCTCACCACAACAGTCACTGTCCTGATAACATATACCTTCTGTACAACAACGACCATCTTGACATCTCAGGCCTGTACAGCATGATTCATCATCACTACAAATTGCACCTGTACCTTTACAATCAGTGACATCATCCTGGGCTTCAGGTTGGTTTGAGTAAAGGACTACTGCGGTCACTAAAGCTCCCAATCCTAGGATAGAACATAACACGATTATCAAAATGTTGACATTCATTATCTTTACCTTTAACATTTCCACTTTTTTTTAGGGTGGATATGAATCCTCTACAGTCTGCCGCAATACAAACAGCGATCAATGGAGAAAATTTATTTCTAACTGGGCCAGCTGGCGTTGGAAAGAGTTTCTGTCTCCGAGATCTCATACGTCGCCTGAAACACGAAGAGCACAAGAACGTGACCGTAACCGCCAGCACGGGAATTGCGGCAACGGCTATCGGTGGAAGTACCCCATATTCGGTCTTCCGCATCAACCCCTTCAAGATTCATGAAAAACCCAAGTACTCGAAGGACGCAGCCAAGGCTTGGAATGAAACCGATGTACTAATCCTGGAAGAGTGTTCTATGATTGTACCTGAACTCTTGGATTATTTAAATGGTCAAGCTCAGATTTGCCGCAAGTCCAAAGAGCCGATGGGTGGGGTGCAGGTCATCTTTTGTGGCGATTTTTTTCAACTACCGCCCATTAAGGATAAGAAGCGTCCAGACCCACGGGATTTTATCTTTGAGACCAAGGTTTGGCACGCCCTGGATGTTCAGTGTATCGAACTGGAGAAAGTATACCGACAGGATGATGCGGACTTTGTAGCTTTACTGCACCGTATCCGCCGCGGGGAAGTCACCATTTCTGACAACAAGTACTTGGCCAACGGTGCGAATGGAGGACATGAAAAGAATGAGCATGGCATTGAACCTACCGTTTTGTTTTGTCACCGCGCCAAGGTTGATGCTCAAAACTTACAGCGTTCCCGAGCTCTACCTGGCCGTGAACATACCTTTCGAGCGCAGGTGACTGCCAAGAAAGGTCGACTCACGGATAAATTGCGTGAAAAAGCCTTCAAGCGCCTGACCGTAGGCAAGACCTGCGTTCTAAAAGTGGGCTCTCAGGTGTCCATGGCTGTGAACCGTTGGATTAAGTACAAGGTGGCCAACGGTTCTCGTGGCGTGGTGATTGGATTTGACGAAAGAGATCATTATTTTCCTTGGGTTCAATTCAATCACGTCAAGATCAAAGTCCGTCCCTATCAGTGGAACATCCAATTTACCAAAAAATCCGCGGTCGTGGTTACGGCAATGCCACTCAAGCTAGCCTGGGCTTCCACTATTCATTCGTCACAGGGAGCTTCCATCGACTACCTGACTGTGGATGTGTCTGGAGCCTTTGCCCATGGTCAGATGTACGTAGCCTTGAGCCGGGCCACCAACAAGGAGCATTTGTTGGTGAAAGGCTACAACCCACGGAACATTAAGGTCAATCCCAAAGTGAAAGCATTCTACTTAAATGAAATGAAAAAAGTAGCCGTACCCCGGTTTTACACAGCGCCCGAAGACAAGGAAGAGGAATCCGAGGACGTCGAGGAGGAAGAGGAACCCGAGGACGTGGAGGAGAAGGAAGAGGAACCCGAGGACGTGGAGGAGGAGGAAGAGGAACCCGAGGACGTGGAGGAGGAGGAAGAGGAACCCGAGGACGTGGAGGAGGAGGAAGAGGAACCCGAAGAAGCCGAGATCCCCATACGCAAGCGATCCTCAACAGCCACCAGTTCCAGAAAACGAAAGCGACTGCGAAGAAAATTGGAAGACTCTGACAGTAGTGAAGGAGAGGAAGAACCTCCAGAAGAAACTATCTTTAATTGGGATGATCTTGATGACGATAACCTTTATGCTGATGAGGAACAACAACAAAGAGTACCGAATCCTTTTATTGATGGTGATGCAGTCGATGCTGGAGATACTTAATTACACCTCATTCTAAACGCTGTTGTCCCTGTTGTTTGTGTAACCGGATCATTATAAAGAGACTCTTGAATAGAACTGGCACTGCTAGGCACGTCACCACTGGGTGCAACCATGCCAGAAGTAGTAGGATTACTTTGCATGGCACCTATGATCATTTTAATAACGCGTTGGGTGTCACGAACTTGCCTCAATGAGTCTTCCAGTGAAGTTTCGGTTTGTTTAAGATGCATCAGCTGATGCTTCATGTTTGTGACCATAGGTTTCAATGCTTGTTCATAAAAACTTTGAATTACAGGCTTAGTTTGCTCTGGGGTCTTTTGGCTGGTAGTGGGGGCTTCTGATGTTGCTTCGGCCTCTGTAGTATTTTTCTGAGTGAGCTCAAAAATTTCGTAAGCTTTACTATTACGGAGGTTATCCTTGGCCGCGGGTGCAGAAGAAGGTAACGGTGGCCAGTTAGATTTTTTTGTTTCTTTAAGTTGCTTCTTTTTCTCAACCCTTTTCTCTACCTTAGTATCCATCTCTCTTTAAATGTTAAGCTTACACAAAACAATGTAATTATTAAATAAACGCAAGAGGTGTGTTAACATCCTTGAACGCGGAACATCAGGTAACCCATTGCAAAGAGGATAGCACCAGCTCCGTATCTTACCATTTGCTGAATATTTTCAATGGCCTGATTCTGCCGCTTGACGCGATGTTCCAGGCGGTGCAGTTGTCCGATGCGCATGCGATGCACACGGTGACGGTACCGTTGTTCATACTTGCGGCGGATTTGTCGATCCAAGTTCTGCATCTTCTTGCGCTTGCGAAGGTAGGCCTTCTGGTAAGTGCGAAAACGGTACCAAACGCACCGAGTAATATCATTCAAATCAGGACCTTTATAATCTTCGGACGTCACCTCATCCAACGCTTTCTGGTACCTCTCACAATCAAAGGCCCGATAAAAGTTCACCACGGCAGCCCTCAGCATAAGCTTGGCAGCCTTTTGACTGGAGGTAGTACAGTCTGGTAACTTGGGAACGGTGAGAGACAACAGGTCATCGTCGCAGACTCGGAGAAAATGCTTGGCATCAGCTCCAATCTCCAGACGCAATCCCGCCTTAAAGATATCTTTCTTGCGAGAGTTACCTTCAACGCCCAGCGAAGATACAGAGGCCATGGAAATATCAGAAGAAGGTGGGGTCAACATCTTTGAAAGTGGAAAATTTGTGAAAAAAGGTTCACCGGACTTTCGGACTTTCATAAAAATGCAGAATGTTCGCCGCACCCAAGAATGTCTAGACGTTTCCCGGAATTGGCACGCGTATTTCCGGTGGTTGGCAAACTTTTTTTCTACCTCTGGTGTACTTCCTGTAACTGTCTGGCGTTTGGTACATTCATATTCTCCACCATCCAGTATCTTTGATGAAAATACAAATCCTGCACATTACCAAGTATATGATGTCCTTTCCCCCAACAATCCGTGGCGCGTCCTGCCGGCTTGGGGTGAAGGCCAGATGTTCTTGACGCGCGAAACGTACTGGCGTTCCATGCAATTTACGCTGGTATCCGATTTTACCAAGTGCAAATTCCGAGATTGTAACATGTACGTGCGCGCTTGTTTCAAGCCTGTTACCTGTCCACTTTGCAAGTCACGACCCTTCAGAGTTTACAAGAAGTTTAAAGGGGTTTGAGCCACTCAATGTTCAAGGTCCGGCAAACTGTAATTATCACCAATCCTGGCACTTTACCTAATGTGACACCAAATGCGTACATTACATATCGATTGGAACATGTGAATAATCCTGAAGTCTTGTTAACAACTTAGGCAAAAAAGCAGTGATGCTCAAGCCAATTGAATCAAGGTGAGAGCTAGAGTACCGACAAAGGTGTAAGTTTGTGATGTGGTACTAACTTCATTAAAAAGAATATTGACAATATCGCCTGCGGTTAGGGCAAGGATGGCGGTACACCCCCCTTCGGCTGGGACGGCCCCACCACCAATCCAATTTTCCACGAGTGTTGTTCTAGAATTTGCATCCATTGCTCTAATGTTCAAATTGTGATTTATCAAGAATATTTTTTACTTTGCATAAAACGAAGAACAAGATATGGATGTGAAATTAATATGGCTTACCCCTGACGCTGAGCGTCAGATTGCATATATTACACGAGTTAGTAATTTTAAGCACCAGGGACGTAAGGCCTACAAAAAATTACTACGGTACTGTCTTCGAGAAGGACATTGGAGCCCCTTTGAAATGGCGTGTATGTGTCTAGAGATTCACACTACGAGAGCTATCAGTGCCCAGATTATGCGGCATCGATCCTTTCATTTTCAAGAGTTTAGTCAACGTTACGCTGCCGTGCCTTCATTAGTTACAGTTCCAGCACGGCGACAGGATACTAAGAACCGACAGAATAGTTTAGACGACTTGGACGCGGAAATTCAAGACTGGTGGACCACCCAATTAAGTGAACTAGGTGAACACACCGTCAAACTGTACCAGGAAGCCCTAGACCGAGGCATTGCCAAAGAGTGTGCCCGCTTTATTCTACCTTTACGTTCTTATACGAAGCTGTATATGCAAGGTACATTAAGAGATTGGATACACTACATTAACTTACGTTGTGGACATGGAACACAAAAAGAACATCAAGATATAGCAATGCGAGCCAAACAAATATTTATTGAACACTTTCCAACTATTGCGGAGGCTTGCGGTTGGCAGGACCAGTCGGTTGCATGCTTGGAGGTTGGGGCAAATCCCGAGGGTCAAAATCCGCAGCTGAACACCACTCCGACTCTTCATGTCCCACCCACTTCACCAGAACTCGGTGTGTGTGAGGATCATACGCCCGGATCTTCTCAGGTTGGAAGAACTCGTCAGCAGGCTTCGGCTTTTTCGCGTACTTCACCATTCCATAGTAGTCCAAATGTTTCAGGTCCAAAGGAACATGACGAGAATCATACGTCAAAATGCTAGTCACATAGAAGGAACGGGGACCATGTGTCTGTCGATAATTGATGTAAGACTTCAGAGAGGCTTCAGCCTTTTGATCGATGTCCAGCTGACGACAATACTTCAAATACCTCTGACGTTCATCCTTGGATTTAGTTGCCACCTGCTTCTTCTTGCGTTGTTTGGTCTTGACTTTTTTCTTCTTCTTGGGCTGCTTGGAGACAGAAGGCTTGTTACGCTTGCGCAATTGTCGTCCAGTAAAAGCTTGGTACTGTTCACGAAATAGCATTAACCAATCCGCATCATTTAGGTTGGCTTCCGTCACAACATGCTGTGTATCTCCCAAGTGAATCACCTGACCGACGTAAGGGGTTGAGGCCATTGCAATTTTTGAACTGTGCACAGTGGCCTCTGTGCCTTTAGCAGCATAAGTTGGCATTTTTGGGTATAATTTTATATGCTCACCCCAGGTGGACATATAGTTTTATACCCGGTTAAAGAGAATAAGTTTAAAGGTACAGTGGCCACTGTGCCTGGCGTCATTTTTACAACACCCTCGCAATAACCCTTATCTAATTATGCTTTCCCGTTACCTCTTCGATCTTTTGTCGTGCGCTTGGAACTCGGATTATAAGCACCTGAGTGAAGTTGCAAGGGTACAGACTGGTCGCGGAGCCTTTTTTATTCATCTGAAAGCTGCAATGCTCCACGAGTACAAGCAGACTCTGCACACATGTTATTCTCGACTTGACCCCTTAATGTTCTTGGAGAACGAAGCTTGTGCCAAGTTGCTAGAAAACTACGACACCAAGACACAGGCTGTGATGATTTTATCTTTGGAAGTCAAGCAACCAACGTTGAACAGCAATTCGTTACTGGCCTTCAACTCCTTCTCTCTTGGTGAGCCAATTTCTGGCGGCTTAGTCCTACCCAGGCCCATGCGCCTGTCATTTAATTTCTTGGTGGCGGCTTCGGACGGGCGATGTTGCTTCTGTGGTGAGAGCAAGGCCAGACTCAAACAATGTGGCGGCTGTGGCTTTTCACAGTATTGCTCTACTCACTGTCAACGAAATCATTGGCGCTCAGATCATCAGCAGTTCTGCCGCGTCTTTACCGGCGCCATAGTTCAAGCTCGAGATAGGTGCATTGAAGAGGATAAAAAAGATTCCGACAATGTCGAAGTGGTCCCCTATCTGCAAATTATGAGTGCCATGGTTACTATTATCAAGCGTTGGAATAACAGTGAGCAGAATGTCAATGATAATTTACAAGCTGCGCACGAAATATTGCTTTTGTACTCCCAATTACAGAAGCAAGCAATGGACTGTCCTGTGGTTACCCCGCCCAAGCTTACGGACGGGCGCTTTGTGCCGCAGCTGCTTAATCGCATAAGTGCCGATGTTTTGCCTTATCTTGACCGCAAGGTTAAACGATCTCAAAAGAAAAGCAAGTCTCGACGGCGGCGCCAAGAGCGCAAGAAGACCCGCGCCAAGCTTAACAAGCTTAACGAAGACGCCCTCCAAGACAATGAATGTGCCGTATGCTTTGAAGAATTCGCTGACCTGGTTACGTGTCCGGCATGCCAAGGGTCTGGGATCTGCGTGGACTGTCGTGCCCAGCTGACCTCCTGCCCTTTATGTCGTGCACCTTATTAAAAAATCTTTGTCATCTTTTCTTCTTTTGGGGTGTGTGTTTGTGTACTTGGAAAGGTAACAGTACAGACTTTATAAGTTTTTAAATTTAGGTCACAAAAAGTGTCAGAGGTTAGAAAATAATGTTTTTAATAATAAACAAAATGCCTACAATCCCAGATTGTCAAACTTTACACCGAAAACGTATTAGTACTTGTGCACTTGCAGTAGCTGGTGATGCTACAATTTCTGGTAATGCCACGATTGCTGGTGATTTAGTTGTTGATAATATTATCACCAACAGTGCTGGACAGACAGTAGAGACTGCTGATTTTATTAGTCTTCCAAGAGCAGTCGATCGATCTACAGCTGCTTTTGGTTTTCGGGATTTTGGAAATATCACTCCTATAGTCTTTACAACTCCAACAGCCAACCTAGTAAGTACTTCGGGGAATCAAATTCTTATCGATACTCCAGGAGTGTATCGTATCAATGCAGTTGTTGGACTCAATGATGAAGATAATCTGGCAGGTGCAGGAGTGACTTATACTGTCGCTTTAGCCATTAATGGTTCAGGAACCAATCCACCATGTGGGCCTTGTGGGCTTTCTCAGCAATCCTTTGTGCTAGGTGGTTCTTTGGGCTTGTTTCAACTAGATATGAATCTGGTGAGTAATTTTAACCCTGGTGATGTGGTTACTCTACAAATTTCAAGAACTGGAGGACCCGGAGGTTCAGTAGATATCGAAACCGGGGGTGGTATTTTTGTCACCGTTCGGAGGGTGTTGTCATTATAAAAATATCCTGCGTGTGTAAACAGTAATGTCTCAGTTCTTGCACGGAGACTGTGACGTTTGCAACCTACCATGCATCTATAGGACACCAGGTAGTTTACCTCATCCTGTCTATACCTACTTAGAATATTCTGTTCACCCTAAGTGTCTAGATTCTGTATGTGCCGTACCAGTATGTTACCGTGCGCAATGGAAACGACAACCTTGTAGATACTGCGGTGCCGCAGCAGCTTCAGCTTTTTGTCGCAAACATGCTACCAGCCAACATTACTGTACATCCTGTCGATGTCAACGAATTAATTGTGATGGATGTCAAGCTTCAATTTTCGAAGCTGATTACTGTGTACAAAAGGGATGCAAACGGAAATACTGTCAAGACTGTAAATTAATGTATATGGTTATGAATAAGAAAAATTTATTAGATCGTCTCTTTTGTCTAACTTGCTTCTTTCAACGCCGGATTACTAAATTTCGCTGGGGACGTAGACGCCTTCAGACTATAACGTCATACTGGCACCGACAGATTTTACCACAGCTAAACTTTGACGTCTGTCAAATTATCATTAAGTACTTGTCCTAGCGGAGGCGCAGCACTAAATGAAGTGTAGATTCCTTTTGAATGTTGTAGTCAGCCAGCGTGCGCCCATCCTCGAGCTGCTTACCGGCAAAAATAAGCCTCTGCTGGTCTGGAGGGATCCCTTCTTTATCTTGAATCTTGCGTTTAACTGTCTCAATATTATCTGCAGCGTCACACTCTATGGTGATTGTTTTTCCGGTCAAAGTCTTGATGAAGATTTGCATACTCATATTTTTTTTTGTTACTTAAGAAACAAAATAACTCCTATCATTAAGGAAATGAAAGATTTCTTTGCGCGGCCAGACATCCAAGCGTACATGCACGAACATTTGTAAAGTTGTTCAAGGCAGAAGAAATAACTCTTTAAATATAAACAACAATCGCAACCCCTTGATGTCAAAGTTTCACTAAGTTATGTACGTAAGTGCACCACTTATCCGGTGGCTACATCAAGCACGGAACTCTTACAAGTAGCTTTAGACAGTGCTCCTGATGTTAAGGTGATTAAGAGCAAACCTTGGATATCGCCTGATTGGCATTGTCAAATATGTCGGCCATTACCCGGTCAGTGTAAATGGTGTCGCCAAATGTCGCCAAATGTCGCCGGCGACAATCGGCGACATTGGTCAGTTGTCGAAAAGTTCGATTTTAGGGCAGCGATTTAGGGTGGCACCAAGCCCTACAAATCCTAAATCGCCGGGTTGGTATTACCAAGATATATCGGTTATTACCCGGTCAGTGTAGATGGTGTCGCCAAATGTCGCCAAATGTCGCCGGCGACAATCGGCGACATTGGTCAGTTGTCGAAAAGTTCAATTTTAGGGCAGCGATTTAGGGTGGCACCAAGCCCTACAAATCCTAAATCTCAAAGTTCGTATTACCTTGATATATCGGTCATTACCCGGTCAGTGTAGATGGTGTCGCCAAATGTCGCCAAATGTCGCCGGCGACAATCGGCGACATTGGTCAGTTGTCGAAAAGTTCGATTTTAGGGCAGCGATTTAGGGCGGCTCTAAGCCCTAAAAATTCTAAATTCCCGGGTTGGCATTACTTTGATATATCGGTCATTACCCGGTCAGTGTAGATGGTGTCGCCAAATGTCGCCAAATGTCGCCGGCGACAATCGGCGACATTGGTCAGTTGTCGAAAACTTTGATTTTAGATCACGCCCTAAATTTAGGATTTGGAACATTTTTTTATTTTACTGGGAAATATCGGTACAAGTCCCTTCTGCGATGCTTAACACTGCGGCTTATTCCAATTCAGACATCGCAGCCCAGATTTCTTGGGCATCTTTATAAGGAGGAATTGTTAAGTATTCGCAACCAGACATCAAAAATATTTTTTTTATTCTTTATTCACAACATTAAAAAAAAATCGATGCCGATACCGAAGTTCTTTGCTTGTCCAAGGCTTCCGATGCGTGTCTGTGATGTTTATGAACTACACCAAGGCGAAATCCGAGAAAAACCACAACAATGCCAAACTTGTCGCCGGGATTATAATCTTCTAGCAATTTTGTGGCAAAATGGTTCCTTTAAAGGCCACCATGACCTCTTTTGTTCGACTTGTGACCAGTTTATTCCTCACAAACCAACTCGTGGTGTTCGGAAGCCGCTGGTGAACCTGCCGTTATCCCAAGCTCATCAGCCATAATTTAATGCTTCGAGATTTCTTGGATCTTTAACAATCGCCTCTCTAATACATTCCCCGTGTACATTAGTATCGTATTCCCAAGAACAGTACATATCCGAAGTTTTCATAAAACAATACCAACAACCACCATCAGCAGGTGAAACTTGAGCAGGCACAGACATTTTTTATTTTGTTATTAAGTTTTTAAACAACCTAAACAAGTATCATCGAGATATAAAAAAATCGTCAGGATATCACACATACTGGTTATTCTACAGCTTATCCTTTCGAGACAGTGGACAACGTCATCGATGAAGTTTTTTCTGACGCTATTCGTAATCAGTGTACCTTAAGCACCCCGGATTCCGAGTCGAAACGTTACGAAGAGCTAGCAGACCGTCTCTTGTTGGAACGAGACATTAATTCTCCTCAAGTGACTGCTTTCAGCCGGACGACCGGACACCCCGAGTCCCACCACCCCAACCTCAAGGACCAACCTATTGGACGCCTCTGGGTTAGCTTAACCTGGATTACAACTTCGTTTAAAAGTTTGGAAATAAATGTCTACTTTTTATAATATAAAAAATATGGCTCAACAGATAGCCGCTAAAAGGTTGGCAGATTTTGTGTCTTCAGGTCTAACCGCAGGAATCATGACCGGCCTTCCTTTATGGGCGTATGGCTTGGGGCGTATGAAGAAGGGGGCCAGAGATCAAGATTTAGTATCTTTTACTGGTGGGGCTGGGTTTGCCATGTCTGGCACGGGTATCATTATAGCCGGACCCATTATCGGCGGTCTTGTGGCACAAACACCTGTCAGACCACCAAGATGGCCGATTCCTGTAGGCATGGCAGGATTGTGTTACGGTATGTATCATTACGGTAGGGATGGTGGTGATGCGGTTAAATGGTGACCTATATAATTATTTAACCTATGTAAGAAATTTTTGATGGATACTTTACGTCGCTTGCGAATCCCGCGGCCTAAAGAGGACTGGGGCTTTACAGTGACATTGAAGACTGTCTATGCCGGACATTTATTATTTGGTCATGGATCGGGAAAATCAAAACGAGACGCGAAACAAGCCGCACTACAGGATTTATTGACTAACTTAAGTTATCAGGCGGATGTGCACCTGGAAAGATATGGAGTCCTTGATGATTATTAATAAACATCAACATTATCCATTAACCTTGTCCATTAAAAAAAATCTTCTTGACAGGTACCACAAGCTATACCTGCAGCTATACCATTTGGACGTGGGCAACAACTATCAATCATATGTTGACTGGCTTGACCTCCACAAGCGTTATGCATACCATCTATACACGCTTGATCAGGATCAATGTTACTCGGCGGGAAATTAGGGTTATTAGAGTTAAAAAAATCTTCTTGACAGGTGCCACAAGCCATACGTTCACCCAGACCAGTTGGAGCTGGGCAACAACTATCAATCATATGTTGACTGGCTTGACCTCCGCAAGCTGTATGTATATCATCAATACACGCTTGATCGGGATCAACATCCGGAGGTGGGAAATTCCAATTTTGAGGTTGTGTATTTTGCGTACTTCCTGGACAACGCAAGATACAGGGCTTATGAAGTTTAGCTGGATACAATTGATTAAGACCGGATGGCCGAGCTTTAAGCATGGTAGCAAAGTGTTTTTTTTTATTTTGAAGAAAACATTTTTTTAACAACAGTGGATAAATGGCGTAAAAAAGGTCGGGTAGCTCAATTGGTAGAGCATTTGTCTTATGAGCAGACGGTCGTGGGTTCAATCCCCATCCCGACCAAACGTGCAAGGTCCATTGGCCTAATTGGTTAGGGCGTCGCTCTGATAAGGCGAAGATTCCAGGTTCGAGCCCTGGATGGACTATGTTCTTATTTTTTCCATGTGTGAAAATTAAGATGACGTCTACCCTGTGCCAAAAGCGTCCATACAGTCGGTATATGCGTTACCCTTTAATTTTTGCCAAGTTACAAGAACTGTGCCCATCACCACAACGCATCTTATCATTTGGTTGTGCACAAGGAGAAGAAATCCTTAGTTTACAGGACGTGTACCCAAATGCCGAAGTTTACGGGTATGATTTGGTAAAGCGAACCCCGGAAGATGCCAAATTCCGGATCCTGGACAGTCCCGATGATTTTAAACATTATAATATCATCTGTGCCTTGAGTGTTCTGTATGGTCCCAGTGTAACATGGTCTACCTACGCGGAAATCGTAACCAAGCTGGACCAGCATTTAAAGTATAATGGCTTCTTGGTACTGTTTAATGCACAATATTGTTTTAATGAATTGCCTTGTGCCCATAAATACCTCAAGATCACATGTCCAAGTCGTGAACGTCCAGTCCCGATCTTCCGAAGCAATGGTCAACCAGCCATTTATCCATACATCTTGTTCAAGAAAATTCGCCACTCTTGAACGTGAGAAAAAATTTTGATTTGACCTAAATTTAGGGCGTGACCTAAAATCCAAGTTTTCGACAACTGACCAATGTCGCCGATTGTCGCCGGCGACATTTGGCGACATTTGGCGACACCATCTACACTGACCGGGTAATGACTGGTATACCTTGACAATACCAATCGGTGATCTAGGATTTTAGATCTTGGTGCCACCCTAAATTGCTGCCCTAAAATCGAACTTTTCGACAACTGACCAATGTCGCCGATTGTCGCCGGCGACATTTGGCGACATTTGGCGACACCATCTACACTGACCGGGTAATGACTGGTATACCTTGAAAATACCAATCGGTGATCTAGGATTTTAGAGCTTGGTGCCACCCTAAATTGCTGCCCTAAAATCGAACTTTTCGACAACTGACCAATGTCGCCGATTGTCGCCGGCGACATTTGGCGACATTTGGCGACACCATCTGCACTGACCAGGAAATGACCGGTATACCTTGAAAATACCAATCGGCGACCTACTTTGACACTATTCGACAATAGCTTTGTGAACTTTTTGCTTGTAACAAAAATAAATGTGGGACTTTTTTCTGGGATCTTACAATAATACTCTAAAGGGTGGAAACTTGACCGCGCGCCGAGCTGTAGGACTTGTTTGGTTCTTTGCGCCACTATTAATCTTTGTGTTTTCTTACCTTACCAGTAGTGATATGGGTGCGTGCGTCAAGTTTAGACCACCAGCAGGAACCTACTCAGTTGTATGGATCTTTTTAGTTTTAACCTTGATGGCCTCTTGGTTAGGAGTCAATCGTAGCGCCGCTAAACTAGATTGGATATTCTGTGTGATTATGTATTTTTTAATTATTGCTCTGAGTGTCCTGTGGTTGTTCATGTATAAGGAAAATAAGTTATACGGTGTCCCAGTATTCTTAGCTTTGTTGTTTGTACTCTTTATGACCTGGCAGATTGCTAGTACAACTAATAAATACTCGGGCGCGTTATTGTGGCCCTTAATTATTTGGGCAATATTTCAATTAGTTGTAAACTCTGCTGAAGTTATGTGTGATTAACAGGTGCCACAATAAAGGTTTGCCAGATGGAACGTGCTATGTGGGTCAAGTGGTGGTCAGAGGACTTTAAGTCCAAAGATCTTTCTCCGACGCAACGCCAGGCCATGAATCTCCAGTTTCAAAAGTTTATGGATGTGTTCTTCAAGTATCGTCAAGGTCACTTTAACCTGCTGCCGTTTCAGTTTGTTTATCAAAAATTAACTTATGCACTGGGACTGCCCTACACTGGTCCGTCTGCTTCTATCGTATTTCAACCGCAACTTTGGGACAAGATAGCCTCGGAATGTAATTGGGTCGATAGACTACCCTGTCAATGGTGTCAAAAATAAGTTGCCAAACCTCCAAGAGCCTGCATGTTATGCTGCGCCCGGCTTTGTTACGCATGTCGACATCATCCCCTGTGGACTAAGAGGGTTTGTTGGCGTTGTCAAAAGAAGCCCCGAGACGCGAAACATCTCTTCAGTGACGTGGATGCCGACAGCACTTCGTTAATTGTTGAGTATCTTTGAAAAAAAAAGACGTAATTAAAAAACATGAGTTCTTACATTTGTAATCATCTTAGAGTTCCCACAGATGCCGAGTTTAGAAAGGTCTGGGCAACCATGTCTCCCAGAGAACAAGATGTTGTATTGAGTCTGAATGCTGGTACATGCCAAGAGACTCGTGAATGTTTAAATAATGCAGGACCAGAATTTTTGACTTTATTTGGTGGTGAGGTTAATCGTGAATGTCTACAATGCTTGGCTCCGCTGATGGTTGGGATCGCCAGCAATTGGGATCGTAATCAATTTATTCAGGATGCTTTTGATGCTTGCGCTGCCAGCTCTAATCCGGAAGAAGGTAAAGTGTATGAGATTTTTGATAACTTAGCCACTTTAATAGAAGGTTTAATAGATGATCCGCCTAATTTAAACGGTTCGCATGTGCTTTGGGAAGAAAGATCTTCACCACCCACCTCACGACGTGAATTTCTCACAAGCTTTATATTCTTTTAAGAAGTTTCAATCAGGTCCAAGGCCAACAAGTCTTCAACGCAGTGTTCTTGCCCATATAAAGGTACAATGAAGCCATGTCCTTCAGCTCTTAGTACTGGCTTGATGTGGATTTGGTTGTTGTATAAGAAGGCTACCTTGGTCGGAGGCCACCAATAATGTAAAAAAGAAGATAAACTAATCATTTTTTTTTTTTATTTTGTCTTGAATTAAATTATAAAAAACCCCAATTTTAACCAATGGAGTTCAAAGAATGTGATTCTTTTTTTCGGCGTAATGTCCGCGCTTGTGTAGTGGAAGCTAAGCAAGTTATTGCCGACGAAATTGTTACCACACAAGTCACTAATACTAACCAAAGCTTGAATGGCTACGTGGGGCCTAGTCTTGGGACCATAGTGCCACCAGAGACTCCAAATACAGTAATTTTTCTTCCCGTGGCTGCAGGTCAAGAAAATACGTGGTTTGCAGTGTCGGATGCTAATGGAGCTACGGGAACACAAGATGTCCTGGTAGCTAGTTCTTCTCAAGGTACACCACTGACCCTAGGATCGGCTGGTGGTGGCGGTGTGGACTCGGTGACTCTAATTCCCGGCACCTATGATATTAGTTTGTCTCTATCTTTGGCCAATAGTCAAGACAACGTAAACTTTATTGTAGCTCTCGGTACCTTGAGTCCTGGGGCTAGTTTTAGCCTAGAAGGCACACCCTTCGAGGTTGCCCCGAGGTTGTATCACGTCAGCGCCGCGGCTATTACAGGGAGTAGTGCTGAGGCGCATAATGTGGCTGCCCGTGGCACGCTAACTGTCGGGTCAACCTTGAACAATGTGGGTTTGTTGATGCAAAGTAATAAGGATGGAAACGTGGTAGTCTTTAATATCAGTTTAACTTTTCGCAAGGTAGCTTAATTTACGTTGAAGATGATGACAAAACACCAGAGGCCAGGAGTCTGAGCAAAGTTCCAGCATCAAGATCCAGTTTGGGACCGCCATCATCTGTTTTTTTCGGATCCACTGGTGGACGCCTGCGTAACCATTGTACGGGCAGTTCGATCAAGGTTCCGAATAGTAGGCGTAGACCTAGGACTCCAGTTTCTCTAGTGACAAGGCGGATGACAAGGCCAGCTTTACCCAGGACCCTACTCATAGGCCCACACCACCCAATGTTTTCGTGTCGTTCACAGGCGACCTTCACCTTCTTTTCGTCGGACAAAGGACGCACCATCATCCCCACCGCGAGAGTTTCCGGGGTAGCCGAGCGGTGATCGACATGGCAAAGGGCATCTACAGGAAACGTCCAAGCATCATTGTCAAAAAAGATGTGAGCTTTGTCTCCCACAATCTTGGCGACTGTGCCAACCTTGTCAATACATTGGAACAAGGAGAGATCATAGGTATGTTCCGCGTCAAACTTTTTCATTTCTTGCGGATGGGCCAGGAGATCTACTTTGTCCAGGACACAGATGCGCTGGTCACGATAAGGAAAGTAGATGTTGTCTCTGGGTTGCCAAATCTTATCCAGCATTTTGTGTTCCGATCCAAAATCAATCTGGTAGGCGCCGTCCTTGACATCTACAATCGTGCCGGCAATGGGGATACTGGCCTGGCTGGTAGGAAGGGTAGCGACGATAAGGCCACGTTTAAGTTCGTGGTGGACCTCGTCTTGCCTGACGGTGCTAACCATCTCTTGCCCATCCCAAAATACCTTGAGCTTGAGATCTGTATCCACGGATTCAATGATGCGGCCCAAACACTTGCGTTCCTTGTGTTCGACGGTTTCTCCCGGAATATACTGGGGGCCCAAGATCAGGTGTGGGTAGGTATTACCCTCAAAATCATCATCCACGTAATGAATCTTGTATTCTGCCTTGTGAGCATCATAGCTGAGGATACGGGCCAGGTATAAACCTCGTTTCTTGTCGGTCATCACGCGGACGTAGGAACCAGTAGGGTACTGTTGCAACCAGTGGTCTTGTCCTTTAGCGTCTTCAGGTTGTTTTTCCGCTGGGTCTAATGGGGGTGGGCTGGGTTGGATCCGCTGGTGTAAGATGCGCGCGTGGCCTCTCTTAATTCCACAGGCCATGAGGTCATCGAAGGTAGCTAGTCTCAAAGATTCCAAGTCTTCAAAACCTTCTTCCGCCAGCAGCTTCCGGTAGCCTTGCAATTTTTCGTCGGCGAAGATCTCGTCCATGAATTGGAAATAAAATATTATGTGGAAAGAAGATAAAAAAAAAGCATGGAACCATTTGAAAAGTTAGTTCAGGTTTCGCGCGACCTGTATGCCCTTGGGGCCGTGATGTATTTTACGGAACATTGTCACCAAACCTCTGCGTATCATAATGATTGGGTACCCCGGACCTATGAACCCTGGTCGGTGTCTGCTTTGTTCAAGCAAACAGTAGATTATGCAGGGGCGGCCGCGGCCGTTGGTGGTGGGTCAGCCTTAGCGCTAGCTTATTCCCGCTTACAAACTTGTGAACGCCGACGTGCAGCTCTGGAACAAATCTGTGAGACAAAATCTTTGCAAATGATGCAGATTGAAGAGCTAATGGCCAGGTTGGATGATGTCAAGGAAGAAATTGATAGGCGAGTGGCCGGAGCAGCGCAACCCCAAAAGCAACCCCAGCAACAACAACAAGAGCAACAAAAAGAAATTCGCCGGGCACCACGACTACCACCACGTATACGCGGAGACCTGGAAATATTGCAGCAACAACGCGCCGCTGAACTTCGGCAACTAGAGAAAAAACGGGAAAAAGTCAAGGAAGAGGTAAAGGAAGGGGTTTTAGAAGCTGCACAGGCTGCGGAACTTCAGGCCTTGCGGACGAGGTCACAAACCCTGGAACGTGAATTGGCCAAGAGCGCTCAGATTCAAACAGACCTGGAACAAGCACAAGCCCGGGTTCAGGATCTCGAAAGTCAGATTCAGCTTGGTGGTGTAGAGAAGGTCAAGGACGTGCAATTAGAGCTGGCAGAGGCTCGTTTAGCTTTAAGTAAAGTACAAGATCAAGCCAAAGAAGATGTGAAACAAGCTAGGGCTGAGGCCAGGGCTGAGGCTGTGGCGGAAATGGAGGCCTTGAAAACGAAAAACCTAGAAGAAGTTGCGGCCCTGCAAAAAGAGATTGAACAGAGGAAGCTGGAAGAGCAAGGTTTACGGGAGCAGATTGAAGCGCAAGAACTCCAGAAAGCCGCGGAACTTAAAAGCAAAAAAGAGTTGGAGCTCAAGATTGACGAAGCTAAGGGTGAAGTTGAAGAGTTACTTGCAGGCAAACAGCAGTATGTAACTAAATTAGCAGAATTAACAGCCGCGAGACAAAGGGAGGTCGATGAGTTCCGGCTACAAGCAGCAGAGCTTCAAGCCCAAAAACAAGCCGGTGAACAAGAGTTGCAGCGTAAAAGAGAAGAACTTAAGACTTTACAAAATCTCAAGAGTGCTGATGAAAGCGAACTTGCGGCTCTGCGTGTGACACAAGCAGCTAAGGAGAAGGAAGTTGAAGCTCTTCAAGCCCAAAAACAAGCCGGTGAACAAGAGTTGCAGCGTAAAAGAGAAGAACTTAAGACTTTACAAAATCTCAAGAGTGCTGATGAAAGCGAACTTGCGGCTCTGCGTGTGGCACAAGCAGCTAAGGAGAAGGAAGTTGAAGCTCTTCAACAGAAACAGGTGGCCAAAGAACAAGAATTTGAAAGATTGCAACAAGAACAACAGAAGGAAGCAGCTGAACTAAAACTTAAGCTGCAGGAAGTCACCGAAAAGCAACGCCGCCTCCAGGAAGACTTGCAAGTGGCCAAAGAAGCTAAAGAACAGAGTGTGGGAAATTTAGCCAAGACCTTGGAGGCCATAGAAGAAAAAGAACAGCAAATGAGAGCGAAAGAACAACAGGATGTACGGGAAATTGAACGCTTGCTGGCAGAGAAACAAGAGCTCGTGGCGTTACGGGAAGCTCAGGACGAGGAATTAAAAGTCAAGGCTGACAGAGTTGCAACCTTGGAAGATGTGAAAGCTCAACAAGCCGAACGTCTGATGACCCTAGTGGCCGAGAAAAAGCAAAACGCTGTGAAAATCGCAGAGTTACAACAGATCAATAACCAGGATGCCACAAAGTTAGCAGAACTTTCAGCGCAAATTGAACAACGTGACAGAAGTTTAGCTGATATCTCAGAAAAAGAAAACAATCTTCAGAAAGAAGCCAAGCAATTACGGTTACAACTACAGGAGGCGCAGCAAATCTTGACACAAACCAAAGCTAAAGATCAAGACACTCTGAAGCGTAAAGTTCAAGAATATAAAAAGCAACTTGAAGCTGTCAATCGAGCAGCACTGGAAAAACAAACCGAGAAAGAAGAGGCTATAACAGCCTTGCAAGAGTTAGTGCGAAGTAAAGATGCGGAACTCAAGTTGAGAGCAAGGGCCAGAGAACGGATGCGACAAAGATTTATTCGGGGGAGAGATATGCGAGACGCGAAAATCGAGGCCTTGCGCAGTAAAGAAGTTGAGTATATTAAGAAGCAAGAAGGAGTTGAACAACGGCTCCGTGAGTTGCAGGAACAGGTCCAGAGGGATCAAGCTGAACTTGAAGAGCGTAAGAAAAGTGTTGCGGATCTCGAAGCTTTGATAACGCGTGAACGAGTTATGAAGGAAGCGGAAGTCAAAAGTCAAGTTAAGGCCCAATACAATATAGAGTTCCAAAAGCTTCAGCAACAGTACAAGGAAGCAGTTCAAAATGCAAGCCAGGCTAAGGTCAAGGAGCTAGAAAAGAAACTACAGCAAACACAAAACGAAGTTCAAGCGGAAGTCAAAAGTCAAGTTGAGGCCAAATACAATATAGAGCTTCAAAAGCTTCAGCAACAGTACAAGGAAGCAGTTCAAAATGCAAGCCAGGCTAAGGTCCAGGAGCTAGAAAAGCAACTACAGCAGAAACAAAAAGAAGTTCAAGCTGTACAAAGTCAAATAGAGATGCGGGTACAAAACCGTATAAGGGAGCTAGAAGCGCAACATGCCGACGAAGTGCAAGAGGCTGCTTTAACGGCAGCAGTGGAGGAAAAATTATATGGCGTATCTCGTCAGGCGACCAACATTAGAGACGATATTGTAAAATTAGTCCAGACAAGCGAACAAAAGTTGGATTTAGCTGCATTGGAACAGTTACAACGAGAGATAGAGATTAAGATCCGGGAACTACGAAATTTAAAAATTACCGTACCCACGGAAGAAGCAGTTGAAGAGCTCAAGTATCAACACAGCCAAGCTCAAACTGCAGAACAAAAGCAACAATTGTGGCGCCAGTACAGGGAGGCTGAAATGATGAGAGCCCGTTCGAGACCTATTAATGAATTTAATGCAAACGTTGACTCGGTTACTGGTAATGATTTAGATCCTCTCAATAGAAACATAAAACAAAAGATCAGTGAAAGAAAAGGTGAGACTAAGAATTGGCAACAATTACTAGATGATACCAAGAGAGCCCGTGATGAATGGAAGCGCAAGTACAATGCCGAAGTTAAAAAACTAGGTGAACTCAAGGTACGCATTGGTAGGAGCCGAGATAAACTTCAAAGAGACCTGAAGCGATGTGAAGGTAATTATAAAAAGTGTAAAGAAGACTTGAAGACCATGCAAGGAGAGGCGGCAGTTTACTATGCAGAGGTAAACAAGTCTGCTAACTATCAATTACATACCATACGACGAGAGCTTATCGATGCTTTGGATAAAAATAGAGGTATACGCAATCCCTGGGGTGCTGTATCCAAGTCTGATTTGGAAAATATATTCAGGATGAAGTTACGTTGGGAAGATATGCCTGCTGGGCACGAAATTGAGGAAGGCCTAGATGATCGCAATATCGTGATTCCTGAACCCCCGGGTGAAAGTAAGGCCACTTATCAACGGTTAGTTCAACGGGCTACATTGCCTCCATATGCTAGAACCCAAAAGAAATCACTGGCGGACTTGTTGGCAGATTATTTGCAGAGGTTTATGACGTTAGATTCTCAAAATGCGCGCTTGATCACAAGAGGGACAAGTGATGGAGATCGGCTGTATTGGGCGGAATATCCAGCTGAATTATTTTTAAGTATTACGAAAAGGTATCCAATGATCAGCATATATGACTGGTTTATTTGGGATCCGTTTATTTACCATGTTCCCGGTAGCGGACTCATAAGAAGGATAAGGGACGACATCATAGGGAAGGAAAGAAAGGAAAGAAAGACAAGACAAAAAACTTATAATTTCCAGGCAAGACCACCAACTTCTGAGGAAATCAAAGCCGTTATTCTTCGAAAAGTGCGAGCTTATATTAGTGGAGTATATGTTCAGGTAAGTAAGTATGCAGATCCTCCCAGTATGAGTCGAACGGTGCCGTGGTATCTCGAGGATATAAGGCTAAACACTAGATCTTCAAGGGCCATATCAGACGCCTATAAGAGGGAAGCCGAGAAAAAAGGGCTTGTCGGCAAGGCAAACTTGAATCTGTTTTTTCAAAAGTACGCGGTGCGTGACCCCGATGATAATATGTGGTCAGGTCCATATTTTTAATCGGTTTATAACCGGTTAATTCTTTTTTTTTTCAATTGATGCCGGCAACCAAGCGTTTGGCGCCAAGTGTGACATCCTACCGCCTTCAACTTAGCTGGGACGGTTGGCCCCCTGGGGTGTACCAGTTAATATTTGCATATTGGCTATTTGATAAAGTTGATGTGCACAAGAGTCGGGCCAAGGGTCCTCCCAGACTGGGCGCGCGCCTGGGACCTTTCAAGTTTGTTCAAGTGAGTGGCAAAGGTTTGGAAGTCTGGACGCAAAGAGGTCCTGGCAAGGTGCAAACCTTACAACGCACCATTCCAGTGCTGCGGGGAACGTCTTGCGTTCAACTCGTGGGTGAAGATATTGTACTGGGGCATAGTCGTGGGGCGTTGACGTGGTTTAATGAAGCTCTGGATTGCAAGCAAGTAATCCGTGGTGTGCATGGTGGACAACGCGTGGAAGCCGTCGTTAACCTGGCCCATATGGATGGCGAAGTCCCTCTGTTATTAACGGTCAGCGCGCCAGAACTCAACCTCTGGTGTCGAGGACATCGCCTGGCCTGTTTTTCCGCGGTCTATGGTCACAAGCAAGCGCGGCACAGTCGTCGTTGGGTCGTTAGCCAAGCCAGACATGGCATTTCTCTCATTATTCCGTTTTAAATAAATGCTTCGTTACTAAACAAAAACAAAATTTAACTTCATGACATCGTATCAAGATTGTCGTCTTCTCAATGTTGGCAATCAATGCAGAGATTTTGACTTTTGAGGGGGCGCTCACTAAAGTACTTGTGGCGTCAAATACTTGCAACGCTATATTATGTTCTGGTGGACCATCTGTTAATTGTTACGTCAACAGCAATCTTAACCAAGTGGCTGTGGTCACAGGAGGTGCGTCATGGTCTGCAGCTGATGTGGGAACAAATCGTGTGTAACGCGTGTAACACAAGTACCCAAACATTAAAAATTTATTATAAAAAAAAGAACAAACATGTCCAGTGGTGCAGCTTTGGTTCAATTGGCCGCAAGCAGTGGCAACTTTTTACATCCTGCGCCCACGATGTTCATATATCCAACTCGACGGTTTCAAAAGCGCCGCAAGCGACCTTACCCGAGAAGCACCAGGTGGAGGAAGCCCCGGTACTCGGCATAATATCTTCCGGATCATCGAATAAAGTCCCATCATAATATCCCAAGCGTGACGGACATCTTGATCTGGTAGGAGTCTCTCTGTGCCTGCCAATTTTCACCAGTGGCTGATTTGGTCGGTGCGGCTGTGGAGGACGTGGCCTGCTATAGAATTCCTTGGCCAAGGTAGAAACTTGCATGGCTTGATCTTCACTGTAATTTGTTTCTTTGTACTTTCTGAGTGCTTCTGCCAGTGCTGATCGGGTGGTCGTCATATTTTTTTTTTTGTTTGTCGTCGGTTTACTCGTTGGGTTGTGCCTTTAGGATGTCACCACCAAACCTAAATGTAATACCGGCCACTGCCGTTTGGTAGGCCTTCCTCTGTGGCATTGGCGGCTAAAATATTTTGAATATTATAAATCAAAAAACACTCATGTCAACTGCACAAGAATGCCAAACTGCAACTTTTGGAAAACTTCAGGCTGGTTGTATCCGAGCCAACAATATTCAAGTATTGGGTGACCTTTTAGATGCATTCGGTAACGTTATAGGTTGTCAACGTTTAGATACCGGACAATCGCCTGAGGGGGTAGCTACCTCTGGACCTATTACCACATGTCCTGATGATACTTTGAGAGTTTGGTCACAATCTCTTAGTTTAAATGCATCCGGTACAGCACTAAACCTCGAAGTTCCTCGCTGCGGAAATGTGGTACATGTTGGTGATAATGGGGAGTTCCCAACCATTCAGCAAGGTATTGACTTTGCTGTTACACAGGGTGCCTCCTCAGCTACCAATCCGTATGCTATTGTACTGTGCGCTGGTTTATTTAATGAAAACATCGCTCTAGCCGATGGTGTGAATATTATCGGTCAAACCGCGCGTATTAATGGCTCCGTAACCGCCCCACCCACCGGTCAATCCTTTGTCACAACTGTGACCGCAAACGCCGTAGTGGCTCAAAACTCCTCGGGTACTTTAGTTAACCTCAATTGTACCTACATCTCTGGCGACCCTGGTCCCATAGTGCTGCTGGAAAATCATTCTGGATTAGTAGTATTCAATAACTCGGGTATAATCCATACCGGGGGCGGGACTGCCATATCGGCCCAGAATAACTCGAACTGTGTTGTGGATTACTGTGGTTTTACTGGACTTGTAGAGTTGCGAGGTGATGCCGAAGTTTCGATTCGTTGGTCCGCGAGTCCTTTTATGCGTTGGATTTTAACCAACAGCAACAACAGCGCTCGACATGAACAATCACGAATCAACACTGGTGGGGTTGTGTTCACCACTCCTGTAACTGGAGGTCCAACCAATGGTAACAACGTCTTTGCCACCCACTTATACTGGAATGATGCTCCAGCTGTGGCGGTCAAAACTGGGGATGCATCATTCCGTTATGCGAGTATTATTAACAATAATGTTGGCCTACCACCAGCTGGTCTAAACAACGTTAACTTACCTCTGATTTAATAATCTTTTTATTGTTGTTGTTGTTGTTGTTGCCTATAAGCAATAAGAAACGTAGCATACTGTCGTATAAAGGCCTTGAAGTCTGGATAATTGTTTTGAATTTCTTGTTCAGCGCGCCTAGAAATTTCAGCTAAACTCAAGTTCGGATGGCTTAAGAACACATCCATAAACCATACAGACCAAACCTGGCAAAACCCCGCAGGGTCTCCCAATTGACCTTCACCACCACGTAGTTGGGGGCAAAATTGGGGTGTTAGCGTTTCTACCTTGGTTACTTGAAACAAAGTCTGTAAACAATGTTTTACCGCTGCGTTAACTCTCTCATTGATAATTTCACTTTCGGTGATGCCATAAGGTTCAAATCGTAAGACGTGCTTTGTGTCTTGATTGTATATGAGTACGTTGGCGTGTGCCCATGTTCTTTGGCCCTTCTCATTTTTTATAAAAAAGCTAAGTGGAAAAATAAGATATCGTTGCTTACAGTCACTTATAAGGGCCTGAAAAGCCTCGGGATTTATGTTCGTAATACGTTCACAGCGTGGTGTTTTGTTTTTGAGGTCTATCGAAATGCGAAAATCTGCAAGTATGGTACAACTATGCTTGTGTTTAGCCTGTATGTAACGTAGAGCCTTCATGTAGTCTTCTGTTATGGATCCTGTCCATTTAGTTTCTGTGGGTGTTGCTTTAAATACTTCCTCGCTTGCTAGTTGGTAGCTCAGCTCAGCTTCAGCTGGCGACAAAGGTTGTCTAAGCATTTCTTCAGTTTGTTGGTAAGCTTTGCGTGCGGCAACTTCCGGTTTGACGGTTTGGGGTACAATTTGGGGGACTCTGCGCGTTTTATTGGTTAAGTAAGCTAGGGCCAAAACCCCGAGTATACCACCTGTTAACCACGCCCAACGTAGAGATCTTTTATTTTGCAAAACCTCTTGGGCTAGAGGATCGGTTAATTTGACCGGTTGGAAGGATGGTGGTAAAACTGACGGGCAAGACTTTGCAAAATAAACCAGGGCCTCTCGATTTTGTATGGTTCGTAATTGGATAGCACTACCGGATGATAGATGATAATCATGGCATAACTCAGTATAATTAGCCAGTTGACCTAAGTCATTTAACAAATTCCAGCACAGACTTCGATTGTTAGGGAGTTGTTTAATGACTCGCCCGTAAATTTGGGTGGGGCACACTAAAATTTGAAGCATGATATGTTTTCTTTTACAACAAAAAAAGAAGAACATTATGGGACAATGCTGTGCTTGGTTATCTGCGTCTGAACCTTGTTACAGATGTGGAAAGCCAATCCGCAAATCTAGATGTGCTCATGTCAAACCGGATTCTGCCATGTGTAGAGAGTGTTGGATAATGCTGGTGCGGCCTCCTCCCCAGATTTGTCCTTATGGAGAATTGTATGATCCTTAAGAACATTCACCCCATTCACACCCATCACACACACGAATACCTTCTTCACAAAAGCGACACCGAGATTCAATACATGGAATCCAGACCTTGTAACCTGGGACCGGTTCCCCGGCTCGTGAACACCAATGGGTTTCTCCATCAATCATTTTAGTCGCACCTTCCTTATCACAAGGCAAGTAGCACAAATAGTCATCGGCCCATTCGTGCATGATGTAACCTGGAGGGCATTCACATTTATCCCCAACCAGTTTTACAAAATCATTGCGTTGACAAACACAATTCCCATCAGCGTCTTTGTGCCCACGGCCTCCACAATCAATCTGACAGCCTCCAAAATCCACATTAAAATGCGCTGGAGGTTCACATTTAGGCACACAGAGTCCATTCACACACTCTAAGTTATCATCATCACAGGGGCAAGATGAATAACACACGTCATTGTAATTGATTTGACCTTCGGGACACTCGATTGGCTTGCATTCGTCCGCACCCACACTACTCAATTGGGTATCCTGGGCTATGGACAACATGGTGTTTACAATATCGGTTAACGATTGATGGATGCTGGTTTGGTCCCCAGCCATATCCTGTTGAATAAATACCCGCAGATAAGAACTAGCGTTAATCACTTTCGTAAAGTTGTAAGGTGGCATATTGGCGTACGGTTCTACCGTGAAGTCCCAATGTTGATCTGAAGCTGTATTCGTAGCGACACTTAGCGTGTCCTTACAGGAAGCAAATGGATTGGATTGATCATACTTGCCGGTCAATGTGTACAACTTGCCGTTTTTTGCGGTAATAATGGGGGTGGTAGTTCTATGATTGTCACAGTAACCCCCGATCGTTATAGTGCATGTGTCCAGTGGGAACCTGACCCGCGCAGTTTTGCCGGAACCTAAGACGAAAGGGGGTCGGATGTTCTTGTCAGTACTGCGTACCAAGTTGGTGTGTGGTGTTTGTACTAAGATATCACATGAACAGTTGTTGTACACGTAACATGTCTGGAGGTGGCTGGTGTTCTCCACGGGTTTCACCCAATAATCTTCGTCCATGACTTCATCTTCTGTGGTAAATATATCCAGCGTCCGAGGTGTACCTGACCAACTAGGAAAGTAGTCACGTACCTCGTAAGTGGTGACATCTACAGCCGCCGGACCCATCCAGAACGGTCCTCCCACATGAGTCACTACCTTGTGTAAGGATGTATAGTGCATCAAAGTATACTGTAACACATCCAGCATATAGGCCACAAACGATGTACAAAGGCAAACAAACCAATTGACGGAATTCTTTTTTAGCAACATGCCTACCTGGGACATGATCAACGTGTACTGGATCAAGAGTTGGGTGATGTTAATTAAATTTACGTACTGTTGACTCAATTGACTAGCGCTCAAGGTGCTACCAGTATAGGTTTTATCGTTCAAAACCCCAAATGTGAGTGGCATCTGTAAATCTAAAGGTAAAGTAGCATTCAGATCGCGGTTATAGTACTGGAACTCATCCTCTGACGGTTCCCACACGCTGCCTAATTGCAATAAGTCACCGTTATTCCACCTAGATCTGTACTTAAAGTTGGTGTGGTTAGAATCCCGAGTCTTTAACATGCTCTGAAAGGTCTGTAGCAAGGTGTATATACCTTCCTTGTAAGCCTCTGTGTACTGTTCGTACTGGGCACCCAGATCCTTGATCAGACCTTCCGTCAGTTGGCAGCAGCGCTGTTCTGTACAGACCCCGGAAATACAATGGCAACGGCTACTATCACCACAATCACAATCTGGTGGACACGTTTGGATTTCACATGTTCCTCCCACGCACCGAGCGGCAGTGGTTCCACAATCCGTGTCTTTCTTGCACTGATTTGCGATACAAACACCATCCTGACACGTAAAATCTCCAGAACATCCCGTATCCTGATCACACGCTATGGCTTGGATACGACAGGCACGTTGAAGCGCAGTCTGAGTCCCGAGAATGGTTGCAGCCATCACGTTGCTAAACTGATCAATGCGCGACTGAGCAATATAATTTGTTAGGGTGTCTTCTATTTCATTAGCGGTGGAAGTTACTAGATCTTGCTTCTTACCACTAAAGATGCCAAAGATATTCAAGAATTGTAGAAACTTCCAAGCATACGATAGCGTAGTCACCGCGGTGCCTGTTCCAAACAACTTTAGGAAATTGACAACAAATGAACTTGATATAATCGTGGAGGCTGCCGAGGTTGGTAGCTCACTATCATCATCATCATAATCGTCCTGCCGTGGTCGAAGGGCAAAATACAAAACTAATCCAAGGGCCACCGCTCCAAGGATGGCAAGCAATAATATTAGCAGACGATTTTTTTGCATGGGTTTATTATAAAGATGGCGAAAATCAGCAAGTTAGGCATTGCCTTGATTATCTTGGGTGCGGTTTTTGTTGGTGGTCTTCTTCTTATTTACTTTACACAGCGGTCAAACCCTACCGCTCGTGCCAGAACCTTGGAGATCCAAACGGACCACCTACAACCTTTTATCCCGCAAGAAACCTGTACCGTCGGTACATGTAATGTAGAAACCGAGTGTCCACCACCAGAACGAACCTGTAACACACTAGAGACCCTGACCAGTGTCACGTGGCAAGCTATTATCAAGAACTCGGGTTGGTCCGATGTGTTTAAGTGGTTAATTAAAGGTACTAAGGATCGTAACGTGGTTATGGAAGGTTGGAACTTGTTAAAATTAATCGCCGACTTGACTTTGCTTGATAGTTCTGAAAAGGATGATTTTGCTCGGTTAGCTGAGATTGTGATTAGCCAGATGGAACAGTATCTGGACGACCTCAACGTCACGGACTTCACGAATGGTCTTCAGGCTCTATACTTTGATACTACGAATAAGTTGGCGTATATTTGTTCCCAAGCGGGTGAGGATTGCTTGTTAAACCAAGAGAATCAGGACTTTCTCGTGAGTGCCCGGCAAGTTATGGATGATGGGATTAATCCGAGTTTTAGTCCAGACCTGATCATGTTATCTTATTTTCCGGCCCTGTTGGACTTTGAGACCAGTCAGGTTCAGTATGCGTCACCGTGGAATGATGGAAATGTCTTAGTAGCAGGGTCTGCTTGGTCCCCGTCCTTATCGTTGTTTCGATATTATGTGGGTCCGGATCGTGTGGATTCTCTGGATTTGCGCGGCCTAAGGCTGGGGAGTATGCGCTTAGAGTCGGATCCGAACCGCAACTTGAAAAACCTACAGACCTTATTGTTTTACCTCCAATACACGCTGAACTTAATCCCGTTAACCTTAAGTATTGGGACGATCTTGGCGGACAATACTACCCAGGGACGCATGTGTAAACGTATCGCTCAGGCCGCATGGATGTTAGATTGTCTTTACTACAGCAAGATGAACTTCCCTACCATTACCAGCACGACCGAAACCGACAAGACTTGGGGCAATGGTTCCTTCTATACACATGTCATCCGAGACCGAGAGCCGTACCAGACTATGGGGCAAGGAGCGGTCCTGTTGAAATTTACTACTGCTCAAAAATTGGACGTGAAAGATATTTTTATCAAGACAAGTTTGCCTTTGGAAGACTTAATATACGGACAGGTGATGATTGATAATGGTTGTGATGCTTGCTACGTGTTTGTGGAGATTCGGGACCAAGACTCGGGTAAATTATACACCAAAGTTAGGATGTATATTGGAACGTGGGATAAGCCAGGATCTTGGTCTTATACAGATCCCAACGCTACTTACTTTAATATTGGTGGTTACAACCAGACCATGAGATTTGGCCTGCCGCCCAACTCTAAAATGGTGCTGAAGTACTACAGATTACACGAGTCAGCCCAGCACACGTACTTGGATACTGACTTTGAGTTTGGCCGTCGAGCTATCGTCAAAAATGGTGGAAAGTTTTCTCTGGGAGATGGGACGTTTGATTACTTGGATACTGTTTTACCTTATGAGTACCTACCCGCATTTCCCGTAGCGGAATATGTGAATAAGGAAGAGGCCTTTCAAACACTGAGACAAGTGGATCCCTGTGAAACCTATACCGCATGTGAACTCCAGTGTCCTGAGATTGTGGATCTACCGGAAGACTGTTATGTCTATGCGGACGTTGTAAAAAGTATGTATAACTTGGTGCAACAGTACCTGCAAGTGTGTCTGGTGAACCTGGTAGTGCCCGCTTGAAGTTCTACTTTTTTTTACTATGTGTGAGGCCACATACATGATTTGGACAGTCTGGGGTGCGGCTTTACTTCTGGGATTGTGGACGTATATAGACCGTGAAATCTTGCCAGCGTATTGGTGTGGAAGCGTGATGGGAGCCATCATAAGTTTATTAATTATTTTAGCGTTGCAACCTGAAGATGCTGTTGGTGGCCTTGGACAGGGGGCTCTGATTGGTGGCTGTGTGGGTGCAACTTTATGGGGACTTGTGAAATTGTGCGACGTTGGACCTCCTGCACCCCTTGAGACTCCCTTGCTGACGGCTACACCTTAAGGACATTATATATTTTACGTGTCAAACAAATAAATTTTCAGTGGATTTCATGGGTTTCGAACATGTCAAGAGTGGGCGTTGACCTGTCATTTTACTTAAACCGGCCCAGAGTTCTTCCAAGGTTAGGTTCTTACTGCGTCCCAGAGTCTTGAGAAGTGTGGATGTCAGGACACCGCCAGTGCTAACTTCGTAAGCTACTTCTGAATCTTGGCAAGCACTGATACAGATAATGCGCGCCTTAAAGTTCTGATGTTTCGAATCCTGGGTACGACCGCTGAGCTTATAAGGCAAGTCTAAAACTGTACCCGAGTGACAACAATCCATAACGACATAGCATCTTACCCGCGCATCCAGACGTGCTAAAATCCGGGCAAGAGTATCGTCGGTAATGAATCCTTTCTTTGCGTAGTCATGGGGTACTAAGACTTCGTCGCGACCATCGGCTTCATCTCCTGACTTATCCCGAATCCAAGACCCATGTCCGGAGTAGGTAATCCAAAGGGAGAATTTACCATATTTGCGCGCAGCACGATTTGCACGTTTTACGCCGCGCCACATGTGCCGCAACATACGATTCTTTTTTTGGTCTAATAATAAGCGAGTCTGAGGATTTTGGTACTTAAACTTAACCCAAGATCGCAGCTTCTTTGCGTCGGCCTGACATTGACTAAGAGCACCTTGTTGCCCTGTGTAGTTGTTACCAAAGTGAATGCTGTACATATGTGTTCTGGTTTGTTTTAAGTTTAAGTGAACGAGAAAAAAAAAAGTCAATAATGTATATGGTGGCCTACGATCATGATGGTATTTACGACGGCAATGATTATGAGGACGATGATGATATTGATCCTGAGAGCATCGAAATCGACTATCCTGACGAACCCAGAGATACAGATGACTTTTTGGATGCCGATGAATACATGACTGCATTCTTTCCTATACGCAGAATATCGGTATCTCCACTGCTTTCTGTGCGCAGACTATCAAAACCCCCACCACAACCTCGTCTGGTGCAACCACGCACAAATAAAACCTGTGCTATATGTCTCGAGGACCTTGATGGTGCTACTTCTCTCCTCTATTGTCATCGAGGCTGTGGTCAACGGTTTCATACTTCTTGTCTTCAAGCCTGGAAGAAGAAAATATGTCCATTGTGCCGAGGCACGGGTGGTCATGCAAGCTGTGTATAATGTACGCTTTGTGTTAAATAATATGCAACACTTTGAAAAGCTACAGGATAGTTACCAACGTTTGGCCATAATGGACAACAACCGAGGTCAAATGTGGAGCGTCCTGGGCGCGGCTGGTTTAGCAGCGGCTGGTGGTTATTGGGGCTTGAAGCAACGCAGTCGTCAACAGAAGAAAAAAGAAATGTTTCAAGTTGGAGCACTTGAACGACAGGCGGCTCATGAACGACGGCAAAGACAATATGAGATGCAACAACAACAACAACAACAGCAGGAACTACGGAAACAAGATGAACTACGGGAATTGGAGAAATTACACGAGATGCTCAAAATCAAAGAAGATAGTGAAGATGATCTTCGTTCAAATCTCCAAGAGACCCGGGACAATCTGAAAGAGATGGAAAGTTTAATCGAGAGCAAGGATGCGGAAATGACTAGCTTACGGTCGCACCTCCAGGAGGCCCGAGAAGCTCTACAGGTTGCCAACATTAACATGATGGGCTTACGGTCAGAGCTGGCGACTCGACAAGAACCACCCCCACCCAAAGAAATAATAGTGCAAGACCCGGACCTTATTCGTAGTTTGGAAGACACTACAGCCCAATTGCGCAGCACTAAAACTCAAGTACAAGAGTTGCGCGCCTTGAACGAACGACAAGCCAAGCAAGCGGAGCTAGACTTAAAAAATAAGGAAGCTTATCTAATCAATTTGAACGCTGAGAGGGCTCGCGAGGAACAAAAGCGGCGAAGGGTTGAGGAAGACCGTAAAGATGAAGAATGGTCGTTGAAATTAAAAGAAGCTAAAGATGAAACAAGTAAAGTACAGACGACCTTGGAAGAGGTAAGAAAATCATTGGCGAACTCAAAGTTCAAAGTTGAAGATTTACACAATAGACTTGATGCCGCTGAAAAGGATCGGGACATTGCTCAAACATCGCTTTTTAGATTGAAGGCAAAGTATGCCGCTAAACTACAAGAAGTGAAGCAGAGTAAAATAGAAGCTTATGAAAACCGGTTACTTGAAAAGCAGTGGGAAGTGAAGAGGCTTCGAGATCAATTGGAGAAAAAGAGACCGCAAATAAGGATGTGGAGCCCCAAGACCCCCAGGAGTGAAGTTTTTCAAACCAGTGACGTGGAAAAAATTTCACCCAGCTCATCCAGCGCTGAATTGGAAAAAGGTTTACCCACGTCGGAAGAAATTTCACCCAGCCCATCCAGCGCTGAATTGGAAAAAGGTTTACCCACGTCGGAAGAAATTTCACCCAGCCCATCCAGCGCTGAATTGGAAGAAGGTTTACCCACGTCGGAAGAATTTGAGGCAGAGATGGCAAAGGATTTTCCAGAATTGCTAGAGGAAGAAGGAGACCTTTCAAAATCGCCAGAGGACGAGGATTGGGCCCTTGTGGGGTGATGCGTTTCTATGTTCATGAACAATAAAAAACCAATTGAACCATCAAAATATGGACACCAAGGTTGAGAAAACTAAGACTCCTCCTGCCACCCCATCCGGGACTCCCACAACCCCATCTGCAACCCTTGCGACCCCTGTAGTTGGCCAAGATTACTTAGATCCAGAAATTCTTGAAGATCAAGAGGTTAAGACTTCGGGAACCCCTGCTACGTTTCAGTTTAGTCATTGTACATTTCATATGAACTTTAATTTTGATGGAGGTTTTCAGCCTGGTACCAGCATCTTGGAGGGTGATGATGATGATGATGATGATGACTCCAACTAAAATGTTCTCTGAGACATCATTTCCATCAGCATCTGTAATAACTGAGGATTGGTGACTTTAAGCTTGCGGCTAGCCAAATAACTACCCAAGATTCCAGCACTAACCCCGATTGCGGAATGACTCAAGAGTTGTCGGATCATTTCTGCCTTGCTGCCTTTGATCTCTTTCCCGACACGCTCGGCTAAGGCCTTGATTTCTTCTGGTTCCAGTTGATCCAAGAGCCTATTCCCAGCCTGCTTTCGCGTGATTGTCACTCTGGGTGCCTTACTTGTAGCATCTCCCTGTAACCATTGCTTTATTTTGCTAGTGTCACCTCCACTTAGCTTTAAACGTTCCAGGTGTTGAATAAACCATTTTTGTGCCGTTGTTTTGCCTATCGGTTCTTCGTCACTTGTGATGTAATCCTCAACCAGAGCGTTTCGAAAGTTAACCATGTCTCGGGCTTGCCCATCCCAGAATTTTTTATCTATATTAGTAATCACATTTTTAATGTAAGTCTGGGCTTCTGATGATAGCACCTGTGTCCAATCCAAATTGTCAGCTTTTATGAGAGACTGTAAAATCTTAAACAGGTGGTCACCTGAAAAGGGTTGTAGGACCCATTGATAAGGGAAGCGACTATTCATACCTTCGTTGGCCCCAAGAAAGTAGGTCCGCATATCGTTCTCATATCCAGCTGCGATAAGGCATTGTTGACCTTGGTGGTTCTGTGTAAACTCTACAATTTCATTAATGGCTTCTTGACCATAGTTTGAGCCGGTGGAAGTTAAAGCATAGGCTTCATCAATGAAAGCAACCCGATCTATAGTTTCTATCAAAGCGAGTCGACTTTTCGCGACTGTGGACCCGGCAAATTGACCAATAAAAGTACCTGCAGAGTACGGCAGGACATCGGTGCCGCCCAGAATACCAGTACCAATCAACATTTTACCAATTAACCTGCTTAAGACACTCTTACCAGTACCCGGGGGTCCCATAATCACCATATTTAGGTACCGAGATTCCATTTTTTCCGGGGCTCGAATAATCAATTTAATCAACTTGGTTACCCCGAGTCTGATGTTCTTGCGTGCAGGTTGTTTGGTCAGCTTATAGAACTCGTACATATGCTTAATTAAGTAGAGTAGCGGATACTGAATACAGGTTTCGATATCTTCATCCATGGCCCTCCTACAGCGTCGAATATTAATGTACTTGGCCTTTAACTGTTTCCTGGCGTTCTCCAGTTGAGTTTTGGGGTGATCTTCGATCGCTTGTTCCGGGATGTGGACCTTGCCTTCCCCTATAACTGTTCTGGTCGGTGGAAACCCTGCACATGGTTCATATTTATTAGGGACTGGGCTTGACGGCCCCTCTTTACTCTTGATGAGCTCTTTGATATCGGTATCTAAGCTTTTCACGTTTAGCTCCTCATCGTAGTACTTCAACTCAGGTGTACCTGGAGCACCCTTAATAAACTGAATCTTGGGTTTTACACCAAAAGCACAAATAAACTCATTATAAGATCTTTGTGCTTCTACTAATTCAATAGTTGTTTTTTTCAGTTCTTCCGCAATACGCTTTTCTTTTGTCTGCATTAATTTCCTAAAACTATTCGCATGATCCTGTTGCCACTTAGCATCATTACATAGGTTATAAAGAAGCCAAGGTAGATCATCCTTTTCTGGAGGTAGAGTGGGCCAGGTCTTTTTGATCTCAAGACAAGGTTCGGTACTATCCGGATCCCGTACTTTAACTGTTTCTATATCCTGTTCTTTAAGTTTTTCTGTCATTATTCCAGATTCCAGAATAGCTGCCATTTGAGTGCTTTTTTTATTTGTTGTAATTTTTTTTAATTTATACTAAGTAGTCCTTGACGTAGTCGTAGCACTGAGAACAGTACTGTCGCGTAGTTTTGCGTGTACAATTGACTCCAAGGCATTCCCGTTCTTTGCGCGGTGGTGGTGGGCGGTAACAGTTATCACAGAACCTTCGTCGGCAGCGTACCCCACACGATTCACATGGCGTTAAAAAGCAGTCACGACACAATTCGCGCGGGCAAGGTCTACCACATTCCCGGCATGGGCTCAGGTAGCAACGGCGACAGAGAGGGTACTGGCTGTAAAAGCCACATTGTTGACAGGGGATACAAGTTCTCTTGTATTCTTGATGACAGGGTGTGCAGTACTTCCTATCCCGATAGGGTGCCCGAGTACAATCAGGATTCGCGCAGGTCCGGGTTGCCATTGAGGGAGGGAGGATGGATTCTTGTTTTTTTTTTGTGAAAGTGGAAAATATTTAAGTTGAGGTCTTGTTTGAACGAGGGGGAAGTCTGTGGGAAACCGGAGAACCTGGGGGAGGAGACGATGTCCAAGATTGTGGTTCTGGGCTAAACACACGTTTACCTTCCCAGTCAGAGTCAGAGTCTATGTGCATTAAGGGGCTCCATGGTGGTGTGGTAGGGCTTGGTGGCGGTAAAATACAGCACCCCAAACGCACAGCCAGTTCTTGTAAACATTCCATTTTGTTTTCTTTTTAAAGGTTCTATCACCTTTTCTCTTTTTAAACACATGGCTACCCCTGAATACAAGGCCTGGTTACAGGGAGATAGTAAATTTCACTGGATGCAAGTTGCCGCACCTGTTGCTATGTCAGTTAATGAGATGGCGTGGCAAAGCATTCCCGGCACGCATGTGGGAATTACGTACAAGTGTTTTAGGTTACGTCCACGGTTTCAACATCCATTTGAGCCAGCTCTACATCCGTTGGGGCTATGGTCCTTGATCGATAAGGTAAATTTGGAGAGTATAAATTTGGAGAGTTATAAAGGTGCAAATTATATATCCAAAGACCATGTAGCTTACTTTTTTCGTGACTTACCTATCCATTCAGATGGTTACGTGCACTTGCCAAAAGTACATCCGACTGAATCTCTGGTGAGTGTGTGGTTTCAAGAACCGGGTGAAGGGCAGTACAGTCAACCAGACACTTTACAAGTAAGCATGCGGGCTCCTGCTAATACAGTGCGCGTTTTAGCACGATATGTTGTTTATTCTGTAGAAGCTGCAGACAACGATGTAAAAAAAGATTGGTACGGTCTCGAGTGGACTTGAACCACCAATCTATCGGTTAACAGCCGAACGTCCTAACCTATTAGACCACGAGACCCAAGGCAATATCGCAAATTTAATAATCCGAATCATCGCCACCAAAACCGTCAGAGTAATAGTCAGGATCATTTTCTGCCTCGTAGTCCAGGTAATGATTTAGCCTTTGCCAAAATTCCTCATCGATTGGGTCTCGGTTGGGCTCCACAGGTTGCACAGGTTCCGCAGGTTGCACAGGCTCCGCAGGGTTCGCAGGTTGCACAGGCTCTACAGGCGGCTCGTTTTGCGGGTTTTGTTTCTGGATTGACATTTTTAGGATGTGGTGGACTAAATTTAGGTTGTGTCCTAAAATCGAAGTTTTCGACAACTGACCAATGTCGCCGATTGTCGCCGGCGACATTTGGCGACATTTGGCGACACCATCTACACTGACCGGACAATGACCGATATATCAAGACAATGCCAACTTTGAGATTTAGGATTTTTAGGTCCTTGGACCGCCCTAAATTGCTGCCCTAAAATCGACCTTTTCGACAACTGACCAATGTCGCCGATTGTCGCCGGCGACATTTGGCGACACCATCTACACTGACCGGGTATAACCTGTTTATATCCAGATATTCTAAATCTTGTGAAACAAATGAGCAAGTCAAGGAACAGTCGCAAAATCAAAGATAGTTGGCAAGATATAAGGAAGGGTTAGCTCAAGGCAAGTCACCACATGAAATTTCCAATAAACAGGTTCGACCAGGTTTGGTCGGTGGTTGGTGTTATAAAGTTTCCAGTTTATTATGTCCAAACAAAAGAAGGTAGCAGCCACGAATCTTCAACATCCAAAAAAGTAGAAACAATAAAAAAGTTACGAAAACGTAACATAAGCATCTTCACCACCACAACGTACCAACTGGTACAACACCATAGAGAAGGCGTGAATTGCTTCGGAATAAACGGCGCGAATATCCCTGGGCTTTTCTTGCAGGTTGGGTATACACAGCCTGCGTAACTTATCGGTAAGATGGCTAACATCCATAAAATCATCGTGATAGAGCCCATGTTCGTAACCCGGATACTTTAAATGCACAACCTTATCATAACTAATACGACCATCAAACTTGCGCACTTGATATCGCATCTCCAGGGGCATTAGTAACTTTTACTCTTTGGGTCCCTGTTAAAAAAGGGTGCAGCAGAGCAGACGCGGCCGTCCATCGCTGCTCTGGATCAATAATCAAGCATTGGCGTAAGAAATCTATGAAGTCTGGCGACGCGTGGGGTAGTTCGAGCGGTCGCTGCGGCCACTTGGGATACGTATCCTTCCAATGCACAAACCCATGCGCGTGGGCGGGTGGCGTTCCTAGGCGATGGAAGATGGCAAAGACTTGACCAATCTCAGAATCGCCCCGGAATAAGATCTGTCCCGCCATGTGGCATTCTGCCAAGACACAGGCCGCGGCCCAAACATCTACTTTTTCATCGTAACGATATTCGGTGGACAAACCCCCAATTAGCAAGGCTTCTGGGGCCCGGTACCATAGCGTGGAGGCTTCTATATCAAATTTAACCTTCTTCTTGGTGGCTAAACCAAAATCGGCCAAGATTAGGTTGCATTTGGGATCCAGTAAAATATTATCCGGTTTGATGTCCCGGTGAATAAAGTTTTGCTGGTGACAATGGGCAATGGCTTCAAATAATTGTTGAGCACATTTGCGTATATCCAACCTGTGCTTGGCCTTAAGTGCAGTTCTTAAGTTTTTAGGATATAGGGGAAAGACCATATACACCAGGTTGTTGCAAACAAAGGCGTCCATAAAATTAATGATCCTGGGGTGCCTTAAGACTCGTAAGGCGTTATATTCCGCCACCGCACCTTCATCATCGGCAGGTTGGATCTTAACCGCCACTAGGGTCCCATTCTTTATGTTTTGTGCCGCGTAAACCCGACCATATTCACCCTTGGCAATAGGATGTTTGAGCTGATAGGGGTAAGCAAACTTGGCGTAGATGCGGCGCCCAAAAGGCATCTCCTTGTTGTTCTTTTTTTTAACTGTACTGGAAATGTTATCGGTCATTGAAAGAGACATGGATGAAGCACGAGTAATACCTCACCTTCATGCAATTGGCCGAGTATTGTTTGATAAAGGTTGTGCTGGCTTGGGCAGTTGGGAAGTTCATATTGTTAAAAGTTCCAAGCGTGATTTGTATGTTAAGGTGGCTGGTCTGGTATTTCTTCTTCGGTTGGATAATCAATATCTAGAGGTCCCGCAAGTCTTGAACCCGCGACCGATGTTGGACATCTGCGAGACTAAGCATATCGGGCATCTGCATATTGACATATCAAGCAATTGTTATATGCATCAGCTTCATAATGCTGGTGGTTACGAGTGTGACGAATGTCAACGAGTCTATCGCGCGTGCCGGTATTTTATGGCATGTCGCGATTGTGATTACGATTGTTGCTGTTATTGTGTACCGAAACATATTCATGTCTTGCGCAAATACGACTGTACATGCCAGTATGTCGGCGCGCGGTTAACTTTAAATGAAGATTAATGAGAACAAACAAAAAAAAAAGAGACAAGACATGGATGAGGCTAAGAAGTACGTCTTGTTGCATTTGATAGACATTGCAGAACTTTTATACCTTAAGGGTACCGACTTACATCAAGATATAACTTTAATTCAAACCGAGAAAGGTGATATATTTCTTGAAGCGGATGATCTGTCGGGGTGCTTAGAGCTCAAATTTAACGGAGAATGGCAACCAGAGCACAAACACATTTTATCTTTGCATGGTGAAGTGTTAGAGCTGGGGGAATTGCGGATTGAGCTAGATAAGGACTGTGTCCCCCATCAGCGCAAGCCTGCGGGATTTTATTGTGATGAATGTGAACGCACATATCATTCGTCTCCTTATATGTTCTCATGTGATGACCATGATCAGGATTATTGTGCTTATTGCTACTCTGGTCAGCATGAAGGTTGTGCAGGTATTGTCAAACAAACTTGTACTTGTAAGTTCCAAGGCTATGAGCTTATACCTCCTAATTAAAGATGAATATCGCTGGGTTCTAAACCAGCTTCTTGTAGGGTCATCATTCTGCGTGGATTTCGCGCGGATTCCAGAGGCTCATAGGGACTCTCGGCGTTCTCTGTCCAGTCTTGAAAACCTTCCGCATTACTGACATCAACCCCAAAGACTTGACCTAAGACATCAAGGTTCTCTCTTTGGTTTTGTGCGACCTCAGCTTTGGTAAAGCAAAAATCACCCCCATCGTTACAATAAAATTTAAATCCTTGCTCCCCTAATTCTCGTAATGTTACTGCGCGTGGTTCTCCCACCTGTTTCCACGTACATCCATCCTGTCCGAGTTCCTGATCAGGCGCACATTCTGCTTCTCCAGGAAACGAGAACCATTTACCTCTGGCCACCCAGGAATCGCCAGCTGCATTAATAACGCTGCTATCCACTGGAGCCGCTACCGCACCCACGGCAGTAGTCGACCCATAGGCTCCTGTACTGGCCGGATACATGGCCACATTGCAGGCGTAATCTTGATCGATACCTTCACAATCACATAGACCCTCCTTACACTTACCTTCCCCACAATCTCGGTCGTCATTGCAAGAAGCGCCCGGTGAACAGCATACACATTTCCCATTAGTGCAGACCCCACCCGTTCCTGGGCAATCAGCGTCTTCCTCACAGGCAGTGTTCCGGGCACAGCCGCTGGGATTACACTTGGCGTACTCTGCGTAGGGAGGACAAAAGTACTGATCTACATATTCTGTGGGGCATGCGTTTGTTGTGGGTAAGTACTCGATTTCATACTCGGTCATAACCCGGTCGCGCCAATTCGCGTGTCGATTAGCAATTAAAGATCCTGTGTAATAGACCTGTCCTTCTAGATCGGCAGTGTTATTGTTGCGTACATAGCCTGGAGCCTCTTCCGCGCGATATGTCTTCAATGTTTGTGGACATGGTGGACATGTTTCTTGTTCCTGTTGTTGTTGCTGGGCTTGAAGTGGTGTGCTCTTTAGTTCTTGCCTGCAACGTAATAACTGGTGCTGAGTTCGATCACGCGCTATACTTAAGGCAATAGTCGTTAAAAAGAATACTCCAGCTAGTACGCCAAGGACAATGCAAAGTTGTTTCATGGTTTTGTTTTTTTTTCACAGTCTAATAAAATATTTGTCATAGCAAAAAAAAAAGTCATGAGTCATGAGGAAAAAGAAAAACTAGAGGAAAAAAAGGATTGTTTTAAGGGTAATAATAACAAATGTTTTCCGCCGTCTAGCCAGTATCCATTAGTAATTCCAGAGAGAGCACGAAACAGTATTCGGAAAACACCCCCAACAGAATTCATAAGGCCTTCAACACAAGAAGCATATCGATATATTATTAATTTATTATCACGTGGCGGATTGGTTTTAGAAGATGTTCCTGATTATGGTGACTGTGGGTATGAGTCTGTGGCATATCAACTTAATGCGTTAAAAGTGGATGGAAAAGATGATTGGAGCATCAAGTCCGTACGTTTAAAAATATGGGACACGCTTAATAAGTACAAAGATATTGAGAAGTTAGAGGGTACATGGAATATGTGGCTAAAAGAAGAGCTCAACGACATTGATGCTCTTAAATATGCGATAGTACAAACATTTGACGAACAAAAAGCCTTTAGAGATCTGCCAGATGATGAGCAAAAAAAAGATGAAGGTTATCAATACAAGATACGCATGCCTAAATGGTTTGGGCAAGGTGATATTCTTGTTTTAAGTGTGGCGTTTCCAGATATTAGATTTCATGTTGTTAACGCTAGCGGCTCTAAAGTTGATAAAAAGATTCAGGTGCTTGGAGGATACGTTCCCGGTGCGGGAGCAAATTTGAATTTAAGTGAAGCTAAAGGTGATGTTTGGTTATGTTTTATTATAAACCACTGGATGCCCATATGGAGGGATTATAGTTCCTTGGAGCGCCCCCCAAAGAGACCTTCATCTCCAAAGCACCCCCCAAAGAGACCTTCACCTCCAAAGAGACCTCCTCCCCCTCCAAAGAGACCTTCATCTCCAAAGCGCCCCCCAAAGAGACCTTCACCTCCAAAGAGACCTTCATCTCCAAAGCGCCCCCCAAAGAGACCTTCAGCTCCAAAGCACCCCCCAAAGAGACCCCGTCGCGCTACAGCCACAACGCAAATCATGGACACTTGTAGTTATAAGACCGCGAAACTAATTGGAGATGGCGTGGAAGTTAAGACAAGTACGATGCCTGATATTGGTAATGGATTGTTTGTGACCCAGGATTTTAAGAAAGGTGATGCGATTACAGAATATGATGGTGACTTAATCACCAGAGAGGAGGCCAAGAAAATACGAAGCGAAGGTAAACATAAAGAATCTCATTTCTTGGGCTTAGCCACGACGGATGTGGTCATTGCGGGAATCAGAGAACCCGAAGATGGTCGGGGTGGTGCGTCCTTTGCTAATCACAATCCCGAAAAAGCCAATGCCAGGTTGTGTATATCCACACATATTGGGATTCCAGGCGTGATGAGGCCCTCCAAAATCACGGATGATGAGAAAGAAGAAGTGGAGGTGGCGGCCCGAGGGTGGGTAAGGGCGATACGTGACATCAAAAAAGGTGAAGAAGTATTTATCAATTATGGCCGCGGCTTTGATATGCCAGCTGCTCCTCCAAAACGTCCCCGGCCCGAATTTGAACCCAAACCATGGCATCTGCCCAAGGATTCACCTGTCCTAAAATCTAAGAAAAGACTAAGGAGTGAGGTCGTGCATATTGTGCGTCACTTGAATAATTACGTGACCGAAGCTGACCTTCAGGAAGATCCCGGTAAGATCTTGGGCTTTCAAACTTATTACTTCCTGTTGGGGGTAATCCAAGGCTTTGTACATATGCCTTATATTGGTGATCTTTTAACTGGGAAACTTTTAGAATATTATGAGGCTCTGTCGGGCATAGATGAAGAAGCGGCGCAACCATACGTTGAAACTGCACAATACTTTGCTCGAATCCGCAAGCTCCCATCTCAAGAATCTGTGCAATGGATCCCCATTACAACATCAAAAGTTACCAGGGCTGGTAATATAGTCGAACAACAAATCACGGAAAAGATTGGCGATGTCACCCAAAAATATGCTAAAAAAGCAGCTCAGGCCTGGAGAAGAATCACTGCGGAAACAACCAGCACCTGGATTGCCAACCCTGCAAACCCAGATATCTTGGATCAATGTGTCAGATTTTTACAACGACCAGAAATTAGTGCACAATTCACCCGAGAGTTAAGCTTTAACAAAAAGTCAGACATTCTTGGGTCTTTGTCTTCGGCAAGGTTGTACTTCTTTACTCATGTGATTTATATTTTTAGTGCTTACGGTTTAAGTTCGGTAACCAAGCGTATCAATCCAAACCTGGGTCAAGAGTGGCATAGTTGGTTGAGTCAGTGGTATAAGACCTTAATGATAAGACAAAGGCGGGTAAAGAATTATGAAATTTTTTTGGAGATTTGTATCTGTCTTGTTATTTTACGTGACTTTGGAGACTTTCCGAAGACGTTTTTGGACCATATATCAGAGGATAAGTTTGGGCCTCTCACGATTGAAAAGAAAGGGAAATCCCAGTACACCAAATATTATCGGTTCCGTCAAGCTGGCATTAAAGAGCGGTATCAATATATCCACACCCATTTGGTTGCGGCCCACTTTTTAGCGTTGCTTAGTGCGGAAGATACAGCACCAATAGTGGATGTGGACGATATTCGAGAACTGCCGGTCCAAGCGATCGACTTTTCAGACGACCCCAACCTTCCAGAGGATCCCGGGTTTCAGGCCGAGTTTCCAGAGGATCCCGGGTTTCAGGAGGATCCCGGATTTCAGGCCGAGTTTCCAGAGGATCCCGGGTTTCAGGCCGGGTTTCAGGAGGATCCCGGGTTTCAGGCCGGGTTTCAGGAGGATCCCGAGTTTCTGGATACCAAGCATATTGATTTGGACGTTAAGGACTTGGCGGAGACATTGTTAAAAGCTCGGTATACATACAATTTGCGCGGCTTAAGTCCAGAGAGTCTTCCATGTGACTTGGAAGCATATGCGGATTGGGTCAAAGAAAATGTGGGTGATCCTTGGGGTCGGAACACCGAAGTTCAAAATACGATATTGAGTGTAGAAGGTGGTCCCATGTATGAAGAACTTCATCGGTTGCGTACCGAGCGAAAACTGCAGCGATACTTAGGTCCTTACTTTACCGCAGCCTTAGCGCAAGAACAAAACCTGGATGTCCTCGTGTGTCGTTTGGAACGTTTACTCCAAGAACAACCTCAAGCCCGGCCACGTCAGGTCTATCAAGCCTTGCGTAGACTCAGATCACGCGCCCGGTACCCTGCGTTTATTCAAGAATTATACCAGGACCGCATGTTACTCCCACCCTCTCAGAGGCGATGGTTAAGCAATGTATATTATCGTTATCATCACGGACAACCGTTACGTCCGGAAACCCGTGGAATGTTACGGCGCTTGGCTAGTGTATAATAAAGGTACCGATTTTTGTCGATTCTCGTAACCGCATAAAAAATTATGACCACAAGCACCGATTATCAGGCGGCGTACTTATTGATGGTGCTTCATGGGAAATTGGAACCTTGGAAGCAACAAAAGATTCAACAATCAATAAATATAATGGCCAGTTTAGAACAATTGACAGCAAGACAAGGGACGGTACAGGCCCCAGCGAAGCAAACCCCTGCGAAACAAACCCCTGTGAAGCAAACTCCCGCGAAGCGTAAACGACCCGTTGTAATCGTGGTACCACCGCGCAAGATAAGAAGCCTTCCGAGACACTGTTGTTCACGCTGTGGAACCTACAACTTGTGCACGCGCAAGAATTGTCATCGACCGTATTCCGATCAAATTTACCCAGACACTCTAGGGCAGTTGCTGTTGGCGCGCCTCCCGATAATTGGGGTTACTGCCCTAACTTTGGACTACATCTTACAGGCATACTGCCCCCTACTCTGTCCGCACTGTAGTAGTAAACGATAAGTTTTTTTTTGTGCTTTGTTTGCATATAATTATCGATTTAATCCCTTAGGTTATTGGACATTTTTTATTAATGTGCACACAAATCCTTTCGACTGATGGCATTTTTTTGTTGCCTAAAATAAACCTCAAAAAACATCATGCCGAAGCGTAAATCCTCTCCCAAACGTAAAGGTGCTCCCAAAAAGAAGCGACGGTCCAGCCCTGCCCCTAAGCCTGTTGGCTCACGACAAATTCGTGGTAAGCACACTTATGCATTTACTAAGCGCGGATCCCTGTTAGTGAAGGCCAAGTCTCCCAAGGCTAAGCGCACCTGGCGATACTGCAGTCCAAAGAGTAGCTGTGGGGATAATACCCCCCTGGACTTACTCAAGAGAGCCAGAGCGGCCAAACAGCGAAATGGAAAGAAGAAGTAAGTAGTTTTTTTTTTTGTTTGTTTGGTTCCGGTCTTGTTTATTTTTGAATATAGGCGGTGGGTAGAATAATTAGAAGCAACGCGGCCACTCCCAAGACAGGCACTAGCCAGCTCCAGGGGTGTACGCACCGCACTGTTTTCTTTGCTAGCTTAGGTTGTAAACATCCCAACAATAAAAACAAAAACATCATTGTAAAAATTAAGGCCGAGAGGGCGTATAACCATTTACTGGTTAAGCTGTTCGGATTTTCCTTGAAGAGCGCGTCAAAGGAAGTCTTGAAGGCATCATTCAAGGCTAAGGCTAACAAGAACCCTAAGGACGTTGCTAGTACTTTAATAGTTTCGACACCAAAGTTGAAGCTCATTCTTTTTTAATGTGTTTTTTAAAAATGTACAATCGCGGGTGGAATGCCTGCGTTACGACGTTGCGCTTCACAGAACGTGTCATCAGGCCTGGATAATTTTTGGGTGTAAATGTCATTGTTCGAGGGCGCATTCAAGTTTATTAATTGAGCTAAGGCTTGGCGTCGGTTCCAATTGGAGTAAGGTTGTTCTTTGGCACCGGCAATGATGGCACGCTCATAAAGTTTAGCATTGAGATCAGCTTCCCAAACCATGGAAGAGTTCCAGGGTGCAACCTCACAAGGTTGAGCGTGGGGAAAGAATTGGGTATAAGATCCGGTCATGGAGGGGGTGGCTGTTGTAGTAAACGGTTGCCAGGATCGGTGTAAGGTGGGTTTGACAAAAGTATTTGTATAAGGATAGACGTTATCATTGTAGATGTTAGGCCTTGTATCTAAAGGTGCCATGTTCTGAGCGGGGCAAGCATCCGGTGCTGGCCGAGGACGTAGGTCTGCGGAACCAAAGTAATAATCCTTAGGAGCTTGATGAATATCTCCGACCGAACCACAGTAGACATTTGAAAAGTAGGCATTATGATGGTTATTTTGCAGCCTGGATTGACTCATGTAATCATAGCCAAAAGTTCGGTTGCGCTCCGTCAAGGAATCATAGAGCTGATATTTGAAGGCTGGCTTAGTGTAAGAATTTGTTCCTTCAATGGTATTCATGCTTCTTTTTATTCTTGTAACCTAAGATAATTTGTAGTACCGCACACCAATCATACCACCGTAAGATTCTAAGAAGGTAGAATACTTAAGCCTGCGGCACTCAATGTCCAAGTCTAGATCTTGGACAGAATCTTGGAGAACCAGATAACGTAGCTGGTACTGGGCTTCTTGTACCTCAGTACGTCCAAAGACCAAGAGATCAGGATCTTGGCGAATAAGGTCCCGTAGCTCGGAAATAATCTTGGCCTCTGTTTGAATCTTCTTGTCCTGGATCAGTCCAAGGCTTTGATCAATAATCTGGTTGAGGGAGAGAACTTCGGAAATTTTGTGGTAACCCAAGAGCGTAACATGACTTAGTCTTGTACTTTGACGAAGCCGCTCCAGGATTTCTCGAGGTAACTGTGTATTTCCTGCGACAATCAGCGTACTTGGGCCGCGCAAAAAATGTTCACAGGCGGCCACAATTTTGGTCTGGTACACGTGGCGTTTTTCTTTCCGGATCCGCGCCAGGCGATTGGTGGATTGCCCACCACGTCGGGTATCCGTAGGTAGGTTGGTATTCATATTGAACAAGATGTGGCGTTCTGAACCTTGGGCCTTGGCTAGGTAGGCTTGCTTGGATGTCACCACAAGGTAATGATGGGCTTGATGTGTAACAAACAAATCCTGAACTAGTTCGGTGTGAAAGCGGCTATCACAGCGATAAAAATTACGCTGTAATCTAGTGGGAGGTACGAGAGCATAAGACTTACCTTCGCCACAGAATAAGATCAATCCTGTGTCTGGTACCTTACGGTAGGTTTTGATCGTCGCCTTAGCTTGACGGATGGCTCGACGTACAGCCTGACGGTTAAACCCGCGACTTGATATTACCCGCGACACCGTATTCTTGGTGCAATAACTTACGAGTCATATCGAGACTGGCGGGCTTGTAACTAAGGCCCAAGGTAATCATTGATGTTCCGTGACCTTCAATGGCGCTTAATTCATCAAGAGTTTCCATGGTTTTTTTTCAAGTGGAAATATTATTTTAGTTTAGCTTAACAATTTGTCCACTGTAGACAAACGTGCTGTGACAATCGGCTAACGTTGTACCCACTTTGTTCAGTACAATCTCTCGATTAGTTAGAGCTTTGTAGTACACTACTTCGTCGGGGCCTAAGTCCATAACGGACCATGGGATAGTCGGAATGATGTCTGCATTATTCACAATGGAGTAAAGGTTCTGTCGGGTGGTCATGATATGCTGGGCTGTTTCCGGATCAAAGACTCGTGGTGATGCGGACGCGTACCCAACGATGTTGTCTCCGGCTTTAGTGGTTAGGTTGGTCATGGCACCACCCAGACTGTGACCAAAGACCACGATTTGTGGCATCTCCGGATCCGTGGCCAAATCTTTCAGCTCGGGCCAGATTTCATCGTAGAGCGAGGCAAAACCCTTGTGTACGGTTCCAATCCCTTCGAGTTGGACTTGTCGAAACTGAAGGTCCAATTCCACTTCTGCTTCGGTTTGAGTGCCGCGCCATATAATATACCGGACATCCCCAATTCTAAAGACAACACACGAAAATGGATCCTCCGGAGCATTCTTGGAGTAGGAACATTTTAATTCAATCTTATCAGCCGGTATCTCGTCAATCTTATTTTCAGAGATTAGGTCCAGGTAATGATAAAGCTGACCAAGACTTTCAGCTACTGTGGCATCGTTCTGGAATGGGATAACTTCTAGGTCTGGAGACTCGCAGGTTGGCTCACAAGTTTTTACCAATTGCCGGGCAAACATATCTGTTAAGTAAGTGTACGCATCACCACACAACTGTAATAAAGGAAGGTACTCTTGAACAAAGAAAATCGCAAGGCCCACAAGCCCTAGGACCAAGGCTAAGAGGACTCCTAGAGTAATGTAAAAGTTTGTCTTTTGTTTCTTGACTTGTTTCGTGAGCTGAGAGATGGAAGACATGTCTTTATTTGTTTCTACATATAATATATATAAGGGTGGGAATAGAGGTAGGATACCGCGTTGCGCCGGTAAGAACTATTACCAAACCAAGGGTCACCATAAAGTGGCCCTGTGATAGTTGGAGAGGTTAAGATATTGTGTACACCGATCACACGCGAGGGAGGGGATGCATAACTAAAATACCAAGACATTTTTTTTAATGTAGGGTTTCATTAAATGCTCCGGTTACGCCGAGATCAAATTGGTGACGAGAAACGATTGGTGCGTGATTTGACCCGAGAGATCACACAGTATGGCAAGAAGAAGCGCAAGATTGTTAAATTCTATGCCTTCGAGGGGCGTAGTTGGGTTTGGTTGCCGCGATTTTATGCCATAAGGCGAAATTTCGACGTCGCAGTAGATACGGATCTGCCATTACATCAACCTGGACTTACCCTCAATGGTCAGCTTCTGAAGACCAAGCGCCGTCCCCAAGTCCGTGTCTTTGAGGCGGCTATACATGCCCTCAATAAGCGCGGGGGAACGATCATTACATTACCCTGTGGTGCAGGAAAGACAAACGTCGGGATAGCTTTGTGTGTATACTACGGGGTGAAGACCTTAGTGCTGTGTCATAACATGACATTGATGAATCAGTGGAAGCAACGCTTGGAAACGTTTGTGAAAGGAGGTATCCGTGTGGGTCGCATTCAACAAAACGTGTGTGACACCCAGGATAAAGATGTAGTCCTGGCATCATTGCAATCTCTACACGCGCGAAATTATCCGGAAGAAGCATTGCGGTACGGGATGGTTATTGTTGACGAAGCCCATCATATTGTGGCGCAGACCTTTGCATGGGCCTTGAAGAAGTTGACGTTTAAGTACTCCATAGGCCTGACCGCGACTCTGGAGCGTCGTGATAAGTTGGAGGATATGGTGTGCCTATTAATCGGTCAACCGTGCACGTACTTGGTGAAACCCGGCGAACTGGAACCAACTGGTCGGCTCTGCCTCGCCATCGATGCTAGACCGGATGTCCAGGTGAATGTCGTTCATTTTCGGCGCGGGAAACAACGTGTGAGAACCAATCGACGTGGAGATGTACAGTACAGCACTATGGTCACCTGGTTAACGCAAGACGCAGAACGAAATCGCCTCTTGTTGCAACTGGTGTCTATGATGCGGCAAGATGGTCGTCAGGGTCTATTGTTGTCGGACCGTGTGGATCATCTTCGCTACCTCCATGAGCATATCCCAGACAGTGAGATCTTTACTGGGAAACTCAAAACAGAAAAACAACAAGATGCGGCAGCAGAGAAAGAGTTTAAAAAGTTCATGACCCTGAGCACATACAGACAATTTGCAGAAGCTATGGATTTTTGTGGGAATTTTATTATCTTGGCAACTCCAGTCTCTGCAGTGGAACAACCAGTGGGCAGGATTCTGAGGGATCGTTTGGTGTACTGGAAACACGTGCGGTGCCAGGCCATTCAAGATTTGCTTTTGGATGCACAGCTTCCGGCTCCTGTGGTAACAGACTACTTGTTCCAGTGCCTGCGCCCAGTAATTATTGATTTCTTTGATGTCTTCAGCATCTTTGCGGGCATGGCCAACAAAAGATTGAAGTACTATACCAAAGCCGGTTTTGAACTGATTCATGTGCGGGATTTGTAAGCTCACTGGTAAAAAAAAAAAAAAATACAATAATAAAAGAAAAAACAATGGCCTCCGATATGAAGAAAAATTTGCTTTGGGTAGATTTAACAGAGATTGATGATGATGACATTATATATGATAATCAAACTATTAAGTGGAATTTTAATGTTCATGTGCCAATCACAAAGGAACAAATGCAAGCTGCGTTTGGTGGGTATATAAATAGGGGCGGCTTTATGGTAGGTCCAAGTGATTTTTATGGTGTCATGAAGACATTCAGACCAAATTTACACTACCGAGTTCGTGATGTCAATGGCATCCCACAAATTTCATCGTTTACAGGTAAACCTAGAGTTAAAAAACCAGTGTTAAGATCAGTTAAAAGCATCCCCAAGGTTAAAATACAAGCGAAATGGTATTCCGTTAAAGATCAAAGTCCAAAACCTAGATGGTTTAAAAAAGCCTTAGACAAGCTGGGAGCTGCTAATGTATTTGGATCACAATCATGGGGAAGCACTATCATGACAATTGATGGAACCGTTCTCAAAGTGCCATTAGTAGATGGTCTCAAATATAGGGATGCCATAAAGGAATATAATGGTGCCAGAATAATTAAATTTGGTGAGCCGTTGCCAACCTCTACTTATGCGCGGCTAGCAAGGAATAATGAGGTATTGTTAGTTTCATATACATTTAAGCGGGGATATCTAAAACACATAGTTATGAATGATGGAAAAGGTCCTGGAATGTTTGTAGAATCCCACCCTTTTCCTCATTATGCTTTTGCAGCGAATCGAAAAACTAAGGCTATAATTACATTAGGTCGTAAATCACATAGAGCTGATGATTTATATGATTTTACATCATTTACTCTTCCTTATGGATATGTGATGTATATACCTGAAAATACTATACACACTGATGGGTTGACAATTGGAAGCATGGCTATATCTGTAGATGTAAAAGAGGATAAAGCAGACACGGCCTTTTTACGTAGTAAAACTGGAGAACTTGTTTCCATTAAGAGTGTTCCACCATCAAGCTGTATTGAAAAGAAAGGAGAGGTTGTGTATGTTAGTCGCAAAGGTGATCATGATGTTTGTAAAACGCCGAAAGATATGTTCTACATGGTTAAAGGTAGTGGGCGTAGGCGTGCGTTGCCTATAACCTGTGCCAGCAAACACGAAAAGATGAAAGCATGTAAAACAAAAACTAGGAGAAAAACTTCGTCAAGGAAGAAAAGCAGTCGGAGAAAATCAACCTAACGTGGAACAACCAGTGGGAAGGATCCTGAGGGATCGCTTGGTTTACTGGGTGCATATACGGTGTCAGGCTATTCAGAACTTGCTCTTGGACTTATGCCTTCCGGCCCCGATTGTGACGGACTATTTGTTTCAATGTTTGCGACCTGTCATCATTGATTTCTTTGATGTCTTCAGCATCTTTGCGGGCATGGCCAACAAAAGATTGAAGTACTATACCAAAGCCGGTTTTGAATTAATTCATGTGCGGGACTTGTAGATCGTTTATTAAAGGTACATTAAAGAAAAAAAACTTTCGAATTAACAACACGTGCACACAGAAAAAAAAAGAAGGATGGACTTGGATATCAGCTACCATGAATTGGAGTACTTTCGCAAGATCTGGTACGGTATGAATATTTTACCACCTCACTACCGCAATCCAGCTCTCATTGCCGTAACTCAGCAGCTACTCATATACAACCAAGGACGTCACCCAACCTTGGAAGAAGTTCTACATGCCTGGGCCCATGAACTAGACCGAGGCTGTGGATGTTTGGAGCAAATGACATTGGAAAGACGTATTTTATTCTTGACACACTTGTGTCAAACATATCCAGGACAGGTCACTTGTGGTACTATAAATGTGTATCGGATGTTCTACGCTGCGGAAGGTCGCCTGCCTACACCACTAGAACTGGTGGGCTTTTGTAATAATACGGTGCAACTCATGATAAATCCGGATCAGTACTGTCAAGACAACAAACTTTTAACGCCTACACCTAACTTAAATCAACTTCCGACGCGCATCACCCAGAACGCCAATGTAAATTGCGGGATTTGTCAAGAAACCATTGTCGCGGATAGCGAAGTTTTTGTCATCCCTGGCTGTGAACATGAATTTCATTCCCGCGAAGAAGATTGTCTAGGGACTTCGTGTATCTTGAATTGGTTGCGTACGAATCGGAAGTGTCCCGTGTGCAATCAAGAAGTAATTATATCTGCACCCAATAATTCTAAAACATGACGATGGTCCAGGGCGCAGTTGGAACAGGTGAGGGTGGTGACCGGATCCGAAAAACCGTAAGGGACCAAAGGTGCGGAACAAATATCTTGGATTGTCACGGCGTTCTCTGTTAATAAAGCCAAGATATACGCCACTTGATCCGTATTCGTAATAATAATCTTTATCATTCTCCTCTCCCTCTTTCCGTGTTTGAATGTTTTTTGGTGCCAAGCCGAACTTAAACACATCTACCTCGAAGTGGGTTTGATAAAAAATGCAATGAAACCCAAGATCATACCTACTGGTGCCATGAAGACAGATAAAACAATAGCTGCGATACCTAAATCTTTATTGGGATTACCTTTACCCAAGGATAAGGCACCCAGCACAATGCCTGTGACCATCATGGCAAAGCCCAGGACACCTACACTAATGGCTGTGTCACGGCCAGCCTTCATGGCATCCCCGATGATATTGGATTGCTGAGCTTGGGTAGCTTGTTGCCCGGCTTTTTGCGCGGCTTGTTGCTGATCGTCTTGAGATATGTTACGAGAACAGGGCATAATTGAAGTCTTGTGCTTTGTTTTTTAATTTATCAGCCAAATAAAAAAAAACGACAAATGAATTACTTAGTCAGCGCTCTGAGTTTTTTATTCCCCTCAACCAAAAATCCTGAACCTTCGTTTGCTCTAACTTTGGGTTGTTATGCTGTCAAATTAACTGTACACCCTCAAACCGAGGATTGGATAGACTTGTGTGATGAAGTGGTTCGCCAAGCCATTTACTTTAAATTCCCAATCTGTGAACATCCTCTGGTACATGCTTGTGCACAATTATTAAGATACTATCTGGTCCCGCGCCGCCGAAGTTGGTGGTAGCTTACATTTGGTAGCATCTAGCATTTCCACTTTTTTTCGGAGGTGACCATGTCTGAGTTAAGTAATGTCGGCAAAGTCTTTGGTGTGACCTGCGCTTTGGGTGCCGCCCTGATGTGTTTTGGTTTTGGGAAAGGCTACACGGCTCAGACAGTACCGGACAATGCGGCTGGCGTGGGATTGGTAACCGTGGTGACGTCTCCTCTATTGGGAATATTGGTTGGGGAAGCTATGGATGCTGGCTACGGGAAATATCTGGCGATTGGTGGTGTGCTATGTGGTGTTATGGGCTTCGCTGGCACGCAAAGCAACAATTCGCTTAAATAAATGATGTCAAGAGAAATAAATGAATTGGATTCTTTTGGCAATTGCTCTAACTTTGTTTATATTGGCCTTAGCCATACCTTCCCCACGATGCTTACCTGTTCGTAATGTCGCTCTTACACATCCTGCTTCTTGGACGTAAAAACATGATTATCCGCCTTCTAATAACAGTGACTATCTTTTTTTTCACCCCAAATACGTTAAGACGAACTCACAAACATTTTGTAATTTAATCTAAGTGATTTGCAACTGGCTCTCTTGTTTTGGCACGAGGCTCTACTTCAGTGCGAGTTTAAAATCCAAGAATAGCCGAAAAAAGTATAACGTGTATTAAACATGGAGTCCTGGACCTACGCAAGCTTACCCAAGTTTTCATTAGCATGCAAACAATTTGAACTGACTAAGTGCCTGAAGGTATATGACGGGGACAGCTTTCATATTGGAGTCATTATTAATGGACATCCTTTTAAGTACCCTTGTCGACTATTACATGTAAATACGGCTGAGATAAAAACCAAATGTCAGGCTGAAAAAAGTATGGCTACTTTGGCGCGGGATAGAGTGAGAGAATTAATCTTAGGTAAGATAATTACAGTGAAACGTGGAGATTTCGAGAAATGGGGACGTATATTGTGTACTGTACAGTGTCCGGATGGTAAGGATTTGAGTGACACTTTAATACAAGAACATCTAGCGTACCCTTATGAAGGCACAGCAAAATTCCAGGGTATAAATCCGCCAGCAGAGTTTAGTGGTTGTTGCACCAAGCGTTGTCAAGCTTGTCCAGAGGGTGGCCGTTGTCCCAAATGTCATCAGATCAATACCAATTGTTACATGTGGTCAGCGTTACTAGAACAATCACAATAGCCAAAACCACAGTGACGACATCTGGCTTCTTGACACTTTCCACATACTTCCGTACCACACTCGCTACAATCAATTTCCCCGCAAGCGGCGCACTTCTCATGGCCACAACAACCCATTACTGTTCCCTCACAGTTAGTGCAAACTACGTGATCAGTATCGGGTAAGTACATGGTGCCACAGGAATTACATGTCAGTAGCTCCGGTTGACAGTCTTTGCACACGAGGTGTTCCAGGTTTACAGTTAACACATGGTTATGGCTCCAACATACAGGTTCACCACACAGCGTACATTCGTTGTTTTCTCTACATGAGTCGCACTGGAAACCCAGTCCACAGTCTTCACAGGTAGGCGGTTGACAGGATGCGCAAAAGCGGGTACCACATGGACAATATATAACTTCGGCACTGTGATAGCAATCCAGCCCTGGGCACCACTTCCAAGGTACATACTTCCTTACAAGGCTCACCATGTCTGTAGGCATGTAGAGCCCCAAGGTTGTAGGTTCTGGTGAAGCTCTCTTGCGCTTGCGAGACATTTCGATTTGTCCGGGTCAAAAAAAAAAGTCCTCGGACTAATCAATAAAAAAATTTCCACTTTTTTCTTGTGACCATGCAATTCGTCGAACTTGGAACCTTTACCCGTGCGGCCTTGCACAAACTTTTTTCGGATTCAGCAGCCTGGAGGATGTTGCTCAAGAGATCCTCAATGAGAGAAACGAAGGATTTGTGGCGGTGGATAGGAAAGGACAACCATTGGGCTTCCTTCTATACTATGGTGAGTGGGAAATTCATACTATGTTTACCATGACTCCGGGTAAAGGTCAACACCTTTTTGTCAAACTTCTACGGGAGGTTCGGCGTCGGAAGGAAGCTGCGGGTCTTGCGCCTGGCTACAACTTTTATGCCATACTTCCCTACAACGTGAACATGATGCAATGGTACGAAGAAGCCGTGAAACTGGCCAACGAGACGGATGAATAAATTTCTATTTCATTTATTAACAATCACATGGATCGTAATTTTGCTCGGGTGCAGAAAGGTAGGACTAGTTTGGAAATAGATTGTATCCAAGTTAAGGTTGATGGAGTGTACTACATCCCCGTAACTAAGGCTCACTGGAAACAATGGTTTCATAAGGATGTAGACCCACCGCTAAATCTTAGCTTTAGTTCTCATGGTTCTACGGATGTTTTGGAGTTTATTAAGCGCAACCGTTTACACGCGATTTACCAGAGCCCATATCAACACTGCCGTGTGGTACCGATTCGTAAGTACGAGCGCCTTTGTCACAAAGTTGATGTAAAATTTACCTACGAAGAAGAACCTACTAGACGTTGACCGCGGCGATGAAATTTGGTGGTCTTGGTGGCTACGTGTTGACCGTTAAGGTAATACTCAGCCTTTAAGGTATTACGCTCGTACATCAAAGTCTTGATGAGCGTCTGACCTGGCGAAAACTGGATCTCCAAGGCACCCAGCTTCCGGCTTTCGCCAAAGGCTTCGGACATTGCAATGTCAACCATCCACACCTTGTTCTGGCACGTCCCCTTTACTTCCTCCACGACCGTATGTCCCAGAACCAGACCATCCCAGCCTTGTAAGGCCTTGCGGTCGCAGGATCCGCTGCGATCTTCCAGGATAAAGTTTAGGCGTGGGCTTAGGACTTTACCGCTACGAAGCGCAGCCTGGACCTCTCGGTTTAACTCGTTGGGAGAACCACCTTGATAACCACCATGAGCAAATAAAAAATGATTCACTTGTAAGATGATGGGGAAGTGATTACTAAAGTACGTACTCACAGGTCCCCCAGGTCTAAAAAGACTATACTTTTCTTGTAATCCACCCCATCCCTCTACTTGGGGTGAGTCTTGATAATGTTCAAAGCTTTGATCCATATAGATATTCCTTATTTCATGATTACCTAGAACCGCAATCACATGTCCAGGTTTAGCCTTTAGATTGAGTGCGTGTAAATACTGCAAGATATCTACTTCTTCCCGATAATTAGGCGTTGTAGATACGGTTACATCTCCACGACCCCCACGATCCAGAAGATCCCCACATAGCACCACTATACTATTGCGACCCTTCCAGTGACCCTGGGCATCAATAACCCCGGTGACAAACAAAATAGATAACAGGGCCAGGAAGTCACCATGTATATCTCCTATGGCTATAACCGGAGCTAAAGTCTTTATACTATGTACTAGGCGTTGATCGCGTGCGTAACGTCTAAAGAATTCTGCTGGGGGTTCAAATCTGGCGGGGCCTAGGCTTCCCAGCTCACCCGTCCTTTTTCGTTCCTCTGTTAGTTTAACTAGAACCTTGCGCATCTCACACTTATGTAGAAGATTGGAACAACGATACATTGGTTTTTTTTTATTGTTATAGCCATGGATTTTTAATGGCCAATCGGTCCACTTCTTCTTTGTCGCTGATTAATTACTGAGATGATGGTTGTCTAGTTCCGCAGCCCAGCGAGGGAAACTTCCCCTGCGGCGACGATGAGTTAGCACAAACCAGGACTTGTAAAGGTGTCGAGCAGTTAAGGTACAGTCAAAGTCCCACACGACTACGGCATCTGGATGGTTTGCGAGTAATGTTTGTAGCCTTTCGAGTGCAACTTTGTTATCTTCATTAAAGATGCCACCCAGCGCTTCCTTCTGTAACCGGATCAATTCCACATGGTCTGGTAACGCCGCCGTCTCTGGTGAGTCATCAACATAGATAATAACGCTGCCATGCACATAATCACGGATGTACTCATCCTTGAGGATTTCACGCCCTCCACGTAAAGGAATCTTGGGGGCTTCTTGCCACTTGCCATCAGGGGCCCGAGTAAAATTGGTGCCAAAAGTGTCCACAATGTGTGTAAAGTACTGCGTAAATTTGGAATCATCCAGGGCTTCACGGACGTGAGTTGCCATACCGCGCGTTAAAATGAGAGATCGACTGGTGCAACTTAATAATTTATGTAAACGTTCCTGGCGTTCCGGGGATCCCCACACATATTGAAGAAATTTGGCATGTTTGTTTCCGATATCCATTCGCTTGAAAAGTGGAAATTTTTTTGCGGCCGGGCAATGTCTGATAATGCCATTATTTTTATTAGTACTCATGCCTTTTGTGCGCCAAGTGTGTAATGTGTGTTACGAGGCTCCGGCCGGGCGGGATTGTCCCAACTGCCTTCAAGCAGCTTGTATTCAATGCTTACGCATGTGTGATGGGTGCATCTATCCTTCGTGTCAAGCCTGCATGCCCGAATGTCAAGACTGTGGCACTCGTCGATTTTGTCAGCATGGATCCTGTGGCAAGATCAATCTGTGTGTCAGTTGCAATGTTTGGACGTGTGATGACTGTGCCTCATACTGTGAATGTGGCAGCGTCGTTTGCACAGATTGCGATGATGAATGTGAGTACTGCACGAACAAGATATGTTGCCACTGCGAACGGGACTGTGCTACCTGCAGCTCTATAGTGTGCAAAGAATGCGTACAAACCAAGTGCCAGGAGTGTCAAAGATTAATCTGTGACGAGTGTGTCACTAAGTGTGAAGTATGTCAAAAGCCGCGGTGCGAAGACTGTGACACTACCGAAACCTGCCGTGGCTGCGACTTACAAGCTTGTGAAGATTGTTCTCGGATTACAGAATGTGAACATTGTGAATATGATTACTGCCAAACGTGTTTCCACGATCATATCGGCTCTGATACTGACATGGCAGACTCTGATGATAATCCTAACTCTGTCTTAGACGACGTTGATACTCATGGCTCCGACGCTGATTTTAATATTTAAATACTGTCATTAGACGACGTTTTCCGAATCTGATTAATTATCTCAAAATCTTGTAACCCGCACACACCGCATACACAAAAAAAAATAAGAGAGAAAGTGAATTTATTAAGCGTGATCTGGCAGTGTATCTTGATCATCACACAGGAGCTTTTGATGAGCGGTTCCAGTGTAATCCAATATTGATTTGATCAACTTGGCAGGCCACTCGCCAAAGATGTCAAAGAGTTTGTAGCACAGCCGGTGAGCTGGGCCATCCATACCAATCCAGTAGGTTCGCTTGTTTATAATAGCTCCAGGGGCAGGTTTCCGTAACCACGGGCTGATAGGAACTTTGGCATAAAAAATGTGGTCTTTGAGATCTAGAGTAAAAGGCCCCCACTTATTATTGTCTAGGTACAATAGACCCTTAGACTTGTCGATCTCGCTGATCTGTGCACGGAATAGAGCACGTCGGGGCCACTCATCGGGATGCACGGACACTGGTACCGACATCTCCACGAGCTTATCAACAGATGCCCAGACTGGGCAGTTGCGCAGCTTCCTTTGGCGCTTCTTGGCAGCATCAGATTGAGAGCGTCGGCGCTTGGGCATCTTGAGACACAGAGAAGATTCAAAAAAATGACGTTGTGCGGCCCAATAAAAAGGTACAGTGATATTACTGGTTTATATTAGATATAAAAATATATGCTGATCCTGGCGGGTATATCAATTTATACCCAATTATGGTACATACTAACTTCAATGACCGTACACAGTGGCTTCTGTGCCTTAAAGTTATGTGCCTGTTACTCTGTACCTTTAGGTGACTCTCACTTTTTTTCCTCTGATCGTCACAATTCCAAAGTTTCGAATCATGCAAGACAACGAGCTGAATCTGATGTACGCTAATGCCCACCTTTTCTGCGCCCAATGTGGCATTGCCCAATCCGAACTCAAATCTGGCACCAAGATCAAGCGCTGTGGCCGGTGTCGCTTGAGGGGCTATTGTTCAATCAATTGCCAACGTGTGCACTGGATTACCGAACACGGGGAAGAATGTCAGAAGTTATGCGAATACCGGGAAGATCACTCTTTTACTCTCTACATGGCGCGCCAGACGTACAAAGACACCAAGAAGCAAAACGCTGGGCGTCCTCCATTTAATTAATTAATTAATTAAAAAACCCTTTTTTTGTTTCGTGTTATTTTTGTTCTCTCTCTCTCTCTCTCTCTCTCTTAGATGAAGGTTTAATAGGCGGAGTTAGAGACAAAATATGCTTATTAAAGTAAAGAACAATGAATTATCGTGTGCAAAATAGTTTAACCACATCACCTTACTGTGGGGCCTATACACCACACTCAGTCTCCTTGGGTCACAGACAACCCAGGTTTACAGAACGTTCAGCTCTACCTGAATGGCTGATGTGTAATAATGTCTATCCCCAAAACACCAAAGAGTTCCTGTGTGTGAAACAAGGTCACCAACGTACTTTAACTCAGACACAATTACACAGGCTCAAAAAGAAAAAAGTCCCAGTAAATTTCCCGTATCGCTTACATGTGTTCCCGGGCTTAAGGTCTGTAGCTATTATTTTTAAAGAGGATTACCCTGCGGTGATCTTCTTTGCCAAGATGTTTACCCAACGTGCACCTTTAGTTACTCAGCGTCTAAATACAATTCTCTGGGACTTACAATTAGATACAACCCAGGCCTGTCAATGGCAGCTTCTGTCTAGTAAATGGAAGTATCAGTTTACTTGGCCTCTAGCACCACGTTCTATTATGGTAACCACAGAATGTTGGTTCCAGCACATAGTGGGACCCCCTACCTGTACTCCAAGCCAACTCTTACCTGCCTATGCAGTTAATATCATGCATCACCCTAAGCCTCACAAACGTAAACGTGGTACTGTTAATCCAAAGAGAAAAAAGAAGATGAAGAAACGAAAATTTATTGGGAAAAGACATAAGGTCTATAAGTGATATTGTATCTAACGCCGTCTTGCGTCCCACGCTTGAGTTCGTGGGTATACCAGTCTTGGATATCTCCGGCTAGCACCACTAGGTCTCCATCACGTAGAATCCAGGTACGCGCATCCGAAGGCTTTCTACGCTTACCACCAGGTACTCTAACTGGTCGTAGCACGAACTTGCGTGTCTGTCCAATGCTCAGGCTTAGGATGGTAGGCTCCTTACCCAGCGCTGGTTCGTTGTCTTGATGCTCCGAGACGCGATCTGTCTTCTTGGAATATTTGTTTATCAGGTAGGCCTGGGGTCTTGTAAGTGTAATGCCTTGCTGCTCTAGTAGAGGTCTTACTTGTTCGGCTAGTTGGCGCCCCAGGTCTTCCAGGGTCTCAATAGGCCGCGCGGGGTAGTACTTGCGGCCACCAAACTTGTAAGGTCCAGGTCCAAACCAGAGACATTGCCTTGGGATACGATGTCCCATGAAGGTACCAGGCTCCGGGAACTCCAAATCATCTAATATGGCCTTGGTAGCCTTGGTATCCTTTACGAAACCCTTCAAGTGTAGCGCGATGCCTTGGGGGGATTGAATCAAACCACCTAAAGTACGGTAATGACCAGCTAAAGCCACCTAAAGTACGGTAATAACCAGCTAAAGCCATTTAAAGTACGGTTATGACCAGCTAAAATCAATGCTCTAGGTATTGCATATAAACTTATATGACAGCTCAAGGTCAACGTATAGATTTATAGTTTAAATGGGGGCAGTTATGTGCCTGTTACTCTGTACCTTTAGGTGACTCTCACTTTTTTTGCGCCGATGTCTGTCTCCTCAAGTGACATCGACTATCGCTGCGGCCAGTTTCTGAACTTTCTCACCACGGAAACTGTCTTTAAAGGCTTGGAGTCCCAGAACGATGCTGGTGTGGGATTTCTTGTAAGAGTCCATGAGTCCAAGCTACTGTCTCAAACTCTCCCCGTTCCCATTGCGCGCTTCTCCTCCACCAAGCTCCGAGAGTGTTTACCGGCCGGTTTTTTTACCCCGAATATTGATCGACACTTGGAGTCCAAGCAAGGTGTTGTCCTTATTGTGGTTGTGCAGCGCTCAGGTTCACGTGGACTATACTACAAGGCTCGTATGTCTTGGCGCCACACAGACGCAGACGCAGATTACAAGGTCCCGACTGTCGCTGTTTCGGAAGAACAGAAACGCAAGATCACTCGTTTGGGGTGCAAGAGTCAACGTACTTGTGAGCGGTGTCCATCCAAGTCCAACCTTCGCCGCTGTGGGAGATGTCAAGCTGTGGTGTACTGCTCCAGAGACTGCCAAAAGGACGACTGGCCTCAACACAAGACCTATTGTCGGCGTGGCGTCTTACCACCAATTCTTGATCTCTTTCTTAATTAAATACTTATTCTGGCTTAATATATTTACTTTCTCTCTTATTTTTTTGTGTGTGCGGTGTGTGTGTGAAGATTTTAAAACGTAGAGTAGTCCCTCCCCCAAATTATAAACTCCTATCTGTTCTTATAGAGAGATAGAAAGAGAAAGAAGTCGATAAAAAGTCGAAAACAAATTTTATTATTAAGCCTCTTGCCAATTGTTTGCTGCCCAATAAGCAACATCGGCCATGTCCACTGGCAGATCCACGGGTACATCCCACCAGTGCTCCAGTTGCCGTTGGGCCTCCGTGTAAAGTTCCTCCGGTGTTGGTTCCCGGTCTTCATACCAATACTTAGGGCGATGTGTTTCCCCAAATAAAACGTTTGCCACATCATCATGCGTTGGGTGGATGGGCAAATCGCCCAGCTCTCTTACTTGGGCCAGCGTAAGGTACATGTGTTTGTTGCATCTGGCGCATTGAACCGGATGGCTTGTGCTTTGCGACATCGAGACTTAGAATTGTGACGAGACACGGTGGCCTCTCACAATTTGCTGTTGCCCGTGCCGCTAGGTCCCCGTTCTTTGTTTTTTCTGTGTGTTATTGATTCTCTGTTATAGAATGACTACCTTTTATGAGTTTTTTGGAGAGGAGTTGGCTACGATGATGGATCGTCGTTTTCAGGTTATATGCTGTGCCGATGTGTGTGTGTGTGTGTGTGTGTGTGTTTAACATAGTGTGTGACTAGGTAATCGCATCAGCGTACGATGCTAAGGTTGCCGATGTACATACGCTGGCGCGCATGTTTTGCAATGTCAAGGTCACCTTGACTACGGGTGAAGAACTGGTTTACGGGCAACGTAGCACTGGTGGCTACCTTGCTTGCTTGGAGAAGACTCGAGGGAATTTACCCTACTTAAAGTATGTGGTGTACGACTTGGAGCGTCATCTCTCCAAGCGTGTGTTGCAGCAGTTATGGGCCCGCATTCCAGTCGTGGCTTCATATTCCTATGAACTATGAATAAATTTGTTCTTGCTTATTCATCTTTATCTCTCTCTCTCCACGTGTTTCATCACTGCCGTATCAAGGAGGTTATATAATATTTTAATAATATAAATATGTCATTAAGCAAGGGTCAAAAGGTTGGTATAATCATTGGCTTAGTTCTTCTTGTATTTGCTATAGCTGCAGGGCTCACATATATATTTTGGCCCAGATCACCACCACCAACACCACCAACACCGAATACAGAATGTTCTGATGATGATGATTGTCCATATGACAATCAATATTGTGATGAGGATGGTACGTGTCAAACAAGGGATACAGAATGTTTTGATGACGATGATTGTCCGCTTGGCTATGTGTGTGATAGTTATCAATGTGTTGAAGAGCCAAGTATATTAAACAGAATGGCTGCTGGATTAGAAAATAGCACATTTATAAAGAGCGACGGGACCGTCTGGGCCTGTGGTAAAGGACTGTTTGGGGTAAATGGGGATGGTACAACAGAAGATAGAACAATCCCAGTTCAAGTTCTAAACTTAAACAATATCACAAAAATAGCTCTGAATTGGAGACATGTTTTGGCATTGCGCGTAGATGGAATAATATTTGCTTGGGGTTATGATGATGGTGGGATACTGGGAGATGGTGTTGTTCGAGGGCGAGTAGGGGTAAGTACGCCTGTACAAGTTGTTAATGTGGCAAATGTAGTTGATATTGCCGTGGGCCAATTACACAGTCTGGCTGTCACTGAAGATGGACATGTGTATTCCTGGGGTAGCAATCTGTATGGACAGCTCGGGCTTGACACGACAGATACCCAGACAACACCTCAGCGTGTACTGGATTTAGATAATATTGTTAGTGTAGCAGCAGGTTCCTACACTAGTTATGCAATGGATGTAAACGGTATTGTGTATAGCTGGGGTATGGGGCGATATGGGCAACTGGGAGATGGTTCAACTGCTAATCGATATCATCCTCAAGCAGTCGATGGCTTGGATGGTTATGAAGTCAGCTCAAAGACTTATAATTGCCTTGCTGTCCAAGGAACGACATTGGGTTTTGGGAGCAATTCATGGAATGGACTCGGAATGGATACTTCACCCGAAACACAACTGTCCGTACCCACAGTAATCGATGCTTTAAAAGATTATGATATTGTAGAAGCAGCAGCAGGACATTATTATGGGCTGGTACTAACAGCAGATGGCTCAATACTATCATTTGGATATAACAATCTGGGTCAATTAGGCAATGATACCACAGAATCCGGTACACCTCCAGGAAAAGTTTTATTGTTGGATAACATCATACATATTGCAGCTGGGCGGAGTCACAGCTTGGCAATGAAAGACGATGGCACATTTTGGGCGTTTGGGAGTAACTATGCAGGTCAATTGGGCGATGGTTCAAAAGAGGATCGCCACGTGGCTGTACAAGTTTTAAACATCTAGTCTCCGCCTGTTTAAAATGTGTATATAGATTGGAGAAAGATAATAACACACACCAAAGACAAAGAGACAAAAATAGAAACTGTTAATGATTTACATAAAAATGCGCCTGAGGCATTTAAGGCGGCGTTGTTGTTTGAGCTCCAGACCCCGCTTTCGGACCTTTCCTGCCTGCACTTGCTGGAATGTGCCATCACACATGGTAGACACACGATCCAAATATTTGTGGGGCTCGCTAAGATATACCTCAAAGTGATGTGGGGGATCTGCAGGGCACAGTGTTGGTAACGGGTGCGAACCAAAGCCAGCAAAAAATTGCGCCAAGCACCGGTCAAACACTTGAGACACAATAGTATCGCCATCGAATGAACTATCGCGATACACTTTACCATCCTTGACCACATAAGCATCTTTTACTGCTTGAACTTCACGATCCGTTACACATGTCTTAAGCAACATGGCCACGCTCTTGGGGCTTCCCATGTCCAATATACGCTCGCCCGGGTTTTTCGCAGCCAGAGTATGTTGATATGGCCCATAGACAGGCAAAATATTTGAATCACCTACCCAAGCACATGTACCCAAAGAACGAGTCTGAGTACGGCGATAAACAATGGCGGGTAAAGGGAACGTTGAAGACATATTTGAATTTTTGAAAAAGTGACTTAAATGTTAACGGCTAGTTCGGCGCCTTTATTGGCACATAAAATGTTTGGTATTGTCAGATATAAAGTTATATGCTCCTTCAAAGCAGCGTATAGTTTTATACTCGGTATGCCCGGTTATTGGCCACTGTACTTTTTTTTTACGAATTTGGGGTCACTTTTTTTCCATGTCTCTCTGTTTCGTGTGTCATCGAGCGTCACCTTCCCTCTTTGGGCAACGTGTCTGTGGCAGGTTTGAATAGATTATATTTTACTAACTTTGTACCCTCTCCGTTTAGGTGTCTCCTGTCGCATCCTAAGCGTCGACGGTTCCTCTGTGCTGAGGACCGCTGCGTAGCACCTGCACCTTATGATGTTAAGGAATGGAATTTGCTGGTCCAAGATGGTACAGAACCCCCCAAGAAGCGTTGTCAAAGCTGTGAAGTAAAGCAAACCAGGACTTGCAAAGGTTGTGGCAAAGGAGCCTATCGTGATGATGTGCTACCGTTACCCTGTTCCAACTTTTTGGTTAAAGCAGCTGATGGATCACAATTTGTCCGCCAAAACACCACCCAACTTGATCCTGATAAGGTTTACCAGGGCATGAATGAGGACTACATCTATTGTGGACAGTGTTGGCCGGCTAGACCCCAATGTGAACACTGTAAGCGTTGGGAAGGTCAGTGGCTTGCTCCTGGCGAATTTGAGGAGCAACATGAAGCTATGCAGAACCATGTCCAAACACATGGAGATCATCTCCAAGTTTCAGTCTGGCGCCATACATGTTTCTACCATAAAGATAAAGGAAAGATGTGTATCCAGTGCAACTTGGTGCTTGATAACTCACGCTATTCCCCGAGAGACTATATTTGGGGGAATTTGGCCCCACCAAACGTGTGTGTGTTCTGTGCTGGTGCAGGCTTAGTTGGTAACTATGATGTTGAATATCGTGTAGACAGTTACATTGATACCTATTGCGCGAAGCACATTAATTACGTCCAAAATGAAGTCCGGAAAGTCATGTCCGTCGAGGAACTTGTGCAATGCATTTGGGCATACACGCGCCACACTGTTCCTCAAGCCAAGGAAGAGTGGAAGAAGGCTTATGCACTCAAAATGGGTGGCGGTAAGGCCTTACCTATTAACGTCAATAATTAAACATTTTTTTCTTCTTTTGTTGTGTGTCTGAGTGGGTTATTTAGACTGACATTCTTTCTCTCCACCAATCCCCTCTATCCTGTGTAGTGATGTTAGAAGGCCACCTAGTTTTACAGTTACTCCAGGCCCAATAAGTCATGACTACCGACAAGATGTACATAGGTAACAGAAGCTGAGGCCAATTATAGTTCTGCCATCCTTCCACAGACTGGAGGATCACGTAGGCAGCTACACCCAACAACATAACCCAGTACCATTTCACGTGAAAGTAAGCCATAATAATGCTGAGGATAACTAAGCCAGCCAAGGATGGTAGTAGCCATTTTTGTCTATCATCTTCTCCGTGCTGAAAGTAAGCCCAGAGAATTACTAGGTACATTGAAATAATAGGTAAAACGTAACAGACAAGGTTGTGCATGATTTTGTAGTAATAAAACTAAAAAAACAACTCTGTGATGGCTACCTATCGATGGTCAGGCAATGTCCTAACACGTGAAGATAAGGTGGGTACTCGAAAAACATTTGAAGTTCCAGACAGTGAAGAAGCTTTAGTTAATTTAGTAAATCGTCTGCGACGAGGCCAAGATGGTAAACGTTTAATGGCTGCTTATCGACAATTGGTTAGTCAAAAACGTCTAACCTATGAACGTAAGTTGATCGAGATCACTGAACGTTGGATGAAGGCCCAGGAAGAGTATTATGAAAGAGTGTGTAAATTTCAGGGTGCGGAAATTCGGTATAAATACCGGTACTTTGACCCGGAAAAGGATCAAATATCTTTGTACGTGGCAACACCTTTGAAGCAAGGTGTCCCAGCGGATAGGTACTACGCCTACCAAGTGTATGATACAGATCTGGTTCAAGGAACACCACCCAACCGTCCGCAAGAACCCTTTGAAAAATGTCCTTACGAAGGGTACAAGCAACAGACAGACGCAGATACTCAATGGGCAACAACGCATCCATTTAAAACTATAGAAGCTGAACGTGACGAACTGAAAAAACAATACATTACCATGCGCACGATTGAACGTGAACTAGGAATGGCTGATAACATTTTTATGATTAATAATGTATGTTGGCAGCTCTTAAATTTTTATTATAAGATGACCGGAGCTGCCAGATTGGTTATTCGAAATAAGATGGCGAACCTTGTAACAACCTTCATGAACAGTCCACAAGAATTTTATCCGGGTGCTACAGGGTACAATCTGAACTTTGTATTTCTCGGACCTCCAGGAACGGGTAAAACAACAACCGCAGTCGCTTTGGGTAAAGTGCTGATGTCCCTGGGCTTGTTAACGGGGAATATGTCTGGTAAAGATGTAGTGACAATTAGCACAAAAAAGGATTACACTGCAGAGTATATTGGCCAAACTGCTATTAAAACCGATAAGCTACTCAATGATAATTTAGAAAAGGTCCTAATTTTAGATGAAGCTTACACATTTGGCATACCCAGCGCGGATACTTTTTCCCAAGAGGCTGTCGATACCATTGTTGGATGGTTGGATAAGCACTACAATGAAATTTGTTTCATCGCCGCAGGTTACAAGGATGAAATGGAAAGAGGATTTTTTGGACTCAATACAGGTTTGCGACGGCGCTTTAAACATACTTGGACCCTAACTCGCTACACTCCAGATGATTTACGGGAGCTCTTACTTAACTTTTTAAAAACAGATAGTGCAAAACTTGGGCTTAGTGGTAGATTATTATCCAACGAGGCAGGGGAATTTATAGTACGCGTTATTAGCTATGCACCCGATGACTTATTCTCAGGCCAAGCTGGTGACATGTATAAACTATCCTCAAGTATTATTCAACACTTTCAAGGGCAAGGCACTGTTGGACCTGCGGCAATGAAGGATATCTTTCGGGAGGATATCACGGTGAGGCATAGAGATAATGAGAGATTAAATAAGTGGTTAGATGCTGGAGCACAGGAACCTTTTGAAGCATCACCGACGCGCGAGACAAAGTTACCAATACCACAAACCCCACCAGGCTTACAGGAAGCCAAACAAGTTCTTGAGGCCGCAAAAGAATTGGAAACAAAATACGCCGAACTGTCCAAACAACAGGATGAACGGTACCATGAATTAGTATCTGAGCTGAAAACACAGCGAAACAGGCAGAGGTATCTGTTGAATCTCTTGGAAACAGGGACAATTACAGAGGAGCAAAAACAACAACTCCAACAAGCAAAGACAGATGAACAAGAGTTGGTAAACAACATTAACCAGTTTAAACAGCGGGTTAGGCAAGAACAAAGCAAAATCACAACTAAATATAAGGAGTTGTCCCGGCAAGCTGCACAAACTAGCAAGCAACAGGAACAAAAAATTCAACAAGTACAACAGACAGTTACGAGGCAAGCTCAACGATTAAAAGAGGTTGAAGATGCCTTGAAGCATGTAGACATTAAGGGCTTAAAACAAATTGCCAAGAAATTTAATGTAACTCTTACAGAAACTGGCACTCGAAGAGATATTATTGAAGCTTTGCTTGGAGTTGGCGTGGTAGTTAGCATTATGGGTATGTTAGCTACCTACTTTAAGCACAAGGGCATTGCACTGAGACAAGCCCAAATCATGGATTATTTGACCCGTGAAACTTCATAACAAAAATAATATTGGTAGAGTAAATTAAAAAAAAACACATGTCTTGTTCAGATCTTCATATTCCATCCACGGAGGAACTATTAAGTGTACTAAATGATGATGTGGTACAAGACCTAGAACAACTCTGGCAAATGTTGCTGGCTGGAGGTAACGGTACTGAAGATATCATGGTCCAGTTAGTAAAGGTTCTTGACCCTTTTGCGCAACTCATGGAAGATGCGGATGATGATGGAAAATATCCGACGATTGAGCAGTGCTTTGCGTGTTTAGATTTCGATGATATGGGTTCCTTGTATGCCTGTGGCTTTACCAGACAACAAGGTGACACGTTGGTTCAGACAGTTGGTGAACTTGTGAATCTGGCAGGGACCTATATGGGTGCAGACTTTGATCAAGCCGCGGCCGATGAGTTTCTGGCTGATCTGAGTGCCGCTGTTACGCAATATTTTGATGAACAAGAGGCTGGGAATAATAACGATGGCGGTAATAATAATGGGGACACGGACGGGGATTCCATGTGGAAGTGGGTCTTGGTGGCCCTGGGTGCGGTTTTGTTGCTAACAGGCGTCATTGTGGGTATTGCTACGCGCAAGTGGGGTTGGACCATTGCTCTGGCACTCATTGGCTTGGCCTTGCTTCTGGTGGGTATTTTTGTGAAGTTTTAGATGGAGCCATGAACTAAGATATAAAGAAAGATTAAGAGACCTAGCAAGATTACAGCAAAGATGACCATAACTAAGCGCGCCATAAACCGGTGGCCTTTAACAATGGGATCAATACCACCGGCAATAGTTAAGATTACAATCCCAGCCACACTAATCCAAAAAATAAGGTCAAAGGTTTGGGTTGAAATTTCAAACGTACCATGATCATCTGGAGCTGGGGGTGGTGGGCAGATACACGGAGTTTCATCCAGGTCTCGCGGGTAGCATTGAGTATCAGGCTTTAGGGTGCAAGTCTTGGTGCCGGCAAAGTAGGCACCTTCCCACTCTTCCTTGAAAGCATCGAGAAAAAAGAAGACCCCCATTTCTTGCTTCTCCGGCTTGATGACAATAGGTAAGCTATCCAAGTCCCTGAGCGACATGAGATCAAAGTCCCAACCATCTGGTTCTTCGGTAGGACCAGTACGATCATTTGGATAGATCCAGATCTCTCCATCTTCATTTACTGGAAATTGATTAATGGGACGGTTAAGAACATAAGGGCCCACCCAGGTAGTATCTTGGTCCCCGGCTTGTAATCTGGCCCAGTAACGTTGGAGATCTTCTGAGACATAAACATTAAGTTGGTAAGGTACAAAGTATTTGATAGCGTCTGGAAATATAAGTTGCACTGCCCACTTGACAGCAGCCCAAGCCAGGGACCCCATAATACCGGCTCCAGTATCCAGGTCCATTACACGTTCCCAAGCACCAGGCAAGTAACTGAAATCGACAGATGTATTTTGCATTTGATTGGTGTTTACTTAATTCCATTTAAAAAAATGTCCGAAAGTCCGATCCTGATGTACTTATACCTTCCTTGGGTGGTGGCCATGGTTCCAGAAGAAGTCAACGCGACTATCACAACACCAGAAGAGCAGGGGCCTCCCGTCTTACTGTTTGGCGCAATTATTGTGGCCGGTTTGTGCCTCTGTGGCGCTCTCGTGAAGTTGGCCAACAGATCAAGCGGAAATATAGCTTAAATAAAACAAAATGTCCATTGAAGTCTATTTTATTCGACATGGTTTATCATGTACTAATTACATCTCAGCTTACAAAGGCCCACATTTACAGTTTGAACGTGTATTTTACAAAGACCCACCGTTAATTCATACTGGTAGATTACACGCTGAGATGGTAGGTCAACTCTGGGCTCCAGATGTAGACGTGGTGTTCAGCAGCACCCTGCGTCGAGCACAAGAGACAGCTCATGCTTTATATCCGCGTCATAAAGTAATTATAGCACCTTTCTTGAAGGAGAAGGCGAGAGGTCCCTCCAATAATCCGTGCAAGCATCTTAGGTGCACATATTGTGATTATAGTTTTGTTCGTTCGGGACGCTTTAAAAAGTTTGCAAACTCTTCAAATATACACAAGTTCTGGACAGTATTTTTGCCTTACTTTCTACAAGGACGCACTAAACCTTTAAAAATTGCGGTGGTTACTCATTCGTTGTTGATGCGCCGGGACCTTGGACGTCAAGGTCTACAACAAAAGCCCCATAACTTAGCCATAGTGAGCCAACATTATCCCGGACCCATTAGGCGTTTGAACAGTTTTAGAGAAGGTAAACGTATTATTTTTGCAGGGATTGATCGGCGAAAATTGAGGTTAGCGGACCTGGATGCTACAAACTGTCAATTCATTACGGCTACCTAAAACACACCAAATACTGGCAACATGACCAGGCCTGCTAGAATTACTATAGGTACCAAAAATACCTTTTTCTTAGGTCCATATGCAATTAAAAAGGCTAAACCAACGAGGAGAACTATACTCAGAGTACTAATAACTTGACCGGCTGTAGACATTCCCACAGCCGGTACAGGTGTAGGATCATCTGGGTCTGGGGTCGGGTCTGGGTCTGGAACAGGGTTATCCGGATTCTGGGGATCGCCTGCTCCATAACATACGCTACCCTTTTGGGATCCATCCAGACATGCACAAGATCCAACGAAGGTATCATTAAACTCTTGAATATTCCATGCATAGTTCGCACCACCACAAAAGTCTTCACACTCTTTACGCGTGTTACAAGTATTGGACATGGTTTTTTTTTATTCATTCATCAACATTATTATGTTTGGCATCAAGGCCGTTCAGTTCATTGAGTTCTTCAATCGTCTTTAAGAGTTCAGCGATCACAATGTGCTCAAAGAGGCGCTGTTCAATTACGCCCGCGCTTTCCTCCAAACAATTGAAGATAAAGTAGAAGACAAAGCTGGGTAGAGTCAAATCATACTTGCGTTCATTGATCTCACATTCAAACCGGACAAAGAATTGGACATCTTGCCGTTGTGTCTTTAAGTCTTTGATCCTGGGATGTTTGAAGTACTTCCACATGCGGTCGTACCCTGGTAGCTTCTTGATCTCCAGTAACTTGACCTCGTTGAACAATGTTTTCAGGGTTCTCTCCCTCCGGGGGTGCTGAATGACTTCGTACATCCTCAGCATCAACTGGGATTCTAAGAGCAAGCGATCAAAGTAAGCAAAGTCTTGCATTTCAAAGGCGCGCAAGATATCATAAGCGATAGCCACTTCATCATCCTCGTGCTTTAGCTCTTCAAAGCCGTACATCAGGTTAACAGGTTCGTCGGGCGCCTTTTGATCTTTACCTTCACCATAAAGTTCCTTGACCTTGGCTTCGGCTTCTTTGAGGTTGGGACACATCATCAGCTCTTCCAGGAACTCCGTACCTTTTTTCGATTCCAGTCCACCTTCAGAGCTCACGCGAGCACATAGATCGCGCAAGACTACCTCATAGATGTGATACAGCATGTTAGCCTTGGGTACGGTGCGCGCAAAGGTGTGACTAATCATACCATTCAGAGCCTTGTTAAAGTCTTGCTGATGACTTGGTGGTGGTTGAATATCTTCCAAGAGCTTCTTGAAGTCGTCAGGTACCGTACCACAGATATCCGACATTTTGCCCACCATGGCCAAGATTACGATCTGGCTCATATTCATCCCGTAATAGCCAAAGTCGGCCAATGAACCCTGGGTAACCTTCTTCATGTTGATGGCCACTTTTTGCCACACGCGGTGATGATCCCGCAGGCAGTTCACAAGTGGATACTGTCCACCTGTGTAGAGCCCCTGTGCAGATCGTTGAAAGTCAATACCACTGTCTTCAATCGCTGCCAAGTGCGAGTCGTCCTTGGCTTCATCCATAAAGAGTGTAAAATCATGGTATCGTTCTTCAAAGACCTCTGTTATCGTATCATTATCCACCCATTCTTTTAGCTCAGGTATTTCGCTGACCAGGTCGCGCACGGAAGTCAGCTGCGCCCACATCTGGAACAATAATAATAATAAAGGTTCAGATGTAATTTTTTTTAATTTGTCAACTTTAACGGGTACTGCCCACGCACTAAACACAGTCCTAATATTCCAAGTTTGAAATACAATCTTGATTAATGTTGTGACACATATCTGATGCAAACTCTCTCAACTCTGTGGCCACTTCCTCAACTTCCATACGCATAGAATATATGGGATAGGGATAATGTTCTAGAAACTTAATTAAATTGTCAATGCGATGTTCACATGCTTGGGCTTTGTAATTGCTATCATATCTGACCGCAGCCTCAATCCCGCTCAGAGCCGCAAATGTCTCATATAACTTAATAATCAAGTGATGTTGTTTAGTCATGGTTTCCAGAGTTTCTTCGAGTTCCAACAAAAGTTCTACGATGCGCACATAGGTTCGGAGCTGTGGATAAACTTGCAGCCTTTCTTCGATGCGCGGATCTTGTTTGATAACAAAGGGGCTTAACATCTTGGCCATCCAATACACACCACCCAGCACAACACTTAACTTAATCCCTTGTAATAGCTTGGTCTTGTTCATTTTTTTTTGTTGTTCTGAGACTTTATTTTTTGGTACTTAAACATAGTATTTACGAAAGTAACCAATCAAGAACTTGAGGATGGGCCGGAAGGAAGACCGAAACCTCTGGGTCTTATACCGTCCGTAATGGTTTACTACGTAGCTTAATCGGTCCAAGCTCCAAAAGGCTATCCTGTATTTTTCCAGGAATGTATTGCGTATACGCACAACCTGATCTTTACCAATGTGTACTCCAGGGTGTTTACGATAAATATAAGGACAACGCTGAGTCCCAGCCATCCTAAAGAAGGCTTTTCTGGTCCTCATAAATAGCTCGGGCGCGGATGGTTGCCACGGTATCTCCTTTAAGTAGTACACCCGCAGTACTAAGCCCCAAAAAACGCGCAACTGTAGGTCATAATCTCCCTGTTCTAACTGGGCGCAGACTGAAGCTTCGTAATCAGCAAAAGGAGTTCTGTGGTCGTGATGTAACATAATGGTCCCCAGTCCTTCCTCGGTTAATTCTCTGGCTGCGGTTTCAGCCAAGGTTTCTCCATCCTTAGGTTTACCCCCAAAATCACACCATTTGCCCGTATTACCATACCGAAGGTGGTGGAAATCACTTTCCTGTCCTAACAGCAAATAAATATTTTGGCTACTAGGATCAATGGTAAAACAAATAACCCCTACTGAAGAAGGTACGTACAAATGAGATTGATGCAAATACTTGCCGTGCACTTCTTTCATCTTTCTATAATTTTTATCTTTTCCCCGCGTTCATTCACACTCAAACGCATATTTACCTTTGCTTTGGTGAAAAAGAGGACTATGAACTTTGGCTATCATAACGCACCACAACATGTACGCCGTGGTCGACCAACGCGAAAGACTAGAAGGCGGAAGGTAGCCACTAAGGCTTCACAACTGAAAAAAAACATGAAGAAAGTTCAGGGTGTTAATATTGCTTCCTTCGAACCACCAAAGCTTGGTTTTTGGACTACACCGAAAGAAATGCCTAAGAAGAAGAACCCTACTACAAGGACACTTGCCAAGTCCAGAAGACCCGCCACAGCCAGGACAGCCGCGACAGCCAGGGCAGCCCCAACTACACCACCCGCTCCCCGCCCGGTGGTTATCCCGCAAGTGACGATCCAAGCCGCTCCAGCATCATCCTTAAGTCGCGTACAGCCTCAGGTGGTGACGGCTGTATCTGTACCCCCGGAACCTACCCCTTCTAATAGCCCGGAACCTGTCTCGGATGAATTCCAACAACAAAAACTGTCAGAGTTAGAACTCAAACTTAATCGTTTGGAGCAACGTGCCTACAAGTTAGAGTTATTGACACGGGAACATACCAAGCAAGTTGGTCAAATTCTGGTTGATGCTCAGAAATCCGACAGCCAAACATCCGCGGCCATGACGGTCTATGCTACCGCCTTACAGGATGTAACATGTTACTTGCATGCAAATAGTAAGAAACCTTACGATCATGTGATTCAAAAGGGAGAAAGGGTTTTATTGATTTATCCGTATGCGGATGTGGATGGTGGTTTATGGGTCAAAACGCGGCAAGTATTTGAGAACGGTAGCTTGGTGGAGCTCTGGGTCCCTTTCTTTGTCAAGCAAACCCGGACCACCAACTTTGGAGACTTCCGGTTAACATCTTAAGAGCTTTCACGCCAGCGCTTACCACAAGTAGTACAGAGGCAAAAGATCGTCATCCCTTCGTCGGCGCTCCGAGTTTGTCGGCCAGTCCATTGAACTTCACTCTTCCCTTTGCATGTGTTGCAAAGAATCGTTTTGTAAGAAGTATCTCCAAATCTTACATTAAGTAAATCATTGTACTCTTTCATCTCGCTCTGCCATTTGAGGATCTTTTCCTGTTTTTGATTGCTGATTAAAGCCTCGTTGTTTAAGTTCACCATCTCTTCAAAGGTGTAGCGTTCCAACAGGTAATCTCCATTAATTTTTAGGTTGTACAAGAGTTGCTGGTACTTGTATTGCCAAGCCCGAGAATTGGGTGTAAACTTGACAGAGATGGCCTCCCGAAGCATATCATCGTACCACATTTATATTCTTAGATATAAACAAAAAATAACATGTGGAAGTATCCAATATATGGTATCAGCATTCGGAAAGATCGTAAAGAAAGATTCTTGAAACGACTAGGAACTCTGCGTAAATATGTTAAAGGTATACACGGTGTGAATGGGATAACCCTTAAACCGCGTCAAGGTTGTGCTCCCGGTTGCAAGTTACGGCGCGGACAAATCGGTTGCTTCTTTTCGCATCGTCAAATCTGGCGTCGTATGCTTGCGGCTAATCATCCTATAGCGTGTGTATTTGAAGATGATGTTACGTTTTATGCACACTTTCCACAACGAGTAATTCAAGCTATTAAGTACCTGAACCGCCATCAGCCTAAATGGGATGTCCTGTACCTAGGCCGTAATTACAAGAAACGTAAGAATCTGAAAAAGGTTGGGCCGGGTCTAGTTGTCCCAGGTTATTCTTGGGGCATGTTTGCGTATATTATCAGCCATCGTGGTGCGCGTAAATTGTTGAAACATAAACACACCCAACAGTTACGCGTACCTTGCGATGTTCTCTTGGCAAACCTGGGGTTGCAAGGTTATCTTAATAACTTTGCATTATTTCCGTGTGCATGCGGCTACTTAACCTTAGGTTCCGATACTAACAGGATTCGCTGACTTACCCTTCATTTTTTGTAAATGCTTGTAGAGTTCATTGTGATGTTGACCAAGGCTCATAATTTTACGCATGTGATGTGCTTGTTGTTTGTTCTTGAGCCGGTCCCTGAATTTGCGCTTCAATTCTTCCCGACGATCTGGTAGTGGTGATGACTGTTGCAACTTTTGTTTCTCTATTTTTTTTCTCTCTTTAAGTCGCTGTTGGTAGCGCTTCTTTTTTAACCGCTTCTTCAACTTCTTTACTTCTTCAGGTGTCATGTCTGGTGGGGGTGGAGCTATATCTGCCATCTCTCTCTCTCTCTCTCTCTCTTTCTTTGTTGGGGGGTTGTTTAAATAAATTTGCTTGTTTTATTAGAACGCAAAGCTTTGATAGCGTGAAGAGTTATAAGGTGCCGGTGCCGGCTGGGGTTGACTTGGGCGCGGTTGTGGTGGTCCAAAGCCTGGCCCTGGAGTTGCTTGCGGGGGTCTGGCTGCGTAGCTAGCATTGGGAGGGTTTTGGTAAAATCCAGTGGGAGCTTGGGTGGGTGGTGGCCCGCGTTGTTGAAACCCTCCCTGTTGAAACCCTCCCTGTTGTTGGTGATAGCTTTGCGGCTGCTGTGGACCATGATAATGATGCTGTGGAGGGCCTTGAGGTATATACTGGCCTTGCTGCGGTGGGCCCTGAGGCATGTACTGGCCTTGCTGTGAAGGGCCTTGAGGCATATACTGGCCTTGCTGTGGAGGGCCTTGAGGCATATACTGGCCTTGTTGTGGATAGCCCTGAGGCATATACTGGCCTTGGGGCGGGTACTGGACTTGCTGTGGATGATACTGTTGTGTAGGAAAGGGTGGTGGGATCGGCCCTTGGTAATTGGGCGGCAACACGACTTGAGTAGGTTCATCGTCACGGGGTTGTTGTCTAACGCGGCGCCGTGAAGTTCTAGGTGGTGGTGATACATCTCGATGCGCATACTTCTTGCGGTTCCTGGTGCTTCGGTTGTTAGTACTTTGCTGACGCCTACTCATATTCTCTTTGTTTTTTGTCTTGTTTGTTAGGTTTATTTTGGTCACAGACAGATTAAACGCACTCTTAGTTTTCTGTCTTGGTTTCTTCCTCATCCTCCTCCTCCTCCATCTCCACATCACTTTCAGTTTCTGGATCTGGATCTTCGTCTTCCTGTGCAGAGGGCTGATATTCCACATCTTCTTCCATGTCCACAATAACGTCATCTGCCTCATCATCTTCGGTATCAGAATCCGCCTCATACTCAGAGTCTGTGTGATCATCTTCTACTTCTTCTTCGGGCACGTAACGAACGGGGGCTCTACGTCTCCGGCGCCCGCTAATAATGTTGGACACATCCACGTCGGCGCGCTTGCTAACAAGTTTGTCATCGGCTTCATTGATTTCATCCACCACAAAACCACCGTCGGATACATACCATTCCGTAGGATCCGGTTCACTTTCATTGTCCGTCTCTTCCAAGTTAATAACGGCTGGAGTCACAGGTTCCTCAACTTGCTCAACTTGCGGATCCATACTCATTTTTTTTCATTGAAAACCAACATTTTTTGACTCAATTAAACGCGCATAAAAGTTCCGAATATGCAGTTCATCAAGTTCCCCAAGATCACTCCAAGCTATAGCACACGTTTTCAGACCGAAATCGCGCCATTTACGGCCCAGGAGGGAGATTGGGTCGTCCTGGAAAAAGTGCACGGAAGTAACGCCAGCTTTGCTTGTGATGGTAAAGAAGTTAAGTTGGGCAAGCGGCGATCGTTTGTTAAAGACTTTAAACAGTTTTACCGCAGTGCAGATTTCCTGGAAACACACAAGGACCGCGTCCTCGGGCTCTGGGCTGACTTAAAGGACGCCGAGCACGTGGTAATCTTTGGTGAATTGTTTGGTGGTCACTATGGAGACTTGAAATCTTCGGTGGTTCGGGTTCAACGTGAAGTGGATTACTGCCCTCAGCATGTCTTCTATGCGTTTGATATCTGGGTGGATGGTGAGTTCCTAAACCATGATACCTGCTGTGCACTCTGGCGTAAGCATGGGTTTTTTACGCGGAACCTTTGTTTCAAGGGTCTTACGAGGACGCCGTCAAATTTTCCGCAGCCTGCAACGCGGAACCAACCACGATTCCCGTCAGGCTCGGCTTGACCCCACTGGGCCCGGATAATATCCGTGAAGGCAACGTCATTAAGCCCAATACAGCCTTGTTTACCGAACACAAAGACCGAATTATCCTGAAGGATAAGAACACAAAGTTCCGGGAAACCAAACAACGTGCTCCCAAGAACAAACAAGCCAAAGAAAAGGTTCAGGCTCCGGAAGTTGCCCGGGCCATGGTAACGGAACAACGCTTGACCAACGTCATCAGTGGCCTGGGTACTGTCACCAACAAAGACATTGGCCGAGTCCTTAATCTCTTCAAGGAGGATGTCATAACCGAATATGAAGGTGAACTTAGCGCTGCGGAAATCCGGGCCCTGATGCCGGCCCTCCGAACCTTGGTCTTGGCCAGGCTCTCGTAATTGTTCCACTTTCCACTGCAAGATGTTTCGACAATACAAACTCTGGGATGTGAAGCGCCAGTACAAGAAAAAAAGCTAATTTTGCAGGTTCTCGACTTGAACCAGGGATCTTTAGCTTATGATCTTGAGTTTCCTAAAATGGTTTATCCTGGATTTTTATTTTTGGCAAACTTTCTATTTCTAAAGACTTTTTTAAAAAAACCTTACCTGTATGTAGTATGAAGCTTAGACATTTCCAGCAAAATTAATAGTCACTAGCGTACCTGTTGCAATAAAAGCGGGGTTAGGAGTTACAACAGTTATCTCTCCAGTCGCCGCAGAGTAATGAAACCGTACTTCTGAATAGCCAACACTAGGTGGCGCTCCCATGAATGTAGTTGTGAATTCAACATCATGAATTGGACGAAAATCAACTGGAAGTGTAGCAACAACAGCTCCTGGGTCCACATATGATGCTGGATCTACAATTACAAGTGGAATGGATGCATAAACAGTCCCAGCCAGCCGAACAATCTGACCTGTTGATCCTGGTACAAGACCAAAAGCAGGTCCTGGAACAATGGTACTTGTTGTTAGTGCACTTATGGGATTCCCATCAACGATTAAATTGTTGGTGACTAAGTTATTAAATCGCCCATTACAAGCACGGACGTATTTATGAATAGATTGTTTACATTCTTGCGGGTTGGACATAGTAATTGATTATGAGTATGTATATTTTTTTGTTTATTATAGAAACATTTTCGCAACCACGCAACCACATACCAAGTGCCAACGACCACATGAACAGATGGAACCCATTTGAATAAGTTGAAACTATATATATAAAAACAACCCATGAATAATCTATGGATCCTTTTACTATTTGTAGTAGGCTTTGCCGTAGAGCGAGTGTTTCATTTTACGGACTCTGGAGGTAGCATTATTATTAGAATAGGTGACTTCTGTTTACATTTACATCATTGGATGTGGCTCTTACCTATAGTCGTTATCTTAACCGTCCTGGTGGCCATCTTACAGCTGCGAAGTGATCGCAAAGCCCAGATAGCAGCCTCAACATTAATCCTTGTGGATGCATACTGTCTCGGGTACCTAGTTACAGGCTTTTGTTATGATGATTTTCATGACTTTACATGTAACTAAAACAACATCTTTATTCCTAGTCGATTCGTAGACGGCGAGCGGATTTGGACTTGAGTGCACACGTATCACAGATAATGATTACTAGGATACCCTGCGAGACATGTGGGATGTGGTACCCCAAGAACTGGGACACCTGCCCGCATATTCAACGCTGCGCCAGGTGTTTACGTATTCATGATGTACGCTTGGGTTGCCAGTGTGATCAGTGTGGCGCTAGACCTGGTCGAAAGTGCTGTAGCCGCTGCAGAGAAGTCTGGTACTGTGATAGAGATTGTCAGAAGTATGCGTGGCCTAAGCACCGAGATGTCTGCCACCCTCGTGGCCTAATTGGTTAGGGCGTTCGGCTTTTAACCGAAGGGCTGCGGGTTCAAGTCCCGTCGAGGGTATTCTTTTTTTTAACCAGAGTGAAGTTGTGGTGCAGTGTCCAAGACATAATATTGAAGCGCCCGCTTAAACCTTGGGTATCTAGCATTAATCACTCGTCCAAAGCGGTTGTCCGGTATCTGAGCCTTACCAAACTCGCGCCATGTATCTTTTATCATTTGCATTAATTTTTTACTAAATTTGACAATACAAGGACAATCCCATTTTGCTCTAGTTTTTCTCATCACTTTGTTGTTGCTGACCATAGGCCACGCTGAGTAAGGCCTGGACCATTTTTGGAAATATAATTGTAGGTAAGCAAGACCCAATATTAGCCACTGCGTTGTTTGCTTGGGTTCTTTACGGCGCAATATTTTAAAAGATCGTTTGAGATCGCGCCAGCGCGCTTGCCACTGATCCCACGGGGTCCAGTAACTCAGGACTAGGTAGGCTGGTAGGTCGCTCAATTCCTTGCGTAAGATGCGAAGAGTTAGAGACATCTATTTTGATCTAAACTTAACAATTGCCGGAGGAACGATTTTAAGATATACGTTCATATTTTAACAGCGTGACACATTCAGAACCATTCAAATAAAAAAAATGCTGCGTTTAGGTTTAATTGGTCTTGGTGCACACATGTGTGACAAACTATTACCAGTCCTTCAAGGCATGTCTGATGTAAGCCTAGAGTATGGTTGTTGTCGCAGCCAAGATATTCTAGAAGTACGGCAAAAACAATATGGTTTTAAGAACATTACCACCGAGTGGAAGCAGGTCCTGCCAAACGTTGATGCCTGAAAAGGACTGTATATATAAGGGTAACACATCCGCGTCAGTCTAAAAATGCTCGGACCCTCTCTTCAGGACCCTCGAGGTTCCAAGTAGCCATGAACATAAACTTGTCCATACACTCTCCCTGACCTTGGCAATTCGACAGACAGGGCTTTGTCAGCCAAGCATGGGAGACTTTGCGCGGCGCCATTATCATCAATCACCCGCAAGTCTTGACCTCCAGTAACATTACACGATGTAATCACATCAAAAGTAGCTGCGGGAATCCTAACGCGGCTTTTGTTCTCTACAATATCAAGGATAGCTGTAAGGTAAGCTTGCGTCTCTCCCTCTACCAAGGCCACCAAAGCGGCATTGCGATTATAGTCAGTTAAACAGGTTGTTAAGGAGGGTGGACCTTCCATTTTGGTAAGTATGGACTGATAATTGTTCATTAAATCAATTTGTACGCACAGGCTTTAGTTAACTAGATATTTGAAAGATTCATAAATTCTTTTGAGTTTAATTGCATAAAACGCACCACTTATCACTTACATACACACACAAATATGAAGTAAATCAAATTTATTCCAGGTACATTAAGACAAGTTCTGAGAGCGGTTGGTAGAGTGGAAGCATTTCCAACAATCCTTTCCGCGAAATCTTGACATCCAACCACCATGTCCATTCATAGCGGCGACGTTCATAGTCAGTCCATTCCGTGTAGTACGTTCGAGGCACTCGTGGATCGCTTACTATCTTGGGTACAATCCGAGCCGTCAAAAAAATGTCATCTGCCGATTCCGCCACTACCATGAAGGATTTCACGGCCAGTGGAGGTTCATAGTTCGTTGAAAACCTGACGCGCGCTTTTTTAAAGGAAGCCCGATAGTGCTTGTCACGATGCCAA